GAACGGGAGTCGAACCCGTAAGAGTATTACCTCGCAGGATTTTAAGTCCTGTGCGTTTGCCAATTTCGCCATCCCCGCAGGTGAGAGTTATTCACTCTCAGAATAAATTTTTAGAAGACATTATGAATTTATTTAATTCATTTCGAGCTGTCAACCCGTGATAGTTTACCGTCATATCAAGGACAAGTTTAGCATAACATAGAAACATCATTTATATAAGTATTATAACATGGATTTTCATGTTTGTCAATACTTATTTTTATTTTTTATCAAATAAATTTGCAACATTACTTGGTAAAATTTATTTGACTGATAGTTTACCGTCATATCAAGGACAAGTTTAGCATAAATTGAAACATCATATAAGTATTGTAACACAAGTTTTCATGTTTGTCAATACTTATTTTTATTTTTTATTAAATAAATTCGCAACATTACTTGGTGGAATTTATTTAATTGATAGTTTAATGTCTTATCAAGGACAAAATAATAGTGTGTAATTATTCTACGGCTACAGGATTCTAACCTGCGATCCCGTATTGGTTTTATCTCAACGGAGCCTTATACCCTTGGCTAAGCCGCTGATGTTTAAGGTGCGCACAACCTATACCCTCAATTCAAAGGTTATTTTATACTGCTCAACATTTTTGCAGTCAGTTTCTCACGAAAAACTTGATTTTGTGTATTTGTTCAAGTATTTGTAAGTTTCTGTTCCTTGATTAATACGTTCAAGGCAATCGGTCAGTTATTTAACCTCGCTGATAACGGACGAGAATTATATAAGTATTATAACACAAGTTTTTATCTTTGTCAATACTTATTTTTATTTTTTTTGAAGTTTTTATTCGGAATTAATCAGCTAATAAAAACTTGGAATAATAAAATAATTAATTTTTATTATGTATTTATTATATCACGTTATTTTTTATTTGTCAACACTTTTTTTTTTGATTTTTTTTTATTTTTTAAAAAGTAAACTCAAGATGTTATCCAAATCACTAGGGTCAACATTTTCAAGTTCAGTTTTATTTTTATATAAAACTTTAATTTGAGGTTTTTCGTATAAAAACCAAGCTTGTTTAAGTTGAAATTTCCTACCTGTAGCATAATGGAAAGCTTCATATTCAGGATTCCAGATAAGTACAGGGACATTTTTAAATGATTTAGCATTATTTAAAAAATCAATCTCATCTTGAGGCACGTTATAATTAGATTTAATAATATCTACTAATTGAGATAAATCTTTATTAAAATTAATAAAATAAATTTTTTCATCCATTTCAATTACCTCGTTTTGTTTTACTTTATGTATTTATTATATAACATTATTTTATATTTGTCAATAGAAAAATCAAAAAAAAATAAAAAAATTTTTGGCTGTAGATTTAACGTAGATGTAAGATTTCGTATTTATGATTAATTATACATAAATTAGAAAAATAGTGTTTTTCATAGTTAATAGATAGTACGTATTATGGTTGGGATTTGCATCTACAAAAGGATTTAAGTAATTAAATATAAAAAACAAGTAGCTTAAATTCTACTTGTTAATTTTCATTTTATTTATTAATTAAATATTTTTAATCTTTAAATAGATTTTTTAATTCTTCTTTTTCTTTATTATTGTTTTCAATAGTTAGACGAATTTCGCCTTCAATAGGTGTTTTTAATTCTTTTCCATAATATCCAAATGCCTCTTTCCGTTTACTTGTAATTGAGCGGTATTCAATTTTTATAATTCTAGATTCTTCATTTAAAGGATTATCAGTTATTATATTTTCTTTATTTAAAATAATTTTTTTCTTTTCATCAGTATTGTTTTTACTAACAATTAATATTCCTTTTTTGTTAATGGATTTATCGTACTTAATGGTAAAGCCTTTATAATTTTCTTTTAAATTTTCGTTCGTGTTTACCTTAAAATTATTATAGAAAAAATCACCATCAAATAAAATCTCTATATTAATTTCATCATCTTTTTTATAAACAACTTTCCAGTCTGAATTTGAAATATAAGTTTCTTTTGTATTAATATTTATTATACCTGTAATTAAAATAATAGAGATAGGTAATATTAAAGCTAATGAGCCAATTGTTTTGCTCATTACTTTATGTTTATTTTCATTAATTTTTATCCAAAAAGCCCATAATAACAAGCCTGCAAAAATTGCTAAAGATATAACTGCAATAAAATTATCTTTATCTTCATAACTTAAAAACCATTCAAGCATAAATAATTCCCCCTTATTTAAAAAAGAAATATCCAATAAACAAGCCTATAATCAATAAAGAAAGTAATAATGTTCCTATATAAATTATATAAAATCTATCTTTCTTTTTAGATATAATTAATAAAACTATTTCAATAATTGAAGATAATATAATAATCAAACTCAACAAAATTTCTTTATTCATTTATAATATTTTCATCCTTTTTATTTATATTTAATAATATTTCTTTGTGATTGCTGTAGAAAAGATCTTCTTCATTATAACCATATTTAAGCTGAATTATATTTTCATCTTCGTAAAGAATTTCCATATCAGTTGATGGCAAATAAGGATTATCAGATTGAATTTTCAGGATTTTACCTGTTTTAATCAATTGATAATTTTTATCAGTTATAATTTTTCTTGTTATGGGATCTTTCATAAAAAATAATGTAAAGGCTGAAACTGCAAGTATAAATGCAATTCCAGCAAAACCTTTATGGAAAAACCAACATTTTAATTTCTCTAATTTATTATAATATTCAGTTTTTGATTCTTCATATTCATTTTTAGATCCTAGAGAAATTACTTCAAATATAAATGCAAATAAACAAGTAAAGAATATTATTAGACTTATCCATTCTGGTGTTTTAACCAAATGATGAATTACTGTTTCCATATATTTTTTATTCTTTCTTTTTTTAGATAAATGGACTAACTATAAAAATCAAAGTAAATAATGCAGTCCCAATGTAAAGATATTTTTCTTTATCTTTACGTAGTGATAGTGCCATCAATACAGATGCAATAATGGTTAATAGAATAATAATAATTTTAATCAACATAGTTTTTATCCTTTCATTTTTCAGGTTCAAATAAGTTTTCTAGGTCTTTTTTACTTTCATTATTTAATTGAGATATTTTTATCTTTAATTCCCCATCATAATCTGAGCCCATTTCTTCTTCAATATTAAATAATTTTAATTTTTTACCTTTACGTTTTCTATATTCAACTTTCGATATTATAGAATTTTCATTTATTTTATCCTCTATTTCAATATTGGATTTACTTAAATAAATTTCCTTTTTTTCTGAGGCATTATCTTTATAAGCTTTAACAAAACCATTATAACTAACCTTAAAATCACCCCAAATTTTTTTATCTCCAAATTTTTCTCCAGGTTTATAAGTTTTAAAGATTGTTCCATCTTTTAATGAAATATCTATATCTGCCTGAATATTATTGGAGTAAATTTGTTTCCAGTCGCCATCGTAAACAAGTTCAAATTTAGTATTTAAAGCTAGAACAATTAATGTAATAAAAGATAGAAAAAGAGTAATTAGTGTCGGAACAAATATTATTTCATATTTAATATCTTTTGCTGGTGTAGATAATATTACTAAACAACAGAAGAATATGAAAATAACAATAAAATAAATTAAAAAAATCAAATCAATGCCTCCTATAAAATTTCTATTTGTTTAATTTTATTTAATTCATTTTCAGTATAAGAAAAGAAATTTTCAGGTTTTAAATCTAAAGGTAAAACAATTGGAATTTTAACATCGATTGTTCCTAATTCAGTTTCAGCATTAGCTTCAATAATTACTTTACCTAAATGTAAATCCTCTGAAATAAAACCTTTATTGTAATTAATATATTGTTCATGGGTTAAAGTTTTTTCAAAATAAATTTTCCTTGTATCTGAATATAATTTATAATCGTTTTTATTATAGAAATTAGCATAAACTTTATAACCATTATCTTCAATAAATTTATTTGCTTTAGGCATTTCATCCAACCAAAGGAAACCTTCTTTACTAGTATTCCAAGATATATTAATAAAATTATATAAATTCAAGCTTACTAAAGGCGAATAAGTAAATGTTTTAGATTTAAATAATTTATTTTTAATTTTAAATTCAATATTAACTTTAGGAAATTGGGCAAACCAAGCAATCAAAGTTAAATCATTTTTATTTGCTTTTAACCTGTAAGTATAATCTTCATTCCATTCTTCAATATTAAAATCTAGACTTTTTAATTCTTTATAAAAATCAGAAATAGCATCTAATTTATCATTAGTAGATTGTTCATCATATAATGCTTCAGTAATAGAATAGATTACTTTTCCATTTAAATCTAAAATATCTAATTCTAGGTTACTTTTTCTATTCAATGTTAAATCTTCAGACGAAATTCTATATTCTTCCATGTTTTCCTCTTCTTTCTTTTTTTATTCTTTTATTTCTATTTTACAATAAAATTAACTATTTGTAAATATAAAAGATTACTTAATTTAAATTAATAAAAGATTTTACAATTTTAATAAAATATAATATAATAGAAATAAAAAATGGAAAAATAAGATGAAAGAAAATCAAGAGAAAATTTATAAAGACCTCATTAATAAATATAATTTTGATAAAAATCAAAAAGCTTTAATTAATTACGGATTAGATAATGGGTTAGATGTATCATGGTATGCAAACCCGGAATTTAACTGGAGACAAATGGAACAGATTAGATTTGGGTTAAAAAAGAATCTTAATGTAAGTTGGTATGCAAGACCTGAATTTAATTGGGAACAAATGTCCGTAATTAAGATAGGTTTAGAGAAAGGTTTAGATGTTTCCTACTATGCAGATTCAGGATTTAATCGAGATCAAATGATAGAGATTCATTATGGATTAGAAGACAAAATTAATGTTTCAATTTATGCAAAACCTGAATTTAATTCTTATCAAATGGAAGAAATAAGATTTGGATTAGAAAAGGGACTTGATGTTTCTAGTTATTTAAATCCTAATATTAGTTGGGAAGAAATGGAAAAAATAAGGTTAGAATTAGAAAGTAAGAAATAATGAAGCAAGAACAAGAATTAATTTATAATGAGCTTGTATCTAAATATAATTTTGATGAATGTCAAAAAGAAGAAATCAAATTAGGTTTAAAAAATAATTTAGATGTAAATTTGTATGGAAAGCCTGAATTTGACTGGAGACAAATGGAACAAATTAGATTAGGTATTGAACATAATATAGATGTTTCTATTTATAGTAAAAATGAGCTTAATGATAGTCAAATGTCTCAAATTCGTCAAGGTTTAGAATTGGATATTGATGTATCATGGTATGCAAAGCCTGAATTTACTTGGAGGAAAATGCAAGAAATACTTGTAGGTTTATTTGAGGGTTTGGATGTCTCATGGTATGCTAAACCTGAATTTAATGTTTATCAAATGGAACAAATCAGATTTGGATTACAAAATAAAATTAATGTTTCTATTTATTCCAAAGCTGAATTTGAATGGAATCAAATGGCAGTAATTCGTTATGGCTTAGAAAAAAGTTTAGATGTTTCTATTTATGCAGATTTAATATTTAATCAAGGTCAAATGTCTGAAATTTATTATGGATTAAAAGATGGATTAGATGTTTCATTATATGCAAAGCCTGAATTTGATGAATTTCAAATGGAACAAATCAGGTCAGGTTTAGAAGATGGAATTGATGTTTCTATATATTTAAATCCAAGTATTGATTGGGAAGAAATGGAAAAAATGAGATTAGAATTAGAAAGTAATAAATAATGAATCTAAAACAAGAAAATTTATATAATGAATTAATATCTAAATATAATTTTAACGATAAACAAAAAACGTTAATTTATTATGGATTATATGATGAATTAGAAGTAAATTGGTATGCAAAACCTGAATTTACTTGGAAACAAATGGAACAAATAAAGTTAGGTCTAAAAGAAAATTTAAATGTTTCTTTATATGCTAATTCTGAATTTAATGAATACCAAATGAATGTAATTCGTAGAGGTCTAGAAAAGAACCTAGATGTAAATTGGTATGCTAAAACTGAATTTAATGAATACCAAATGGAACAAATTTATTTTGGATTACGAGACAGGTTAGATATTTCATATTATACTACCCCTGAATTTAGTTGGAAACAAATGAGGGAAATTCGTAAAGGGTTAGAAAAAGGAATAGATGTTTCTTATTATGCAGATTTAATGTTTAATCAAGATAAAATGTCTGAAATTCTTTATGGGTTAGAAAAAAGATTGGATGTTTCTGTATATGCGAAACCCGAATTTACACCTGAACAAATGAAGATTATTAGATATGGAATTGAAGATGGAATTGACCCAGCACTTTATGCTAATTCTGAATTTGATTATTTACAAATGGAAGAAATAAGATTAGGTATTAAACATGGAATTGATGTTTCTATATACTTAAACCCCAGTATTGATTGGGAAGAAATGGAAAGAACCCGTGAAGAATTAGAAAGTAATAAATGATGAATCAAGAACAACTAGATTTATATAATGAAATAATATCTAAATATAATTTTAATGTAGCACAAAAAGATGAAATTAAGTTAGGATTAAAAAATAATATTAATATTTTAATCTATGCGAAACCTGAATTTAGCTTTTATCAAATGAATCAGATTCGTTTAGGTTTAGAAGAGGGTTTAAATGTAAGTATTTATGCGAAACCTGACTTTGATGTTACCCAAATGGTGCAAATTCGTTTAGGATTACAAAATAATATTGATGTTTCTATTTATGCAAAAACTGAATATAATTGGGCACAAATGAGTTCAATTCGTGAAGGTCTAGAAAAAGGATATAATATTTCAGCTTATATTAAAACTAAATTTAACGCTTCACAAATAAATGAAATTCGTAAAGGATTAGAGCAAGGATTGGATGTTTCATTGTATGCTAAAACTAAATTTAATGAATGGCAAATGTGGAAAATTCGTGAAGGTCTAGAACAAGGTTTAGATGTTTCAATTTATGCAGACCCCGAAATCCCTTGGGAAAAAATGGATTTAATTTTAAATGCTTTATTGAAAAAATTAGATATTAAACCTTATATTAAATTTAATTTATCTGAACTTGAGCAAATAATTTATGGTTTAGAAGAAAAATTAGATGTATCAATTTATGCTAAATCTGAATTTGAAAGATACCAAATGGCACAAATAAGAGCAGGTTTAAAAATGAATTTGGATGTTAGTATTTATGCAAATCCTGAATTTACATGGGACCAAATGGATATAATCAGGAGAGGTTTAATAAGAGGTTTAGATATTTCCATTTATGTTAATTCTAAATTTACTACTGGGCAAATGAATGTAATTTTATCTGGTTTAAATTCAAATATTAATGTAAATTTATATGCAAATCCTAAATTTTCAGCTTCTTTTATGTTAAACATTAAAGAAGCATTATTATCAGGTTTTAATTTAGATAATATTGATTTAACTTTATTTAATGAAGAACAATTTAAATATATTTGTTATGGTTTAGAAGACAAATTAGACATATCATGGTATGCAAATCCTGAATTTAGCGATTTACAAATGGAAGAAATATTTTTGGGTTTAGAAAATAATATTGATGTTTCTCATTATGGAAATCCTGAATTTGATTGGCTACAAATGAAAGAAATCAGACTTGGTTTAGAACAAAACCTTGATGTTTCAACTTATACAAATCCTAGTATTGATTGGCAAGAAATGGAAGATATAAGATTAAATCTAAGAAAAAAAGAATAGTAATTAAACTATTCTTTTTCTTTTTTATTAGGTTTAACTTTTTCTTCATCTTTCCAAACGAACAATGCACCAATGCTATTAAAGATATAGAAAATATATTTACCAACATTAGCAAAGTTACCTTGAATTAAAGCTTTTGCAAATTGAACAAAATTATAGAACAACCAAAATGTCCATTGATTTGTAAGTTTTAAAGCATTTAGGCCATTTGCAACTAGAGAAAGGGCAAATGCAATTGTTGTAATATAAGCAAGCATATTCATATTACCAGCATATCCAATATAATTAGTTACAAAAGAGAAGATAAAGGAAACAATAGTAATTGCAAAAACAGAAATATAAAGTTTACTTTTACTCATTTCATTAGGTTTACCGTCTTGATAGTTAGACCATTTTTTAATTGCAAGAGTATAAATAATAAAAGTTACAGGATAAGTAATAATTGCAGCTTTATTACCTAAGATATAATCAATAGTACCAGATAGAACTGTATTAATAATTCCAAGATAATTACCAAGTTTATTTAGTTTACCTGTAAATCTTGTTGAAAGCATTGAAATTCCAACATTAATAACTGAGATTAACCCGAGAGGAATTAGTGAAGTCCAAGGTCCCCAATCTACGAATTTATCTAGTCGAGTATTTAAATACCCAGACCAAATTGCGATACCAACAACAAGTGCAACACCAATCAAATCAAAATATTTAGATTTTGCAAAATTTTTAAGAATTTCTTTCATATTTTTCTCCGTTTTTATTTTATATATATATTTTACAATAAAATCTTGAGCTTGTCAATAGGTTTTTATAGAAAATTATATATTTATTTTTCTTGATAAAATATTTACATCTACTTAAAAATATAATATAATAGAAATAAATAAAAACATTAGAAGGCAGTTTAAAGAATGGATAAAAATAAAGATAAATTATATAATGAATTAATATCTAAATATGAGTTTAATGAAGCTCAAAAAATGGAGATTCTTTATGGTTTAACAAAAGGATTAGATGTAAATTGGTATGCTAAACCAGAATATAGTTTTAATCAGATGCTTGAAATAAGATATGGTTTAGAAGAAGATTTAGATGTGTCATGGTATGCTAAACCAGAGTTTGATTGGGAACAAATGAAACTTATTCGAGGTGGGATTAAAGAAGGCATTGACCCTTCACTTTATGCAAAACCTGAATATAGTAGATATTTAATAGACGCTATTATTTATGGTTATAAAAACAATTTAAATTTTTTATGGTATGCTAATCCTAAATTTGACGATGACCAAATAAATGTAATTATTGATGGATTAGAGTCAGATGTAGATGTAAGTTGGTATGCTAAGCCAGAATTTGATTATTTACAAATGAAACGAATTTTGTCTGGTCTTTTATCTAATCTTGAAGTTTCTATTTATGCTAGACCTGAATTTAATGAGTGGCAAATGTCTGAAATTTTTAAAGGTTTAATTAAAAGATTAGATGTTTCTCATTATGCAAATCCAGAATTTTATTGGGTTCAAATGGAACAGATTAGATTAGGATTAGAAAAAAAATTAGACGTTTCTATTTATGCTAAATCTGAATACAAATCGAGTCAAATGGAAGAAATAAGGTTGGGATTGGTTGATAAAATCAATGTTGAATCTTATTTAGATCCAAATCTAAATACAATAGAAATGCGAAAAATAAGATTAAATTTAACTTATAAAAGAAAATAATAAAATTAATTTTAATCAAATAAAAAAGAATAGTAATTAAACTATTCTTTTTTTTATTTATTTTCTTCTTCTTGATTTATATCCTAAACCTAAAGTGCCAATTACAGATGAAACTAAAGTTGTAAGGATAGATGTTGAATTAGTATTTGGCAATTCTTTATCTTTTACTTGCTCTTTATTTTCAACAGGTTTTTCTTCCTTAGTAGTTGGTTCTATTGGTTCTGATTTATATTCAGGTTTCTCAACAGTAGGTGGAGCAATTAAATTTCCATTATCATCAACAGGTGTATTTGTTGAAATATGTTCTTTGTATTCAGGTTTATCTTCAATTGGAGGTTCAGCTGAATTTACACCACCTCTATATTCAGGTTTTTCAAGAACAGGTGGAAGAATTAGATTTCCATTTTCATCAACTGGTGTATTTGTTGATAATGGACCTGTATATTCAGGTTTTTCATTAATTAATGATTTAGAAGGTTTTTCATTAATTTCTTTTTCAACAGGTTTAGCATATTCCAATTTATTTGATACTGGAGGTTCAGTAGAATTTACTCCACCATTAAATTCAAATTTTTCTTCAACAGGTGGAAGGATTAAGTTTCCATTATCATCAGCAGGTGAATTAGTTGAGATTGATTTTGTATATTCAGGTTTCTCATTAGTATTTTTCTCAGGTACTTTAGGTAAATCAGCACCTTCGGGATTAGGAATTAAAGGTGTATTAGTTGAAATTAATTTATCAGTAACAGTAGATGTAATTTCTCCATTTTCAGGGTTCACATCATAAGTAGTAGTTCTTTGAATAGTTTTATCATTTGATTTAATAATTTCAACTTTATCTTTAGCAGCTACTTTAACAATAGTTTCAGTAGGATTAACAATTACAGGTTCACCTACATTTTCTGTAATATTTCCATTTTCAGGATTTACATCATAAGTAGTTGTAATTGTTTTAGAGCCAGGTGTTCCATTTTCCACAATATTATCAGATCCTTTTTCCCTTATTGAATCTTTAATATATTTTTTAGGAGATGGTATTTCTACTACCTCAACTTTTGGTTTTGTACCAACATATATTATTTGTGTATATGGCTCAGTTAAAATATTTTCTTTTGTTTCAGGTTCATATAATTCCCCTGTTAAAGGTTTAATTTTATAAGTTGTTATTATTTCTTTTTCTCCATCTACACCTCTAAAGCTTTCAAGTGTTAATCCTTTTTCAAATTCAGGTTCTGCAATATATTTTTTAGGATAAGGAATAGTCTCTGTTTTTCTTATTACATTTTCAACTTTTTCCCATTTAGCATAAATATTAATTTCATCACCTGTCTCAGCCAAATCAATATTATTTTTATTTGTAATTAACTCTCCATTAAATTTTGACCATCCTAAAAATTTATATCCAGGATTATCAACAGTTAAATTAGGTAAAGTTAATTCTTTGCCCGTTCTAATTGTTACAGGGTCAAGTTTCTCTGATGTACCCGTAATAAAATTAACAGTATAAGAATTATTTTTTTCTCTTGTCCATGTACCAGAAAGTTTTTCGGGGTTTAATTTGTATTCTTTCCACCATTCATCAACAGTATAAGGTCTAGAAGATTTATCTTTCTTTTCCCATTTTTCAGTATATTGATTTTTATATTTATACTTGAAGCTATAATAATCACTTCCATTATATCCTAAACCAGTAAAAATATTTTTATTATAAATAGTATTAGAAAAATCTTTACTTATTGTTAAATTTAAAAGTCCAGTTGCCGAACTAAATATTCCATCCATATCAGTTACTTTTTTAGGATTCCAATTTGCAAGGTTTAAATCTCTTAATGTTTTTGAACCAGAAAACATAGCATTCATATTTTCTACATTTGAAACATCCCAATTAGATAAATTTAATTCTTCTAATGCAGGATCTGTTTCTTCATGTTCATAAAACATCTGAAACATCCATTCCATATTTTTTACTTTAGAAGTATTCCAGTTGTTAATATCCAAACTTTTTAAATAAAATGTATTTGAAAACATATAAGACATATCTGTAACATTAGAGGTGTCCCAATTACCAATGTCTAAGTTTCTAACTTTTGTACCGGCAAACAACCCGTCCATTAGAGTAACATTACTAGTATTCCAATTTCCAACATCCAACTTATTAACAGCCGAATCCCAAAAAACCCTAGACATATTTGTAGTTTTAGAAGTGTCCCATTTACTAACATCTAAATTCTTTAATGATAATGTTCCCCAAAAAGCCCTACTCATATCAATAATATTACTAGTATTCCATTTACTTACATCTATTTCTTTTAGACTTTCTACCGAATCAAACATCCCACTAATATCCTTAACATTGGATAAATCCCAATCACTAACTTCTACATTAGTTAGTTTTTTCATTTTAGCAAAAACAGTACTCATATTTGTAATATTAGAAGTATTCCAATTGTTAAGTTTTAAGGTTGTTATATTTGTATTTAAAAATAAACTTGAAATGTCCTTTGCTTTACTTGTGTCTATTTTCTCTGTTTCAATATGTTCTAATAATGGAAGTTCATATCCGTTAGAAGTGTACGAATTTGCAAATAAACCTGAAGAGTATTGAGGTAAATAAACTTTAGAAGAAAACCCTATACTTTTGATTTTCTTCCCATATTCAGATTTCCATAATAAACCTGTATCTTTACTTAATGTGTCTTTACCTTAAGTTGGTTTAAATAGTAAATATCCATTTTCATATAACTCCCAAGGAACTCCATCTTCTCCTTGTGCTATAATATTACCCTCAGGCTGCCAATTTGTAACCTCAGAAGCATGAACAATATTAGGTCCAGTAGATCCAATAATTGGTAATTCATTCATGTTTGTTGCTAATAATCCAATTGCAACTGAAAATGTACCTATTGCAAATTTCCTAATTGCATATTTCTTATTAACATCGTAATTCTTATATATTTTGTTTAACATAAAATTCTCCTATTTATAATAATTTATAATATATATTATTTTACCTTAATTTAATATTATATTTGAAATATCAAGTAATAAAATTGAAATATCAAGCCATAAAAAAAAGAATAGATAATTAAATCTATTCTTAACGATGATTCATAATTTCTTTAAATTCTTCTGGATAATTTTCTGCTAATGTACTCATGATTTTTACTTTAGCATTTTCATAAATAATAAATCTTTCACGATCCTTATCGGAAATTACAGGCAAAGTTCCTTGGTCTAAGTTGTCTGTCAAATCAGAAAGTTTAACCATCATAGCATCTAAATTATTGCAAATATTAGCAATGTAATCTTCATATTTAACATTTTCTTTATCATGAGTTAAAAATGTTAATGTAAATAGAATATCTTCTGAGATACCTTGTTGACGTAGGAAATCAGCATTGAATGGAGTGTCTTCAATAACATCATGCAATAATGCAACTGCTTTTTGCAATTTAGTTTTAATGAATGTTTTATTACTTGATACACGAAGAGGGTGGAAAATATATGGATCTCCATTTCTACGAGTTACATTTTTATGAGCCATTGTTGCTAACTCTAAAGCTAATTGTAATTGTTTATTATCTGCCATAACTAATACCTCTTTATTCTTTATTTTTTATGTTTTTATTATATAATTTTATTTCTAATTTGTCAACACTAAAATTTAAAAAATAAACCTATTTTTTAGGTTTATTAAAAATACAATGTTAAATTCATTTTGAAGATTCTTTTTTATTTTTTAAATCTGAATCTTGTTCAATTTGATTTTTGTACCAATTTTCGAGTTCTTCTCCCAATAAAAATTGATTAGGTTTATTACTCGTTTTATCAATTACATATAATTCATTAATATTATATTCCGTTTTTCCATCTTTAATAGCTTTATCAGTTATATGAGTGAGATATTTAAGAGCTCCAATTTGAGATATAAGACGTCTAAAGTTTCTTCTATTACATTTTGTTTGTAAATAAATTTCATCATAATTTTGTAGTTCTTCATATTTAATTACAAAATGACAATGAAGTCCAACTTTCTTTGGATTATTTTTATCCTTTTTATCTATATCTCTATCGTGAAATATAAAAGCAATAAAAGAATAATTGGGTTCAATTTCAAAAAGTTCTTTTAAAACTAATTCTTTCCACTCTGATTCAGTTGGAGAATTTTCTAAAGGAACAACTTTTCCATCTTCATCTTGTTTATGGGTTTCATATAATTTCTTTGGCAAAAAAACCTCTACTTTTATTCATTTCTATTTCTTTTTTGATTTCTTCACGGGTTAATTGCATATAAAATCCTTTATTTTTCTTTATTTTTTTAATCTAATTATTTTTAATTTCTTCTTTTGGAATTTTAAAGATATTATTTTCATATTTTAGGTAAATGCTATATTCATTTTCAATTTCTACTTTTAATTCTGCATTTTTTAAATGTTCATTATAGCTAATGAACTCAACTGTTTCTCCTTTTCTTACAAGGCTATAATTGTCTTTATTATTTATATTTACAACATCAGATTTCTTTTGCGGATTAAAAAATATATAAATAATTAATGCAATAATAAACAATACCATTGGGCTAAGAAATTTTAAAATAACTTTAAACTCGAATATCCTATATGAATTTAAACGGGAGTAAATAGCCATATAAATTAGTATAATTAGAAAAATGGAATAAATAATAATCTCACTTTTAAAATCTGTAATATATAAATTATTAAGTAATTCTTGCATTTTTATCTTCTCCTATTATTTTAATAAAAAATTTTAATTATTTAATCTCACTTTTTGGGATTTTAAAAATATTATTTTTATATTCTAGATAAGTATATGTTTCATTTTCAATTTCTACTTTTAATTCTGCATTTTTTAAATGTTCATTGTTACTAATAAAATTTACAATATCTGCATTTCTTACAAGACTATAATTATTTTTATTATTTACATTTAAAGCATAAGATTTATCTTTTAAAGTAGAAAAAACATAACTAGAAGATAAAATAATAAATAATAATAATGGTAAAGTTAATTTAGATAAAAACATAAAATTATGTTCTTTATAACGATTTAAATGAAAGTAAGAAAGCATAAAAGCTAATACGATAAAAAATGCTACATAAATAATATGAGAAATAAAACCTTGAAAATCTGTATCTACATATAAATTATTAATTAATTCTTGCATTTCTATCTCCTTATTATTTTAATAATCTAACTTAATTAGAAAATCTGAGTACCAATCTGAATCGAATTTAACTCTGTTAGTTTCAAAAGAATAATGAGTTAATCCATCTTCAAAACCATTAATCTTAATATATTCTTTACCTTTAACAATTTTTAATTTTGAATTTTTATCCAATTCAAAATGTTCAGATGGTAGCCATAATTCTTTAATTTTAATTTTATTAATAAGATCTGAATTATTTTTTTCTTTATTATAAGTTTCAACTAAATTGAATTGTCCAGCAATTAAAAGTAAAACCTCTTTAAAAGAATAATCTTTAAATTCTTTTAAATTAACTGTTTCATCTTTTAATTTATAGATATATTTAAATTCCTTTAATTTCCTAATTTCAGCCTCAACAGATTTAATCAAATAAATTTGGCGAATAATATCTGAATTGAATTGCTTTCTATTAGATTCATCAATCTTTTGACCGACAATTTTTTTAATATAATTGCGCTTTGATTTACTTGCAGATTCATAATCTAAACCCAATTCCATTAAAGAAATTTTAACAAGTAATTGTTTTAATAGCTTCCTTTTATAAACAGAGAAATTTTTAATTTTCATTTGAATTTCAGTTTCTTCTACATTTTCAGGGTTAGTAATAAAAAATCCTGTTTCTGCTACCTTGAGTAAATCTTTAAGATTAATTGTTTCCATATTTTTCCTCATTTCATTTTTTTAATTAATTTGTCTAATTGATTTAATTCAAAATTACTTAATTTTTCAAAATCAACTTTAGTTGTTATATTTCGTTTTAACCTACGAATAATTTTCTTTCTTTCAGATAATTCATTTTCTTTTTCTTCTTTTTCAATTTTAGTTACTTCTTTATCAATTTTTAAAATAAGAGGTTCCAAAGCAGTAATTAATTTTTCAATTTTAATTCTATTTAAATTTGAAATAAAATTAAAAGAATATTTAGTAACACAAATAGGAATTTCATATTTATAAGGGTAATTATAAGATCCAATCTTATTAACAATTTCTAGAGATATGCTACTTTTAATATCTCTTATCCCATAACTATAAGGAGTAATTTTGATTGTAACATCTCCTGAAATTACTTCTGTTTTAGATCCATAAAAAGTTTCATAATTTAAATCAGAAGCTCTAACAACTTCTCCATTAATAAATCCAACTTTATTATAAGATAATTTATAGAGATATTCTTTTAATAATTCTTTTCGTTCATTTAAATTTACTTGTTTCTTTCGACTCATTTTTATTTACCTCATTTATTTTACAAAAGATTGTTTTAATTTGTAATAATAAAACTTAATTTTATTGGTTCGTAATTCACGCATTTCAAAAGGTTGCAATTTAGGTTCTAATAGAATTTTATAATCAAAACTTTCATTTTGAGCTCTAATAATTTCAATCAATTGATAGACATTATAATTTGAATTGTACCAACTTAAATCTAATTTATTTTCTAAAGCCCTACGAATTTCGGACATATAATAAGAATCCAAATCTTTATCTGTATAATAAGAAACATCAATTCCATGTATTAATCCAGTTCGGATTTCGTACATTTGTTTATAATCGTAATCCAATTTAGAATAAATTGAATAATCAATTCCATAAAATAGACCTTGAACAATTTCTTTGATTTGAGGTTCATTAAAACCTTTATTTCGATAAAAAGCAATAAATTTTTCAAGTTTTTCAGCTTTTTCTTTATTGTCTACCTCATATTGGTCCTCAACTTTATAAACTAATTTCATTTTTTATTATACCTCTTTTTTCTTTATGTAATTATTATACAATATTATTTTCTATTCGTCAAATTAAAAGTTTAAAAAAAGAATAAAATTTTTATTCTTTTAATTGCTTTTTGCCCATATTAAGCTTGACCTGAATTGCTCCATTTGTCCATCTGTAAACCCGGGATAAGAATAAAGAGAAACATCAATATTAGCTTCGAGGCCTAATCTTATTTCTTCCATTTGTCTCCAGTAAAATTCTGGATTAGCATACCAATTTATATCTAGACATTTTTCTAAACCTAATCTAATTTGGTACATTTGAAACTCATTAAATTCAGGTTTAGCATACCATGAAATATCTAAACATTTTTCTAGACCTATTCTTATTTCTTCTTTTTGTTGCCTATTAAAATTATATTGAGATATAAATTCATTGTATATTTTTTCTTGTGTTTGATTCATCTACTAATTTCATCCTTATCCTATTCATTTCTTCCCAATTAATATTTGGATTCAAATAAGTATAAATATTTATGCCTTGTTCTAAACCTATTCTGATTTGAGACATTTGAAATCCCGAAAATTCTGAATTTGCATAAATAGTTACATCTAAACTACTTTCTAAACCTTTCCTTATTTCTTCCATTTGCCAATTATCAAATTCAGAGCTTGCATAAATGGAAACATCAAGACCTTGTTTTAACCCATGTGTAATAACATTTAATTTATCTGCAGAAAATTCCAGATAAGGAAAAATATCCAACTTGCTTTCTAAACATAATTTAATTAAACTCATTTTAAAACCTGAATACTCAGATTTAGCATACCATGATACATCAAGTTCTTTTTCTAAGCCTTTACGAATTTCAGACATTTTACCCCAATCAAATTCTGGTTTCGCATACCATGATATATTTAAACCTTTTTCTAGTCCTAAACGAATTTCCTCCATTTGGTCGTGAGTAAATTCAGGATTAGCATATAATGAAACATCTAAATTTTGTTCAAGCCCTAACCTAATTTGTTCTTTTTGTTCCTTATAAAAATTATATTTAGATATTATTTCATTATATAAATCTAATTGTTCTTGATTCATTATTTATTACCTTCTAATTCTTCACGGATTCTTTTCATTTCTTCCCATTTAATACCAGGATTTAAATAAGATTCAACATTTAATTCATTCTCTAAACCTAATCTTACCTGTTCCATTTGTAAAAAATTAAATTCTGGTTTGGCATAAATAGAAACATCAACCTTGTTTTCTATACCTAAACAAATTTGTTCCATTTGTTCAGGTAGAAATTCAGGCTTAGCATACAATGAGACATCAAGTTCATCTAATAATCCAGAGTGAATCTCCCACATCTGGTCAGCAGTAAATTTAGGACTTGCATAAATAGAGACATCAACTTTGTTTTCTAAACCTATCTTGATTTGTTCCATTTGCCATTCATTAAATTCAGGTTTTGCATACCAAGAAATATCCAAACCTTCTTTCAAACCTATTCTTACTGATTGTAACTGATAATTATTAAATTCCATATCTAAATAAGGCTTAACATCTAAACCTGATTTAACAAATAAAAAAGCTTCATTTATTTCTATTTTATTTTTTAAATTATATTCTTCAATAATATTTTCTAGTTCTATTGCAGCTTGCTTATCCTCAAGGATATATTTACCAGCAACTTGATATAAAATTTTCATTTTTCTTTTCTTTCTATTTAAACAAATTAGGTTTATAATAATTAATATATTCCTTTCTTACAAATGGAAAATAAATAGACCCATCTTCTAAAACTAATCTATAAATAGCCTCATTATTAACGGATTCATAGCCAGCAAAAATTAAACCTTTTGCCTTATTTAGAGCTTCATCCATAGACATGTTTCGTCCTGAAATATATTTATCTTTATTCATTTTTTCATCTCCATTATTTTTACCTAGATTCCACGTAGACGTAAGATTTCGTATTTATGATGAATTATACAGAAAATACGAAATCCTTGTTTTTTATACTCAATAGATAGTACCTATTATGATTCAAAAACGCATCTACGAAAGTTTAAAAGTTTATTTTTCCAGTTTAACAGGTTTACTTAAACTAAGAATTTCAAATTTATAATCTTCTTTAGTTAAAGTAATATTTGAATCGTTAAATTCTACCTTGAAATGTTCTTTTAATTTATTAAGATCTTCAATTCTTTCAAGTTTAAAATCCAATTTCAAATAAAACCTCAAGTAAAAACTTAGTTGTTTAAAAATAGAATCATCAAAACGTCTATATTTATCAGATCTATCTGGTTCATCAAATTCAAACCGATAGAAATTCAAGAGATAAGTTTTATTATTTAAACAAATATTTTCTAGTTCTTTTTTAGTTTCAATATTATTACCTGTATATTGAGATAAATAAACTGTTTCATATTCATTTAATTCATTAATAGGACAATGCAGATCTTTTGTTTTATGAGATAGTTTATCTAAAACTCTAATTAGTTCAACTTTATCAGGTGCAGTTTCTTCATTATAAAAAACAAACAATTGGAAATTTTCTTTTTCAAATTTATTTTGCAGTTTGGTTAATTCTTCTTTTGTTACTTTATTATTTAAGATTAAATCTAATGCTTCATTATAATATAATTGAATTAATTCTTTTCTATCCATTATTTAGACCTCTATAATTTTATATTTTTATTATATAATTTTATTTTTAATCTGTCAATAGTTATAAAAAGAAAAAAGCTATTATTTAAATAGCTTTTATTAATTTTTATCAGTTCTCATGAAATAATTTATAGTAATTTTCAGCATCTTCTTTTCTGATTAAATCACCTTCAATTGGAAGATTCAATTTTTTGTAAAGTTTATTTGCATTATTTACATCTTCAAAATATTCATCCTTATTTTTAGGAAGATAACCGAAATATTCAGACATTCCAATATCTTCTCTATAGCTTGAAATTGTTGATTTATAATAATCATCAATAGAATTTTCCATATTATTTAGAATATTAGAATTTTCATTGAAACTTTGATTGTTAGGTGTTATGAAGCCAACATAACCAGTTTCTTTATCTTTAATCATAATGCTACTTGCTACTCCATTAAAATTTTTACTTTTTAATGCTTCATCAAGTTTAACTTCTTCATTATTATCGTTTTTATAACTAAACTCAAACTCTAAATCAGGATTAGATCTTTCTCTAATAGCTTCTTCCATTGATTTTGCATAAATTTCTTTCTTGCTATAATTTTTATCTTGATTAAAGATTGGTTTTTCACCTAAATCTTTTAATATTTGATTATAAAGGTGAACTTTATCAGGACTTAAATTGTTTGTATCTATTTTTACATAACCAGAATAAAAATTATTTTTGTTTAATATATTTTTAAATTTATTTTTTTGTTCATCTGTTATTGTTTTTAATTCATTAATTTCATCAGCATATTCTTGTGCCTCCTGAACACTAGAAAAATGTTGACTTGAATCTCCTAAAGGACAATTACCTTCTTGTGCATGACATATTCCAGGTGTACCATCTTTCTTTACATGATATTTCGCCATTTCATTTACCTCAAATTATTTTTTTATTTTAATATCGGTTCTTTAAATATAAAAAAAGAATATTATAAAAATATTCTTTTATTTTTTCAAAATATTTTCTAATTCTTCTTTTACTCTATTATTTACTTCTAATAATTTATTTCTTAACCATTCTTTTTGTTTAGGTGCAACTCTTAATAAATCTTCATAATTCTTTTGACAATAACTAAAACAATCTTCTAAATTATCATAGATTAATTCAGGAAAAGCCTCAATCATTGTTGAATCATAAGCTAAACAATAATCTCTTGAAAACATAACTGGAATACCATAATCAATAAATTCATAATTTACATATTCCATAGCTTCAATCCAGCTTTTTTTATTCTTCTCTATATATTTATCGTATTTATCTTTCTCAATATTTAAATTTGAAAATAAAGAGATTTGGCTTTTTACTTCTTTTCTTGTTTCCCTTGCTAAAGTGGGACAAATAGCTACACCTACTTTTCTAAATACTTCTTCTTTTTCATAAAAATTGTATCTAGGGTAAATATTAATTTTCCCTTTTTCTATATCTTCAGAAGCAGAACATTTCATAGAATAAGGTTCTTTAGGAGTTTTATCTTTTATTGATTTGGCAAATTGATTGACAATATAAATAGCTCCAGATACAATACCTTTATTTTCTAATGTTTTAGTGTCATGGTCATTACCCAAATATACATAAGGGTGTTCTACATTACTATAATCTGTCTGTTCTAATGATTTGATTAATCTATTTATACCTTTAAATGATTGAAATCTTGCAATATATCCAATAGTATTTTCTCTATTATTTATTTCTCTGTCAGTTAAAGTGTGTAAGTTAATATCTATAACTTTATAATTATCTGTATATTTACTCCAAATTTCTTTACCACTATCAGTTATATGCCAAATATAATCAAATTTCCATTTAAAAATACTATCAAATTCTTCTAATATTTTTTCTTTATTTCTACCTAATAAATATCCATACCTAGTACAATCTATTAAAATTATTTTTGTGTCTAATTGATAACTAAAAATTAATTCGTAAAAATCTTTTATTTTATCGCCTTTCTTAACTGGTCCAGTATATAATAATATAATTTTTGGTTTTAATTCATCTAAAAGTATCTTTAAATCTTTTAAATCTCTATAAGTTGAAATTCCACCTTTAGAAAATTCTTTACCTTTAAATAAAGCTTTAATACCTAATACTTTATTAAATTCTATACCTAATGTAAATGCACCACTATTATCTTGACCACTATTTCCTATCCAAACTATATCTTCCATTACTTATTTCCTTTTTAAAGACATATCGGACATGGAAAAAAGAATAGTTATTAAACTATTCTTTTATTTTGCATTTTGAGAGATGTAACGCATATTTGAAATTTTACGTTTTTTTGCCTCATCCATAATTTCTTTAAATGAATAGCCTTTTTCTTTTAATTCTTTAATAAATTTATCCATTTCCTCAGTTGTTAATTCCTCTGATTTATAAGAGTCTGGAATAAATGTTAAAATAAAATCTTTTTCAATTTGAGCATCCTTAGCTTTTGGATGTTCTTTTCCATAAGCTTCAATTTCTTTATCCAAGCGTTTAGCTGCAGACTTGATTGATTTTACTAATTCATTTTCAGGTAAATCTTGAACTGTTGTCCTTAATCCTACTGCTACTGATTTAAAATCTGTTAAAATAGAATTTAATCCATTAATTTTAATTGTTATTAAATGTTCTTGTTCAGGCTCTAATCTACGTTGTTTCATTAATTTTACTTTTTCGTTTTGAATATTTTTTAGCATTTTTATCTCCTGTTCTATTCTATTTATATTTATTATTTTACCTAAAAAAAATAAGGACATTTTACTAATAGCATAAATTATTAATAAATCGAACTTAAAAATGTATTTTAGTACATACAGTTCGTTAAACTCTTATAGGGTAATTTCTTACGCCTGCAAAAATATTCCCAAAATAAAATCCGTGGACTCTATAATGACATGGATTTTCTAGGAGCTCAGTAGCAATTAAGTTACTTATTGTTTTTCACTTAAATGGGACCTGTCCAGTTGCCCCACAATTGTTTTTTATTGTGTGATTAGATATTTATATTGTTTTAGATTTTCAACAGCATTATCGTCTCTTTCAAATATTTCACCACATGAATAACATTTATACTCATTGTGTGCATTCCCATATTTATCTCCTGATAATCCTAATTTTTCATCACGAGTTTTCACATAACCGCAACTTGAACATCTTTGTGTGGAGGGGTAAAATCTATCTGCTTTAATAAAATCTATATTTATCTGCTTAAACTTCATTTCAATCTTCTGTTTAAATCTTCCAAATAATGACCTATGTAAACTTTTACATAAACTTTTGTTCATCTTCATCCTGTTTACATCTAAATCTTCTATCGTGACTGATGAATAATTTTCATTTAAATATTTGATAAATTGATTTAGGTTATCTTCTTGAATATTATATGCTTTAGTATAACTTTTGTTCAATTTGGTTCTCATTTTTGCATAAGTTTTACTACTTTTCCAATTTTTATTTCCAAGACGTTTTTTAGCTAAAACCCTATTATAATGTTTGATTAATTTGTATTGTTCAATTAATCTATTATCTAATGTAAGCCAATCCTCATATCCACCCTCTACTTTATTATAACGAAATCCTCGTATATTCGCATCTATCCCACATTCAGGCTTACCCTCTCTGTTCTTATGGTATTTTGCAATATATCTTTTTTCAGATTCTTCATCTAATTTGATTGTGATAGATATATACCATTTGTTATTTTTGTCTGAACTTATTGTTGGATAGCCAGCTATTTTTCCTGTATATCTTAATTCAGTTGCTAATGGTATTTTTGAAAATATAATAGGGTTTTTAGGTTTTATTCCAGTTAATTTAGATGTGGTTGCTTTAGGTATTATAACTTTATTATTCTTAATTAGTATTCCATCTAATGAAAATGATAATTTCTTTTGTTTTTTCTTTGTCTTGTATTTTGGCAATTTATGATTTGGCATTTTCGGGTTAAATGCGTTTTTTACTGCCTGACATACATTTTCTGCCGCTGTTGATACCATCCTACTCGCATAATCATATTCCCACTCGGATTTCATTCTTGTCATTATGTATTTTACATTACCAGAATGAGGATAATATGACTTATAAAATTCTTTTTTAACTTTCTTGTCTAATAAATCAAAATCTTCTATTTTTGATTTCTTTTCCTTATATTCTAACCACAATTCTTTTTGTATTTCTATTGCTCTATTATATAAATATCTACTATATCCTATATATTTCTTAAAATTATCTATGTCTTCATCAGTCGGATATATCCTCATTCTCTGACTTATTATTATCATCTTGAACTCCTTCCTCTATTATTATCTGATTCTTATGACTTCGTAATTTATACATTTTACCACTGAATGAAGATAATAACATCATCATATCTTCAATTAATTCTTGTTCAATTGACTTTTCTTTATTTCCATTGAGTACAATTATATCTACATCATGTTTCTTGCATATTTTCTCTATTGTTTCATATCCAAATATTGATAATCTTTCTTTGTATGTGATAAATATACGATTTACTTTGTCTTCCATTACTAAGTCTAACATTTTATTTATATTTTTCCTGTTTAAATTTAATCCACTTCCTTGTTCTTTCAATATTAAAGGATTGTTCAAATTCGGAACTTGCTCTATGATTGATAATACCTGCCTATCTAAATCTCCATTTTCTACTTGCTCACGTGTTGATACTCTGGCATATACTATATCCATCTTATTATTGTCTGGTAAATCTAAATAAATATGTTGTTGTTTTAGAAAATCAATTAAATCTTCTCTAGATATTACTCGTCTGTTTGTATCTGTTCGTGAGAATTTAATTTTACCTTTTTTATCCCAACGCATTATCGTCATCGGTACTACACCTAACAACTTGGCGACTTCTCCTGTACTGTAATATCTTTTATTCAATTCATTCTTATTTATCATTTATTTATCCTCCTGTATATATTATATCAATAAAATCTAATAATGTTTACTATTGTTTTATTTACTGTTTACTGTTGATACAACAAATTAATATTGATTTTCTGTTTTAATTTGTAGTATTTTTAGTTTTTTAATTATAGAAATCAAAATAAAAAAAATAACAAATTAATAATAATTTGCTATTTTTATTTATTTTAACCTGTAATGGTTTGATTTTTAGATTTTTTAATTATATAGATTAATGAGAAAATCGTTAATAGGAAATATGTTATTAAAAATCCAGAGAAAATCAAATCTGTAAAAGCTTTATAATTTAATAATGAATTGTAAAAGTAGCTCAAAGAGATTACCAATAATGGCAAAATAGAGAACAAAGTTTTATATGCTTTTTTACCATCTTCTTTTTCATTTTTATTATCGTTAAGTTCTTGCATAAAAACAAAAGATAATGGTAAAGGAATAACTAATAATATAAGTAAAATATAATTCATTTTTTAACTTCTTTCTTAAATAAATTTTTCTAGGCCTTTTTGAATTTCAAGGTAATCGTATTCTTTACCTTCATTATCAATAACAACAACTTTAATAGGCGTACCTTCTTGATTATATAAATTATTTAATTTTAATAATTCAGTTAAAGAATAAGGAGTAAAAGATAAAGAATTTAACAATCTATCTGATTTAGCATGTTTAACCTGAATTTTTGAATAAGATTTAAAAAATTCTTTTTCTTTATTTTGTTTTTTTATTACTTCAGCAAAATGGAAAGCTCGTTTTTCATTAATAAAGACATTAGCAACGTCATTAATATATCTTGTTTCAAGATATTCTCCCATTCCTCTACCTTGCCATCGACTTTCTTTTTTCCATAAATAAAGTCGTCCATAATCGTCATAAATTCTTACTGGCTCATAAGGTTTAAAAACGTAATCTTCATCACCAATTAATGAGGGATTGTTATCTTCATTAAGTCCTAAAATATCACTGGTTAATTCAATTGAAAAAACAGATCCCTCTTTATTTACATAATATAATTTATCACCAGGTTCAAAAATATAACTGTTAATTACTTTCATCTTTAACTCCTACTATACCTGAATATCTTTTATTTAAAATATCTAATTCTTTACTATATTCAATAATATTCTTCCAAGTTTCAATAGGGAAATCTTCATTCTCTAAAACATTGTAAATATAATATACGGTACCTTGTCCCTGTAACTTTTCAAAAATATAAATATCTTTATCTTCTTCAATAAACGATAATTCAGCAGTGAACATAAACGAATCAGGTTTAATTTCTAGATCTGGATAAAATGAGACTTTAATTGTTTCATCATTGTATTTCTTGTAAAGCTGAAATCTAATTTCTTCAATTAAATCTTCATCATCAAAATTAAATTTATTATATTTATCCTTATAATTTAAAACTTCTTTTGTTTTAACTAGATTTAAAGTGTTTTTAATTGAAAGGTTACCAAATAGTTCATTATAGATATTAGTTAATTCAATTTCTTTATTTTCAAGAGCAATAAAAGAATCAATAACTTCTTGAGGTATAATAAATCCTAGTTCAACTTTAAATTCCCTGTCATTAAAATCTTCAAATTCCTTAATATCTAAACCTAAAGGTAAAGTTTCATTAAATTTATCTAAAACAAATTTACAGGTTTCTTCAAAATTACCTTGAAAAATAATATTTCCATTTTTATGAATAACTTTATTATCATCGTATATATGGTTATCTAATGTAATTGTTTTCATTTTTAACCTTCTTTAACCTTTCAATTCAAACAAACGCAGCTCATAACCCAGGACATTTTATTAATAACAAGTATATAAAATATTATTAATAAATCAAACTTAAAAATGTATTTTATTACATACAGTTTGTTAAACTCATATAGGGTAAATATTTACGCCTGCAAAAACATTCCCAAAATAAAATCAATAGATTCTATAATGACAGAGATTTTCTAAGAGTTCAGTAGCAATTAAGTTACTTATTGTTTTTTCACTTAAATGGGACTTGTCCAGTAGACCCACAATTATTGTTTTTTATTGTGTAATTAGATATTTATATTGTTTTAGATTTTCGACGGCATTATCATCACGTTCTAATATTTCTCCACATGAATAACATTTATATTCATTGTGGGCATTACCATATTTATCTCCAGCTAAACCTAATTTTTCATCACCAGTTTTTACGTAGCCGCAACTTGAACATCTTTGTGTGGAGGGGTAAAATCTGTCTGCTTTGATAAATTCTATATTTATCTGATTAAATTTAGTTTCAATTTTCTGTTTAAATCTACCAAATAATGAACGATGTAAACTTTTACATAAACGTCTGTTCATTTTCATCCCATTGACATCTAAATCCTCTATTGTAACTGATGAATAATTTTCATTTAAATATTTGATGAATTGATTAAGGTTGTTCTCTTGAATATTGTATGCTTTAGTATAACTTTTACTTAATTTGGTTCTCATTTTTGCATAAGTTTTACTATTTTTCCAATTTTTATTTCCAAGGCGTTTCTTAGCTAACACTTTATTATAATGTTTGATTAATTTGTATTGTTCTTTTAATCTTTTATCTAATGTTAACCAATCCTCATATCCACCATCTACTTTATTATAACGAAATCCTCGAATATTTGCATCTATTCCACATTCAGGCTTATTCACTCTGTTCTTATAGTGTTTTGCTATATATTTCTTTTCTGATTCTTCATCTAATTTTATTGTTAAGGATATATACCATTTATTATTTTTACCTAAACTGATTGTAGGGTAACCTGCAATTTTCCCTGTATATCTCAATTCAGTTGCTAATGGAATTTCTGAAAATTTAATAGGATTTTTAGATTTTATACCAGTTAATTTAGATGTTATTGATTTAGGTATTATTACTTTATTATTTTTTATTCTTATTCCATCTAATGAAAATGATAGTTTCTTTTGTTTTTTCTTCGTTTTATATTTTGGTAATCTATGATTTGGCATTTTAGGGTTAAAAGCGTTTTTTACTGCTTGACATACATCCTCCCCTGCTGTTGATACCATTTTACTAGCATAATCATACTCCCATTCTGATTTCATTCTAGTCATTACTTTTATTACTTTACTTGCATTTGGGTAATATAATTTGTAAAATTCCTTTTTCTCTTTCTTATCCAATAATTCAAAATCTTTTATTTTTGATTTCGCTTCTTTATATTCTAACCACAGTTCTTTTTCTACGTCTATTGCTCTGTTATATAAATATCTACTATATCCTATATATTTCTTAAAATTCTTTATATCCTCATCAGTCGGGTATATCCTCGTCCTTTGACTTAATATTACCATCTTGTCCCCCTTCCTTTATTATTATCTAATTCTTGTTGCTTCGCAATCTATACATACTAAATGAAGATGACAAATTCATCATATCTACCGCTAATTCTTTCTCATTTATATTTCTCCTTTTTAAGCAGCGTTTCTATGTTTTGGACGGCGTTGATAAGCCTTACCATTTTTAGTTTTTGAAGCACCTGAGCGTTTCATTTTTAAATGTTCTTGCAATTCTTCAGGTGTCATTTTAGCTTGATAATGTTGTTTCGGTTGTATTTTGATTTTCATTATTTTTACCTCGTTTTTCTTTATGTATATATTATACAACTTTATTTTTAATTTGTCAACTGTTTTTTAAAAAATAAAAAAAGAGACCTTTGAGTTAGGTCTCTTTAATGTAAATATTCAAATAACAAGCGGCCAACTTGACCTGGTTCAAAGCAACTTTCTCTTCTAAGTGATTGAACGTAAGAAAAAACGTTAATTTGAAAATACATTATATATATCAATAATTTTTATCGATTAATAAAAGATTTAACAAAAAGGAAAATACCTGATAAAATTAATGGAGAAACAAGCAATCCAATTGCAATTAGAGCTTTATAATCTTTCTTAGGTTTCTTTTCAACATCTTCATTGTTATCAGATTTTGTTGGAACAGGAGTGGCAAATCCATTATTACCTTCATAATTTAAAGTAGAAGGATCTTGATAAATATTATTAGTATTATAAGTTGGATGAGAGTTAGGCCTCAACAACAAATAACCTAATAGTAAATTATTGAAAAGAGAGCCATTTGAATTTCCATGACCTGAATAATAGTAGTTATTATTCAAAGAAGAAAAACCTGAATAACCATTATTATATTCTCTATTCCAATTATTATATCCATAATTATTATTAAAATAACTATAAGATTTTGAATTGTTTGAAGGTTTATTTAAATCCAAAGTTTTATTATTATTTGTTTGTTCTTTAGATTTATTATCTGCAGGTTTTAAATTTTCTTTTGGTTTTGTTTCTACAGGTTTTTTAGTTTCATTTGATTTAGGTTTATTTTCAGATGGTTTTGTTTTATTTGAATTATTATCAGATTTTGAATTAGAAGAGCTTTTATTACTTTCTGATTTTGATGAACTTTTGTTTCCATTATTTGAACTTTTACTTCCACCTGAGTTGGATGAACTTTTACCACTTCCACCTGATTTTGATGAAGGTGCTTTTGAACCTCCTGAATGAGACCCACCTGAGCGTGATGAATGAGACGAATGAGAACTATGACCTCCATGTCCACCACCATGTCCACCTCTTGCTAAAGCAACTGTTGGAGACATTGTTAGAATCAAAGTTGAAGCTAAAAGAATTGATAGAATTTTATTGTTTTTCATAGTTGTTTTTTCTTTCTTTTTTATTATATTTCAATTATACAATATTTTTATTTATTTGTAAATAGTTTATATAAAAAAAGAAGAATTTTTTATTCTTCTTTATTTTGTACCCCAGGCATAACATAACAAATCGTCACGTTTAAGTTCTACGTTAGACCATTTTTCAAGCAATTCTCTTGTATCAAAACGTTGGTCTACAACAACAGCATAGCCATTAGGAGTTTTATAAGTTTTGATTTCCATTTCAGGACGGGTCTCACCTTTTTTAGTTTGAGTGCCAAGGTGGTGTTTTTGAATATCTGAAACAAATTCATTTAGAATTTCTTCCAAATCTCTACCTTCTATCGGGTCAAAATCAAATAGCCAATTTAGATGTTTTGAATCGTAGGCATTTTCTTTAAGAGCAGCAAGAGCAGCTACACGTTGTGGTAAGGTTGCAAGGTTAAATTGTTCATCTAGCATTTTATGTTGAAGAGCTTTAAATGTTTTAGTATTTGAGCGAGGGTTTACTGAAACGTACATACGAGACATTTCACCTTCTTGACCTTCTTGAACAAATGCTTCAAATTGATGTTTCATTTCTTCATAAGTACGAGTTGTAGTAAAAGCTTTACGGCGTTCTGAAAAGTTTTCTAGATCTTTATTATCTTTATTTCTACTTACAAATAGTACAACTGTTAATTTATCAGTTTCAAAATCTTCTCCGCGATTCCATTTATTAAAGTTACCCATTGTTTTTACCTCTTATTTTCTTTTTTCTTTATGTTTTAATTATATACCATTATTTTTTTATTTGTCAACACTTAAAATAAAAAAAAATAAAATTATTTTTCTTCAGATTTTATATTAAATTTTTAGTTTTACCTGAAGGTATGGCGAAAAATTTTTGTCATGTTTTCTGAGGCAAAACGTTGATAGATTAACCTTTTGCCCTGAAAAATTTGCCCGTAGTGTATATATATTTATCACTTCTTAAATTTCAACTTTAGATTTATATTAAATTTCACATAAAATCTATTTTTAAGATTCCTTTTTAGGTTTTAGGTTTGAACTATTAAGAAAAAATAGAAATAAATCTTATTTTTAATAACTACTATTTAACAATAATTTATATATTTAATTTTTAAAAATGAACTATATAAAAATTAGATATTTATACCTTAAAATAAGAACTTATATATAAGAATCTTAGCAGTTTTGAACAATATTAATAAAAAATTAATTAAATATATTTAAGATCTTTATTATATTTGAGTTTGAAATTTATATATACCTAAGACTTTCTAGATTGACCTAAGTTTGTTTATTTTTCTTCCTTAATAATACCTATCATTTTGTCTGTAGATTCAACGTAGACGTAAAATTTCGTATTTATGATGAATTATTCACAAATTATAAAATCGGTTATTTTCACATTCAATAGATAGTACGTATTATGGTTCAAAATTACATCTACGAAAAAATAAAATTAAAATTTTTTATTTTTAAAGTAAATAAAAATGAGGTTTTATTTTCAACCTCATTTTTTAATAATTAGAGTTTAAGCAAGCCTAAGACCGACATAAGAAGTTTCAAGATCTTCTTCCGAAACCCAACGAGTTCCGCAACAATCTTCAACATAAAGTGCAGTTTTTTCAAGACCTCTTTCTTTGGCCCATTGATAAAGTTGTTCTGGCGTCATATTTTTTACCTCGTTTTCTTGTTTTTCTTTATGTATTTATTATATAACATTATTTTTCATTTGTCAATAGGAAAATCAAAAAAAGAAAATTTTTTTAGGTTTTTCTTTTATTTAATGTCCTTGATAAAAGGGTAAACAATTTTCTCAAAAGTATTTAATTCATCAATAACGGATTTTGTTTTATCAAGTTCTTTATAAGTAGAAAAATTACTATTAAATAAACTTGATTCATAATTGTTATCTCCAAACTCTTTTACAATTTCATAAGGTAGAGAAAAATCCTTACCAAATTGAGATTTACTTTGGAAAACAATTTTATTATTTTTATTGTAATAAATATCTAATTTATTATTCGGGGAAATTTCAATTGAGATATAAGTAAAATCTTCTTTTTGATTAAAAGTAGGATTTCCAAATTTCTTCAAGGTTTCAAATTCACGTTTATAAATACTTTTAAGGATATTATATTGTAAATTTAGTTCTTGTTCTTTATTCATATTTCACAACCTTCTTTATTCAAATTATTAGCGATTTTCCATAAGTTCGAGACGTTTTTCTTTCATTTTTTCAGCAGTTATTTTTTTCTTCGCATAAGTTTTAACGTCTACTCCAAATTCCAAACCTAAACGAATTTGCAACATTTGGTCCCAAGTAAAATAAGGTTTTGCATAACTAGAAACTCGAACATTATTTTCAAGACCTGCTCTAATTTCCAACATTTGATTTATAGTATATTCAGGTTTAGCATAAACTTTAGCATTCAAGCCTAAACCAACGCCTACTAATATTACATATTTTTGTGATTCTGTTAAATTTTTACCTTCAATTAATTGTTCATATTTCTTTTGTTGTTTTTCAGTTAATTCCATTTCATTTACCTCTTGTTGTTTTGTTTTTCTTTATGGTTTAATTATATAATATTATTTTTTAATTGTCAATAGAAAAATCAAAAAAAATAAGTTTTCTTTTTATTTTTATTTTAAAATGTACCTTAAAATTTTAAAAATAAAAAACAGGTAGTTTAAATTCTACCTGTTAATCAAACCAAACATAAGGGTCAAGTTCAAGCTTTAGATTTCTACAAAGTTTTGCAAGATCTTTATAATCTTTCCCAAAAACATCTTCTGCCAGTTTTTCAGAGCTATCTCCATAAGCTTTTTTGGAAAGTTCTAGAGATTTTAATTTTTTATCAGTACGAACATCTCCAGCTTCGCAATAGAATCCATGTTTTTCTAGGAGTTTTGCAAGTGCTTCACGTTTTTGTTGTACTGTCATTCCAGTTACTTTTACCATTTGGGTTACCAACTTTCTTTTTTCTTTATGTATATATTATATAACTTTATTTCCTGTTTGTCAATAGGAAAATCAAAAAAAATAAAATTATTTTTCTTTAGTTTTATATTAAATTTTGAGATGTATCTAAAGATGAGAAAAAATTTTTTGTCATGTTTTTGAAGGTAAAACGTTGATAGATTAACCTTTTGCCCTGAAAAATTTGCCCGTAGTGTATATATATCTATCAATTCTTAAAATTTCACTTTAGATTTATATTAAATTTTGCAATTATCTCTGTTTGTAAGATTTTCTTTTATAGGTTTCTTTTTGAACTATAAAGAAAGAATAATAGAAAACTTATTTTATATATTTCTTATTAAACAAAATCTTATATACTTAATTAAAAAATGAGCTTATATAAAATAAACTATTTATATAGACCTAAAAATAAAAATTTAATTAATAAGAAATTTAGCAGATTTGAATATAAACAATAAAGATAAATATATTTAAAAATTTAAATTAAAATAAAAAAGGTAGCATTTTTACTACCTTCATTTTTAATCCTCTTTTACAGAGATTTCAAGTGATGAAGAACCTGAATGAAGCTCTAAGTCTGCATAGCCATCTTCTGCAACCCCTTCTTTTAGTTCGTCAATTTGCCAAACCATTGATAAACTAGATAGAAGTTCAATTGCTTCAACAGGAATATATTTATCTAGATCTTCAATATCTGAGATATAATATTCCTGTTGTTCCATTTCGCCATCTTTTAACAATTCAATTTCTACTTTATATTTCATTTTGTTGTACCTCTTGTTGTTTTTCTTTATGTTTTAATTATATACCATTGTTTTGTGTTTGTCAATAGAAAAACAAAAAAATAAAAATATTTTTCGTCTAATTTTATATTAAATTTTTAGGTTTGCCTGAAAATATAAAAAATTTTTTTGTCATGTTTTCTGAGGCAAAACGTTGATAGATTAACCTTTTGTCTCGAAAAATTTGCCCGTAGTGTATATATATCTATCATTATTTAAAATTTAACCTTAAATTTATATTAAATTTCACAATAATATCTGTTTGTAAGATCTTCTTTTTTTAGGTTTCTTTTTGAACTATAAAGGAAAAATAATAAAATCTTATTTTATATATTTCTTATTAAACAATAACTTATATTTTTGATTTTTAAAGAATGAGCTTATATAAAATTAGATATTTACATTAACCTAAAAAATAAAAATTTAATTAATAAAAGATTTAGCAGTTTTGAATAATATTAATAAAGAATTAATTAAATATATTTAAAATCTTTAATGAATTACAAATTAAAATTTATATATACCTCAGACATTCTAGATTGACCTAGATTCGTTTATTTTTATTCCTTAATAATATTTATCATTTTGTCTGTAGATTCCACGTAGACGTTAAAATCTGTATTTATGATGAATTATACATAAAATAGAAAAATGGTGTTTTTCATGATTGATAGATAGTACGTATTATGGCTCAAAATTACATTTACAAAAAAATAAAAATTAAAATTTTTTGTTTTTTTGCCTATTGACAAACTCAAAATAAAAGTATATAATAAAAATATAAAAAGAAAACGAGGTTAAAAAATGAAATTAATTGAAACTTATAAAAAGGTTATAAACCATCAAACTGGCTATACGTTGATTGGAGAAGAAGTTTTTGCTGAACTTGGTAATTTGAAGCGTTTACAAACTTATGTTTTCCCAGATCTTGATAAATTGGAAATTGGAAAAGAAGTGCCTGAAAATTTAAATCAATTATCAAATGGATTATGGATTGATTTAAGTTATAATTTTGGAGACCGTTATTACCCATTAATTTTGCACGTTAAAAATGGAATTTTACTATCTGTTCGAACTGATAAAAGGAATCCCGATGAAGATTGCTCTGGAAAAGAAGCAATTGGTTATTATCCTTTCATGGATTAATATTTATTCAAGAAAAATCAAAGCTTTCTCATTAAGTTGAGAAGGTTTTTTCTTTTTAAATTTAATCTCAAAAAAAGAAATAAAATATTTTATTTCTTTTAATTTTTATGAAACCTGCGCGTGATGTTGTTTCCAGGCCTGCGCGTGATAATATTTATTTAAATTCTTCTTGATAAACAGTTCTGCATTCTTTTAAGATATATTCATAATCAAAATTTTCTAGATCTGAAATAGAATAAGATAAAACATAAAATTTTCTATTTGAATTTCTTATATAAAAATCAAGTTCTAAATAAGATAAATCTAAACTATTATCTAAATCTAATTCAACTAAAATATTATAATTTTTATTTCTATTTTTTTTATTAATAACTAAATTAATATTAGTTATTTCTTTTTCTACTTCTTCAATAAATGAGAAAATAGCTTTATCTAATTCTTTTGCTTTATTTTGTAAATTTAATAAATTGTTCATTATTTCTTACTCCATAATTTTTTACGAATTGTTCGCATTTCTTTACAATCAATACTAGGGTTTAAATAAGGACTAACATCAATTCCTTTTTCTAAACCTAATCTAATTTCTTCCATTTGAGAATAATTAAAATCAAGTTGGGAATAAACGGAAACATCTACTTTACTTTCTAATCCTAATCTTATTTGAAACATTTGAGCAGGATTAAAATCAGGTTTAGCATACCATGAAATATCTAGACCCTTTTGTAAACCCCAACGAATTTCACTCATTTGATTAGATGTAAATTCAGTTTTTGCATAAATAGATACATCAACTTTGTTTTTTAAACCCAATCTAATTTGAAGCATTTTTGTCCAATAAAATTCTGGTTTTGCATATAATGAAATATCTACTCCTTGTTCTAAACCTAATCTTATTTGTTTCATTTGTTCTTCTTTGAAATCAGTTGACAAATAAGAATAAATATCTACGCCATTAATTAAACCTATTCTTATTTGATAAAGTTGACCCTCATTAAAATCATATTTAGACACAAGTTCATTATATAAATTTTCTTGTTCTTCATTCATTATTTATTACCTTCTAAATTTTTACGGATTTTATTCATTTCTTTCCAATTAATATTAGGATTTAAATATGATTCAACATTTAAACCTGAAACCAATCCCAAACGAATTTGTTCCATTTGCCAAGAATTAAATTCAAAGTTTGCATATAATGAAACATCAATATTATTTTTTAAACCTAAACGAATTTGATTCATTTGACCCAAAGTAAAATCAGGATTAATATATAAATTCATATTTAAACCATCTTTTAAACCATAGCGAATTTCTCTCATTTTTAAATCGCTAAATTCAGGACAAGAATAATTTGAGATATCTACACCTTGTTCTAATGCCAACCTTAATTCTTTCATTTGAAAATAATTAAATTCAGGTTTTGCATACAATGAAACATTTAGACCTTGATTTACTCCTAATTTTATTTGATTTTTTTGCCCTTCGTTAAAATTATATTGGGATATAATCTCATTATATAAATTTTCTTGTTCTTCATTCATTTTTAAATATAATTTCATTATAAATTAATTCCTATTATTTATTTCCTTGTAATTCCAACCTAATTTCTTTCATTTCAGACCAATCAATATTAGGATTTAAATAAGGTGTTACATCAATCCCATTCTCTAAGCCAAATCTTATTTGTTTCATTTGAAAACCGTCAAATTCAGGTCTCGCATAAATACTTATATCCAAACTTTTATAAAGACCTAACCTGATTTGATTCATTTGATGAAAATTAAATTCGGTTGTTGTATATAATGAGACATCAATATTAGACATTAGACCTTCTTTTATCTCCATCATTTGTTGCCATTCATATTTATTTTTAGCATAAATAGAAACGTCAAGACTATGTTCGAGTCCTTCACGAATTTCAGACATTTGATAAGTAGAAAATTCAGGCTTAGCATACCATGAGACATCAAGTTTACCTTCCAAACCCCACCTAATTTCGTTCATTTTTTGCCAAGAGTATTCGGGTTTCGCATACCAACTTACATCTAAATTTTCCTGTAAACCTAATTCTATTTCATGTTTTTGTTCTTCATTAAAATTATATTTAGATATAAGTTCATTATAGATTAATTTTTGTTCTTGATTCATTATTTATTACTTTCTAACTCTTCACGGATTCTTTCCATTTCTTCCCAATCAATGCCTGAATTTAAATAGGATTCAACATTAATTTTTTTTGCTAAACCTAAACGAATTACTGCCATTTGCAACCAGTTAAACTCTAGTTTTGCATATAATGAAACATCAATTTCTTTTTGTAGACCTAAACGAATTTGTTGCATTTGTTCCCAATTAAATTCAGGTTTAGCATATAAAGAAGCATTAAGATTTTGCTCTAAACCTTGTCTTATTTCTTGCATTTGTTCAGATGTAAAATAAGGTTTCGCATAAATAGTTACATCAATATCTGAATTTAAACCTTTTCTTACTTCATATTTTTGAAAGTAATTTAAATCTTTATTTTCCAATATAAATTTTTTATATAATTCTTCATTCATTTTTATCTTATTTTAATTTTAATCTTATATCTTCCATTTCTTTCCAATCAATATTTGGATTTAAATAACAAGAAACATTTTTATTTTTTTCTAGACCTAACCTTATTTGAAACATTTGTAATGTGTTGAAAACAGGATCTGCATAAACAGAAATATCTAAACCATTTTCTAGCCCATAACGAATTTGAGCCATTTGGTCATCATTAAATTCAGGTTTTACATAAACAGAAACATCAATATTATTTTCTAGACCTTTTCTAATTTGTTCCATTTGTCCAGCAGTAAATTCAGAGTTAAAATAAATAGAAACATCTATTCCATTTTTTAATCCCAAATAAATTTCTCTCATTTTTTGCCAAGAGTATTCAGGTTTTGCATAATATGAGATATCTAATCTGTTTTCTAAACCGAATCTAACCATACGCATTTGTTCATAATTAAATTCAGGTTTATTATAATAAGAAACATCAATTTTATTTTCTAACCCTAACCTAATTTCTTCCATTTGTTGATAAGAAAGCTCAGGATTAGCGTAAATTGAAACATCTAAATTCTTTACTAATCCTATCTTAATCTCCAACATTTGCCAATATGTAAAATAAGGTTTAGCATAAATTGAAACATCTACTCCATCTCTTAATCCTTTACGAATTTGAACCATTTGGTCTGAATTAAATACTGGGTTTAAGTAAGAGGTAACATCTAATCCTTTTTCTAACCCAAATCTTATTTCTCTTAATTGCATATAATTAAGGTCTAATTTAGTAAAAATCTCTAAATCAAAATCAAATTCAGAAATCTTTTTTAATTCTTCTTTTTGAAAATCTGTAAATTCATATTTTGAAACCAGCTCATTATAATTCATTATTTATTTCTTTCTAGATTCAACCTTATTTTTTCCATTCCTCTCCAATCAATACTTGGATTTAAATAAGAGGTAACATCAATTCCTTTTTCTAAACCTAATCTGATTTGTCTCATTTGTGCTGCATGAAATTCAAATCTTGCATGTCCTGAAACATCTATTCCTTTTTCCAAACCTTTACATATTTCGTGCATTTGTATCCAATTAAAGCCAGTTTTAGAATAAATAGAAACATCTAAACCTTTTTTTAGGCCCTTACGAATTTCGTCCATTTGTTCCCATGTAAATTCTGGATTAGAATACCATGAAACATCAAGACCACTCTCTAAACCCTCACGAATTTTTTTCATCTGTTTCCAATTATATTCAGGTTTAGTATAAATAAAGACATCTAATTTTTTGTTTAAACCTCTATTTATTTCTTCTTTTTGTTTTTCATTAAATTTATATTTAGACATAAGTTCATTATAATCCATTATTATTTATTCTTTCTTTAAATTATAGATTGAACGTAGACGTTAAATCTCGTATTTATGATAATTATACATAAATTAGAAAAATGGTGTTTTTCGTACTTAATAGATAGTACCTATTATGATTGAAAAATACATCTACGAAGAAAATAAGATTTATAAATTTAGCAAAAAATGAGATAGCAAATTTATTTTACTATCTCTTTCTATAAGCAATTAAAATATTTAAAGTTGCAATAAGAAATATAAAATATAACAATGCAAATATTTTAAAAACAAAATATAAATCTTTAATTTTATTAAGCATATTAAATATTATAAAATTTATTATATAGTGGAGCCCATAGAGATGCAATTACAACACGGTCAATACGTTCAATTTCAGGGAATAGATTCTTAATATAATCATTACGTTTATTTTTAAGATTCATATATTTATTAGACAATTTTTTATTTTCTTTCAAAAGTTGAGTTCTTACATCTTTCATTAAGATGTAAAGTTCTTTCTGTTTGTTTTCTTCAATTTCAGCTACTTTATTTCTCAAATCTTCTTTAATCATGTTCTTTACCTCTTGTTTTTCTTTATGTTTATATTATATAACTTTATTTTCTATTTGTCAATAATAAAAATTAAAAAAATAAGATAATTTAATCTTATTTTTCAGTGTTTATTTTCCAAAGATCCACGGATTCTTTCCATATCTTCCCATTCAATACCTGGATTTAAATAAGTAGTAACATCAATATTATTTTTTAATCCAAACCGAATTTGTTCCATTTGTAAATAATCAAAGACTAATTTAGCATAAATAGAAGCATTTAAGTTTTCTTCTAATCCTTTACGAATCTGTTCCATTTGTCGATAATTAAATTCAGGTTTAAAGTAAAGCGAAATATCAATCCCTTTTTCTAACCCGAGCATAATTTGTTTCATTTGTTCAGCATAAAATTCTGTTTTAGCGTAAATTGTTACATCAATATTATTTAATAAGCCATAACGAATTTGAAACATCTGATAAGAATTAAATTCAGGTTTAGCATAAATGTTTACATTTAAGCCTTCTTCTAATCCTAAACGAATTTGCCTCATTTGGTCTTCATTAAAATCAGGTTTAGCGTAAATACTTACATCCAATCCTTTTTCTAGACCTAAAAAGATTTCTTCTGCTTGACCTTCATCACAATCATATTTTAAAAATATTTCATTATATTTTTCTTCTTGTTTTTCAGTTAATTCCATTTCATTTACCTTTTGTTGTTTTTCTTTATATATTTATTATATAATATTATTTACTTTTTATCAACAGAAAAATAAAAAAAAGAAATAAATTTCAAATTTACTTCTATTGATTGTTATTTGAAATCTTCTGAGGTTGCTTTACGGACAAACTTACCAAAAACTTGAGACGTCCAACCATTATCGTGACCATGATTATTACTTATTTTATATTGTTTTCCGCTAATTCCAGTAACCAAATGTAAGTAAATATTACCTTTCACTTTACATAAAACTATATCTCTTTTCTTTATTTTTGTTTCTTTAGATATAGGTTCAACAATTACAGCTTCGCCAGACTTTAGTTTTGGCGTCATGGAATTACCTTTACCTTTTACAATAACTGTTTCATTATTTAAAAGATGTTCAATTGTTTCTTTGTTTTCTCCACCAATAAAATATCTTGCCATTTTCTTCACCTCCTTTCTATTTATTTCTTTTTATTTTTTTACGGATTTGTTCCATTTCTTTCCAATCAATATTAGGATTTAAATACGGAGTTACATCTAACCCAGCTTCTAAACCTAAACGAATTTGAGTCATTTGAGCGCCATTAAATTCAAAGTTTGCATATAAGGAAACATCAACATTATTTTCTAATCCAAAACGAATTTCTTGCATTTTACCATAATCCAATTCAGGCTTAGCATAAATGGAAATATCAATATTATTTTGTAGACCTAAACGAATTTGAGACATTTGTAAGTCATTAAATTCTGGTTTTGAATATAAAGAGACATTAAGATTTCTTTCTAATCCAAATCTTAATTGTTCCATTTGTAAATAATCAAATTCAGGTTTTGCGTAAATAGAAACATCTAAATTTAGGATTAAACCTAAACGTATTTCTTCCATTTGTAGCCTAGTAAATTCAGGTTTTGCATATAATGAGACATCAATATTACTAATCAAACCTCTTCTTATTTGAACAAGTTGGAGTTCATTAAAAATATTTTTAGATAAAATTTCATTATATAAATTTTCTTGTTCTTGATTCATTATTTATTACTTTCTAGTTCTAATCTTATTTTTTCCATTTCTTGCCATTCAATATTAGGATTTAAATATAATTCAACATTTAAACCTTGCTCTAAACCTAAACGAATCTCTTCCATTTGTCTATAATCAAATTCAGGTCTTGCATAAATTAAAATATCTAGATTTCTATTTAATCCTTTTCTTACTTCTTCCATTTGCATCCAATTAAATTCAGGTCTTACATAAACAGAAACATCAATATTATTTTCTAGTCCTAATCTAATTTGTTCCATTTTCCTAGCTTCAAATTCAGGATTGAAATAAATAGTTACATCTACACCTGATTGAAGACCTCTACGAATTTGTGCCATTTGTTGATAATCAAATTCAGGTTTAAAATAAATAGAAACATCTAAATTATCTTCTAAACCGTAACGAATTTGTTGCATTTGTAAGCAATTATATTCAGGTTTCGCATAAATAGAGACCTCGACATTATTTTTTAGTCCTAATCTTATTTGTTCTTTTTGCAATATATTAAATTCATATTTAGATACAAGTTCATTATATATTAATTGTTTTTCATTCATTATTATTTTCCAGTTCTAATCTAATTCTTCTCATTTCTATCCAATCAATATTTGGATTTAAATAACTAGAAACATCCAACCCATTTAATAAACCAACTCTAATTTCTGCCATTTGAAAAACATTAAATTCATATCTAGCAAAAATAATAACATTTAACTTATCTTCTAATCCAAACATTATCTGAAACATTTGTTCTTCGTTAAATTCAGGTTTAGCATACCATGAGACATCTAAACCTTTTTTCAACCCACCCCTAATTGCTCTCATTTGTTGGTGATTAAATTCAGGTTTAGCATATAAATAGACATTTAATTTCTTTTTTAAACCTAATTTTATTTCTTCTTTTTGTCTATTATTAAATTCATATTTGGAAACAAGTTCATTATATATTTCTTTTTGTTCTAGATTCATTATTTATTACTCTCTAATTCTAACCTTATTCTTTGCATTTCTTCATAATCAATATTTGGATTTAAATAAGTAGTTACATCAATATTATTTTTTAACCCTAATCTTATTTCCCTCATTTGTCTCCAATGAAATTCTGTGTCAGCATAAATACTAACATCAATTTTATCTTCTAATCCAATTCTGATTTCTTCCATTTGATAGCCTGAAAATTCAATTGTAGAATAAATAGAAACATCAATTTTACTTTCTAACCCTAATTTAATTTGAGACATTTGGTGTTCATTAAATTCAGGTTTAGAATACCATGACACATCAAGATTTTGTTTTAAACCTTCAATTATTTTCCTCATTTTCCAATGTGTAAATTCAGGATTAGAATACCATGAAACTTCAATACCATTTTTTAATCCTGTACGAATTTCATCCATTTGAAATTCATTAAAATCAGAATTAGCATAAAAGTTTACATCTAAATTCTGTTCTAAGCCCCAACGTATCTGTATCATTTGTTCCCAACTATATTCAGGTTTTGCATAAATGGAAACATCAAGGTTTTTTACTAAACCTTCAAGAATTTGTTTCATTTGTTCAGATCTAAATTCAGGTTTAGCATACCAGCGGACATCAACACCATTTTCTAGACCTCTACGTATTTCCTGCATTTGAGTCCAATTAAATTCAGGTTTTGCATATAAATTTATATCTAAACTTTTTTCTAAACCTATTCTTATTGTTTGCATTTTCAACCAATGGTATTAGGTTTAGCGTACCATGATACATCTAAATTTTCTTGTAAACCTAATTCTATTTGGCATTTTTGTTCTTTATTAAAATTGTATTTAGACACAAGTTCATTATAAATTAATCGTTGTTCTTTATTCATTATTTATTACCTTGTAATTCTAACCTGATTCTTTCCATTTCTTGCCATTCAATATTAGGATTTAAATAAGGGCTGACATCAATTCCATTTTCTAACCCTAATCTTATTTGTTCCATTTGTCTCCAAAAGAAATTACTATTAGAATATAATGAGACATCGAGATTTTCTTCTAATCCTAACCTGATTTCTTTTATCTCATAACCTGAATATTCATCTATAGAAAAAACGGATAAATCAAAATTCTTTTGTAAACATAATCTTATTTGGCACATTTTCCAATCATTAAATCCAGGTTTTGCATATAAGGAAACAGCTAAATTATCTTCCAGACCAATCCTTATTTGTTCCATCTCTATCCAACTAAATTCTGAATTTACATAAGGGTGAACGTTAAGCCCTTTATTTAAACCTTGATAAATTTCATTCATCTGAAGATGATTAAATTCAGGTTTAGCATATAATGAAATATCTAATTTTCTTTCTAGTCCCCAACGAATTAACTTCATTTGTTTCCAATTAAAATCAGGGTTTGCATACCAATTTACATTAAAGCTCTTTTCTAAACCTAATCGAATCTCGTACATTTCCTGTGAACCGAATTTAGGGTTACTATAAATAGAAACATCAATTTTATCTTCTAACCCATGAAGAATTTCGCTCATTTGTTGCCATTCAAATTCGGGTTTTGCATAAATTGAAACATCAAAACCATGTAACAAACCTGCCCTTATTATTTGCATTTCCATCCAAGCATATTCAGGTTTAGCGTAAAAAGATACATCTAAATTTTCTTGTAAACCTAATTCTATTTGGCACTTTTGTTCTTTATTAAAATTGTATTTAGTCACAAGTTCATTATAAATTAGTTCTTGTTCATTATTCATTTTCTATTCTTTCCATTTAATATTTAATAATTAAATAATTATTTAATTCTTTAATTAAAACAATTGATTGATTAATAATTAAAGGTAGATAATTTAAAGTAAATATAACAATAAAAATTGAAATTATTAACGATTTAAAAAACATTTCGAGATTCATTATCTTCATATATTTTATCCATCTTAATTATATTCAATAAAAAAATAAAAGATACGAAAACTCCAAAACTAATAAATTGTTCTTGTTTATCGCTTGGGAATAAATTATATAAAGAAATAATTTTATAGCTATTAAAAATATGTAATAGGATTAAATAAATTTTTGTTTTTAATAATCCTTTATTTTGGATTTTCAAATTAACAATTTCTTTATTCATTATTTTCTTCCTTTAACCTCATTCTTTCCATTGTTTTCCAATCAATATTTGGATTTAAATAAGATTCAACATTGATTTTATTTTCTAATCCAAGACGAATTTGGCGCATTTGCATATAATCAAATTCAGGCCTTGCATAAACAGAAACATCAATTCCATTTTCCAATCCAAATCTTATTTCTCTCATTTGATAACCTTTAAATTCAGGTTTTGCATATAATGAAACATCTAATTCTTTTTCTAATCCTAATCTTATTTCAAACATTTGGAAATCGTCAAATTTGAAATCATTATTAATTTTTCCATAAATAGAAACATCAATACCAGATATTAAACTGAGTCTTAATTGTTCCATTATTCTCCAATTGATTTCGGGTTTTGTATAAATACTTACATCAATATTATTTTCTAAACCCAAACGAATTTGTTTCATTTGAGACCAAGTAAAGTCTATATTTACATAAAAACTAACATCTAATCCTTTTTCTAAACCATCTTTAATCTCTAACATTTGATTAGCATTTAATTTAGGGTTTGCATACCATGATACATCTAGCCCTTTTTCTAAACCTCTACGAATGAGAGACATTTTTTCTGTTGAAAATTCAGGATTATCATACCAATTTACATCCACACCTTTCTCTAAACCTCTACGAATTTCCTGCATTTGAGTGAAAGAAAATTCAGGTTTAGCATAAATAGAAACATCAAGATTTTGTTCTAAGCCTAAACGAATTGCTTTCATGTTTAGCCAATCAAATTCAGGTCTAGCATATAACGAAACATTCAAATTTTCTTGAAGACCCAATTTAATTTGAAATCTTTGTTCTCTATCAAAACCATACTTAGAAACAATTTCATTATAAATTAATTGTTTTTCTTCATTCATTATTTATTACTTTCTAATTCTAACCTTATTCTTTCCATTTCTTCATCATCAATACCTGGATTTAAATAAGGAGTTACATCAATACAATGTTCAAGACCCAAACGAATTTCTAACATTTGTAAATCATTAAATTCTGGATTAGCATAGATTGAAACATCCAAACCTAATTCTAATCCTTCACGGATTTCTTCCATTTGTCCATCATCAAATTCAAGTTTGGCATAAATATTTACATCTAAATTATCCTCTAAACCTCTACGAATTTCACTCATTTGGTATTCATTATATTCAAGTTTTGCATACCAACTTACATCAATACTTTTTTCTAACCCAAAACGAATTTCCCTCATTTGCCATTCATTAAATTCAGGTTTTGCATATAAAGTAACATCTAATTCACAATTTAAACCTTGCCTTATTTCTTCCATTTGTTTCCAATTATATTCAGGTTTAGCATAATAAGTTACATCAAGTTTCTTTTCTAATCCTATCCTGATTTGTTCCATTTGTATGTAATTAAAATCCAGTTTAGTATAAATACTTACATCAACATTATTTTGTAATCCTTTACGAATTTGTTCCATTTGCCATGAATTAAATTTAATTTTAGAATAAACTGAAACATCAAGATTATTTTCTAATCCATAACGAATTTGGGCCATTTGCAACCAATCAAATTCAGGTGTTGCATAAATTGTTATATCTACTCCTGATTTAACACCTAATTCAATTTCATCACTTTGAAATAAATCAAAATTATATTTAGACATGAGTTCATTATAGATTAATTTTTGTTCCTTATTCATTATTTATTACTTTCTAATTCTAACCTTATATTTTTCATTTCTTTCCATTCAATATTAGGATTTGCATAAGTTAAAACATCAATATTACTTTCTAATCCATAACGAATCTCTTCCATTTGCTCCCATGTATATTCAGGCTTAGCATAAATGGAAACATCTAATTCATCAATTAAACCCCAGAAAATTTCCCTCATTTGCCTCAAATCAAATTCGGGTTTAGCGTAAATGCTCACATCTAAACTTTTATTCAAACCTTGATAAATTTGGTCCATTTGTAACCAATCAAATTCAGGCCTTGCATACCATGATACATCAATTCCGCTTATTACGCCTGCCTTTATTACTTCTTTTTGTTCAATTTTAAAATAATAATTTGAAATTGCTCCATAATAAGTTTTCATTTGTACTGCATTCATTATTTATTACCTTCTTTTTATATCTTCTTTTACAAAACAATTATACAATATTTTTCTTTTCTTGTCAATGGATATTTAAAGTTTTAAAAGCTATTATTTTGTCTGTAGATTGCACGTAGACGTTAAAATCTGTATTTATGATGAATTATACATAAATTAGAAAAATGGTATTTTTCATACTCAATAGATAGTACGTATTATGGTTCAAAATTGCATCTACAAAAAATAAAAATGAAAATTTTTTATTTTTGAGGTAAATAAAAAGAGGTCTCTAATGAAACCTCTATTTCTTATATTAATTTTAGTTTATTTCTTTTTACTATTCTTCTTTTTTTCTTCTAGTTTCCATCTTATCTCTTCCATTTCTTTATTGTTAATATTGGGATTTAAATAAGAACTAACATCTAAACCTTGTTCTAAACCTAAACGAATTTGTCTTATTTGTTCAGCATTATATTCAGGTTTAGCATAAAGAGATACATCTAAACCTTGTTCTAAACCTTTACGAATCTCAAACATTTGACCGGAATCAAATTCATCTTTTGCATAAATACTAACATCTACACCATTTTCTAGACCTAAACGAATCTGTTGCATTTGCCAATCGTTAAATTCAGGTCTTGCATACAAATTAGTATCAATATTATTTTGTAATCCTAAACGGATTTCTTCCATTTGTTTATTGTTAAATTCAGGTTTAGCATAAGTAGAGACATCAATGTTATTAATTAAACCTGATTTTATTTGTCTCATTTGTTCAGATGTAAATTCAGGTTTTGCATACAATGAAACATCAAGATTATTAGTTAAACCTGATTCTATTTGAGCCATTTGTTTATAATCAAATTCAGGTTTAGCATAAATAGAAACATCAATACCTTTTTCTAAACCTTTTTTGATTTCTTCTCTTTGCCAATAATTAAATTCTGGTTTGGCATATAAACTTACATCAATGTTCCTTTCTAAACCTTGACGAATTTGTCCCATTTCAAGATTTCCAATCTCGGGTTTAGCGTAAATATCTACATTTAAACCTTTCCTTAGACCTAATTTTATTTGGTCCATTTGAGAAGATTCAAATCTCGGGTCAGCAAATTTTGAAATATCTACTCCCTCTTTTATTCCATTTTTTATTGATTCCATTTGGCTCTTAGTAAAATCTTTTTTCTTTAAACTTTTATAAATTTCTTTATTTCTAGCTGCTATTTCATTCTTTTTATCAGCGTAATCTTGAGCATCTTGTATATTTGAAAAATGCTGGCTTGAATCTCCTAATGGGCAATTACCTTCTTGTGCTTTACATAATCCAGGTGTACCATCTTTCTTTACATGATATTTTGCCATTTATCTCACCTCTTGTTTTTTGAAAATATCAAATCTGAACCAATAAAAAGAGGTCTCAATAGAAACCTCTTTTTTATATATTATTTTTTACTTTCTAGTTCTTTTCGGATTTTTCGCATTTCTTTCCAATCAATAGTTGTGTTTGAATAAGAAGAAACATCTAAACCATCTTCTAATCCCAAACGAATTTCTAGCATTTGTTCCCAACTAAATTCATCTGTAGCATATAAGGAAACATTCAGTCCTTTTTCAATACCTAAACGAATTTGAGCCATTTGTGAAGAATCAAATTCAGGTTTAGCATAAAGAGATACATCTAAACCTACATCTAATCCCAAAAAGATCTCAATCATTTTCCAATATGTATATTCAGGTTTAGCGAACCAAGTTACATCAAAACCATCTTCTAAACCTAGGCAAATCAGTTGCATTTGTTTATAATCATATTCAGGATTAGCATACAATGTTACATCTAGGTCCTTTTCTAAGCCTAAACGAATTTGTTTCATTTGTTCCCATTCATATTCAATATTAGCATAAATAGAAATATTTAATCCATCTTCTAGTCCAATTCTGATTTCTTGCATTTGTGCCCAATCAAATTCAGAGTTAGTATAAGAAGAAACATCTAATTTCTTTTCTAATCCAAATCTGATTTCTGCCATCTGAAATTCATCAAATTCTTCTTTAGCGTAAACTGTATAATCAATTTTGTTTTTATATCCCAAATAAATTTCTCTTAATTGTTCATCTGTAAAAATACCTGAATAACTATTGAATTTCCCTGCATCTTCTTGATTATTAAATTCAAAATTCCCTACTTTATATGTTTGTGATTTGGACATTTTTATTTACCTCGTATTGTTTTTCTTTATGTATTTATTATACAATTTTACTTTCCGTTTGTCAATGGAAAAGCAGAGATAATTTTAAAATAAAAGCTTACATCAAAACCATTTTCTAAAGCTTACCGAATAAGTTTTATTTGAGTATTATCAAATTCAGATTTTGCATATATTGTTCCATCTAGAATTGTTACATCTAGACCTTTTTCTAAGCCTAAACGAAATTTTTTCATTTGAGATGCTTCAAAAATAGATTTTGCATAAATAGAGACATCAAGATTTTGCTTCAATCCTGTTCTAATTTGTTTCATTTGACCTGAATTAAATTCACTTTTAGCATAAATTTCTACATTGAGATTTTGTTCGAGACCCTTACAAATTTGCATTATTTGTTCATAATCAAATTCTGGCTTAGCATACCATGAAGCATCAAGACCTTTTCCTAAACCTTCACGAATTTGTTCCATTTGTAAATAATTAAGCTCAGAGTTAGCGTAAACAGTTACATCAAGACCTTTTTCTAAACCCAAACGAAGCATTTTCATTTGTACCCAATCAAACTCTGGCTTAGAATAAATACTTACGTCTAAACCTTCTATTAATCCATAAATAATCTGCCGCATTTGATGAAAATTAAATTCAGCATTAGCATAAAAACGAACATCCAATTTACTTTCTAAACCAGACCTGATTTGTTCCATTTGGTCTTCATTGAACTCAGGTTTAGCATACATTGAAACATCAATTTTACTTTCTAATCCATAACGAATTTCTCTCATTTGTTTTTCATTATATTCAGATTTTGCGTAAATTCTATAATCAATTCCATTTTTATATCCTAAATATAATTCTTTTAATTGCAATCTACGAAAAATGCTTAAATATTCATTGAAACGTTCTGCATCTTTTAAATTATCAAATTCAAAATTCTCTAATCTGTAAATATGTTTAATTTTTGCCATTTCCTTACATCCCTCATTAAATTTATTTAAATTAATTTTCTTCGTCTGGAATCTCGTACATTAAACAAAGAGCTTCATAGTAATCACTTTCATGAATCCCGCAGTCTGCAAAACCTGAAATATTTCCTTGAAATTTGAAATCTTTAATTTTAATATTTGGATTTTCTTTCAACCATTCATTTACTTGTTTTTCAGTTGAAATATATGGATTGTATTTTGCCTCAAAAAGTTTGAATTGAATCATATTTTTATTTTCTTCTTTCTTTTCTTTCCAACTCAAATTAGGGATTGCATAATATTACCTAATTTTGTTTTTTCTAAGAATTAACCAATAACTGCTTTTTTTTGACGGTTTAAATTCCAACGAATCTTTCTCATTTCTTTCCAATCAACACTTGGATTTAAATAAAGATTAACATCAAGACCTTGTTCAAGACCTAGACGAATTTGTTCCATCTGTTTACCTGAAAATTCTTGTTTTGCATACAATGCAGCATTAAGATTTTGTCTCAAACCAAAGAAAATTTCTTGCATTTGAGAAGTGCTAAATTCAGGTTTAGCGTAAAGTTTAATATTAAACCCTAATTCTAACCCTAGGCGAATTAATAACATTTGCTCCCAATTGTATTCAGCTTTAGCATAAATAGAAATATCTAAACCTTTTTCTAGACCTTGACGGATTTCACTCATTTGACCATAATTGTATTCAGGCTTTGTATAAACACTTACATCTACACCTGATTCAAGACCCAATTTAATTTCTACTTTTTGGTCTTCATCAAAATTGTATTTAGAAATGAGTTCATTATAGATTACTTCTTGCTCTTTATTCATAATTTGTTACCTCTTTTGTTTTTCTTTATATTTTAATTATATACCATTATTTTATTTTTGTCAATAGCAGAAACAAAAAAAATAAAAAATAATTTTTTGTCGGTAGATTTAACGTAGACATAAAAATCTGTATTTATGATGAATTATACAGAAATTACAAAATCGGTCATTTTTACATTCAATAGATAGTACGTATTATGATTGAAAATTACATCTACGAAAAATCTAAATTAAAATTTTTGTTTTTAAAAATAAAAAAAATGAGATTAAATTAATTATCTCATTTTTATGTTGAAGATGAATCACTCTCATAAATAAAACTACTATAAGTTGGAAATATAAAAACAGATATAAATAATTCTTTAGGGTCTAACATTGAAACCTTTTCCTTGTTGAAATATATCCTTGGCTTATATTCCAAATAATCTTCATATTTCAATATATAATATTTTATATATCTTTCAAAAAATAAATTATAATATTTTAATTCTTCTTCCTTAATCTCCAGTTCAGTACCTTTCAATTCCTCTATAAAAAAATTAGCATTTATATCTAATCCAGGATTTTTCTTTATATTCCGAATTTCTTTATGCCTTATTATTATATCTTTCAAAAATAGAAAAATAATAAAAACAAAAAGTAAATAAAAAAAGTCTCTAAATATAAAAGTAAAAATTAATAAAGAAATAAAAGTTAAAATTCTTAGCATTGAATTTTTCTTCTTTACAGATAATTCATTGAAATTCTCAACCCTTATTTTTTCTATTTTATTTAATCTCCTATAATCAATATCTTGAATTATCTTTTGATTCTTCCTATATTCTATATCTTGAGGCTTAATAAATAAACTATTTGTAGATAAATTATTCTCTAAGCTAAAAATAAAATCTTTATTATCTGGAAATCTTTCAACGCTATCCCATATTTCCTCTAAACTTAATTCTTCTGCTGTTCTTTTTTTATAATAACTTATAGCACCCTCAGATAATAATGCAACTTCCCCATTCCAAGATGAAAAGTTTTTTATCCCATAATATCTCTCAAAAAATTCTTTTAATTTTATTTCATCTTCTATTTCTATGCCTTCTTTATCTAATTCTTCAATTAACCTATTATAATATTTATCCTTGTTTTTTATAAGTCTGAAAAATGAATAAAACAAAATACCAGGTAACAAAAAACCCATAAAAAATAAAGCTGGAATTAATAGAAATATAAAAATAGAATCCCTAATTAAAGAAACTAAAATAGTAATTAACAAGAATATAACTATTATAACTGATGAAGCTTTAGACCTATTTATATCCTTATGCTTTTCTATTCTATTTTCATAAATCCATATTATTTCTTTTAACTTTTTCTTTTCCATAATTTTTAACCTTAAACAATAATTATATTTTTCAAAATATCAAACTCAATATTGATTTTTGTCCGTAGATTCAACGTAGACATAAAAATCTTTATTTATGATGAATTATTCACAAATTACAAAACCGTTCATTTTTACATTCAATAGATAGTACGTATTATAATTCAAAATCACATCTACGAAAAATAAAAATGAATTTTTTATTTTTCAAGTAAAGAAAAAGAGGTTCCATAAAAACCTCTATTTTATATTCTATTTTTTAGATTCTAGATTCTTTCGGATTTTTTGCATTTCTTCCCAACTAATACCTGGATTTAAATAGCTAGAAATATCAAGACCTTTTTCTAATCCAAACCTTATTCTTTGCATTTCTTCATAATCAATATTTGGATTTAAATAAGGGGTTACATCAATACCATGTTCAAGCCCCAAACGAATTTCTAACATTTGTAAATCATTAAATTCTGGATTAGCATAAATTGATACATCCAATCCCTCTTCAAGTCCTCTACGAATTTCATACATTTGACTGCTATTAAAACCAGAGTTAGCATAAATAGTATAATCAATTTTGCTCTCCAAACCACAACGAATTTCTCGCATTTGTCCCCAAGTAAATTCTGGTTTTGCATAAATGGAAATTTTAATTTTATTTTCTAATCCAATTCTTATCTCTTCCATTTGTGCCCAATTGTAAATCGGTTTAGCATAAACAGTAACATTTAAACCTTTTTTTTAAACCATAACTAATTTGGTTTTTTTGAGCATTATCAAATTTATATTTAGATAAAATCTCATTATATAATTTTTCTTGTTCAGGCTCCTCAAAATATAATCAAATATAAAATTTTATATTAATCGGATAATTCGTACTTTTAACCTTGTTACAGGTCATTGAAGTCTGGGTTGGCCCTGTTATATTTTGAATAACTCATTATTTTACTAACTCACTACTACTTACAAATATATTCTAACAACCCTTTAGCCATTTATATAAAAATATAAATTTTTTGTATCGAGGTGTTTATCGATCTAAACTCAAAAGTTTTTCACATAAATCCTTTGCGGAAATATACTCAAACTTTTATCCTCAATTTTAATTATATATTATTTTTGTGCTAATTTTTCATAATATGCTTTTACATATTCTGGTTTTGAATCTAATTTAATTTTAGATTCATTTTTTCTATCACGAATATTAACACTAGCATTAATGTCAGCATTCATTTTACCATGTTCTCCACAAGTGAAAGTTTCGTTATTACGTTTTCCAAATTTTTTACAAATATGGCAAATTTGTGAGGTATATGCAGGATTTACTACTGTTATTTTTATTGTATTTTTCTCACAATAAGCTTCTAATCGTTCAATTATATAACCCTTTATCCATGTATTAAAACGATTACGTTGCCTTCCTGAAAACATCTTGTCCTTATCACTCTCCCAAGTTAAATCCTCTCTTATTATTTCTCTTAATTTTTCATTTTTTACCATATCTCTTATGGCTTTATTCACTATTGATTTACAATGTTCTTTTCTTTTTCTTAATCGTTCTTTATACTGTTTATTTGACAAATTATTATTTAATATATTCTCCGCTTTTTCGTAATTACCATCATATAATTCATTGTAATATTTAGACCATAATCTTGATTTATTTGGACGTCTCATTTCGTCTGAATAAGTATAGAAATACTGCGTACTATTCATCCCGTATGTATTTCCATTTGACAATGATAATATATCTCTCATTCCTAAATCAAGGCCTAATATTGCCTCATTTTGAGAATAACTTCTTACCCTCTGTGTAAATGGCGCTAATATCTCTAATTTATCATCAGGTAATATACGAATCTGTATTGAGCGTTTGTCCTTATTAAATTTTGTCTTCATTTTGGCAGTAATACGATTACCTCTATTTGCCATTGTTGTTGTAATTTTGATTACTTTATTAGTTTTATCAGAAGCTAATAATCCATAATTATTTTTAGTTAAATAAACATTGTTTGAATTACGAATTTTAGATACTTTCACTTTATATTTTCTAACATATCTACGGATTAGATTATTAAGTTTTTTAGTATTAACAATTCCATTAAATTGTGATAAATATTTATCATTCTTATAATCTATAGTACCTTTTCTATTTAATACTATATGCAAAAACTCAGGTATTTTTAGAATTGTAAAAATATATCTACGGTCTTCTTTTGTTAAACCTTCATTATTTCTTGCTGCTGAACGTACTTTCTTTAATTTGGCTCCAATTACTTTTTATGTTACCTACTGCTTTATTTATCATTGCATTTTTATATTCAAAATTGATAGATCTTATATATTCCATTTCTGCAATAACTTTTTTACGAACATCTGTCCGTTTACTTTCTTTTACTAATAAGAAATTTTTTATCCCTGAAATAGAATCTGTTATGTGATTGTATGTTCGTTTTTGTTCAAATGCTACCTCTTTTAACAAATCTATATCTTCTTTATTTTGTAATTCTAATGGTATTATTTGAACTCTCGAAATCTTTCGCTTCTTACTCATTGTCTGATTTCTCTACTTCTGTCTTTAATTTGGTCTTATACGTCCTTAAACCATGATGTCTTGCACTAAATACTGTTACAATACTTAACAAATCTTCTGCTAATTCTTGTTCAGGTGATGTTGATTTTTGATTTAATACAACAATTTCTGTCCCGTATTTCTTACAATATTCCTCAAACCATTCAAATCCAAATCTTACAAACCTGTCTTTATATGTTACATATATTGTATCTATCTCTTCTTGTCGAACCATCTCCAACAATTTATTCCATTGTGGTCGTTCATAATTCAATCCTGAACCTATATCACTATATACTTCGTCTATTATAACGCCCTTTGCATTTGTATATACGCTAATAAATTCCTCTTGATTTTCTATACTGCTTTTTTGCTTCTGTGAAGATGCTCTACAGTATGCAACATTCTTTCTACCACTTCGTTTGATTTTACTACTTTCTAATAGGAATTGCTCTAACTGCTCCTCAGTATAAAAACGTCTATTGTTAGGGTTTCTATGAGCAACAAGAATACCTTCTCTGTCCCATCTTTGTAATGTGCCTACTGTACAGCCTACTAATTTTGCAAATTCTTTTGGTTTATAACTACGTTTAATCATAATTATATTTTACCCTATTTATTTTGATTTTGCAATAAAAAAATACTTTTTTATATTTTTTATTTATGTTGTAATTCAGAATTTTTTACAAATTCCATCTCCATTTTTATTTACCTCATATCTTTCTTTACATTTTAATTATATAATTTTATTTTGTATTTATCAATTGAAAATCAAAAAAGAAAAAATATTTTTGTCTGTAGATTTAACGTAGACATAAAAATCCATATTTATGAAATTATACAGAAATTAAAAAAATCGGTCATTTTTACATTCAATAGATAGTACATATTATGTTCGAGATTTGCATCTACGAAAAATTATAAACAATCTTTTTTATCTTATTTGATAATATGTTCTTATCCTGAATTTTTATTTATATTTTCTATATTTTACTATTGACAAATTAATATAAACATGATATATATATTATATATTAACTTATCGAAAGAGGTCTCATAAACATGGAACTTATTATTCTTTTTATCCAAATTATTGTTGTTGTATCTATTCTTATCCTGCTATTCTTTTGGTTCTTGAATTTTGCTCTCGCTAATTTTCTTTTTATTAGCATAATTAACTTCTTCCTTATTAAATTATTTATTATTAAAAAAAAATTCTTATCCTAATCCTAATAATTCCTTAATTGCTAAATCTATTAATATCCTTACTATTATTAATATTTTTACTATTTTATTTTCTATCCTATATATTTTACATCTTCCTGTATTCTCTGTTTTCTCTATCCATCTCTGGCTTATCCTGTTCTTTAATGCTTATCTCCCTATTAAAAATCTTCTTATCTGGAAATCTATTAAATCAAATTAATTATAATTCTTTTGAGCTACATCTAAAATTGTAGCTCTTTTTTGCTATTTATTTTTATGTTTAAGCAAACTCTTAAATTTATTTGATATGTCATTTAAACTCTTGGCTATAATGATAACCTATGTCACCCTTTAAGAAAAACTTTAACCGATTCAAGATTTTTAAGATGTTTTTCATTATATAAATTCTATTTATATTAATTAGGTTATATTTATTTTATTATCTAATTAAGAATATATATAATATACCACCTCCTCCGGGCGAAAAAAATTTTTTGATGTAACGTTACAGATAAGAACAAAATAAAGACAAAAAATAGAGGTAAAAAATAAATGGCAAGAAAATTAGGAAGAGAATATTTCTATAAAACAATCGAAGAAAAAATAAAAAATTATCATAATAAAAATACAGATATTTTGACTAATAATCTTATAAATCCTTACTCAGATTATAGAGAAATAAACCTTGAAGAATACTATAAAATTTTATTTGGTAGAAATGAAAAATATTTAAATTCACAATTTTCAGATATAAAAATTGAAGAATTAGAATTGCCATTTGAGACAAAAATAGGCGAATCACAAATTGAAAATAAATATATATATAATTCAATATTAATTGATTTGAAAAAAGGAGCAAAGAAAAAAAGTAATAATTGGATTATAACTAAAGATTTAAAGGAATTAGAAAATATAAAAGGTAAGGATTTTGTAATAACAGCACCTGTAACTTATGTTGGAAGAAATAGAAATGGGAATAATGCTAGACATTTATATGCTTTTACAATAGATTTAGATTATGTTGGTTCAGAAGAGATAAGAGATTTCTTTCATCAAATTCAAAATCATTTAATACCTAACCCTAATTTAATAACAAACAGTGGGAATGGATTACATATAACTTATTTATTAGAAGAACCTTATCCTTTATATAAGAGGTCTAAAGAAATATTAAATATACAAAAAGAAATATTAACCATGGCAATTTGGAATGATTATACCAGCAGGGTAGAAACAAGACAATTTCAAAATATATTACAGGGTTATAGGGTACCTGAAACAAAAACTAAATTTGGAACGGAAGTAAAAACATTTTTAAATCTAAAAAGTAATTATTGGACAATTGAAAGTTTAAATAATTTTTTAGATAAAAGAATATATGGTGTAGAAGGTTTAGATAAAAATTTAATTAAAGAATTGATTATGATAAAGAATAATCAAATTAGATATACATCCAAATTAGAAGAAGCAAAAGAAAAATGGCCTGAATGGTTTCAAGATAGAATTATAGATAAAAAACCTAGAAAATATATGCAATACCATGAAGGTTTATATAATTGGTGGTTTGAAATTTGTAAAAATAAAAATAAAGAAAATAGTAAAAAAATAAAAGTTGGCCACAGGTATTTTTGTGCATTGGCGCTGGTTTCTTTTGCAACTAAATGTAAAATTCCTAAAGAACAAGTAAAAAGAGACTTATACTCATTATTAGAGCCATTTGAGGCATTAACAAATGAAGATGATAATCATTTTGTTAAAGGGGATATTGACGATGCCTTGAAAATTTACGGTACAGATAAAGCTTATAAATTTAAACGGGAATATATAGAAAAACAATGTGCTATAGATATACCAAAAAACAAAAGAAATGGTAGAACAAGAGAACAGCATTTAAAATTATTACACGCTACAAATAAATTTAAAAAAGAAATGGGAATACCTGTAACAAGAAAACCAGCCCAAAGAAAAACACCTGTTCAAGATAAAATTAGGGAATACTTAAAAAATAATCCTCAGAAAAGGCCATTAAAAGATATTGCTGAAGAGTTGAATATATCTTTAAGAACATTAAAAAATAATTATAGTAAAATTAAAAATGAGATAGAATCAGAAAAGATAGGTAATTCTAATTCTTTCATTTTAAATAATACAGAGAAAATTTTATATAATATTTTATTTGAAAATCCTGAAATGAACAAAACAGAATTAAGTAAAGCCTCAGGTGTTGGTTATAAAACAACATTAAGATATTACGATAAGATTAAACATTTAATTGAATGTGAGATTAAATGGAAAGAAAGACATTCATCAAGAAATAAATAAAAAGAAGAAATAGTTTAATTGCTATTTCTTTTTTCTTTATCTATTATCTGTTTTATTTTTAAATAATATTTTGAAACAGTATTATAACCTATATTTGTTATTTGAGATATTTGATTTTTATTTAAATCAGGATTCTCAATCAAGGTTTTAAAAATAAAAAATTCAGATTTATTTAATTCATCTGTATATTTAGCAATAAAAACATTTTTAGGGTATTTTGATAAAAAAATTTCTTTCTCTAATTTTTCATAATGTACTTTAATTGTTTCTCTTGTAAAATTTAATTCTTTTGCTAAATCAGTTAATTTTTTCTTTTTTCCATCTTGATTATTTAATAAGTATTCTTTTAATTTTATTCTGGCTTTAGAAGGTTTATTTCTTGTTTCTTTTCCTATTAAACCTAATTCTTTTTTCCTTTTTCTTTCTGCGTTCACTATTTTAATATGTTCTTGTCTTGTTCTTCCATTTCGTTTTCTTTTTGGTATTTCAATTCCACACTGTAAAGCTATATAATCCCTTTTGAATTTATAAGCTTTATCTGTTCCATATATTTTTAGAGCTTCTTCAATATCGCTTTCTAAAAATGGATTATTATCAGCATATTTTAAATTATTAAATATTGGAATTAAAGAATGTAGATCCTCAATTAATTTATTTTTAGGAATTTCGCATTTAGTAGCAAAAGAAACAAGAGCCAATGCACAATAATATCTATGACCTACTTTTACTTGTTTATTTTCATCTCCACCCTTACATATTTTCAGCCACCAATTATATAATGCAGGATTAAACTTTATATATTTTCTAGGTTTCTTATCAATAATTCTATCTTGGAACCAATCAGGCCATTTTTCTTTCATTTCATCTAAAGTTAAAGAAGTAAAAACTTTATTATGGCGTTTTCTTATATCTTCAATAGTACCACTATAGAAATAAGGTTTCTTCTTGAATTGAGATTTAGCATTATCAAGATTATCGAAAGATTGAGTAAGAAATTTCAGGTTAGAGAATAATTTTTTAGACCCGTATCTTGCATAAAGACAGATTTCATCATCTTTAAATTCATGTTCTTTAAAATGAGAATCCCAAATGAATAGAATATTTTTATTTAATTTTTTAGCGAGGTCTCTTTTTAATTCATGGATTTTTTCATGCTTTTCGGTACAATGGGTAAAGAGCGTATTTAATTCTATAAACAAATTATATTTTGGAAGATAGAAATCCATAAAGCGATTTACATTGAGATCTAGTTTTGAATATTTTTGATTTTCTAGTTCGTTTTTTAAGAGACTTTTAATAGTTGAATTTTTAATTTTAAATTCGGGTTCAAATTGGATATTAGCTTGATTAAGGAAGTCAGCGAATATAGTAGAGAAGAAACTGGATTTAGTACCTTTTTTATCATTCATGGATAGACCTTTTTTATTTTTATTATATAATATTTTTGGTTGTAGGTCAAACTTATAAATTGTCTGTAGATTCCACGTAAACGTTAGATTTCGTATTTATGATGAATTATACATAAATTAGAAAAATGGTGTTTTTCGTGGTTAATAGATAGTACGTATTATGGTCGAGATTTGCATCTACGGAAGATTTAAGGTAAGATTTTTTATTTTTGAGGTAAATAAAAAGAGATCTTGTTTAAGACCTCTAAATTATATATTATTTTTTACTTTCCATTTCCAGCTTAATTCTTTGGATTTCGGCAAACCAATCAATATTTGAATTATCAATATTCTTTTCTAGTTCTTTACGGATTCTTTCCATATCTTCAGCTTTAATATTAGGATCTGAATAAATTTTAACATCAAGATTCTTTAGTAGACCCAAACGGATTTCTTCCATTTGATACCAAGTATATTCAGGTTTAGCATAAATGGAAACATCAAGATTCTGTTCAATACCTTTTCGGATTTGAATCAATTTGTATTCAGTAAAATCAGGGTTAGCAAAGTTTGAGAGGTCAATATTATAATTCTCAAAAGCTTCACGGATAACTTTCATTTGATAAGCATTAAATTTTGGATTAGCATAGGATTCAACGATAGGTACTTTTCTTGCTAGGCCATAGAGGATTTGTTTCATTTGTTCCCAATTATAATCTGGTTTCGCATAAATAGAAACATCAACATTGTTTTCTAACCCGAGATAAATTTGATTCATTTGATAATCGTTAAATTCAGGTTTATTGTAAATACTTACATCAAATCCTCTTTCTAATCCTAAACGAATTTGTAGCATTTGTTGGCAATTAAATTCAGGTTTAGAATACAAGGAGACATTTAGTTTTTCTTCTAGCCCAATTCTGATTTCTTCCATTTGTTTAAAATCAAATTCAGGGTTAAGATAGGATTTATAATTAATTTTACTTTTATAACCTTTATATAGTTCTTTTAATTGTTTTTTATTAAAGGATTTCGAGTATTTATCAAAAGTTTCAGCATCTTGTAAATTATCAAAAAGAAGAGTGCCAACTTTATAAATATGTTCAACTGTCATTTTTTATTACCTCAATAAATATCTTTCAATTTAATTTTTAGTTAAACTTAGTCTCATTTCTCGCATTAAACCCCATGGGTGTTCAGGATTAGCATAAATTGAAATATCTAAACCTTCTTTGAGACCTAAACGAATTTCTTGCATTTGTGAATCTGTAAATTCTTCTTTGGCATAAATTGATACATCTACACCTTCTTCTAGGCCTAATCGAATCTGTTGCATTTGCCAAAAATCAAATTCAGCTTTAGCATAAACACTTACGTTTAATTCCTTTTCTAACCCAAAACGGATTTCCCACATTTGATAAGCATCAAATTTAGGATCTGCATAAATTGAAACATTTAGGCCTTGTTTTAAACCTTCAAGAATTTGTTGCATTTGTTCAGCAGTAAATTCGGGACGTGCATAAATGGTAATATCTAAATCATCAATAATTCCATAACGAATTTGGTCTTCTTGAGCATAATTAAAATTATATTTTGAAATAATTTCATTATATAATTTTTCTTGTTCTGCATTTTTTACAAATTTCAATCCCATTTTTATTTACCTCTTGTTTTTCTTTATGATTTAATTATACAATACTATTTTCTAATTGTCAATAGAAAAAATAAAAAAATAAAAAGTAAATTTTTGTCTGTAGATTCAACGTAGACGTTAGATTTCGTATTTATGATGAATTTACGGAAAATAGAAAAACGGTGATTTTTGTGGTTGATAGATAGTACGTATTGTGGTCGAGGTTTGCATCTACGAAAAAATCAAGGTAAAATTTTTTATTTTTGAGATAAATAAAAAGAGGTCTTAAATATGACCTCTAAAATTTTCTTATTTTAATTTTAACTCTAATATTTTACGGAGATGTTTCATTTGTTGCCAAGTAAATTCTGGATTAGCGTAAATAGAGATATTCAAATTCTTTTTTAATCCAACTCTAATTTCTCTCATTTGTTGCCAAGTAAATTCTGGATTTAGATAAACATTAATATCTAATTTATCTTGTAACCCTAAACGAATTTGATTCATTTGATAATCATCAAATTTTGGGTCAGTATAATCAGAAACATCTATATTATGTTTAATCCCCAAACGGATTTCACGCATTTGTAAATCATTAAATTTAGGATTTGCAAAGATAGAAACATCAATATTATTTTGTAGTCCATAATAGATTTCGTGCATTTGCTTATAGTTAAATTCTACTTTTGCATAAAGAGAGACATCTAAATTTTGTTTTAATCCAGAACAAATTTCTTGCATTTGTTGCCAATCATATTCAGGTTTAGCATAAATTTCAACATCAATACCATATAAAAGCCCAAATTTAATTTGGTACATTTGTTCTGGAGCAAATTCAGGATTAACATAAATATCTACGTTAAGATTCTTTTCTAGACCTTGACGAATTTCTTTCATTTGTCTCCAAGAAAATTTAGGATTTGCATAAATGGAGACATTTAATTCAGAACTTAAACCCCAACGAATTTGTTCCATTTGTCTAGAAGTAAATTCAGGTTTTGCATACAAATTAGTATCAAGATTCTTTTGTAATCCCAAACGAATTTGTTCCATTTGTAAAACATTAAAATCAAGATTAGCATACAAACTTACATTTAAGTTTTCTTCAATTCCAAAACGAATTTGTTCCATTTGTTTCCATGTAAATTCTGGATTAGCGTAAATTGTATAATCAATTTCAGATTGATAGCCAAGATAAATTTCCTTTAATTGTTCCTCTGAAAAATTATTAAGATATCCTTCAAAATTTTCAGCATCTTTTAAATTATCAAACTTAAAATTTCCTACTGTATAAATTGTTTCAGCAATAATCATTTTTGTTTTACCTCTATTTTATAAGTTCTTTTCCAGTTAGTTCATTTATTATTAATCAAATTCATTTTCATCATACTCAAAAATGTTAATTCCATAATTAGAATCTAAATATTCAACTAAATTTTTAAGAAATTCTTTTGAAGTTTGATTTTTAAAATCAGACAGATTAGTAAATAAATAATCAATAATAATTGAAATTGATTTATTAGATTGATTATTCATTAAATTAGACCTGAAATATTTATAATCATTTCGGTTTTCAAATTTAATAATTAATTCAATTTCTGGACCTTCCCATGAACCCGGACAAGTATCACAAATCTGTTCATAATAAGCATCCTTATAAATTGGTTGAATTTCTAAAACTTTATCATCTTTCAAATCAAACATTGTTTTACCTCTATTTTATAAGATATTTTTTACTTTCTAGTTCTTTACGGATTCTTTCCATTTCTTCCCAATCAATACTTGGATTCAAATAAGGAGTAACATCTAACCCTTTATTTAATCCTAATTTAATTTGTTTCATTTGTGAGACATCAAAATCAGGTTTAGCATACAATGTAACATCAGATTTTTGTTCTAAACAATATCTAATAAATTGCATTTGTTGCCATGTAAATTTAGAATTAGCATATAATGAAACATTAAGATTCTTTTGTAATCCCAAACGAATTTCTTCCATTTGAAATTCACTAAATTCTACTTTTGCATACCAAGATACATCTACATTTGATTCTAGACCTTTTTTAATTTGTTTCATTTGACCAAGTCCAAATTCAGGATTTGCATACCATGAAACATCTAATTTTTTATATAGTCCAAATCTAATTTGTTGCATTTTTTCATGATTGTATTCAGGTTTACTATAAATTGAATAATCAAGATTAGTTTCATAACCCAGGTAAATTTCTGTAAGTTGTGCATGGTTAAAGTTTTTAAAAAGTTCATTAAAATCAAAGTTTGGCATTTTATTTACCTCATGTTTTTCTTTATGATTTAATTATACACTATTATTTTCTGTTTGTCAATACAAAAAACAAAAAAAATAAAAAGAGATTTCATTCGAGACCTCTTTTTTATATATTATTTTTCGTTTTCAAGTTTTAACCTAATTCTTTCCATTTCCTCTGGGTTAATATTAGGTTTAGCATAACATGAAACATCAATACCATGTAAAAGACCTAATCTGATTTGTTGCATTTGGAAACAATCAAATTCTGGATTTGCATACCAAGACACATCAAGATCTTTTTCTAATCCGTAGCGAATTTGTTGCATTTGCAAGTAATAAAATTCAGGTTTTGCATAAATGGAGACATCAAGATTCTTTTGTAATCCATAATTAATTTGTACTATTTGTGAAGCATTAAATTCAGGTTTCGCATAAGGACTTACGTCTAAGTTTTTTTCTAGTCCTAATCTTATTTCAAACATTTGGTATTCATCAAATTCAGGTTTAGCATATAATGAGACATTAAGATTACTTATTAATCCATATCTGATTTGTCTCATTTGATTAGCATTATATTCAGATTTACTATAAATTGAATAATCAAAGCCAGCTTTATAACCCATATATATTTCTTTTAATTGTTCAAAATTAAAGTTATTAAAAATTTTATCAAAATCAAAATTTTCCATTTTATTTTCCACTTTCTAGTTTTAATCTTATTCTTTCCATTTCATCCCATCTAATATTAGGATTTAAATAAAGTACAACATCTATTCCATTCTCTAATCCTAATCTTATTTGTTCCATTTGTTTATAACCAAATTCAAATCTTGCGTAAATGTCTACATCTATTCCACTATCAAGACCTCTAAAAATTTGATTCATTTCTTTATGACTAAAATCAGGATTAATATAAACAAATAAATTTAAACCTTGTTTTAATCCTGTCCTAATAACTGCCATTTGTTTCCAACTTAATTCAGGTTTAGCGTACCATGATACATCTATACCATCTTCTAACCCTAAAAAAATCATTTGCATTTGTTTGGAACTAAACTCGGGGTTAGCATACAAATTTACATCCAAATTTTTCTTTAGGCCATAACGAATAGAAAACATTTGCATCCATGAAAATTCTGGCTTTGCATAAATACTTACATTTAAATTCTGTTCCAAGCCTAAACGAATTTCTAGCATTTGTTTATAAGTAAATTCAGGTTTGGCATACAAAGAAATATTTAGTTTCTTTTTTAATCCTAATTTGATTTCTTCTTTTTGAGCTTCATCAAAATTATATTGAGAAATTAGTTCATTATAAATTATTTTTTGTTTTCTGCTCAATCTTCTATTTAAGAAATTCAATATATTCATTAGTTATTTCTTACTTTCTAGGGCTAATATAGATCTTTTTGTTGTTATTTCTTAGCTTTTAATTCATCTTCCATAGCCCATAGAATTTTTCTCATTTCGTTCCATGGAATTTCAGGTTTAGCATATACTGAAACATCAAAACCTCGAATTAAACCTTCATAAATTTTAAACATTTGGTCTTTATCAAATTCAGGTGAAGCGTAAATACTTACATCAAATTCTCTCCATAAACCTGAACGAATATGAAACATTTGTGAATTGTTAAATTTAGGATTTGCATACCATGAAACATCTAAACCTAATTCTAAACCTAGACGAATTTCTTGCATCTGCGCCCAATCAAATTCAGGTTTCACATACCAACTTATATTTAATTCACTTTCTAACCCAAGACGAATTTGCTCCATTTGTTGATAATCAAATTCAGGTTTTAGATAAATTTTATAATCAATTTTATTTTTATATCCTAAATAAATTTGTTTTAATTGTCCACCTTGAAAAGATGTTGAATAATCATCAAAAATTTCAGCGTCTTGCCAATTATCAAATTCGAGATTACCTACTTTATAAACTGTTTCAATTGCCATTTTTATTTCCTCTTATGTTTCTTTAAATTATTTTTTCTTTTTGAATTTAATCTTACTCTTCCCTTTTATTGACAGGTTTAGAACTAATGATTTTTTATTATTTATTATTTTCTAATTCTAATCGGATTCTTTCCATTTCTTTCCATTCAATATTAGAATTTAAATAAGCAGATACATCAATATTATTTAGTAATCCTAATCTAATTTGTGCCATTTGTCTATTGTTAAATTCAGTATTAGAATATAATGAAACATCAAGATTTTTATATAATCCTTTACGAATTTCATCCATTTGGTAATAGCTAAATTCTTGATTAGCATACCATGACACATCTAATTTTTCTTTTAATCCATAACGAATTTCAAGCATTTGGTCTTTATTAAATTCTGGTTTAGCATAAATACTTACATCTAAACCTTCTTCTAAACCTTCACGAATTTGCTCCATTTGCCTGTAATTAAATTTAGGAGTTGCATAAATGCTTACATCCAATTTCTGTTGAAGACCCTCACGAATTTGCCACATTTGGTCATAATTAAATTCAGGTCTCGCATAAATCGTATAATTAATTTTAGATTGATAACCAAGATAAATTTCATCTAATTGTTCATCAGCGAAAATATTTAAATATTTATCGAAATTCTCAGCATCTTTTAAATCTTCCAACATAAAATTTCCGACTTGATAAATTGTTTTAGGAATAATCATTTTTTACCTTTTCTATTTTCCCTTATTTAAATTAAATTCCATTTTTGCTTTAATAGAATTTTTATATTCTTCTAGATCCATCTCTAATTCATTACAATAGCGATAAGAATATGAGATCTCCCCATTGTGAGATTTAAATCTGAAAGGTTGACCATTAGGATATGTATCTTTTAAATACCTCAAATACCAGCGTTTATGAAACATTTCCATGGGTGAAAGTTCAGGGTTGGTAAAAGAAGTTACATCAATACCATCTTCTAAACCTCTACGAATTTCTTCCATTTGTTTAGCGCTAAATTCAGGTTTAGCGTAAATAGTATAATCAATTTCAGATTGATAGCCAAGATGAATTTCATTTAATTGTTCTTCAGAGAAAACAGTTAAATATTTATCAAAATTCTTAGCATGTTTTAGGTCTTCAAATTCAAAATTTCCTACTTGATAAATTGGTTTAGTGATAATCATTTTTTTACCTTTTCTATTTTTTGAGCTTGCCTTATAAAATTAAAAATATCTTTTAATATTTCAATAAATCAGGTCTATATTTCATAATTAGACTTTTACGAACGTATGGAGTATAAATAGATCCATCTTTTAATTTTAACAAATAAACTGCTTCATTATAAAATTCATTTAGTCCAATATAAATTAATTTACTTGTTTTTATTAGAGCATCTTTTAAATTTAAATCTTGACCTGTCATAATAGATTCTTTATTCATTGTAATAATTTCTTCATTCATTATTTTTTTAACCTCGTTTTTCTTTATATTCTAATTATATACTATTATTTTCTATTTGTCAATAAAAAAAGTAAAAAATAAAGGTAAATTTTTGTCTGTAGATTCAATGTAGACGTAAAATTTCGTATTTATGATAAATTATACAGAAATTAAAAAATCGGTCATTTTTACATTCAATAGATAGTACGTATCATGGTTCAAAATTACATCTACGAAAAATCAAAATGAAAATTTTTTATTTTTAAAATAAATAAAAAGAGGTTTTGTAAGAAACCTCTATTTTATTTGTTATTTTTTGATTTTAGTTCTTTACGAATTTTTTCCATTTCTTTCCAAGTATATTTAGAGTTTGTATAAATTGAAATATCTAAGTTTTGTTCTAATCCTAATCTTATTTGTTTCATTTGTTTCCATGTAAATTCTGAGTTTGCATAAACAGAGGCATCTAAACCCTTTTCTAGGCCAAAATGGATTTCAAACATTTGTCTCCAATCAAATTCAGGTTTGGCATATAAGCTCACATTAAGTTTCTTTTCTAAACCTGAATATATTTCTTTCATTTGGCTCCAATTAAATACAGTGATTGCATAAAAGGAAACATCCAATCCATCTTCTAAACCCTCACGGATTAGTTCCATTTGTTCAGCATTGAAATCAGGATTAGCATAAATTTTATAATTAATTCCTTTTTTATATCCTTCATATAGTTCTTTTAATTGTCTATCATCAAAAATATTTAGATAATTATCAAAGGTTTCAGCATCCTTTTGGTTGTTAAATTTAAAATTATTTACTTTATATGTTGTTTTTACTTCTACTATAATTGCCATGTTTTATTTACCTCATGTTTTTCTTTATATTTTAATTATATACTATTATTTCCTATTTGTCAATAATAAAAGTAAAAAATACAGGTAAATTATTATTACATAAAAAGAGGTCTCATTCAGGACCTCTATTTTATAAATCATTTTCATCTTCAAGTTTAAATCTAATTCTTTGCATTTTTTCCAATGAATATTCAGGGTTTGCATAAGAAGAAACATCTAAACCTTCATTGAGACCTTCAAAAATTACGTACATTTGTGAACAATTAAATTCTGGGTTAGCATAAATACTTACGTTTAACCCTTGTTCTAAACCTTCACGAATTTTCCTCATTTGGTATTCATCAAATTCTGGTTTTGCATACCAATTAATCTCAAGTTTCTTTTCTAAACCTAAACGTATTTCTTTCATTTGCAAAAAATCAAATTCATGTTTAGCATAGATAGAAACATCAACATTAGATTTAATTCCTAGTGCAATTTCTTCTTTTTCTTCTTCTCCAAAATAATAAGAATTATTTTTATTTATTTCAATATATTTCTTTGCATCTTTTAAATTTGAAAATTCAATATTTCCAACTTTGTAAAATTTTTCAATTTTCATTTTTTAACCTCTATTATTTAAACTAATTTGAATTATTCCTCAATATTTTCTTTAATATATTGAGCAAATTCATCAGTAGGTTCAAAGAAAAAGATACTGATAAAACCTTGAGGAATAGCAAAAGCTGGATCTCCTGTAATAAGTCCATTTTCAATAAGGAACTCTACATATTGAGGTTCATCGCTTCGGATTTGAATGTACTCTGGATTATTTCCATTTTCATCTAGGAAATCACTTTTTACATAACTACTATTGTTAGTAGTAATAGGGCTTCCGTATTCTTCGTCCTCAAAATTAATTAGGACAGCAAGAAAATCAGAGTTTGAGTAGCGAGAGAATGTAATATTGCATTTTTCGTTATTGTAAAGTACGTTTTCAAGTTTCATTGTTTTTACCTTCTTTTCTATTTAATAATTTTATTATATATTATAGTACAATTCCAGATCCAGTAACTTCCAAATCTACTTCATTTACACTTCTTTCACCGTATTTATCTTCTAAATAAAGTGGTTCATTTTCAAGGCCTCGTTCCAAAGCCCATTGATAAAGTTCGTAAGGAGTCATAGTTTTTTACCTCGTTTTGTTTTTCTTTATGTATTCATTATACATTATTATTTTCTTTTTGTCAATACTAAAAACAAAAAAATAAAAAGATTTTTTATCTAAATCCTCTATTTTATATGTTATTGTTAATTTTCAAGACCTCGTTTTAAGTCCAACGATGACCTTGATATTCAATAACTTCTTGCAATTCTTTGATTTCGTTATTAAGTGCATAATAATCTTTTAAAGAAATGTTTTCCAATATTTCTGTTAAATCTTTAATTTTTTCCTTGGTTGCTAAAATATCCAAGTTTTTGATTTCTTCTTGTGCTGTTGCCATGTTTATGAACCTCTTTCTATTTTGTAAATTTACCAGTTTTAAGATTTTTGTAAAGTACAGCATATCCACGTTTTTTACTGTAAGGACAATTATCTTTTGCATATTTTTTATCTTTATATGTTCCCCAAGGTTTCATGTATTTAGAAATTTCTTCTTCACCTAATGTTGTGAGACCATTTTTAATAAGATCCATAATTTCTGATTCAAAAAGATTTGTTTTTGTTTTATCGTAAATCCAAACTTCTATCATTGTTATTTACCTCGTGTTGTTTTTCTTTATGTTTTAATTATATAATATTATTTTCTACTTGTCAATAGAAAAACAAAAAAAATAAAAAATAATTTTTGTTTGTAAATTCAACGTAGACATAAAATTTCGTATTTATGATGATTTATACAGAAAATACAAAATAGTTATTTTTCATAATTGATAGATAGTACGTATTATGGTCAAGATTTGTGTCTACGAAAAATAAAAATGAAAATTTTTTATTTTTGAGATAAATAAAAAGAGGTCTCGAATGAAACCTCTATTTAAAGTTATTCTCCAATGTTTCTATTTATATTTTTTTAGCTTTAATCTTATTCTTTCCATTTCTTCATAATCAATACTTGGGTTTAAATAAGGTGTAACATCAATTCCATTTTTTAATCCTAACCTTATTTCTTGCATTTGCGGAGAATTAAATTCAGGCCTTGCATATAAAGAAACATCTAATTTATCCTCAAGACCTAAACGAATATCAATCATTTGACCAGAATCAAATTCAGGGTTTGCATAAATGCTCACATCAAGATTTCTTTCTAGGCCTCTACGAATTTCAGACATTTGGCTCCAATCAAATTCAGGTTTTGCATACCAAGATACATTTAATTTGTTTTTAAGACCTTCTCTAATATTGAGCATTTGTAAATTGTTAAATTCTGGTTTAGCATAAATACTTACATTTAACCCTTCTTTTAAGCCCATTTTAATTTGAAACATTTGGTATTGTGTAAATTGAGGCTTGGCATAAATTGATACGTCTAATTTTTCTTTTAAACCAGATTTTATTTGGTCCATTTGTTTATAATCAAATTCAGGTTTAGCATAAATAGAAGCATTTAACCCTAATTCTAGACCCTGATGAATTTCACGCATTTGTAACCAACCATATTTAGGGTCCGCATATAAAGAAATATCTAAATTGTAAGCTAAACCAGATAAAATTTCTTCCATTTGACGGTGGTCATATTCTGGCTTAGCATACCAAGATATATCTAAATTATAAGTTAAACCTGTTTTTATTAAATTTCTTTGCTCTACATCAAAATTATATTTAGATATAAGCTCATTGTAAATTGATTGTTGTTCTTCATTCATTATTGATTCTTTCTTTTAATTTAAATTTTATCCTATTTCTATTATATAATATTTATTTTAATTTATCAAACAACAAAATAAAAAAATAAGATTAATTCATCTTATTTTTGTTTTAATAATGTACGTATTTGTTCCATTTCTTCCCAACTGATACCTGGATTTAAAAAACTAGAAACATCCAATTTGTCTTCTAAACCTAAACGAATTTGTGCCATTTGTTCCCAAGTAAAATCAGGTCTAGCAAAAATAGAAACATCAACTTTACTTTTTAGTCCCTCACGAATCTCAATCATTTGGTCTTCATTATATTCTGGTTTAGCATAAATTTTAACATCTAATTTTTCTACTAAACCTCTACAAATAAAATCCATTTGTTTCCAATTAAATTCAGGTTTATTATAAATAGAAACATCAACACCTTTTTCTAGACCTTCTCTAATAATCATCATTTGTAATTTATTAAATTCAGGATAAGAATAGAATGAGACATTTAAATTTTGTTCAAGACCTAATCTGATTTGCTCTAATTGCTCATTATCAAATTTTGGGTTAGCATAATTAGCCACATCAAATCCTTTTTCTATACCTAATCGAATTTCTCTCATTTGTTGAGAACCATATTCAGGTTTTGCGTAAATGTTTACATCAAAGTTCTTTTTTAAACCCATTCTTATTTCGTACATTTGTAACCCATTAAATTCAGGTTTTAAATAAATAGAAACATCAATACCATCTTCTAAACCTCTACGAATCTGCCTCATTTGTTGAAAATCATATTCAGGTTTTGCATAAATGGTAACATCAACATTTGTTATTAAACCTTTAGAAATTTCACTCATTTGGTATTCATTAAATTCAGGTTTTGCAAAAAAAGAAATATTAAGTTTCTTTTCTAGACCTTTACGAATTTCAGACATTTGATTTTCATTATATTCAGGTTTTGCATACCATGATACGTCTAAACCTTTTTCTAAGCCTTCACGGATTTCAAACATTTGGATTAAATTAAATTTAGGGTCGGCATACCAACTTACGTCTAATCCTAAAATTAAACCTCTAATAATTTCTACTTTTTCATTATAGTTAAATTTTTTACCAGATATAATTTTATCAAATTTATCTTTACCATCCCATTTTACATGGAAACCTTTTACTAAAATTTTATCGTAGAGTAATTTTTGTTCTTGATTCATCTAATTGAAACTCCATATTTATAATATTTAATTAAATTTCTATTTTAAAAATAAGAAATTCAAACTTAATCTATAATTGAAATATCAAGTTAAATAAAAAAATAAGATAAATTTATCTTATTTTTTATAAATTTTTAAATGCTAATAATTAAACCTTTTCAATAGTTATAGTTGATTCAGACCAATTTACGTTATTCCAATATCTAATTTCTATAACTTTTCCTTTTTTAATTTTATTATAAATTACCTTAATTAATTCGGATTTATTAGGTTCAGCATAATAATTACTATCAATATATAATTTATTTAAAATAGGATATTTTAAAATCAAAGATAAAATTTGAATCACAGATTTATATTCTTCATTAATTAAAATATCTTTTTCAGCACCTGCATAATTATATCCTCCATAATGAGCTGATTGAATTTCTACTAAATATTTTTCCATTTTATTTTTACCTTCTTTTTCTTTTAATAACTAATAAAGCATATAATCTTTAACTAGTTTAGTTTTTCTATTTCTTTCAGTTTTCCAATAATCTGAAAATGAATTTATCTCATTTATTGCATTATGTAAATCGACAATCTTATCTAAAATTTCTTTAGCTGAAACTGTTAAATAAGGTTTATTTTCTTGTAAAGTTTGGAATATATTATTTGTAATTTTTAGTTTGTTTTCGTTATTTTCTTCTTTGGAAATTAAATCAAGGCAATCTCCTATTGTTAAATCTTTAACTTTAATATTAAGAAATTCATCTTTTGTTAAAATGACCATATTTTGTACCTTATTTTTTACTTTCTAGTTCTAATCTAATTTGTTTCATTTCTTCAGCAGTAATAGCTGGATTCAAATAAAAATTTACATTAATTCCATTTCGTAAACCTAAAAATAATTGTTCCATTTGGTCAGCATTAAATTCAGGTTTTGCGTAAATACTTACATTCAATCCTTCTTCTAATCCTGAACGAATTTCAGACATTTGTTCCCAATTAAATTCTAGCTTCGCATAAATGGAAACGTCTAAATCTTTCTCTAATCCCCAACGTATTTCTTCCATTTGGTCAGCGCTAAATTCAAGATTAACGTACCAACTTACTTCTAGACCATTTTCTAACCCTATTCTGATTTGTTCTTTTTGTTTTTCATTTAATTTTTTTAATGAAATTTCTTGTTTTTCTAGCATTTTGTTTTATCAACTTTCTTTGTTTTCCTTTATATATTTATTGTATAATATTGATTCCTATTTGTCAATAATAAACATAAAATAAAAAGAGGTATTTAATAAAACCTCTATTTTATATATTCTTTTTCATTTATATTTTTCTAGTGTATAAAAAATTTCTTTCATTTGTTCATGACTTAATTCAGGTCTAGTATAAATTGATACATCCAACTCCTGTTCTAATCCATAAAGAATTATTCGCATTTGTTCAGGTGTAAATTCAGGTTTTGCGTAAAATGAAACATCAAGGCCATACTCTAATCCCTTACAAATTTTTTCCATTTGTTCAGGTGTAAATTCAGGGTTTGCATACCATGAAACGTCTAATCCTTTTTCTAATCCTTCACGAATTTCTCGCATTTGTTTATAATCATATTCAGGTTTAGCGTAAATAGAAACATCTAAACCATTTTCTAGACCTAGACGAATTTCCCTCATTTGTGGCCACTTAAATTCAGAGTTTGCATAGATTGAAACATCAATACCAGCTTCAAGGCCCCTACGAATTTCAGAAATCATAACTGGCCCAAATTCTGGACAGATATAATCCGAAACATCAATATTTTTTTCTAAAGCTTTGAGAATACTTCCCATTTGTAAATAATTTAATTCAGGTTTTGCGTAAATACTTACATTCAAACCTTTTTCTAGACCTTTACGAATTTCTTGCATTTGAGTAAAATCAAATTCTGGGGTTGCATAAATTTTATAATTAATTTTATTTTTAATCCCTAAGTAAATCTGTTTTAATTGCTCTTCATTTTTAAATTCATTATAAATTGTATTGAATTTTTCAGCATCTTCCATATTATCAAATTCAAAATTATTTACTTTGTAACAAGTTTCAATTTTAGGCATTTTAATTACTTCCTTTTATAGTTTATTTAAAATTGGAAATTTGAGATATATTAAATTAATAGTTTTAATCTTATTTAACTTAATATATTCATAAATTTCTTTTTTCATTTTTTGCTTTTTAACTGATTCAAAAATAGTAATTTCAATAATATCTTCAGCAGTTAATTCTTTAATGTACCATTCAGGTAAATCTTTAAGAATAGTAGGAACTTCTTCATTAATAAATTTTTCTACTTCAAGGGAAAAACCATCAAAGGTCTCACTCTCAACTCCATAAATCTGTTTAACTTTATCTAAAATTTCAATTTTTGAAATTCTTGGTAATTTTTTACTTTGAGAAATTTTCAAATAAACGTTATCAGTTAAATCTTCCATTGTTTGATAAGATTTATAATAAGAAAGCCAATCTTCTTTATTTAAATTATAAATAATTTCAGATTTAGTAATTCCATAATCCCTAAAATTAATTAAGACTCGCTTATTAATATAATTCTCGCTAAATTGAACTGTAACTCCAATTGTTGATTTACCTTTTTTAGTAAATCCATGTTGAGGTGTTTTTGTTGATAGAATTAAATCAGCTTTTTCACGAATAATAGGCCGAAGATAAGATGCAATTTCCTCCCCTAAGAGTTTCTTTAAAATTGTTTTTTTATCCATTTTTTTTATCCTTTATGCAGTTTGTTTTAATTTCGTTTAGATTTATTCATATTCAATTCATTTTCTAGTTTTTCACGAATTTCAATCATTTGTTTAGTGCTACATTCAGGTTTTGCATAAACACTTACGTCTAAGCCTTTTTCTAAACCTAATCTGATTTGTCTCATTTGAGGCCATCCAAATTCAAGATTACTACTATACAATGAAACATCAAGACCTTTTTCAAGGCCTTCACGAATTTCCGCCATTTGGTAATCGTTGATTTCAGGTTTTGCATATAAGGAAACATTAATTCCAGATTCAAGACCTTTACGAATTTGTTTCATTTGGACCCATGTAAATTCAGAGTTTGCATACAATGAAATATCTAAATTTTGTTCTAAACCTAAACGAATTTCCGCCATTTGGTCAGTATTAAATTTAGATTTTGCATAAATACTTACATCAAGACCCTTTTTTAAACCCCAACGTATTTGTATCATTTGTCCTGCATTATATTCAGGTTTAGCATACCATGATACATCTAATCCTTTTTCTAAACCATCGTGAATTTCACCCATCTGCATTAAATTAAATTCAATTTTAGCATAATAGCTTACATCTAAATTTTTCTCTAACCCTTGACGAATCAATTCCATTTTATAAGAGTTAAATTCAGGCTTTGCGTAAATGGTATAATCAATTTTATTTTTTAATCCAAGATAGATTTCTTGCAATTGTTCTTTAGTTTCAAAATTATCATAGATTTCATTGAATTTTTTAGCTTTCTCAATGTTATCAAATTCAAAATCTTCTACTTTATAACATAATTTAATTTCTCTCATTTTTAATATATCCTTTTATCTTTTAAATAGTTTGTTAAGTAAAATTTTAACTTTTAAATAATTGCTTAATTTGAAATTTTTATCAATTAATGAATGGAAAATCTCATTCATTTCTCCAGCTTTCAAATTTTTAAATGTATAACTTGAAACATTAATACCAGCTTCAAGACCCAAACGAATTTGTCTCATTTGTTCCCAACTAAATTCATCAGTTGCATAAATTGAAACATCTAAATTATTTTGTAAACCTTTAAGAATTTCTGCCAATTCCAAGAAATTAAATTCAGATTTTTTGTAATTTGAAAAATTGAAATTATTTTCTAGCAATAAACGAATAACACCCATTTCCCAATCATTATATTCAGGTTTAGCATATAACGAGACATTAAGATTTTTCATTAAACCAAATCTAATTTGTCTTGTTTGTTTCCAATCAAATTCTGGGTTAATTAAAATAGAAACATCAGCACCTTCTTCAAGAGCTTCTCTAATATTATCCATTTTATGCCAATCAAATTCAGGTTTTGCATAAAGAGATACATCAAATCCACTTTCAAGGCCTAATCTAATTTCTTCCATCTGCCAATCATCAAATTCAGGTTTTGCGTAATAAGAAACATCAAGTCCTTTTTCTAAACCATAACGGATTTCCCTCATTTGAACCCAATAAAATTCAGGCTTTGCATAAACTGAAACATTAAGACCTTGCTCCAAACCTTCACGAATTTGCCACATCTTCTCATAACTATATTTAGGTTTAGCATAAATAGTTACATCTAAAGATTTTTCTAAACCTAATCTGATTTGTCTCATTTGTCTAGAATTAAATTCAATTTTATTATAAAAAGTTACATCTATTTTATTTTCGATACCTTTAAAAATTTCATACAATTGTTTTTCATCATATTTTTTATTTAAATAATAATGAATATTAGAAATATTTAATGTTAATCCATAAATAATAAGGTCAATAATATTATTTTTACTAATTGTTAATTCGGGATATTTTAATAGATATGGTAAAATATTTACTTTTTTCTTAAATCCTGAAATTACTTTATTAAGAAATTTTTTATTTGGAACTTCAAATCCATATTCAATTTCAATATTATAAATTAAGGAATTTCTAATGACTTTCATTTTATAAGAATCGTAAAATTCTTTAGCATAATCTACATTGAGACCTTGTCTGACACCATATCCAATTTCTTTCAATTGAGCCGAATTAAAATTTTTATTTTTAATAAGATATTTAAAATATTCTACTTGTTTTTTATTGTTAAAGATTTGTCCTTTAACTTCATATAAATTTGTATTGCTCATTTTTATTTCCTCTTAAATATTTGGTTTTCCATTTTCAAAATATCCAAATGTTCCACTCACAACTTTAAAAATATATTTTTCTTCTAATAGTTCATCCTCAAATAATTTATAAGTATTTACAGGTTTACCATTTTCAGATACAGATGTTGTGATATGAGGACAAGGAATTTCAAGGAATAAATTTTGGATTGTTTTATTATCTGTTTCAATTTTTGCTACATAAAATCCAGCATTTTCTTCATTCTTTTTGAAATTGAAAATATAAACATCTACTTTTTCGCCTTTTAATTGTTGAAAAATTTCTGCTTCTTCTTTAGATGGTCTAAATTTAAAAGTTACATGAGGGAATTGAATTGTTTTTTCTAATTTTTCTGGAGCTAAAGTTTCAATTACATCCTTATCAAAAAATATACCTGCATAAATCATTTTGTTTTACCTCTTTTATATTTCGTAATTTAATTATATAACATTATTTTCTATTTGTCAACAATAAAACTAAAAAAGAAGTGGTAAAAAATCCCACTTCATTTTTCAATTATTAAAAAGGATAAATTTCACGGATAAATGGTTTTCCTTTGTATTGGATTGAAGCAGAACCAAATTTACGATTTTCATAATTATAGATATCTGAATTTTCAGTAAGAATTAATTTAATTGGAGTTTTATCTCGAGTATAAGTTTGATGATTATCAATAAACTCATTGTCAAATTCTTTTTTAATTGCAATAGATCTGAATTTTTCCAATTCTTTATAATTAAGTAAATTGTAATAATCCTTAATTTCTTGTTTAGTAAATTTTAGATCTTCAAAAGTTAAATTTGGAAATTCATTATTTTGAAAATAATAATAAACAACTCCAGCCAACATATAGACATCAATAAATTTCTTTTCATCTTCAAGTTCAAATCTACCAAAATTATCTGAACGTTTAAATTTAAGATAAGGAGATCCAAAGAATGGAATTACTTCTTTGGGGACAAGCATAGAAACATCTTTTTTGGCAACTTTATTTTCTATTGTTGAGAATTGAAACATACCCATAATTAATTACCTTCATTTCGTTTTTCTTTATGTTTTATTTATATAAATATTTTTTAATAATTATCTAAACTTTTTTCAAGAAGAATTTGAACAATGCCTGAAACATCAACACCTTTACTCAAACCAAAATGAATTTTTTCCATTTGTTCCCAAGTGAAATAAGGTTTAGCATACCATGTTACATCTAGATCCTCTTCCAGCCCACATTTAATTTCAAACATTTGTTCAGCCTTAAATTCTGGATTTGCATAAATTTTTACATTTAAACCCTTTTCTAATCCTGAACGAATCTGTTGCATTTGACCTTCATGAAAATCAGGGTGGGCATAAAAAGTTACATTGAGACCTTTTTCAAGACCCAAACGAATTTCTTTCATTTGAGCAGATGTAAATTTAGGGTCAGTATAAACAGTTACATCAACATTATTATCTAATCCCTCAAAAATTTCTTTTAGTTGTGAATAGTAATATTTAGGCTCTACATTCAAACCTTCATTTGATTTGTTGTTTTGTTTTCTATTTAAAAGTTCTTTTCGGATTTGTTCCATTTCTCTACAGAAAAGAACAGGATTTGTATAATATGAAACATCAATTCCATCTTCTAATCCCAATCGGATTTCTTTCATTTGCAAGTTGCTGAATTTTCGATTTAAATAAAGTTCAACATTAATTTTATTTTCAAGTCCCAAACGAATTTCTTTCATTTGTAAAGCATCGTATCCAGGTTTTGCATAAATACTTACATCAACACCAGATTCTAGCCCTTCCTTAATTTCATCCATTTGTGCTGAATAAAAACCTGATTCTTTATATAAATTTAGGATTGTTTGTTTTTCAGTTTCTTTTTCTTTATTAATTGTTTTCATTTGAATTACCTCTTTTGTTTTTCTTTATGTTTATATTATATACCATTGTTTTATGTTTGTCAATAGTAAAATCAAAAGAAATAAAAAATAATTTTCAAGCGTAGATTGTTTGTAGATTCAACGTAGACGTTAAAATCTGTATTTATGATGAATTATTCAGAAATTGCAAAATTGGTATTTTCATAGTTAATAGATAGTACGTATTATGACTTAAAATCACATCTACGAAAAATTAAAATCAAAATTTTTATTTTTTAAAATAAATAAAAAGAAGTTCTATTAAAACTTCTTTTTTTAGGTCATTTTAAATTTTGAAGATTTAATCTTATTCTTTCCATTTCTTCAGGTTTAATATTTGGATTTAAATAAGAATTAACATCAAGTCCTTTTTCTAAGCCAAGCCTGATTTGAAACATTTGTCTGTAACTAAATTTAGGATTAGCATAAATAGAGACATCAATTCCATTTCCTAGCCCAAATCTTATTTCTCTCATTTGTGTCCAATTAAATTCTGGATTAGCATAAATTGAAACATCAAAATATTGCTCTAAACCTATACGAATTTGCCACATCTGGTCATAATCAAATTCGGGTTTAGCATAAATAGAAATATCTAAACCTTTTACTAAGCCGAAACGAATTTCTTGCATCTGTAACCAATCAAATTCAAGTTTTGCAAAAATAGAAACATCAATTTTATCTTCTAATCCATAACGAATTTGATTCATTTGTTCCCAACTAAATTCAGTTTTAGCGTAAACTAAAACATCAATATTATTTGCTAAACCTGCTCCAATTTCGTACATTTGTTTAAAATTATATTCGGGTTTAGCATAAATAGTTACATCTAGTTCTTGTTCTAAACCTATAAGAATTATTTCCATTTGCTCACTATCAAATTCAGGATTTGCGTAAATAGAAACATCAACATTCTTTTCCAAACCTAATTTTATTTGTTCTTTCTGCAGTTCATCAAAATTATATTTGGATATAATTTCATTAAATAATTTTTCTTTTTTCATTTTTATTGACCTTGTAAGTAATTGTAAAAAAGAACTCTAAGAGGTGTTTTATTTTTTAATTTCAACATATCTTCTCTATGTTTTTGCATTTCTCTCCAATCAATAGTAGGATTTAAATAAATAGAAACATCAAATCCATGTTTAAGACCAAGCCTAATTTGTTCCATTTGTGCCCAAGTAAATTCAGTATTTGCATAAAGAGAGACATTAATATTGTCTTCTAAGCCATAACGAATCTGTTTCATTTCTTTCCAATCAAATTCAGGGTTTAAATAAATAGTTACATCCAAATTACCTTTTAAACCTAAATAAATTTGTTCCATTTCTTTATAATTATATAAATAATTAAAGTAATATTGAATGTTCAAATTTTCTTGAATAGATAAACGAATAATTTTCATTTGCATTTCATCAAATTCAGGTTTAGCATATAATGATACATCAATATTATTTTCTAATCCATAGCGTATTTGCCTCATTTGATACAAACTAAATTCAGGCTTTGCATAAATAGAAACATCCAATCCTTCTTCTAGCCCGGAAATAATTGCAGTCATTTGTTCCCAATTAAATTCAGGTGAAGCATATAATGAAACATCTAAATTCTTTTCTAGTCCGAATTTTATTCGTTTCATTTGGTCTTCACGAAATTCAGGTTTAGCATACCAACCAACATCTAAACCTGTTTCTAAACCTGAACGAATTACAGACATTTTTTCTTCAGTAAATTCAGGTTTAGCATACAATGATATATCTAAATTCTTTTCGAGACCTAATCTTATTTGTTTCTTTTGCCAGTGATTAAAATTATATTTGAATATAATCTCATTATAAATTATCTGTTGTTCTTCATTCATTTTTTTATTTAAAAAACCTTTAATTTCTTTTTATATTTTTATTATATAATATTATTTCAATTTAAACAATAATAATTTTAAGGTTATTTATTTTTTATCAAATTTTATATTAAATTTTGAGATATATCTGAATTTATGATGAAAATTTTTTGTCATGTTTTTGGAGGTAAAACGTTGATAGATTAACCTTTTATCTCAAAAAATTTGCCCGTAGTGTATATATATCTATCATTATTTAAAATTTAACCTTAAATTTATATTAAATTTTGCAATAATATCTATTTGTAAGATTTATTTTTTAGATTCTTTTTTTGAACTATAAAAGAAAAATAATAGAAAACATATTTTATATAATTTCTATTTAATAATAACTTATATATTTAAATTTAAAAAATGAACTATATAAAAATAAATATTTATATAAGCCTAAAAATAAGAATTTATATATAAGAATCTTAGTAGTTTTGAATAATGTTAATAAAGAAATTAATTAAATATATTTAAGGTCTTTAATAAATTATAATTTAAGTTTTATATATACCTTAGACATTCTAGATTAACCTAGATTCATTTATTTTTCTTTCTTAATAATATCTATCCTTTTGTCTGTAGATTCCACATAGACGTTAAAATCTTTATTTATGATGAATTATACAGAAAATAGAAAAATGGTATTTTTCATAGTTAATAGATAGTACGTATTATGGTCGAAAATTACATCTATGAAAAATAAAAATTAAAATTTTTTATTTTTAAATATAAAAATCCAGTAATTTAAAATCTACTTATTAATTAAAGTAAAAATTAATTAAAATAAAAAATAAGGTAGCATTTTTACTACCTTATTCTTCATTTAAATTTCTTCCAAAGTTAAAACATTTCTTTCAATAAAAGACGGATACCTATGATTAAAAGCTTTCTTACTTCTTACAATTGTTTCATGGTGAGTAATTTTACCATCTTCATAAAAAGTAATATCTGCCAAAATATTAGGATCGGTTTTAACAGCATATAGACTTAATGGGCGATATTCAGGCATAAAAACTCCACTCCTTTATTTTTAATATTCACTTACAACAATCTCAATTGAATTTCCACCTGATTGGAAATATAGTTCTCCATAACCTTCTTCTTTAACTTCTTTTCTTAATTCCTTAATCTGATAATCCATAGAAAATTCTTTTAAAAATGCAATTGCTTTAGCAGGGATACGCTTTCTAAGCATTCCTAGACTTGAGATGTAAGATTCAGATTCTTTCACTTTGCCTTCATATAAAAATTCAATTTGTACTTTATATTCCATTTATTTTTCCAACTTTCTTATTTGTTTTTCTTTATGTTTTAATTATATACTATTGTTTTCTATTTGTCAATACTTAAAATAAAAAAATAAAAATAATTTTCTATAGATTTTATATTAAATTTTGAGGTATACCTGAATTTATGATGAAAAATTTTTGTCATGTTTTCTGAGGTGAAACGTTGATAGATTAACCTTTTGTCTCGAAAAATTTGCCCGTAGTGTATATATATCTATCATTTTTTAAATTTTAACTTTAAATTTATATTAAATTTCACAATAATATCTGTTTGTAAGATTTTCTTTTATAGGTTTCTTTTTGAACTATTAAGAAAAAAATAATAGAAAACTTATTTTTAATAATTACTATTTAACAATAACTTATATATTTGAATTTTTGAATATGAACTTATATAAAATAAACTATTTATATAAACCTTAAATAATAAGAATTTATATATAAGAATCTTAGCAGTTTTGAATATATAAATAAAAAACAATTTAAATATCTTTAATATATTTGAATTAAAAATTTATATATACCTTAGACATTATAGTTTGACCTGGATTCGTTTGTTTTTCTTCCTTAATAATATCTATCATTTTGTCTGTAGATTCTACGTAGACGTTAAAATCTGTATTTATGATGAATTATACAGAAAATACAAAATCGGTGTTTTTCATGGTCGATAGATAGTACGTATTATGGTTCAAAATTACACCTACGAAAAAATAAAAAGTAAATTTTTTAATCTTAAAAATAAATAATAAAAATTTCAAAAAAAAATAAAAAATCAAAAAAAATAAGGTAAAATATAAATAACAAAAAATAAAACAGTTCACATCCCAAGCTCATGCAATTGTTTTGTTTTTTACATTAATATTTTATTAATTAGATAATTAACAAAATAATATTAAAATTAGACAGTTTATAATTATTTTGTTGAACTCAATTGAACTCAAATTTATAAAATTTTTAATTTATTATTAAGATTTTAAAATAACAGGAATTAAAAATAAATCCATAAAATAATTCAAAGCAACAACCTAACCTAACAACCTAATTCAACTAACCTTTGAATTGTTTCATTTGAAATGTTTTAATTACTTGTTTATATAAAAAATTAGTTTTATAATTAAAGATTTTAAATTAAAATTTTAAATAAAAAAAATAAGATTTTATTAATCAGATTAAATCGTTCTTTATTGAGGTCTGAATTTATAAAATTTTATGAAATAGAAAAATGGGATTTTGTTTAAAAACTAAATCAATTTTAAATAAGGTCTTAAATATATAAATAAAAAGAATTTATGGTTCTTCAATATGAAACAACCTCTGTTTAATTGAGGTCTAAAACAAGAAAAAAAGAATAGAAAAAATCTATTCTTACCAGCGACTTGTTCTTATTAGAGTTTCAACTCCATAACCCGTCTTATCTTTTCCTTGATGGTAATCATAATATTTAATTTTGCAATAAACAACTAAATATCCTTCTGAATCAATATATTCTTTAGGTTCTGAGGTAATAAAATAAATATTTCCTCTGAAATTGAAAGTATCTCCTTTGCGGACTCTTGTTGATTTACGGACTGTTTTTTCAGGTTTAAAATATTTGCTTGCTGGAGCCATCATAATAATTCACCTAAATTCTTTCTTCTATAATTTTATAAGTAATTTTAATTCCAGTTTCAGTTACAACTTTAGCTTGATTTTCAGTTAATTCAACTTTAGCATTTGAATGGAGAGCTTTGATGAGTTCTTGCAAGAAAAATAGCGCGACTTTATAATTTTCAAAAGATTTAATTATTTTAGTTTCATTATTTGAATTTATAGATGTTACTTTATATTTCATTTTTATTTCCTTTTATAATGTAAGCTATTTTACAGATGCTAGTAAAGTTTCTTGAGATACAGGGTTAAGATTTTTTAGACCTTCATTAATTCTCTTGATTTTTTTATTTGGAATATTAAAAGGTTTAATTTCTTTATTGATATTTTCAACTTTTTGGAATTTAAACAAACTAATAAATTTTTCAATAATATTTACTTTTTGATTCTTTTGTTTGAGATTCACATATTCTTGTGCTAATTCTACAGTTGGAAAAATTACTCCATTTTCATATTTACCTACTTGATATTCGTGGATATTTCCATTTTCTACTACGTATTTCATTTTTTAATACCTCGTTTTGTTTTTCTTTATGTTTTAATTATATACTATTATTTTCTGATTGTCAATAGAAAAATAAAAAAATAAGGTAAAAAACCTTATTTTATAGAATATCTTTATTTTTCATAATAAGTTTAATATCTTCAATTCTTGATTCATTAAAAAATTCCATATCTTCAACTTTATAATAAGCATTTTGTTGGAGATTGTAGCCTGTAATTTTAACTGAAAAAGGAACTCCAGGTGTAACTTTCTTATAAATTCTTGTTTCTTGAGTTGGTAACAGATAAGATTGATTTCTTCCTCCATGACCGAAATTGAAACTTTCTTTTCTTTCTTCTCTTGAAACTTCTTTAATTTCTCTATATCCAAATAGTTTTCCAATAATTTCTTCTACATCTTTGAAATCTTTTACTAATGGGTTTTCTTCAACTAGGAAAATTAATTTTTGATAGATGTGCATTTTTTATTACCTCGTATTGTTTTTCTTTGTTTCTATATTTTTTTATAATTAAAGAATTTTAAATTAAATTTTACAAATCAAAATAATCTTTAGGAATTGTTCCAGTTTTATATTTATTCCAAAATGCTTTACCTTCTTCTTCACTAAGGTATGCAAGCTCAAGAATTACAGCAGTAAGTTCTCTATCAAAAGGAGATTCTGTTGTTGAAATTTCAGGATATTTGATTTTAACTGCTTCTTCATAAGTTGTTGGACGTTTCATTTTTTATACCTCGTGTTGTTTTTCTTTATATATTTATTATATACCATTATTTTATGTTTGTCAATAGAAAAATAAAAAAAATAAGGTAAAAACCTTATTTTAATTATTTATATTTTTTAGAAATGTTTTTCAATAAATTCGATTGCTAATGAGGGATAATTGAATTTCCTGTTTAAGATTTCTTTTTTTGTGTCCACGAGTACATAGTAATTATGAACGTGAGGGTGAGTTTCATCTAAATCCAATCGAATGTTTTCGCATATTTCTAAATTGTTTTCAATATCTTGTTTATATGCAATAAAAACTGTTTTAGGTTTAGCTAGGCCTGATTTATTGTAATTTTTAAATAATAATTCGAGTTCCGAAAAATCTTTATTCTCTTTATCTATCTGAATTAATTCAAATTCTAATAATGTTTCAGCTTTCATATTTTTTATACCTGTATTTTTATTCTTTAAAATCAAGACGTTCAAAGATTTTAGTTTTTTGTAGGTCTTCCAACTCACGAACAGATAAAAATTCTTTCATTTGTTCTTCAGGTGTTCCAAACCAATCATGACGAGTTACTTCAACAGTTTCTTTAGTTTTAGGATTGTAACCTTCTCCTAAATAAGCTTCACGAATAAAAAGATTTCCATATTTATTTACAGTACGTACTTCATCATCCCATTTGTGACCAATTTCATCAAGTTTATTTGCAACTTCATAAGTCTTGAGGTTTTGTACTTGTTTTTGAGAGAAATATTTACGTCCTAGCATTTGTACTGAATTTCTTGAAACATCTTTCATACGCCACCAAATAGACAACAATGCTTCATTAATTCCACCTTCAATATTAAATGCTCTAGAATCAAAACGAGCATAAAACAATTTACTTTTAAGAACTTCTTTATATTCAGAATCTTCAGTTTTATTAATAATTTCTAGCCATGCTTTATTAAATTCAGCAGTTGCAATAGCAGCAGTTAGGGAAACAGTTTTTTGCAATTTACCTTCAAAGAATGGTGTAAATTCTTTTTTTACTTTATTCTTAAATAGAAGAATAGTAATTTCATCTGAACCGAAATATACAAGTTGAGCTCCTTGTACTTGTTTAGCCAATTCTTTAGATGTTTTTTCCATTGCTTCAGAGAAAGAATCATCAAATGGTTTATTTAGACCTCGTACAAAAGATCCTCCTGAACGCATATCCAAACGAATTACAATTGTTTTATTTGGATTTAGTTTTGTTGATTCTGCTTTTTCCATTCTTTTCATTTCATCTGCTACATTATTCCAATTTAATTTCATTTATTTTTCTCCTTTTTAATCTATAAAATCTAAAACATCTTTTATTTCGTAAAATGTTTCTTCAGATGTAATATTATTTCCAGTTTCTTCGGAATAATAATTACTAGTTAAATTGTAGTAATTGTTTACTACTTTAATATTATAAGTTATTTCTTCTGAGGCAGAAAGTTGAAATATTTCTATTTCATTTTCATCAACAATAGTTAAATCTAAATAATCAACATTACTGTTTTCAATTGCATTTTTTAATTCTGTAATTTTGTCCATTTTTCTCCTTTGTCTGCTAATTCTTACCCAGGTGATGTTGAAGGTTGATTAAGTTTATTACTCTCATAATTTAACCTAATAAAATTAAAAATGTTTTTCAAAATTATCTTCAATATCCTTAATGAGAACTAAATCTTGTTTAAATAAATAATCTTTCAATTCTTCTAATGGAACATATAAATAGTAATCATTTTCAGGTATTTCCATTTGAAATTTATCACTATAAAACGTATTTGAATATAAATCTTTTAAGTCCCAAATTTCTTCCATTGGATATAAGTAATAATAAACATTCTTTTTACTTCCAATTCTTTCTAGTCTGATTTTTATCTTCCTATAATCAATATGTTTAATTCCAGTTTCTTCTTTAAACTCACGAATAGCAGTTTCTTTTAAATCTTCACCTTCTTCAACTCTACCTTTAGGAAAACCAAATTTTTTGACATTTTTAAAATAAGGTCCACCAGGGTGTGCTAGTAAAAATTTAAATTGTTTTGTTTCGTTATCAAAGTAATAAGCAATTAAACCAGCTGAAATTTCTTTTGACATTTTTATTTCCTCTTAATTTAATAAATGTTTAATTTAATATCTTCAATAATTCCATCTTCATTTTTAATAATAGACAATTCAAAAGTTTGATTTGAAACTGGAGATAAAATCTCTTCTTTTTCGTTTTTAAAAATACCTTTATTTAAAATATTATTTAAATAAACAATTTCATTAGACTTTTCTTTTGTTAATCTAACCAATGGTCTTTGTTCTACTTTAAAAGCAAAGTGATTAGGTACATTAGGGTATTTTCTATTTATAGTTATTGCGAACCAATAATTATTAAAGAAATCTTTTAAAATTCTTTGGCAAGAAGGTAAATCAATATAAATTAGTAAATAATTAATAAACGTTTTTACTTCTTCATTTGGAATTGTTTTGTTTGAAATAGTTTCATTTAATTCTTTATAGAGATCTTTTAATTCATTATAGCACTGATTGAGTTCTTTTTCTTTTTTATTGATTTGATTAATTAAATCCATTTTTCTTACCACCTATTTATTACCTTATTTATTAAATGATTTGAGCCTTATAAGTATTTGTGTCTCGGTCAAAATGGTAGAATTTAACTTGACCTTTATCAAATTTAAGATCTTTCAAATTTGATAGTAGGGAAATTGTAACTGATGTTAGTCCTGTTACATAAATATCCAAATTACAATTAAGTTCTCCAGACACTACAGGTAAAGAGCTAATAAATTTTTTAACTCCATTATCTAGAAAATCAAAATCTAGAACATCTTTAATTTCATCAAAGATATATCCGTCAACTGGCATTGAATGACGACCTGCTATTAAACCAACTTTAATATTTTTCATTATTTCTTACCTCTTATTACGTTTTTCTTTATATTTTAATTATATACTATTATTTTCTATCTGTCAATAATAAAATTAAAAAAATAAGGTTTTATTTTAACCTTATTTTATTTTTTTATTTGTAAACAACTTTAATTGTTGTAGGCATATTAGATATTCCGTTGCCATCCTCAATATCTATTTTTTATAATTTGTTTGTTATTTTTTTGAATCTCTTGAATAAGTTGATTAAATTGAATCTCTTGAATAAGTTGATTAAATTCTTCTTTATCGGTTGTTGTAAGAGTTGTTTCTTCAGCAACATCAGCAACTTGTGAAATTTGTTCTTTACTATCCTGTATTTCTTTTTGATTATTTTCAACTGGAAGAATTAAAAAAAATGGAAAGATAAATAGGAATAATAAGAGATATTCAATTTTAAATTTCATTCTATTTTTCATAATTTATTACCTTTAATTCTATTTTTTCATTAAAATTAAACGTTTTTTAATTTGTTGCATTTCATTTACAGTGAGTTTTTCATTTTGTAAAATGCGAATGTTCAATCCTTTTTCTAACCCGTCAATAAGTTCTTTCATTTGTTCAAAACTATATTTAGGGTTTGCATAAGCTTCTACTTCTAGTCCATTAATTAACCCATAAATAATGGCTTTCATTTGATAAAAAGTAAATTCAGGTTTATTGAAAATTTCTACTTCAAGATTTTGTTGTAAAGCTTGATAAATTAAACTCATTTGTTCTAGACTTAGTTTTGGATTATTGTAATATTCGACATTCAGCCCTTCATTTAAACCTTTTAAAACCAATTTCATTTTAGCAGTATCATGTCCAACTTTTGTAATTTTTTCTACATCTTTAATTTCTAAGTTTTGTTTAAATGCTTCCGCTAAAATTCTTAATTCATAATCTTTAAAATTTTTACCTTCAATAAAAGTCTCAAAATTATTAGCATTTTTAAATTCACTAAATTGATAACCTTCTACAATATATAAAAATTGGATTTCCATTTTAGTTTACCCCGTGTTGTTTTTCTTTATGTATTAATTATATGCTATTATTTTCTCTTTGTCAATAGATAAATCAAAAAATAAAAAATAATTTTTGTCTGTAGATTCAACGTAGACGTAAAATTTCATATTTATGATGAATTCAAAATCGGTGTTTTTCATACTTAATAGATAGTACGTATTATGGTTTAAAATCACATCTACGAAAAAAAAGAAAAGAAAATTTTTAATCCAAAAATAATAAAAAAATAAGGTTTTCAAAACCTTATTTCTATCTTGAATAATAAATAAATAATTCTTTTTCAATTCCATATTTTTTACCATATCTTCGGATATAAATAAAATTATTATCTTCAGATTCAATAGGATATTTATCTTTTTGCAATAATAAACTATTACTGTTTAAAAATATATTTGAACCATATCTAGTTAAATCATATAAATCTTTATTATTAAATAATTTGTTTTCTTCATATTTATAAAATCCATAAGAACCAATCAAAAGAATTGAAGAAAAGATTAAGATAAAAAGTGAGATAAAAGATTGTTTTGAATTAGTTGGGTTTTTATAAATAATAATTACAGAGATAATTAATAATAGTAGAGCAAAGAAGATAAATAATTTAAATGGTAGAGGTAAAGTAATAGAATTTTTAATTAAATCTTGCATTTTTAGTTACCTTTAATTTTTTGAATAAACATTTTAATTTTAGTAGAAGTTTTAATTTTAAAATTACTATTTAATAAAGAGAAAAGTATTTCTTTCATTTCTTCTCCATTGTATTTTTTATTGGCATAAATAGAAACATTTAAACCTTCTTGTAAACCTAAACGAATCTGTTCCATTTGTTCAGCAGTAAATTCAGGATTAGCATAAATAGAAACATCAATATTTTTTTCTAACCCTGTACGAATTTCAAACATTTGAGCGCTAGTGAAATTAGGTTTTGCATACAAAGAAACATTTACATTAGATTCTAGACCCTTTCTAATCTCTCTCATTTGTTCCCAATTAAAATCAATTTTGTTATAAATAGAAATATCCAAATTATTTTTGAGCCCTAACCTGATTTCTCTCATTTCATAGTGATTGATTTTAGGATTTGCATAAATGGAGACATCAACTTCATTTGTCAAACCCCACCTGATTTGTTCCATTTGTTCCCATGTAAATTCAGGATCAGCATAAACAGTTACATCTAATTCTTTTTCTAATCCATAGCGAATCTGTTCCATTTGTTGATAATCAAATTGAGGCTTAGCATATAAAGAAGTATCTATACCTTTTTCAATACTGTAAAAAATTTCAAACAGTTGGTCATAGTTAAATCCTTGATTAATATAATCTTTAATATCAGGTACATTTAAAGTTAAACCATAAATAATAATATCTATTTTGCTAGTACTTAATTTAGGATATTTTAAAAGGAAAGGAATAACATTAACCTTTTGCTCAAAACCATTAATAGCTTTTTCTCTAAATGTAAAAGATGGAACTTCAAAACCATAATCAATTTTTACATTATAAATCAAAGCATTTTTAATAACTTCCATTTTATAAGAATCATAAGATGGGTCTGCATAATCTACAACTAAATTATTCTCTACCCCAGAATGAATTTCTTTTAATTGGTCTTCATCAAAATCTTTACCTTCTACTAAACTAATAAAATATTCTGCTTGTTTCTTATTTTTAAATGTAAATCCTGAAACCTCATATAAATTTTTAATTTCCATATTTATTACCTTCTTATCTATTTTCTATATTTTTATTATACATTATAATTTAATTTTTGTCAATAGTAAATAAAAAATAGATTAAAACTATTTTATTTTTCTAGTTTTAATCTTATTTCTTGCATTTTGGCAGGTGGAAATTTAGGGTTAGCATAAAGATTAATATCTAAATTCTTTTTTAATCCAACCCTTATTTCTCTCATTTGTTGCCATGTGTATTCAGGTTTAGCATAAATTTCAGCTTTTACTTTTTGTTCTAGGCCTTTAGCAATTTCTTGCATTTGCCAATGTGTAAATTCAGGTTTTGCATAAAGATCTACATTAATATAATTCCTTAATCCATAAATAATTATTTCAATTTGTTTTATATTGAACTCAGGTTTATTATAAAAAGTTACATCCAAACCTGCACTTAACCCATAACGAATTAATTCCATTTTATGAGTATTTAATTTGGGATTATTATAAAATTCAATATTTAAACTTTGCCTTAAACCTTTTATAATCTCATCCATTTGCCAATGTGTAAATTCAGGGTTTGCATATAAATCAATATTCAAATTTATATTGAGGCCTAATTCAATTCTTCTTTTTTGTTTTTCATCAAAATTATACTTACTAATTAATTCATTATATTTTTTAGCTTTATTTAAATCTTTAAAAGCTAAACCATCTACTTCATAATATATAACTTTTTTTATTTTTTCTTTTATTTCCATTTTTCTATTAATAATCCTCTAGGTATCTTACATCTTCTAGGTTTGTAATAACCATAGAATAATGCAAATTAGCTCGATCTTCGTGCAAAATATTGCCATCATGTAAAGATGGAATATCCACTACTAGTTCTACAGTAATTGAATTACTTCTACTACCTCTATGTAAATTAGAAGGTAAAAATTTTTTCTCTTCTCTATAAAAACAAATTTCAACTTTAATGTTATCCTTATTTGAACCGTATTCAAAAAATTTAGAAGAATAGGTTTCAGAAAGACTATTTTCAAAATCTTGCAAAATCTTAGCTTTGTTATCTTTATTCAAAAAGAAAAATTCAGAAAAAGAAGAATGAGCATATTTTGATAACCAACTCAAAAACTTCTCAAAAATGTAAGTTTCTGTTTTATTTTCAGTGAAAGCAACATAAGCTTCACCATGATAAGATTCCTTAAAAGTGATTATTTTTTTATTTTCCATTTTTACCTGTCCTAACTTTCTTTTATTCTCCTTTGAGCTCTTGTAACTTTTCTTTTTTATATTTAAGAAGGTACTCTAATCTTTCAATCTCTTCTTCTGTTTCATGAATTTTTTCTTCTTTTTCTTTTTGAATTGTTTCTGGTGCAAAAGGCATATAACCTGCAAATTTTGAATAAGGATGTTCTTCAATAAATTTACATAGTTGTTCTTCTGTTTCAAAAAGATAAACCTCTTCCTCTTCAAAATGTAGAATTGCTTCAATAGAAGAAAGGAATTTCTTTTGAATTGTTGCTTCAGATTTTAAAGTACGAACTTTACCTGTTTTACTTACAAATTGAACAGGGCGACTTCCACCACCTTCATAATATAATTCATACCCTGTATATTTAGGTAGAGCATATTCTAAAGTTGTTTTTTCTTTTTCTTCTTGTGGGATAAAGAAAATTTGTTCTTTTTCTGTAATTCGGAAGAATCTACCTGTTTCTTTAATTTCAATTAGTTCCATAAGTTTTTTCATTTTAATTTCCAACTTTCTTTTTGTTTTTTCTTTATATTTTAATTATATACCATTATTTACTATTTGTCAATAGAAAAATAAAAAAATAAGCTCTGTTAAGAACTTATTTTCAAATATCTAATTTCTTTTATTTGCTTCTTCTAAGTCGTATATAATTTGAAAGATTTCTCTATGAGGTAACATATAATCAGCAAATTTACCTGCATCTTTTTCGAGTCCTAATTCTAATCCATAACGAATAGCATTCATTTGTTTGTGGTGATAATGAGGGTAAGCATAAATTTCTACATTCAATCCTTTTTCTAGACCTTCAAAAATTTCGTACATTTGAAATTCATCAAATTCAGGTTTAGCATACTTTGAAACATCAATTCCATCTATTAAAGCATTTTTAATTCTTGCCATTTGTAAATGAGTAAATTCGGGTTTAACAAGAATAGAAACGTCAATACCTTCTACAAGAGCAAATCTAATTTCTCTCATTTGTTCAGAATTAAATTTAGGGTTAGCATACAAACTAACATCAATGTTGTTTTTTAATCCAAATCTGATTTCTTGCATTTGTTCAGGTGAAAATTCAGGTTTTGAATAAATAGAGACATCAATATTATTTTCTAATCCGAGGTAAATTTGATTCATTTGTTCAGGTGAAAATTCAGGATTTAAATAAAATGAAATATTATAGTTACCTTTAATTCCTTTAAGAATAACTAATAATTGTTCTTTGTTATATTCATTTTGAGATAAAATTTCATCATATTTTTCTGCTTGATTTAAAAAATAAAATTCTTCATCTTCTACTGTATAAATTGTTTTTTTTAAAACTGCCATGTTATTTTTCACTTTCTAGTTCTAATCTGACTTTTTCCATTTCTTTCCAGTGAATACCTGGATTTAAATAAGAAGAAACATCAATTTCTTTCTCTAAACCCAAAAGAATTTGTTTCATTTGTTGATGATAAAATTCAGTTGTAGCATAAATGGAAACATCTAATCCTTTTTCTAAGCCTTCACGTATTATGCCCATTTGATAACAATTAAATTCAGTGTTCGTGTAAGATGAAACATCAAGGCTTTGTTCTAAACCTAAACGAATCTCTTCCATTTGTCTATAATCAAATTCAGGTTTAGCATAAATGGAAACATCCAAACAACTTTCTAAACCTAATTTCAATTGAAGCATTTGGTCTTCATTAAATTCAGGTTTAGCATAAACACTTACGTCTAATTTTTCTTCTAAACCCTCACGTATTTGTTCCATTTGTTCATCATTAAAATCAGGATTGCAATAAATTTCAACATCTAATCCATTTTTTAAACCTTTATAAATTTCAGACATTTGCAACCAATTGAATAAAGGTATTGCATATAAATGGGCATCTAAACCTTCTTTTAATCCAAAACGAATTTGTTCCATTTGTGCCCAATTATATTCTGGCTTTGCATAATATCTTACGTCCAAATCTTCATTTAAACCTGCAGTGATAACTTCTTTCTGAGACCTATCAAAATTATAATTTGTTATTAAATATTGAAATTGTTCTGCCTTTTTAAAATTTTTAAATGTATAATTATCTACTTTATAATATTTTATTTTTTCTTGTACCATTTTATTCCTCAATTAAAACTTGAATAATTTTTTTCATTTTATCTGCAGATATATCAGGGTAAGCATATAAACTTGGATCTAATTTATATTCTAAACCTGAAAGTATTTGAAGCATTTGTTCCCAACTAAATTCAGGTCTTGCATAAACAGAGACATCTAATTTGCCTTCTAATCCAAACCTAATTTGTTCCATTTGATAAGAAGTAAATTCAGGTTTTGCATAAATAGAAACATCAAAGCCACTTTTTAATCCTCTGATAATCTCAAGCATTTGTAAATCGTTATATTTAGGGTTATTAATCCATTTAATATCTAAATTATGTTTTAATGCTTCATTAATAGAAAGTAATTGTTTAGGCTCAAAATCAAGGAAATTAATTTTACCTATTTTAATATCTTTATCTAAATATAAATAATAATTATATAATGTTTCTTGAATAATCTTTCTATTTTTATCTAAATCGTAAATGCCTTTATTCGGTAAGTAATCTTTTTCAAATTTATTTAGTAGATTTAAATATTCTTGAGCAATTGATTTATTTGTAAAACTGTATTTATCTTTAACTGTGAATTTTTCAATAATTTTTAATTCCATGTTTAATCTCCATAACTAAAGCAATCTATTACCAGATAAAAGAATTTTTTGGATTTTTTTTGTCTAAAAGAATATCTTTTAATTTTTGCATTTTATTATATCTAAATTCAGGCCTTGCATAAACATTAACATTTACACCTGCTTCAAGACCTAGACGAATTTGGCACATTTGTTCAGATTTAAATTTGGTGCTTGCATAAATTGAAACATCAACTTCAGATAGTAACCCTTTAACAATTTCTCTAATTTGCCAATAATCAAATTCAGGTCTAATATAAGATAAATCTAAATCGTTTTTAAATGCTTTATAAATTTCCCCAAGTAAATCTTTGAAATTCTTATCTTCATTAAATTTACTTGCAAATTTAATAAATTTTTCAGCATCCTCTTTTGTGTTAAATTGCAAATTTAAAACATAATATTTAGTTGTAATATCTTTTTCCATTGCTTTACCTATTTTGAACTTTCATTTTTATTAAGAACAAGTTTAACTAACAATTCTTTTTGTTCTTCTTCTGTTAATTTAGAGAAAATATTAATAGCATTATTTAAATTTCTATTCTTTTGTTCTTCTTGAATTTTATCTTCTTTTTCTTTAGTTTTAGTTTCAAGTAATAGAAATGCTTGTTTTTTATCAATTTCTTGGTAATAAATAACTCCATTTTTTTCATCAAATTTAACAATTAAAAATGAAGATGAATCTCTAAATAATTTATCTAATAAAGTGTAATTTTTTAATAGGTCCTCATTGAAATTAATTTTATCTTCAAAAACATGATTTAAATGATAATAATTATTTTCTTGGCCTTGTGCATAACCTCCGAATTTAGCAATAACAGGAATATCTAAACATTTATCAAGTAAATAACTAACAATTAATTCATTAAAATTACTATTTAAATAAATAATTGTTTTTCTATCATGAATAATTCCTTCCATTCCGTAATCCAGATAATTACTTCTTACCAATTGTGCTGAAATAATATTCATTTCTTCTTTTGTAAATGTTGTCTCTTTAAATTCCATTTTGATTACCTCGTTTTACGATTTTCTTTATATATTTATTATACAATATTATTTTTAAACTGTCAATAAATAAACAAAAAAAATAAGGTTTCAATTTAACCTTATTTTACAGATTTATAAGCTATTGTTTTATTAATATCTTCTATTTTTGATTCCAATTCTTTATCTGAAATCTTATAAAAATTTCCATTAAATTCCAAATAATAATAATCGTTCTTATGAGCAATTAATTCGTAGGTTCTATTTTCGATAAATTCGGATTTACTTTTAATTGTAATATCTTTATAAGTTTTTATAATCTCATATTCATGGTTTTTAATAGCGTAATAACCTATAAATGATGAAAAAGTTATAGATATAGTAAGTAAAACCATAAACGTATAAAATGAAAATGAAATAATTTTAGCTTTCTTTTCATTATTATTTTTTGATTTGATTGATTTAATTGCAAGAAATGTTAAGCTTGCAAAACTTAATACAGCTCCAGCACCAAAGAAAATAATAATTCCAGTTATAATTGGAGGAAAAGTTGACGGTATAAGATTATTCATTTGTTTCTCCTATCTTGAAATATAAAATCTAAAATTGCTAAAAAAATAATCGCTAGTGGAATTAATAATAGAGATAAAATAACTAATTCAGATCCAGACATTATAAATTCTCCTTGTTTTGAATAATTTTAATTATTGTTCTTGTTCTTTTTATTTTGTTTTAACTTTATTATTAGATTATATAATATTATTTTTAAACTTTCAATAAATAAACAATAAATAAAGTTTCAATTCAACCTGTTTTATTGTTTCTTTTCTAGTTTTCTACGAATTTTTTTCATTTCTTTTTTATTAATAGATGGATTCAAATAAGAATAAACATCAATTCCATTTTCTAATCCTAAACGTATCTCTTCCATTTGTTCCCAAATAAATTCTGGATTTGAGTAAAGACTAGCATTAATATTATTTCTCAATCCTCTCATAATTTGATTCATTTGTTCCCAATTAAATTCAGATCCACTATATAAAGAAATATCTAAGTTTTCTTCAAGTCCAACCCGAATTTGTAACATTTCCATATAATCATATTCAGGTCTAGCATAAATACTTACATCAAGATTCTTTTTTAATCCTATATAAATTTGAACCATTTGGTTATAATCAAATTCAAGTTTTGCATACCATGTTACATCTAATTTCCTTATTAATCCATCGCAAATTTGTTTCATTTGCCATGAACTAAACTTTGGATTAATATAAAGGGAAACATCAACATTATTTTCTAATCCATAACGAATTTCTTTCATTTGATTATGGTTATATTCAGGTTTAGCATATAAAGAAACATTAATATTATTTTTTAAACCCAACCTTATTTGAAATCTTTGAAGAGTATCGAAATTATATTTAGAGACTAATTCATTATATAAATTTTCTTGTTTTTTATCCATTATTTATTACTTTCTAATTCCAATCTCATTCTTCTCATTTCTTCCCATTTAATGCCTGGATTTAAATAAGAAGTAACATCAATTTCATTTTTTAATCCTAATTTGATTTCTTCCATTTGCTCTCCAGTAAATTCTGGTTTAGCATACAATGTTACATCTAAGTTGTCTTTTAAGCCTAATTTAATTTCATTCATTTGTTCCCAATTAAAATTTGGATTTAAATAAGAACTAACATCTATACTTTCTTCTAAACCTTCTCGAATCTGCCACATTTGTTGCCATGAAAAACAAGGTTTAGCAAACAAATCAGTATTTACTTTATTTTTTAACCCTAACCTTATTTCTTTCATTTGTTGCCATTTAAATTCAGGGTTAGAATAAATGGAAACATCAATATTTTCAATTATACCTAATTCAATTTGTTCTTTTTGCCAATCATCAAGAAGATATTTATTTGTAATCTTATTATATAATTCTTGCTGTTCTTTATTCATTATTTATTACCTTTTAAAGCTAAAAATTTCTATAGATATTGTTTTTGATTTCGTTTATAATTTCATTAGAATCATTTAAGATTTTATCAATAATAAATTTTCCTTTAAAAATTGAAAAATTATATCCATTATCAATTAACTTTTTAGCATCTGAAGAATTAAATCCCCAATCGTAATCAGTTTGATAAGTTGCCATAATTTGCAATTTATTATCTTTAAATGAAATAAAAATTAAATTATCGTTCAAGCTATCTTCAATTTCAATTTTTGTTCCAAAATCGTCTGATACAAATTTAACAGTACCAAATTCCTTTAGTTCATCTTCCAAATTCTTATAAATATTTTTTAGTAAGGAAATTTCTAGTTGTTTTTTATTTTCTTTCTTCATTTTCTTTTACCTCTTATTACTTTACTTTTCTTTTATTTTTTAACAGCACTAATTAGATCTTTAAGGATAAGAATATCTGGAGAAAGGATAGGAATAATAATGTTTAAAATAACAAGAAGAACAACAATAGTTACTAAAGCAACAATTGAATATTTTTGAATTTTAATGGATTTTCTTTTTTCATCATCAGGAGTATATTTATCAACTGAAACCCATGAAAAGAAAAATGAAATAATTGGAATAGCCATTGTAAGGCTTAAAAATTTCAATAGATCTGTAAGAATTAGATTAATAATATATTGTTGTTTTAGTTCAGGATAATTTTGAATAATTAATGAGATTGATTCATTTGTAATATTAAAAGTTTTTGCAATTTCTTGTAGTAGTAAATCCATATTAATAAGCTCCTTTTATTTTTTATCTTTATAGAAATTAGAAACTAGGCGAAAAATAAGATCTTTTTGATAAGTAATTTTCCAACATTCATCGTCACCAACAAGGTTTCCCCTGTCATCTAAATGTTGATAAAATTTATTTCCATTATCGTCAATAAATTCAATTTTAAACTGGTCCAAATTTCCTGATTCAGCAGCTAGAACTCGAGCAGTTAAAATAACAATTACAAGATTAGTTGAAACAGTAATTAGAACTTCTGGGTTAAAAACATCTAAATTTTTAAGTACAGCTTCTGTTTCTTTTGAGATATCTTTTTCAAGCATTGTATTTTTGAATGTAAGAATATCTGTAGTTTTTTCAATATTTCCAGTTTGAATAATTAGCATTTTTATTACCTTTTATTTTTCTTAAATTTCAATATATGAGACTTCAACAGGACAGCAATGTTTTTCTTCTAGTGATTTTTTAAGATTAGAAATATAACCTTTAATTGTTTTTGGATTTGTATTAATTTTTGGATTGTAACTTTGTCCAATTTCAAAAGTGTATTTTGAATATTTGATTAAATCTTCCAAAGTACCTTCATGAGTATAAGTTTTTGTTCTGTTCATGTAATAAATAGTTTCAGTTACTTTAAATTTTTTCATTGTTGAAAACTTCCTTTTTTTGTTTTTCTTTATGATTTAATTGTATAACATTATTTTTAACTTGTCAATACTTAAAATAAAAAAAATAAAATTATTTTTCTTCAGGTTTTATATTAAATTTTGAGACCTTCCTGAAAATACAAAAAAAATTTTTGTTATGTTTTCTGAGGTAAAACGTTGATAGATTAACCTTTTGTCTCGAAAAATTTGCCCGTAGTGTATATATACCTATCATTTTTTAATTTTCAACCTTAAATTTATATTAAATTTTGCAATAATGTCTATTTGTAAGGTTTTCTTTTTTAGGTTTCTTTTTGAACTATTAAGAAAAAATAGAAAAGTTATTTTTAATAATTACTATTTAATAATAACTTATATATTTATATTTTGTAAAATCTTCTAATTATATAAAATAAGATATTTATATAACCTTTAAAAATAATAATTTATATATATATGAATCTTAGCAGTTTTGAAATATAATAATAAAGAAATTAATTAAATATATTTAAGGTCTTTAAAATATTTTAATTTAAATTTTATATATACCTCAAACTTTCTAGATTTGCCCAGATTCGTTTATTTTTCATTCTTAATAATATCTATCATTTTGTCTGTAGATTCAACGTAGACGTTAGATTTCGTATTTATGATGAATTATACAGAAAATACAAAATCGTTGTTTTTCGTGGTTAGTAGATAGTACGTATTATGGTTCAAAAACGCATCTACGAAAAATTTAAAAGTAAATTTTTTACATAAAATATTTCTATTCCCTCATTTGACAGATTAAAAATAATGTTGTATAATTGAAAATATAAAAATATAAGGTAATAAATATGGATTTAAATAAAGAACAAGAAGTGCTATATTATAATCTTATTGTAAGATATAGCTTTTCAGAAAATCAAAAAAGAATTATTTATAAAGGTCTAGTTGATGACGTTGATGTAACAATTTATGCTAAACCTAAATATGATTGGGGTCAAATGGATGAAATTCGTAAAGGGTTAAAAGATGAATTAAATATTAGTTTATATAGTAATCCAGAATATGATTGGTCTGAAATGAAAGAAATCAGGTTAGGTTTAATTTCAAATGTAGATATTTCAGTTTATTCAAATTATAGCAATTATTTACAAATGAAACAAATAAGATTAGGCCTAGAAAAGAATCTTGATGTTTCAATTTATAATAAACCTGAATTGTCTCATGACCAAATGGAACAAATCAGATTAGGTATTGAACAAGGCCTAAATGTAACAATTTATTTAAATAAAGAATATAACTATAGACAAATGAGAGAGATTCGGTTAGGTTTAGTAAATAAGATTGATGTTTCAATTTATTTAAATTCTAAATTTAACTGGATGCAGATGTTTGAAATTCGCAGAGGATTGGAAAAAACTTTAGATGTTTCTGTTTATGCAAGTTTAAATTTTGGTTGGGAACAAATGAGGAAGATTCGTACAGGTTTAGAAAATAATCTTGATGTTTCTTATTATTCAAATCCTAAATTTAATAACAATCAAATTGAGCAAATAAAAGATGGTTTAAATAAAAGATTAGATGTTTCTTGTTATGCTGTACTTGAATATAATGAGAAACAAATGGAATTAATTAAAAAAGGTTTAATTAATAAATTAGATATTAATTGGTATTCTAGCCCTGAATTTAATTATGAACAAATGCTAGAAATTTATTTAGGATTACAAAACAAATTAGATGTTTCTTCTTATGCTAACACTAAGATTGATTTTATAACCATGAAAAAAATGAGATTGAATTTAAACTAAAAATTATAAAAATAAAGAAGGTAAAAAGAAATGAATAAACAAGAATATAAAATTGAAGATTTTAATCAAGAACAATTAAAAGAAATTTATATGGGAAAATTGCAACATCTAGATACAGATTGTTATTATAATCCAAACTTATCAGCAGACCAAATGAGGGAAATTCGTATAGGTCTAGAAGAAGGTTTAGACGTGTCATGGTACGCTAAACCTGAATTTAACCCTGAACAAATGAACCAAATTTACTTAGGTTTACTTGGCGGTGTTGATGTCACTGTTTTTGCTAATCCTGGATTTAATAAAGACCAAATGATTGAAATTCGTTATAGATTAAGAGATGGCTTAAATGTTTCTTTCTATGCGAAACCTGAATTTAGTTGTTATCAAATGGGAGAAATTAAAGAAGGTTTAATTTCTGATTTGGATGTTTCCATTTATGCTAAACCTGAGTTTGATAGTTCTCAAATGGATGAAATTCGTTTAGGACTCGAACAGAATTTAGATGTCAATTCTTACCTCAACCCCAGTTTAGAATGGAAAATTATAAAAATATAGATTCAAGTAATTTTAGACTTGAAGTAAAGAATTTTTTAAATGAAAAATATAAAGAATTTAATATTTAATATGGATGGTTTAAATGGATAAAGAACAAGAAAATTTATATAATGAAATTATATCTAAATACAATTTTACTAGTTCTCAAAAGGAAGAAATTAAATTTGGGTTAGAGAAAAATCTTAATGTAAGTATTTATGCTATTCCTGATTACGATTGGTCTCAAATGCAACAAATACGTTTTGGGTTAAAAAATAATGTTGATGTCTCATTATTCATTAATCAAGAATATAGCAGCGATAGAATGTTAGAAATCAGGTTAGGGTTGGAAAATAAAATTGATGTTTCAGTATATGCGAGACCTGAATTTAATTCTTATCAAATGAGACAAATAAGATTTGGATTAGAGAATGGAATTGATGTTATACCTTATTTAAATCCTAATATTGATTGGGAAGAAATGCGAAAAATTAGGTTAGAATTAGAAAGTAATAAATAATGAATGAACAAGAACAACTAATTTATAATGAGCTTATATCTAAATATAATTTCAATGAGCGACAAAAAAGATTTATAAAATTAGGGATTGAACAAGGTTTAAATGTTAGTTGGTATTCTAAACCTGAATTTGGGCATTTTCAAATGGAACAAATTATTTTGGGTTTAGAGAAAGGTATTGATGTCTCATTATATGCTAAACCTGAATATAATACTGCTCAAATGGAACAAATTCGTTGGGGATTAACTGAAGGTTTTGATGTGTCATTATATGCTTCTCCTGAATTTGATGATGAACAAATGCAACAAATACGTTGGGGTATAGATCTCGGTGTTGATACTTCTTTATATGCAAGACCTGAATTTAATTGGAAACAAATGTACGAAATCAGGTTAGGTTTAGCAAAAAAATTTAATGTTGAATTTTATTTGAATCCAAGTATTGATTGGGAAGAAATGCAGTCAATGAGATTAAAATTAGAAAGTAATAAATAATGAATAAAGAACAAAAAGAAAAATTTGATAATATTATTTTCAATAATAACTTTACTGAAGATAAAAAAAAATATATAAAATCAGGTTTAGAAGAAGGATTAGATGTAAAATGGTATGCAAGACCTGAATTTGATTTTGCAGAAATGGTACAAATTCGTTTTGGTCTTGAAAATAATATTGATGTTTCTATTTATGCAAAACCTGAATTTGATGAACTTCAAATGTCTGAAATACGCTATGGATTAACGAAGAAAATTGATGTCTCTTTATATATTAAACCTGAATTTAAATGGTCTCAAATGAAACAAATTCGTAAAGGTCTAGAAAAGGGCCTTGATGTTACTCTTTATTTAAATCCAGGTATTGAATGGAAAGAAATGAAAAGAATCAGGTTGAAACAAGAAAGTAATGGATAAAAAACAATTATTAATTTATAATGAACTTATATCCAAATATAATTTTAATGAAAAACAAAAACACCAAATTAAAATAGGTGTTTATCAAAATTTAAATGTGAACTATTATTTAAAACCTAATTTTAATGCTTACCAAATGGAAGAAATACGTTTAGGTCTTATGCAAAATCTCGATGTTGAATTATATGCTAAACCTGAATTTAATGTTAATCAAATGGTAGAAATTCGTAAGGGTCTAGAACAAAATCTTAATGTTTCTTTATATGCTAAATCTGAATTTGATTGGGGACAAATGAGGGAAATAAGATTAGGTTTAATTTCTAATATTGAGGTCTTAATTTATGCAAACCCAGAATTTAATGACTTCCAAATGAACAAAATTCGATTAGGTCTAGAAGAAAGTTTGGACGTATCATGGTATGCAAAACCTGAATTTAATATTTTTCAAATGCAAGAAATCATTGATGGGATAAAAAATAATTTAAAAGTAAGTTTATATTCTGACCCTAAATTTAATTGGCAACAAATGCAAGAAATTCGTAAGGGTCTAGAACAAAAAGTAGACGTTGCTATTTATGCAAAACCAGAGTTTAATTCTGAACAAATGAACGAAATTCTTAGTGGACTACAAAAAAACTTAAATGTAACTATTTATGCAAATCCTGAATTTACCCCTAATCAAATGTGGGAAATAAAGATAGGCCTACAAAAAAATTTAGATGTTTCCATTTATGCGAATCCTGACTTTGATGAAAATCAAATGTTTCAAATTAGATTAGGCTTAGAAAATAATATTGATGTTTCTTTTTATTCTAATCTTGAATTTAATAAAGAACAAATGCTTCAAATAAGAAAGGGTCTAGAAAATAAAATTAATGTGGAATCTTATTTAAATCCATCTATTTATTGGAAAGAAATGGAAAGAATCCGTGAAGAATTAGAAAGAAATAAATAATGAATCCAGAACAAGAAAAAATTTATAATGAGCTTATATCTAAATATAATTTTAATGAAAAACAAAAAGAACAAATTAGTTTAGGATTAGAAGCAAACCTAGACATTTCAATTTATGCAAAACCTGAATTTAATATTGGACAAATGAGGCAAATTAGATTAGGTTTAATGCAAAATTTAGATGTTTCTATTTACACAAAACCTGAATTTGAATGGGACCAAATGGTAGAAATTCGTTTAGGTTTAGAACAAAAATTAGATGTTTTATGGTATATAAACCCTGAATTTACATGGGAACAAATGTTACAAATTCGTGGAGGTCTAGAAAAAGGATTAGATGTTTCCATTTGTGCTAAACCTGAATTTGATGAATTACAAATAATCCAAATACTTGAAGGATTGGAAAATAATGTTGATGTGACACCATATTTAAATCCAGGTATTGATTGGAAAGAAATGAAAAGAATAAGATTGAAGCTAGAAAGTAATAAGTAATGAATCAAAATCAAGAGAATTTATATAATGAACTTATATCTAAATATAATTTTAAAGATGAACAGAAAGAACAAATAAAATTGGGTTTAGAAAATAATGTTAATGTTTCTATTTATACAAATCCTAAATTTGATTGGAAACAAATGAAACAAATAAGGTTAGAATTAGAAAAAGGTTTAAATCCTGTAGAAATTTCAAAATATGCAAATCCAATATATTCTATTCCTCAAATGTATGAATTATTTAAAGGTCTTAAAAGAAATTTAGATGTAAACTGTTATGCTAATCCCGAATTTAATTCTAATCAAATGATTGAAATTCGTTATGGTTTATTAGCAGGTCTGGATGTAAGTATTTATAATAAACCTGAATTTGACAATGAACAAATGCAACAAATAAGAAAAGGTTTAGAAAAAGGGATAGACGTCTCATGGTATGCTAAACCCGAATATACATGGGAACAAATGAATCAAATTCGTCTAGGACTACAAAATAATGTTGATGTTTCTTTATATGCAAATCTTGAATTTAATGAATGGCAAATGGAACTAATCAGATTAGGTCTAGAAAGAAATATTGATGTCTCTATCTATGCTAATCCTAATATTCATTATAAAGAAATGGAAACTATTTTTGAATCCTTAATCTAATAGAAATAGAACCAATCTCTATTTCTTTTTTTATCCTATTTATAAATCTTATTTTTTTGTTTTTCTGTTGACAAAAGGTTAATAGAGTTATATAATAAATATATAAAGAAAAATATGAGGTAATAAACATGAATTTAAAACAAGAAATAGCAAATATTCGTAACGAAAATGAACATCAAAACCCTGTTGTTCAAAAACTTCGAGAAGCTATTCTTGAAGCTGCTAGACAAGGTCATACAGTTCTATATTACAAAGATTTCGACCCTTGCACTGATGAAAGTGTTCACATTCTCAGATATCTCAAAAGTGAAAAATTGGAATATAGCGAAAGCAGAGAAGAACGAGTCATTGTGAAACCAATCCATTACAATCCCAATGCACCTGATTTCCACGACCAATTGCGCTGGCATGGATATAAAACAGAATACGAAAGTCGTGAGAATGTTATTGTTAAATTCACTATATTTTTTTAATAAGAAAGAATAATATGAGAATGTAAAAAAGAGGTTTTATTAAAGACCTCTTTTTTTATATGTGAAAATATTTATCCGTAAATTGATTTTTATATTTTTGCCGATATTAAAATAAAAAATTAAGGTGATTATAAATGAAAAATATAAATAAATATTTAAAATCAAGTGTCGTTTTAGCTGCATTTGTATATTCAGTTGGAACAACTCTCCCAATGCAATCTACTTATGCAGATGAAATTAATACCGAATTAGTAAATAATGAAACTATTAAAGAATGGAAACCTGAAGGTAATATAATTGCACAAGGTGAAGATGGAGTACCTTGGGAATTATATGAAAATGGTTATTTACTATTTAAACCAACTGAAGGTAAAGACACATTAGGAATTACAAATTCAGATGGAACTATGGACGGGTTAAAATTTTCAACTTCAACACCTGAAAACCTACAAGAATTTAAAGATAAAATAAAAGCAATAAGCTTTTCAGGTAAAACTTATTTACCCGGTTACCCATCAAATCTTTTTATGAATTTTAAAAATTTAGAATTTTTTGATGGTGAAAATTTAGATGTGTCCAAAACTGGTTCTTTAGGGGCTTTATTCCTTGGAGATGAAAAATTAAATAATGTTAAACTGGAAAATTGGGATGTAAGTCATATAAGAACATTTAGAGGAATGTTTGCTGGAACTTCTATTAGAAAATTAGATTTAAGTAAATGGAATTTTAGTAAAGCTCCAAATTCAACCAAAATAGATTTATTCTCAGGTGCAAATTCTTTAGAAGAAATTACATTGCCTGAATCTTTCTTTAATTTAACTGAAAGAGACAAAAAAGATTTTGAAAATGACATTTCAATTAAAAATATTACAAGATTGATAACTAAGGCTCCTGAAGCTTATAAAAATAAAGTTGGTAATCTTAATTGGATAAGAAAAGAAGATAAAAAAGAAATCGATGATTTTTCTGAATTGAAAATGACTGATAAAAGTAACGCTGGTACCTGGACAAGAAGATACAATAAAATAAAATTTATAAGAAATGATGATTCCAACTCACCAGCTGATATTGTTGAATTTTCAAATAAATTTACAGATGAAAGTATGCTCTTACCTGAACCAACAAATAAAGTAGTACGAGAAGAAGAAACTAGTGATTATTATATTTTTAATGGTTGGATAGTGGAAGTACCAAGAGAAAATTCACTGTTTTTTGAAAAAATTCCGGTTAAAACAATTTCAGACGTTAAAGAATTATATAAAACAAGATTCAAACACTTAAACACTGGAAAAAACGATGAATACTCAACCTATAGGGTTCAACCTCAGTATGAAAAAAAAGTAATCTTAATTAACACTCCATTAATATCTAATCCTAATGGAAATGATGAGCCTGAATTAAATACAAATAATAAGCCTGAATACAAAGAATTAGTCTCAACTAATACACCTGTTGATGATAATGGAAATTTAATTGCACCTCCTGTTCTTGATAAGCCTGAATTTAATAGAGGTGTAAACTCAATTGAACCACCTGTTGAAGAAAAACCTGAATACAAAGAACCAGTATCAATTAATACACCTGTTGACGAAAATGGAAATCAAATTCTTCCACCTGTTGTTGATGAATTACCTGAATTTAATGAAGGTGTAAATCCAGTAAATGCACCAGTAACAGAAAAACCTGAATATAATGAAAGTGCAAATTCTTTAAATGTATCTAATGATAATGTAAATCCTATAAATGAAATTCCTGAATATGCTGAATCTTTAAATGATTCAACAAGAAACAATCAAACATTAAATAATACAGAAAATCCTAAAAATGAAATCAAGAAAGAAAGAGAATTACCTAATACTAATTCAACATCCATCCTTACAACTTTAGTCTCATCTGTAATTGGTACTTTAAGCTTAGGTTATAAATCAAAAAGAAGAAAATAATAAATAAGAAGTAGATTAATTTCTACTTCTTTTTTTATATACAAAAACAAAAAAAAAGAAACTTATAAAAAGTCTCTTTTAATCAAATATTTTTTTTAATTCTTTATCCTCTTTCTTGCCGTCTATCGTTATCCTTAATTCTCCATCCTTATTATATGGTCTAATATCTTTACCATAATGACCAAATGCTTTCTTCTTTGTGCCTTCTATCTTCCTATATTCAATCTTGCTTATCGTGGATTTTGAATCAAACCTACCATTTATTATAATATTATCTCTGCTTATTATAATATTACGTTTTTCAAAATTATCATCCTTCTCAGCTAAAATTATACCTTCAATCTTATTCTCTCCTAATTTACTTAAATATAAATAATTAGGTCCTAATAATTTTCCTCCACCGAATTTTATATTATAACCACTTATAAATTTTATATTGTATTCATCCTCTATATATATGTTTATATCTACTCCAATATCTTTATTATAAACTTCTTTCCATCCATTAATACTAACATATTCATCTTCTATTATATATCTTGAAATAAGGAAATATCCTCCAATGAATAATACAGAATTAAGAAGAAACAAAATTATTATATTCCTAGATCTTTTGCCTAAAACTATCCCTGCTCTACCTAATTTTAATAATCTTAAATTTAATACAACTGAAACTACAAAACTTATTGTCCCTATAACCATGCAAATGTTTAATAAATTATCTCCAGTTAATAACCATTCTATCATTGCTATCTTGTCCTTTTTATCTATAATATTTAATTCTATTTTACCTTATTTTAAATAGAAATAATTTAAATCTTTATTTATATCCAATTTCTTTTTATAGAATAGCTAAAACATATAACTTACCTAAGGTCTAATTCAATTTTTAATTATTATTAAATAGATTTAATTATCCCTTAAATTTGAACTGCTGTAAATCAGAACTACAATCAGAGAAAAACACTTGAACTTGAATTTGAAGAATTACTAAAATAAAAAAGAAGCTATGTTAAATAGCCTCTTTATTTTTCATTGTCAACATCAACAGCTCTAAACATCTGATTATATCTTTCTTCATCTTCTTGATTATCTCTTACTACCTTAGCTAATGTGAATGAGCTTGAAATCAATCCAACAGATCCCATTAAGTAATAACCCTTAACCATTAGTGGCTCTTTAAGCGTATATAGTCCAATCGCCATCAAAACAACAAAGAAAGCAAATGAACCCCATGCCATAAAAATAAATGATGAAGTGTTCCTGTAAGTTTTCTTTTTTAGATTATTCATAAATAAATTTTCCTTTTTTATTTTATCATATCAGTATCATTTTTTATAAATTGGAATCTAAAACCCTTGAATAAAAATTTTTAAATTTACAAAAATCTAATTAAATTGAAAATCAAAAATAAATAAGTATATTAAATAAAATTGTAACCTATTAATCCTAAATCTATAAATGTGAAAATATATTAATAAATATCTAAACCATATTATAAACCTATTAATATCCCTATTATATAATCATAATTATAGAAATAACTATTAGTATAAAATCTTATTATCTCTACTAAACTAAATATAAATAGAATTATTTTATTTCTACCTACATAAAATAATTAAGGAAACCTAAATTAATTATATGTAATAAAGTCCAAATATCTTGTATATAATCCAAGTCCTATCAATTGAAAATTTATATTGAAAATCTATTTATCCTGCTAAATGTTATCTAATCTAATATATTCATATTAAATTATATTTGAAATAAATCTATCTGCCTATATATAAAGTATCTAAACCTTTAAATATTAAATTACAATCCTAATAATTATTATTCCTTAATTTTCAATCTCTGTAATTCTTGAAAATATAATTTTAAATAATTAAAAATCTATTATAAACATCTTAATATTTTATCTATTTATCCAGATCCTTAATCTACTTTTTATCTGACTTTTTATCCAAAATATAAATCCATAAAAATTTAAATCCTAATTTTAAATTATAAATCTAAAATTAAATTTAAAATTTCAAAAAATCATATCTTAAATTTAAATGACCTGAGACCTATAATTAAATCTTTTACCTAAACAAACCTTAAATCAATTTTATTAATCTTTATCTAAAACAAAAAAAACAAAAAACAAAAAAAACAAAAAAACCTATTTTCCATTGGCCCGTTTTACCCTCCCACTTTTTCCATCCTCTCCCAGCGCATCTCGTCCTCCGCATCCACCGCCTTCTGCCCACCGCTCTCCTCTCTTAGGTCTCACCGTCCAGGTCTCACCATCCCAGCACTGCTCCATCTAGGCATCCTTTGCCTCACCCTTCGAACTCCACCGTAAGCAAGTTCGCAAGGTCTCTTATTCCTTGTGATTACGGAGAGCCTAGTTGTAAGGTCTTCGACAGCTCTCCACCGTATTGAGAATAAGTTTAATATATTTATGAATTTGAGGTCTATATTATATATTGACCTATATCCTATCCTTGAAGTTATATCTATTTAAAGATTAAGGCGTCGGGTTCTATTTTTTTGAGCCAATGTGCTTTCGCCTTAATCTAAATCCAAGGTCTTATCCTATAACAGAGTAATATAATGATTAATATATTGTACCCACGGCTTCAATATATTAATTATCATATTACGGTAGGCTGATGCTATCCTTGAAGGTTGGCACTATTTAGATGCTTAAACCTACTACCAAAGTAATGGATGATTAATATGTTAAACCTACGGCTTTAATATATTAATTATTCTATTACGAGAGCTACCATCTGTATCTTATCAGTAATCCACATTAGAGTGTAGACCACATCCTTCGCCAATATCTTCTAATTACACATCATTATATATTTATTTCATAATATATAACTCTACGTAATTATCCTATATTGGCTCTTATAGATTTATCCCTTTATCTAGTTCTTGCCTGTCAGAGCTTACTACATTTTATACATTATTCTAATCTATAAATTTTCGTAAGCTCTTCTGTCCCCTTTATCCCGTTATCCTAATATATTATAAATACTTTATCATTACATTTATTGTCTTCTTATCCTATTTTATTCTTGACTTTAACGTTATTATAAATCTCTATCATTGTAGTATTTATATATATTAGAATAACTATTGTAGATATTCTATTCTAATTTAGTTCGTTATCTTATCTAATTAATTATATAGATTTTTATCTTAGTGTATCATTACAACTATTATTGTATCATTACATCTATTTATTGCATTTATTGTCTTCATAGTATATTACCTGTATCATTGTAATTAGTATTGTATCATTACAGGTATTAGTGTATCATGTTAGCTTTATTATGATTATTTAGTGTATCATTACATTCATTTATATATAGTATATTATTAGTGTAACATTACAGTTGTTATTGTATCATGATAGGTATTAGTTCATTAAGTATTATCCTTTTATTATTGATGTAACATTACAGGTATTGTTGTATCATTACATTGGTGTTGTAGGAATTTCTTTAGATTGAATTGAATAGGTTTTAATAGATTTTTGGTGTATCATTATAGTTAGATCTCTATCATTATAGGTATTGTATTCTATTTAATAGTTAATTAGATATAATGGCAATAGATCTAATTAGGATAGGGACTTCGGAGAATAATACCTGAGGTTACGAAGGTTTTATTCTATCTATTTAACCTTATAAGATTGTAGGTGTATCATATAGATAGAGATACATATAGATAGTAGATATCTTTATATAGTAGATAGGAGGTTAAATAGATATACAGCATGAGACCAGACCCAACTATTTATTAGTTACAAGGATTGGAAATAATAAATTAAAATATATTAGCTTTTTCAAAGTTATTTAGCTTTGAAACCTATTAAGGAAGGTAATATCTTGAACGGTAGTGAAAGATAGTAGCTTATGAGATAGAAGATAATATAGTTTATTGGGTCTGGGCGAAGGGTGTCCGAAGTCCCATACTTTAGTATTAAATTAGATACAGGAAAATGAGGAGATAATTATTGACGAATGGATGTATTTAATTTATGTAATTTTGATTGACGCGGGTGTTGTTTTGTTGTATATAAATATATGATATTAAACTTATAATAAATCACTAAGTAAGATGTGATATTAAATGATAGAATAAAGTATTAAAAAAGGAGACACATATTATAATGAAAGGCGTAGATACATTCGAGGATATGTTTGAAGATTTCCTTGAAGATGATAAATCTAATGAAGAAAAATCTATAAAACAAGGTAATAATATAGTTGTTTCTGATGATATAGATGATTTTTTAGATACATTTATAGAAGAACCTGTAAGAGAGAATATAGATATAGATAGAGGAATAGAAGATATAGATTCTATTTTAGACAATGATTATATAGAAGATAATGAGATTGAAGATAACAATTCTAATGTTAGTAATTTATATAAAAGTGGTATTACAATAGGTGAAGTTGAGAATATAGACAACAGTACAGTTAATACAGACATATTAAAAACGGATTTAGATTCTATTAGATTATATAGAAGTTTTATACCTAATTTACATATAAACATTGCTTTAGCTGATTCTCCCAGATTAAAATATTCAAAAGCTAAATATACTAGAGAAGAGTTAGGTTTACCATTTAAAGAAGATTCAGAAGAAGATAAAGATACTTTTGGGATATTAGATAAAGATAAATGTAATTTAAAAGTAGGTCAAAATGGTTTAACATTAGGCGATTATTTTGCTAATAAAAGAAAACGAAATGAAAGAAATGTAATAAGAAACATATTAGATAATTTAGAAGATAAGACAGGAGAAAAGATAAACCCATATAGAAGAGGTGTTGAAAAGGAATCAATAGAGTTAAATAACATACAAAAGAAAGTAAATCAAGAAAAGAAAATCAAGTCAGATGATGGTTCAGCATTTTTATCTAGATATAAAAAAGGTACAGCATTTGAAAGTAGGTTAGCAAAGAATTTAGGTATAGATAAGGAATCATTAAAGAATATTATATCTCCTAAGAGTGTATTAAGTGAAAAGGAGAAAGCAATATTATTATCATTAGGTTCTGGTGTTGATAATAGAGCTGTTAAGAAAAAGAGAAAAAATAAATATGTTACTGTTGGAGATATGGAGGTATTATTATATTTAGACAAGGCAAAATTAGCTTCATTAAGGAATGTTTATTATGCTTGTGGAATGAAAAAGAATTTATATTTAGAATTAAAAAGATTAGAAAGATTAGGTTTGGTACAGAATATAATAGTAACAGATGCAACAGGTTTAAATGTATGGGGATTAACTGAATTAGGTGCTGCATACATTGGAAGTGAAAGAATTTTACCTAATAAAAACAAAGTAAGAGTAAGTTCATTGTCAGAGAGAATATTCGTAAATCATGTTTTGGCATGTTTATTTAGTGGTTGTATAAACATATTACAATTAGAAGAATACCCTGTATATAATAGGATAAATATAGAAACTGGTGAAGCAAAAATAGGAGAAGATATAGTACCTGAAACAGATATATTATCAAGTAGATCTAATAAAATAATGGAATTGAAAGGTAATTTATTTGTTGAGGATAGTTTTAAAGGAGAAAGTACAAAGTCATTAAGAGAACAGTGGAATATAGGTTGGGCTGAATGGGAGATGAATGGAAGACGAGGATTATCACCTGAAGAAGTAGAAGGTAATGAATGGTATTATATATTAATGTATCAGGGTGGTGTATATTTAAAATCATATTTATTACCAGATATAGTAGTGAAAAGACCAAGAAGTTCGGATGGTAGCCCCAATTCAATAGCAATAGAAGTTGAAAGAGAGGTAAAAAGTATAGATGAATTAAAGGCAAAATTAGAGATGTATAAAATGGATAACAGAGTTTATTCAAAAGTGATATATGTAACATCAAACAAGCGGATAGCAGAGAATATAAGTGAAGCTGCTGCACAAATCGGATTTGATAGATACGATGTAGTACCTATGATAAATGAAAATGGTATAGTTAAAAAGAGTATGAGTCATTGGGAGATATAAGGAGAAGAAATGACAGTAAACATAAAAAAATTAGAAAGTTATTTTTTAGAATGTATTTCTGATGAAGTCAATTATGTAAATGATTGGGTAAATTCAGGATGGGTAGGAACATTTAATTTGGATATGGTCTTAACTCAGGCAATATGGGAAGGTGCTTCAGATATTCATATAGTAGGCGGTCAAGAAGTAAGATTTACAGTTTTAGGGGATATAGTAACACGTCCTGAATTTGAGATACCTGATGAAGATACAATGATAGATTTAGTTACAGGGATGTTAAATCATGAAGCAAATGGACATTTTGTAAAGGATTTAGAATATGACACATCATATAAAATAAGGTTTGGCCCATGTAAGGGAGGAAGATTTCGGGTAAATATAGGTAAATCATTTGGATATAATATGATGACGCTCCGTACAATTTCTGACGAGATTCCAAGTATGGATAAATTAGGGATTGGACCTGAAATGTCTGATTTATTTCATGCTTCATCAGGTATAACATTAGTATGTGGACCTACAGGTTCTGGTAAAGCATTACATATAAACACAAAAATTCCAACACGAAATGGATTTAAATTATTAAAGGATATTCATGTTGGTGAGATTATATATGATGAAAATGGTAGAGAAACAACAGTATTAAAAAGATATTTTCCTAAAAATTCTGAGAGGTTTTTTAATTTTGAGTTAAGTGATGGACCTACAATTTCAAATGCTGATTGTCATTTATGGACAGTAAGAATTGATAATAGGGTAAGAACAGAAGAAGCAAGTGTAATATATGAAGAATGGTTAAAAGGTAAAGATATTTATATAGACAGGACAGAGCCAGTAAATTACCCCAAACAAGAATTAAATATAGACCCTTATTATTATGGAACTTTATTAGGATATTATTCAAATGAAAAGAAAAATATAGATGGAATTTTGGATAATTTTTTATATAATTCAGTGGACAATAGATTGGAATTGCTATCTGGGTATATAGATACATCTTGTGAGATAACAACAAATGGGATTCTATTTAAAACAAGTTCAGGTTCTTTAATAAATAGTTTAAGAATATTATGTAGCTCAATGGGTTGGAAAGTTGAAAAGGAATTATATTTATTTGGTGAATATGAGTTTTATGTTTTCCCTACAATTGAATTACCATTAAGGAATTTAAATAAGAGATTAAAATTAAAAGTTTACGATAAAGAGCCATATAGGATAGATAGGATTTACCCAATTGAAGGTATTTGGAGTGATTATATTTGTTTAGCAGTAGATAGTCCAAATCATTTATTCTTATGTAGTGAAGAATATGTACCAACACATAATACCAATTCATTAGCATCTATCATGAGAGACATTCAGTTAAATCAATCAAAGAAAATTATAACTGTAGAGAATCCAATTGAATTTGTTTACCCTCACGATGGTAAAGGATTAGTAATTCAAAGGGCAATACCTGAAGATTGTTTATCATTTGGAGATGGATTAACATCAGCAATGCGTAGTGCTCCTAATATAATTTTAATTGGTGAGGTTCGTAATCGTAAAGAAGTAGATGAATTGTTAAGAGCATCTGAAACAGGTCACTTAGCAGTATCAACAATTCACACCTCAAATAATGTAACAACTTTAAATAGGATAAGGTCATTATATGAAGGTGATGAACAAAGGCGTATTTTAGCAACACTTGGAGATAATTTAAGGGGTATAGTAAATCAGACTTTGGTTAAATCAGTGGATGGGCGTTCACGTTTTGCTGTTAGGGAGATATTACAGGTTGACTTTAAGATACGTAAAATGATACAAGAAGATAGGATAGCAGAAATAAGGAAATTGCAAGAGGAAGAATTTTCCACTATGGAGCATAAATTAATTGATTGTGTTTTAATGGGTAAATGTACTTATGAGATGGTAGTTTCAAAAGCACCTGACCCAACATATTTAGAATTTTTATGGAAAGAATATGGTGAAGAAAGGTATGAGACAACAAGAGAATTAAGAGAAGCTTATTGGAAAGAGAAAGAAATTGAAGCTCAACAAAAAGAAGAAGATGAACCTGAATATATAGACGATGATGATTTAAACCCTGATTTTATAGAAGATGATTATGAAGAAGATGAAATTGTTGAAAGAAAACATATAGATGAAGAAGTAGATTTACAACCATTTGAATTTAAGTTAAGTTCAGAGTTAGAAGATGAGGATGATTATTTAGATTCAAATATTGATAATAGTAAGCATAATAATTTAAATTACAGTAATAACAATTATACTAATAGCACAGTAAAATCTGATGATGAAGGATTTGATGTGTCTGATTTATTTTAGGAGATAGGAGATGAAAGGTGAATGGCATATATCAAGGGATGGAGTTCCAAGGGAATGTAAAGCAGCAAAGAATTGCCCTTTAGGTGGAGGACTTAATCATTTTGCTAATCAAGAGGATGCTCAGAATTATATAGATAGGGAGTTTGAAAATGCTGTTTCATATAATACAGAAACAAAATTAAAGAGTGTTGTCTCTAATGATAGTATTTTAGTAAATCAACATATTGAACAAAAAGTCAATAGTAAAAGAAGTAAATTAAAACATTTGGAGACAAGAGAATTTCCTAAATATTATTCTTCAGTTGTTAAAAAAGCTCAAGAGAATAGAACAAATACACCTAGTAAAGAAGAAGTTTATAAAGAATTTTATATTAAAAATAATATAGATTTTAAAAAGGAAGAGTTAAAAAACTTTGAGGATGAAATAAAAATTCTTTTGGAGCAGAGGAAACAAGCAGCAAAGTTTTATCATAGATTTAAATCTTCAATAAAAGGTAAATCATTTAGCAATGTAAGTAGTTCAAGTTATTTTATAGTTGAAAAATCAAAAGCTGAAGAAATTGCTAATTATTTTTCAAAAGAAGGACATGAAATAAATTTAAGACCTATGTTAGCAGCAACTAAAGGAGATACATTTTTATTAAGAATTTCAGACCATTATCCTAAAGAATATTATCAAAAAGTAAGAAAAAATCAAAAACAAAATAAAAGTGTAGATAATGTAGATGTATTTTCTTGTACTGATGTAAGTATGTTAGTTTCATATAAAGACGTTAAATTAGATAATAAATCTGCTCAATTCCATATAGATAAATTCTATAACGATTTTAGAAATGACATTTAATAATTTTACAAAAAAAACAAATAGAGTATTGCAAAATGCTCTATTTTTAGGTAAAATATATAATATATAAAAAAGAGGATATAAAATGAAAATAAAAAACAAGACATTCACAGACTTAGAGGATTCTATTTATAATGGAGAATTAGTGATTGAGATTGAAAAACCTGAGGATTTAAATCGTTTAAAGGATTATTATAATTTAGAAAATGATGGTTTTTATTTGAAAGTAAAAGATGACGGTAGTGGGTTAGAGATATCTCAAAAAGGTTATTTTTTTGCTGAAAGTAGAATGACAAGCTCAATTTATTTGAGTTATTTAAATTTGGAGGAATTATGTTAAAGAGGTTTTTAATATTAGTATTAGGTTTATTTTTATTCTTTCCTCTATTGAATGTAAATGCTTTAACATATATAAGAGATACAGAGCAAAGTGTTATTTGGGATAAAGAAGATATTATATCTAAAGAAGATAAGAATATTTTAGAAGAATACAATTTAAAATTATCAGCAGGTAATTATGAAGCCCCTAAATTGCAGTTTGCTCTTATTGGTGATAGTAATATTAAAACAAGACCAAGAGATGAAGAGTTTAAAACAATTTATGATTCATGGGGATTAGGAAAGAAAATAATTACTAATTATAGTATTTTGTTAAAAGGGTCTGATTTTATTTATGTTTATTTTTCTGAAGATTTAAGGAAAGAATTACCTAAAGAGACATTAGATAAATATAAAGATGGAGTTAAATCTAGTATAGAAGAAATAATAAAGGATATTAGGTTTAATCAAATTATAAAGTCTGATGAAACAAATGAAAATAATATTGTTGCAAAAAAAGGTACTAAAATAAATAAATCATTAGCTATACTTTTTTTTGCTATACCAATTTTATTATTAATGTTTTTAATTATTGTAAATAATAAAATTAATAAATTAAGTTTACCTCAAGACAAAAGCAATAAAGGAGATTTAAATGAGGTCAAACTTATTGATAATGAAATTTTAGATAATTCTAATGATAGAGATTTAGAAAAAGAAAAAATTAAAAGTAATAGAAGGTTAGGAAGTTCAACTGTAAAACACAGAAAATATAAATTTAAATACACAAAGAAAAGAAGAGGTTAAAATAATCTCTTCTTTATTTTTTATCTGTAGATTGCACGTAGGTGTTAAAATTTGTATTTATGATGAATTATACATAAATTAGAAAAATGGTGTTTTTTATAGTCAATAGATAGTACGTATTATGGTTCAAAATTACATCTATGTTATTTGTAAAGTGTAAAACATTATATTTTACAATAAAGTTGAATTATGTATTTAGACATTCTAGATTGACCTAGATTCGTTTTGTTTTATTCCATAATAATATCTATCATTTTGTCTGTAGATTGCACGTAAACATAAAAATCTGTATTTGTGATGAATTATACAGAAATTAGAAAAATGGTGTTTTTTATAGTCAATAGATAGTACGTATTATGGTTGAGGATTGTATCTATAAAACAAAAAAAGTGGAATAAAATCCACTTTTTTTACATACTAGGTACAGTTCCTAAAGGAGTGTCAGGAAGAACTGCTTCAGCAATATCTCTAATTGCCTCATTGATTAATCTTACATTTAGAATTTGATGTAATTCAGCAGTATTAGCAGCATAAGTTACAAGTTCAGGTTCGGATGGAATCATAGATAGAATTGGTAGATTTTGAACTGCTTTCTCAATTTTATTAGCTGACATATTTACATCAGGCATAGCTTTATTAATAACAATACCAACTTTATAGTCAGGAATATTTAATTCAGCAGGTTCTCTTAATCTCATTTCTTCTTGAATCCATCTTGTACAACCTAATACAGAAGATTGTCCCATATCAGAAACAAAGATAATTTTATCAGCAAGCGGATAAGCAACTTGTTCACCTAATGGGTCTAAATAGTTTACAGATGTATCTAAAAGAATAACATCATACATACTTCTTAATGCTTGAATAAGTTGAGCATAGAAGGATGCTGGAATTTCTTTTGCACTTCTAGGTCTTTTTGGTGCGAATATATAATCACAACCAGTTTTATCTGAATGCCATACACCAGCAGGGATAGTTTCAACTGTTGGAATACCACCTGAGGCAATAATATCCATTACAGTTGGTGGTTTTTTAGCACCCATTAATAACCATTGTTGTCCATCACGAACATCAAGGTCAACAGATACAACTTTTAAAGGTTTATCAGTTTTACCTTTTTCGTAAGCATCTTTAGAAGCGGCAACAAGGTAAGCACCCAATGAAATAGCTACAGTTGATTTACCAGATCCTCCTTTTGAAGATGTGATAGTAATAACTTGTCCTGTTGCATCTGGAGCAGCTTGTGGAAGAATAACATTTTCTTCTGAATTGTTTTCTTCATATTCATCAAGATAACTTTCTTCTTCATATCCAGGTATCATAGGTTTGATAGAATTTTTAATATCTTCATCAATAATAGGTGAATAGCAGAAAGCTTCAATAGCTTCTAAGATTTCAAGTTGAGCATTTTCATAATCAACAAAATAAAATGGTGTATTAGCATTATAGGAATCATCTTCAGTAGCTTCAGCAAGTTGAGCTTCTTTAATAGTTCTTTCAATTAAAGGTTTTTTATTAACATCTTTACCAGGTGTTAAAATACAGACAACTGAATATGGTGCAGAGTATGCTACAAGATCTGCGAATAGTTGAGGATTGGAATCAAAAAGTCTAGAGAATAAAATAATAACAGCAGTATCTTTAGATATTCTAGCTTGTTCATCTTCAAGACCAAATTCCCTTTCTAAATCTTCTAGTTTTTCAAGAGGGATTTGCATATCCCAATTATCATCCATTTCTTGGAAAGCATTGTGAATAATTTCAGGTCCGACAAATGCTAGCTTATGAATTGACATTATTTTCTCCTCCTTTAAAGATCCTTTTTAAATTATTTTTTTTCATGATTAGTTCCATTCTGTTCAATTTGAGCACATAATGAATTAGGTGAAATTTCTCCAGCAGCACAACTTTCTTTAGTTACTGGTCTTCCTTTTTCATCTCTCAAAATAGCTTTAAATGTATTATCAGTACCTTTATACAAATCAACAGGTTGTTCAGGTCCATTAAGTACAGTTTTATTAAGATTATCAGTTTTTCTTTCTTTATAAGATACTGATTTAGGTGCTAAGACAAGTTTAATTCCATTGTCACCACCATATTTTGCAATAGCAGCTTGTAATTCTGTTACTTTATCAGCAGGTAAACCAACAATATATTGCATTTGTTCTCCAATTGCAACAACTTTACCATCTTTATTTACTTCTGAAGCATTTTCTGTTCTATTAACTTCAAGAGCTAAAACATTATAGAATAAGTATTTAGCACCATCTTCTTTACTAACTCCAATAATATCAAAGTAATCACCTTTTTGGATGTTTCCACCAACAGCACTATCAGAATTAACATTAAATGATGTTACAGACCAATCATCAGGAATACCAGTTGATGAATCTAGATTTAAACCAGTATTACTTTCAGAAAGAATATCTCCGGCTTTTAATGGGATTTTAGTGTAAACTGTTCCTTGTTTTACTTGAGGTAAGTTTATAGCATTTTGAGGTGCGCTTCCTTTTGCAGTAACAATTTCTTTAAGCATAGTTTCTGTTACTTGGGTTTTAGCAGCTAAGTCTTGATTAATTACATAGTATTTTTCTGTTGCTAAAGCAGTTGAAAGAGCATAAAAAATTCCAATAGCTAGAACAGATACAATAACACTAAATACAATAGTTAGAGTTAAATTACTATTAGTTTTAACTTTAACTCTTGCTGAAGAATTTTTAATTTTCCTCATTATTATCTCCTTACATTTGTTTTGTATATTGTATATTATATATCATTTTTTAATTTGTTTTATACCATTCTTGGTCATCAATAGGGTTAGTATTAAACATTTTTTGCCATTTGTCATTAGTCATAATATGGACAATACTTGTATTAAATAAGGCATCTTGCATTAAACACTCCCCAGTTTCTAATTCCCTTATTATTTGTTCCCAACCTTCATCTTCTGGGAGCCGCATATATTTACAGGTTGTCATATTGTCTTTATCATCATTATTCCTAAATGCAAACCTGACAGAAATCATGGTATTTGTATCACTGTTTTCTCCCACACCTAAGTGTTTTGTAGATTGAGTTATTAAAATTACCGCTAAGTTAAGAGACCTACCAAGTCTTGCAGTTGCTCTAATCATAGATTTACCTGATTCAGTAGCCATAATAGCCCAAGCTTCGTCAATGATAAGTGTTTTATATATTTTCTTAGGTTTTTTACCCATCATATCTAAAATCAATTGACTTAAAAGTCCCATGATAATAATAGATATTTTTTCAGCTGAACTCCATTCTTTAGATGGTTTAGTATCAGGTGGCATAGATAATCCCATTAAATTAGCAACAATAAAACCTTCTTCTAATACTAATGGTTTCTTTTGTATTCTTTTATTTAAAACAATTAATTTTGCTAATTTTGTTTGTAATAATGTATCTAAACTATAACCCAAAGAACGAATTTCATCATCCCTAGAAGACATTAATTTTTGGGCCACTCTTAAGAAACTAGGTGAATTACCTTCAACAATATCTCTAATAATAGGTGTTAAGTTAGTAATTTGTTTTGGTGTTAAATCTCCAATAAGAGATTTAATAACATCAATTGTTAAGGCAGTATTTTGATTTGTATCAGGTGTAAAAGCAGTTGGGTCTAACATCCCAACGTTTTCTTCAAGAACTTCACCGTCTAAATCAGCAACTGACCATATATTTATTTTACCTATATATCCGGCTTTTTCTAATTTTTTTAATGCAGTAAAGTCTCCTTTAGGGTCAAGAATAACTCCAATTTTACCCAATGCACTGGCATGAGATGCAATTAATAGTCCAGAGAATGTTTTACCTGAACCTGGTGAGCCTGTAATAAGTGATACAGGCGGGTTATTAATAAGAATTGGGTAATGAGGGTCATAAAATACAGGATAAGGTAAACCTGTAATTGTTTCTCCTATATAAGTTGACATTCCAAATTTTGTTTTTGTCGCCAATTTTTATTCTCCTTTCGTTAAGCAGCTCTTTTCTTTAGTTTTTTCATAGCTTTTTCTTCTTTAATTTCTTTTATTAATCTAACATAATCAGCTCTTCTTGAAACAGAAATCATTGATTCAATTTTCATTACAGGTAAAGAAGCTCTTGCAACACCATCATAATAATGTTTTTTGGAAAAGTAATATCTCATTAAGCATTTAAACCAACTAATGAATGATTTACCACCCCAAATAGGTTGTGCCATAAAATTACCTAGAATAATAGGTATTCCAAAAGTAAAACCTATAGTATATAAATTCCAAAAATTTAAAGCATTTATAATAATAGCAAGAGGCGCTGAAAATATCAAGAATAAAACAATTGTATATATTAATTGAGCTATTCTAAGAGGTTTTTTTAATGTCAAATCAAAGAAGGAGTAAAGTAATAATTCTTTAGTGAAAAGCCTAGTCATATCTTTAACAATAATAGGTTTCATTTTATATCTCCTCTATGTGAAATTTAATTAAAAATGTGTTTTTAATTTCACTTAATCCTCCATATTTAAAGGTCATAGATTCCATGTGTTTCCAATCATCATCTTCCCATAATTTTGCATCTGTTAATCCATCAATTAAATGTTTAACAGTAGGATAAAGATTTGGAGGGTCAAGTCTTCTTCTTGTAGGGGGAAAAACTTCAACAGTTACTTTAAACCTGTTAAAAGTTTCAGTAACCTCAGTTTGAGATGCAAGAGCTCTTAATTTTTTAGCTCTATCTCCTTTAACAAATCTATGATAACTAACATTTGCATTTAATAATATTTCTCTTGGTACTTCAAATGTTAAATTATTTTTTTTCATTTGTTCTCCTTTCTACTTATAAATTTATAAAATACTTCACAAGCATTATATTCTGAAAATGTATTAAGTTTTAATTCACTTTTACCCTTTTTCATTTTATAAATAGAAAATGAATTATTTTCATTGATTAATATCCAGTTTTTAGATACAATTCCATTTGCAGTTCTAATAGCTTCTTTATTTTCTTTTACTAATAATTCATAAAGACTTGAAATGTTTTTTAAACGAGTTTCAGTCATAATTTTTCTCCCTTATTTAAAATATTTATTAAGAATATCAATATAAATGAAAAAAGAGTGTTTAAAATACACTCTTAAAATTCTCCAGTTTTCTTTATCATGAATTTAACAAATAATGTTCCTCCACCATAAATACCCATTGCTAAAACAAAGGCTACCCATGAAATTGGCTCTTTGAACCAGAAGGATCTCATTTGTTCGTTTGCTAAGTAGGTATAAATGAATAAGAAAGGTACCATTACAGAAGATAGAATTAATAAAGGTTTAGATTGAGCAATAGCAACTTTTAATTTTCTTTTAAGTCTTCTATTAGAATCAAGCATTTCTTCAATTACTTCTATTTGGTCTTCTAAGTTTGCACCTACAGATGCTGACAACTCAATACATCCACATAAGAATTTTAATACTTCACTAGATGTATTCATTCTTAATTGTGATAATGCTGCTTGGAAAGATCCAATTTCTATTAAAGCTTTTGCGGTTTTTAATTCATCATATAAAGGTGTATCGGTTTCATCTATAGCACTCATTAAAGCTCTTTCAGGTGTTTCCCCTGCTTGAATATTTGATTTTAATAATGATAAGAATGCAGGTATTTGTTCATCAAAAACGGCTTGTCTTTTTTCTGCTTTAACTTCTAATATTTGAACAGATAATAAGAAGAACGAGAAGATTGGAACTAATCCTATTCCGTAATTATTAAAAATTATTGAAACAAGAGTGTAAAATATAACACTGCCTAAGAATAATAATTGACCTATTTGTTCATTAGTATATTTATAAGATTCTACAATACCTGCTTTTTTAACCATTGTTCCCCAATAAGTATTCCATTTGTCAATAGGGGATGAAGCTTTAGCTTTTATATGATTTTCAAATTCTCTGTATTGTGAACCTGACATGATTTTTAAATGGTCAACAAATTCAGATGTTATTTTACTTTTACTGTCCGCAGATTTTCTGATTAAAAGAAAAATAATTAAAATTAATATTAAAATTGCAGCAGTTACAATAAATGGTGCTGTTGCATAATTAAAAGCTGAGTCCATTTTTTCTCCTTAATTCTATGTGTTTATATTAAATAATATCAAATTGATTTTTTCTTTTTTTTATGTTATAATTAAAATAAAAGGTATTTATGAAAAACGTAATTTTATTTTCTGATTTAGATAGAACAATTATTCATTCCTCAAAATTTTTAAAGGAATCTATAAATCCTGAAATTGTAGAGTTTAATAAAGATAAAAAACCTATTTCTTATATGGAAAAAGAAGCATTATTATTGTTAAATGAATTATCTAATAATTTATTATTTATTCCTGTAACAACTAGGTCTTTAGAACAATATAAAAGAATAGATTTAAAAATTACACCTTTATATTCTATTACATCTAATGGTGGTATTATTCTAAAAAATAATAAACGTTTAAAATCATGGGATGATTTTATTAAGAATAACATATCTAATAAAAATTATATGGAAATTCAAGATAAGCTAAAGTTAATTAATAAATATTTAACAAGGGAATTAACACTTATTGATAATGTATTTTTCTTTTCTAAAATAAATGATAATAATTTATTTGAATTGAATTATGAATTGGATAATATATTAAAATATTATGATTGGACTTATACAATTCAAGGTAATAAAATTTATATTATGCCAAAATTTATATCTAAGGAAAATGCAATAAATTATCTTTTACAAAATGAATTAAGTAAAGATAATTTTATCATTACCGCTGGAGATGGAAAATTAGATTATAATTTTGTATTTCTACCAGATTCTAATTTAAGTATTGTTCCCTTAAATTCAGAATTATATAACCTTATTGAAGATAAAGATTTTAAATTTAATTCTTTTAAATATAATACTTGTGGAACTTTAGATATGTTAAAATATATTAAACAAGAAATAAAATAAAAATGGTACTAATAAAAGTACCATTTTTTTATTTTTAATATAATTCCCTTAATTCATCAAGGTTTTTCATTTTAATATAATCTAATCCAATTTTCTTTCTTCTATGACTAGACAATTCATTTTTTCTTATCCATTTACCTGTAACTTTTTCTCCTAATGAGCTGTTTTGTTCATCAGGTTCAAATACCCATAATGGATAAACAGGTAGAAATGCTCCATTTGTACCTAATTCAGTTTGAACACCAACTTCTGAAATGTCAGTAATTCTTCTTGAACCGTCTTGTGGAAATCTTTCAACAGTTATGATAATGTCAAGAGATGATGAAATTAATTCGTAAGCATCTTTACCTTTGATTAAATCTGATTGAGAAATCAATGACATTAACCTGTTGATACAGTCTTGAGATGTATTAGAGTGAATTGTAGAAGCAACTTGGTGACCTGTGTTACCAGCTTGAACAAGGTCATAAGCTTCATCAGCAACAACCTCACCACAAATAATAATGTCAGGTCTCATTTGTGTGGTACATTCAACTAAATCTCTCATTGTAACTTCAAAACCACTTGAATTATTTTTCCTTGGAATACACTCCATTGCCGCGGCTAATAATTTTCCTTTTGCGGGTTTTAACTCTATATTTTTCTCAATTGTGATAATACGTTTGTCATTAGGTAAATATCCAGTTAATGCTGCAAGTAAAGTTGTTTTACCAGTTGATGTTCCTCCATTTACAATAAAAGAGCATCCTGCATTAATATGAGCGCCAATCCATTCAGCCATTTCAGGAGGCATACTTCCCCACTCAATTAATTGGTCAGGGGAAATCCAATCATCAGTATGTCTTCTAATATTTAAATTAGGTCCATCGGGTGCAATTGATGTATGAACAGCAAATACCCTTGAATTATCTTTTAATCTCGCTCTTTCAAATGGATTTGTTCTTGTAATGTCTTTATTAACAGATGAATACAATTTAGTAATTAAATCTTGTAAATGTTGAGGGTCTGAGAATTTACAAGACGGAACTCTAACAACTTTACCTTTAATTTCTACTTGAACATCATAAGGTCCATTACAAATAATTTCTCTTATTTGGTGGTCCCTATATAGAGGTTCTAAAGGTCCTAAGCCACAAATTTCATTAACAGTCATAGCAAGAACTAATACTTTTTCAATTTTATCTAATGCTTTATATTCTAAGTCAGGAGTAGATGAATCATATTTTAAGTATTCTGTATTAATATAATTAAATGCACTTTTTCTTAATTCTGTATCAGTAGGGTTTTCTTTTAACCTTGCAATTAAACCAGCTTTATCACTTCTTGAAAGGTTGTCTTGAACAAATAAAGTTACTTTTTTAGACACTTCAAGAATTTTATCAAAGAAATCTTCAGGTGCTTCAAGTAAAACTTCAGATGTTAAAGAATAAACTTCATCAATACTTCCTGTTACCACTTTAGATAAATTTTGTTTGATTATATTTTTAATTTTTGTGTAATCATCTGTTTCTTTTGCTAAATGTCTATTTTTTAACATTTTAGAAAAGTGAACAGGTTGAGGATTACTGTTTTCTTGGATATTATCTAGATTTTGTTCTTCATTATTTTCAGATTCATCTTCATCATATAATGTAGGTTCATTGAAATCCTCATCTTTAACTTCTTCTAAGTCATTATTGTTTTCTTCTATATTTTCTTCTTCTATATTTATTGTTTCATTATCAATATTTTCATTTTCTTCAATAATTACATCTTCTTCTTTTTCAATTTCTTTTGTTTCTTCTATTTCTTCTACTGGAGTTTCAGGGTTTTTATCTTTTTTAAATCCTGCAAATGCTCCAAATCTACTTGAAAATCCCATTTTTAAAAAACTTCCTCTCTATAAAATTTTAGATAATGTCCAAATTGTAGGTGCAATAACAACAATACCTAAAGAAACGGCAGTAACAGGAGAAAATACCATAGTTACTCTTGAGTCCAAAGTTGCAATTCTTTGGTCTATTTCATTTTCTAAGTCTCTTCTTGATTCTATAGACCTAGCTTTTAAAATATCTATCATTGATACTGATAATCTATTTGCATTATTTAAAGCTTTTGCAAATGCTTTTATACCATCTGTTGGTGCTCTATCAGAGAAATTAAGTAATGCTTGTTCCATTGTTACACCAGATCTCAGTTCATTGACAATTTGTTCAAATTCTTTTCTGATTAAATTATTAGGCATGAAATCCAAAACTTTTTCAAAAGCAGTTGGTAATGAATAACCACCACCAGATAAAGCAAGAATTAAATAATCAATAGCTTCAGGTAATTGTCCTTTATATTGATTTTCTTTATTTTTCGCAATTGAATGATAAGTTGAAGATGGATATCTGAATCCGAGAATAGGTAATAAAATAATTAATAAGAATCCTAATTGAGATAAACCTATAAATGATAGTAAGGCTCCAAAAAGTAATCCAACAAAAACACCTAAACAACCTAAAACATATTGCAATACAATAAATTCAATAATTTGTAGTTTCCAAGGGTTACCACTTTTTCTAAATAACTCTTCTGTTTTAGTTTTCTTTGCTTGTTGTATTAATCTTTCAGTACCAACTAAAGATGTTATATCACCACCAAACATTTTCATTAATTTTTCAACAGAGGGGTCTAAGTTTGTATTTGTACCAAGAATTTTAGATGAATTAGGCTTTTGTTTTGTCCCTTTTATTAAAATTATGAACATTCCTATTAAAGCTAAAATACTTACGGTTAATGAAACAACTAATATCATTTCTTCTCCTTTTAATTATGTAACTTTTTTTGTATTATATATATCATTTTTTATTTATTGTTTTTTTGTTGTTTTTAATTTTCCGTAGATACGTTTTTAAACCATAATACGTACTATCTATTGACTATGAAAAACACCATTTTTCTATTTTCTGTATAATTCATCATAAATAGAGATTTTAACGTCTACGTGAAATCTACAGACAAAATAAAACTCCCTAATTAAATAGGAAGTTTCAATTTAATTATTGACAATTTGCATCTTTTTGAGTAGTTGTAAATACATTGTTAGAGTTTTTAATACAAGCTGCTACTTTATCACCTCTAGCTTTAACAGCATCGAAGATGATTTTACCAACTGCAATAACAAGAACTACAGTAAATACAATCCACAAAATGATTGAAATTGTGTTAGAATCCCCGCGGTCACTTGAAATGCGGTTTTTAATAACATTCATCATTATAATACATTCTCCTTAATGAATAATTTTTAATAATTTAAAGTTCAGGCGGGTCTCCCCTTAGCACCCTGTATGCTGTTAATAATCTTCATATTTAAATTATCCTATATATTAATAAAATAATTATATTCAGATTTATAAAAATTTATCATCACGAAAAACATATCAATATTTTTTTGTCTAAAACCAGATTAATAAAAAAATGAAATATTATTTAATATTCCATTTTTAAATATTGTTTAATCTTCTATATTTTCATTTCCTGACCAAGTTACTAATCCTTTTGAATGTTTATAAATTCTATTTCTATAAGAATTTATATCCATAATAGCATTGTCATTTAAAGGTTCAATTTCTTTAATGTATGAAATTACTAAATATCTCGCTTTTTCATGTGAGAAATCTTTATAATCAACATCTTTAGAATTTGTAATGAGTTGCTGGATTTTGTTTGAAACTTGAATTAGTTTTTCTGATAGATCTCTTCTAGTTTCCTCTCCTAAATCAATAGTATTCTTTGTTTCTTCTTTCTTAATAAAATAATACATTTCTAATAATGCTTTTTGTTTGTCAAAAGTAATTGTATTAGAAACTGTTCCATTTTCAGTTTTAACTTTTTCAGTAAAGAAATCATCAACATTTACATCTTCACCTTTTTCTCTAACTTCTTTAATGAAATTAGTTAATTCTTCTGGGTCATTTTCAGGTTTTGCATAGTTACTAGATAAAATCCATTTTTCATTATTGAAATCATAAACTCCAACAAGTGCATTATTTACATTTTTAGCAGCAATTTCCATATTTGGTTTTAAAGTAGATAAAGGAACATCAAGAGGTTGACCTTTCTTTCTTCGTGTTTCAAACCTTAGTAAAACTTGAGATTGAGTTTCAATTGCCTTATCAATGATTTTTATGACATCAGTATCATCAAAGATATAGCCACCTAAAGGTTTGGGCGCTATATTAGGCTTAACAGTAACCCTAACTGATTTACTGCCATTTCTTTCAACTCTAGGAATACCACTTGCCAAAGAGATTTGAACAGTTCCATTTGATTCAGTTGGTACTTCATAGGCAATTTTAAAAGCTTCAAATAAATTCATTTAAAAACTCCTTTTTAAAAATTCTTATATTATATATTTTACCTTATTTTAATAAAAACAACCCTAAAAAGGTTGTTTTTTATTAAATATTTAATGGGATTTTATTCAATTCATTTAATAATTGATAGTATTGATTTAAGTGGTCAACAAACCATACATAATTATTATTTAAGTTTTTACATATACTGATTATAATTGTTTTTGTTTTTTGATTTAATCTAAATTTAAAGAATATAGCCAAACCATTATAATCAACTTCAATAATATCATTATAACCAAATTTTTCTAATTCAGATAAAACAATATTTTCAAAATTATAATTTGATAGGTAATTTTTAATATCATTACCTCTCCTATTAATGATTTTAATTTCCATTTTGTACCTCAAATGTGTAGGCTTTTTCTATTTCTTTAAGGGCTTCTGAAGGTGTTTTATATTTATTCCAATTATTCAACATATCTTTATCAGTTGTGGATAATTTATCTCTCCAATTGATAATTTCATCAGGTTTATCTGGAATAGGATAACTTGGCATACCTTTATCACCTAATTCAAGATTCTTTTTATCCAATTCTTGGTTTACTTCATCAGCATTTCCAATAGTATTAATTTTTGGAATTGAATATTTAGATGTTTTAGTTGAAGGGTCATTTGGAGTATAAAAACCTCCATTTTGAGTTACTGTATCAGGTTTTGCCCAATCACTTGTATCTTTGCCATCATTGAAATATTCCATTAATCTTTTTAGAATTAATTGTTGACTTCTATCAGACTCTCTATTCCAATGTCCTGATTCATTTGGGGAATCATATCCATACCAAACTGCCATAGATACATTTTTAGTTGTACCAGCTGCCCATACATCAGAAGAAGCATCGTCAGGTCTCCAAACTCCATCATTATTAGCATAGCCTACAGTACCAGTTTTAACTGCATACCCTTGATAAGGTAATATAGCACTTCTTGCTGTACCTGTTGATGTTGGAACTTGTTCTAACATTTTCAATAAAGTAAATGCAGTTGATTCTTTCATTGCTCTTGTTAGTTCAAATTTAATTTCTTTTTCAGAATTATCATTGAATACAAGTTTAGTAATATATTGAGGTTTTCTATAATTACCCATATTCGCAAGAGTTGAGAAAGCTCCAGCTAAATCTCTAGTTGACAAGTTTAAACCAAGTGCATCCTGACCACCATAAGTCTCTTGGATGTCCATGTTCATACCTGCTAAGAATTTTTTAGCATTGTTTGAACCTACAACAGTATCAAGTAATCGAATTGCTGGTGTATTTAGAGACATTTTTAATGCAAAAGTCATATCTCTAATCCCATATACAGCTCCATCGTAGTTATGAGCAACAAAATTTGTTCCTGGATAAGTGTAATTGCTTGTATCTAATTGATATCCAGAGCCTAATCCAAAGTATTCAATTGCAGGCCCGTATGATAAGAAAGGTTTAATTGCAGATCCAGTTGACCTTGAGCGTTGAGTTGCCCTATTAAGTCCATAGGCTTCTTGGTATCTTCCACCATATTCTGCTAAAACGTAACCAGTATTAGGGTCAATAACAGTTGTTGCAATTTGGTGTTCGTCTGAATCGAAATAAGCCCAATTGTCAATTATAGATTTAACATCAGAGTTGATTGATTGGTTTAATCCAGTATGAATTTGTAAAGGTGTTGTTTTAATGTCATACCCTAATTCTTGAACTTGTTCTAAAGCTGATGTGATATATGCAGAATGTTCAGTAATTGTATCAAGAGTTTCTTTTTCTTGCCAATGCCTTTCTTTTAAGCCGTCTGTAATATCAACATTTTTTGCATTGGTTACTTGTTCAGACCTTAATACATTATTTTTCTCAGCTAAATCAAGAATAACATCTCTTCTTTCTTTAACTGCATCTGGATTATCATATAAATTATAAAGTGAAGGGCTTTGACCTAAACCAGCAATAATTGCCAATTTAGAAATTTCTTCTGGGGTGTCACCTTTTATTTCACTTAAAGGTTTTCCATAATAAGTATTAGAAATAGTATTAGCCCCATAAGAGTTTTCCCCTAAGAAGATTAAGTTAATATACCATTCTAAAATTTTATCTTTAGAGAAATTGTTGTCCATTTGGAATGATAACCAAGCTTCTTTAATTTTTCTATTTATATTTCTGTCTTTTACACCAGATGAAAAGACCAAATTTTTAATTAATTGTTGTTCAATTGTAGACCCTCCACGGGCATTATTTCCTTTTTTAATGAACCCAATGAAAGCATTAACAAAACCTTCAGGGGAAACACCTTTTTCTTTATAGAAATTTTTGTTTTCCGTGTTTAACAATAAATCTTTATATAATTTAGGTGCATCTTCAATTTTTATATAATCTCTTTTGTGACTATAATCTTTATAAATCACACCTCCATTAGCGTCATACATTGTTGTAGTTCCACCAGTTGCATTAACTAACATTTGTTCATTAATTTCAGGTGCTTCTTTTACAATATTAGAGGTGTATATAATTCCAGCAATTAAACCTACTATAGATAAAAGTAAACCTAATTTGAAAGTGAATAATAAAATTTTTCCTAATATTTTAAAAGACTTTTTTGCAAATTTTTTCATTATTCTCCCCCTCTAACATTATTTAAAGCTTCTTTAATTTTATTCTTAGCTTCATCTATAACTGTTTTATTTTTATCTTCTTTATTTTTCTTTTCTTCTTCTGCTTTTTTCTTTTCTTCTTCTTTCTTGAGACGTTCTTCTTCTTTCTTTTTATCCCCTTTATTAATTTCAACATTTAAGGTTGAATTTTTAATGATTTTAGTATATGGAGATTTCGGAGATTGATTGATAACTTTATCCTTATTATCATCAGAATCAGTCCAAACTTCTGAAATGTTAATTTTAATATTATTTGTTTTACCCCAAGTTTCAACTTCATCTTTTGTTTTACCTTTAAAATCAGGTAATTCAACAAGATTATTTTTCATTGAGTTGTATTCATTGGTAAATTTAGTAAATAGATCTTTTTCTTCTTGAGCTTTTTTAACTTCATTATACTTACTTAAATGAGAATCATGTTTTTTCAATTTATCTTCAGCATTTTTAATTAAAGGGTCTAATTTATTAGAAACAAACATCCAATTATTTTTAATTTTATTTCTATATGTTCCCCAATTAATTAAAGCTTCAGATTCCAAGTCAGGTTTAACTTCAAAACCTTTATCAGTTGTATCATAAATACTATTAAAAATTTCAATCAAAATTGCAATATTATCTGTATCATCTGATAGAGACATAAATTTATTGTAAATAGATTCAAAATATTCAGATTGATTATTGTCTAAATATGATGTTAATTTACCCCAATAGTTTTCAATAAAGTTTTGGATTTTAGAAGGTGTTATATTAGCTAATATCGCATCCTTATAGAAGAAAGATTCATATTCAGTTTTAATTTCCCATAAAGTTGTAATTTGTGTATTTTTATCTTTCAAATGGGTTTTTAAAGCGTCTGGAAGAGTTTCATAAATTTCTTTTAATTTGTTAAAATTATCAGTGTTTGAATCTTTTGTAAATTCTTTTTTAGAATCATCCCAAATATTAGTGTATATTTTCATGTATTTTTCTAAAGCTTCTTTTTCTTCAGGTTTTAAATATAGCATATAAGGTTCTAAAGAAGCTAAAGGTGTTTCAGAAATTTTTTTCCATTCTTTTTTTGCTTTATAATAATGATACATTTGGGAAACTGATAACCCTAGAGTTGATAGAGCAATAAGAATTGATGTCCAATAAATAATTCTTTTTACTTTTCTGGATTTCTTTTTTTTGTCTTCAATTCTAGATGTTTGATTTGTATTTTTGTTATTTTCAGTCAAAACTTTCACCTCTTTAATATAATGGGAATTTTTCATATTTAAATAATTTATTATAAATAAAATAAGGGAAACTGTCTAGTCTTTTATTGTGAAATTCCGCTTCTGTATTGTAATTATTTTTACTAGACTCTAAAGTTTCATTATTTTTTTCGAGTTCTTCAAAAATATGTTTAGCATTATAGTCATTTTCAATTAGAGGGTAAGATTTTGAACTATTAATTAAATAATTTAAATCTTCATCTATTTTTTTATTGACTTCAAGTTTATTATTGGAATTTTTATATTCATTATAATCATTATTTAATTCTTGAATCTTTTCAGTTTCTTGTCCTAAATAACTATATGAAAAACGAATAACATCATTAATAAGGTTATTTCGATTAGAGATTTTAGATAAAAGCTCTTCTTGATAAACCTTTACAGTTTTACCAGATTCAGATAATGTACTTTTTGAGTAAAAACCAAATGAAATAATTAATGTAATAAAAAGTAAACAAATAATAATTCCTGTTACTATAGATTTGTCATTTTCTGAATTTGTTTTATCTTTATTTCTAGATTCCATCTATTAACTCCTTTTTCTTATTTCTTTTTATTTTAACATAAATCTCATAAAAAATCAATATAAAAATTAAATAGATTAGAATTTAATCTAATCTATTCAATTTCCTTTATTTAATTATTTTCTTTAATAAGTTTTTTATATGTCTAAATTTATCTGGGTTTGAAGCTAAATATGCTCCTCCACCTACAGTTCCAACTGCTGTTGATACGGCTGCTACTGCTGCAGCTGCTCTTTGCTCATTTTGTTTCTTCTCTTCTTTTGCTGAACCTTCATTTTTGTTAGATTCTTTATCTTCATGTGGATTTTCATTTTTATGTAAATCTTTATTAATAGATTTCTCTAAGTAATTTATCATTTTATCTGTTTCACTTTCAAAATTATTAGATTCCTCTATTTTATTTTCTGGTGCAATAGGTGAGAAAACATCATTTTCTGATTTTAAATAACTAGATTTTTTAATCTCGTTTTTTGTAATATGAGAATTGTCATTATCAACTGTATTTTGATTTTCTTCTTGTTTATTCTCTTTATTATTTAGATTATTAGTTTTTGATTCGGGTTTAGAACTAAAGTTATTATTGTTTTTATCTTCACTTTCAGAATTATGATTTTCTTCTTTTGAGGAATCTTTCAATTCTTCATTTGAATCTTTTTTATCTTTAATGTTATTTTCTTCTTTATCTCTTATAGAGGTTAATTCAGAAACATTATTTGAGAGCTCTTTGTCTTCATTGTTTTTTTCTTTTTTCAAATCAACATAATAAGTTGTAATACCATTAATTAATTCAGGTTCTTTAATTAATTCATATCCTTCATTTTTTAATGTTTCAATTTTATTATTTACTAATAATTCAGAATTGATAGTGTCAATTACAGTACCATCTTTCATTTTGAATATACTGATTTTTAATTCTTCTTTTTCAGGTTGAATTTCAGCTTTTAATGCTTCTTCAGGCAATTCAAGCTCAAGTTTGTCCATAATTTCAGGTTTACCTTTTTCAGATATTACTTTATCATAAATATATTTAGTTATACCATTTTCTATTTCAACTTTACCTGTATATATATAATTTTCGTTTTGGATAAATTTAGGAGCATTTTCAGGTAAATCTTTATCACTGTTATCATCTAAAATATTTCCATTTAAATCAGTATAAATAATAATATTTTTCTTCTCTTTCTCAGGTTGTGTTTCAGGTTTTAATGCTTCAATAGGAACATCTAATTCAGGTTTATCTATATTCTCAGGTTCACCTTTTTCAGATATTACTTTATCATAAATATATTTGGTTATACCATCTTCTATTTCAACTTTACCTGTATATACATACTTACCATTTTCTATAAAATCAGGTGCTTTATCAGGTAATTCTTTATTGCTATTATCATCTAAAACATTCCCATTTAAGTCTGTATAAACAGTAATATTTTTCTTTTCTTTTTCAGGTTGAATTTCAGATTTTAATACTTCTTCTGGGATTTCTAATTTTGGAAAATCATTGATTAAAGTTTCAGATGGCTTTTCAAAAACTATTTTATCAAATATATATTTTTTAATTCCATCTTCTTCTGATGTTAATCCAGTATATATATATGTATCATTTAAGATTTTATTTGGAATATTGTCTGAAATTTCTTTATTTTTTATATTATCACTTAATACATTCCCATTTAAATCAGTATAAACAATAATATTTTTTTGTTCTTTCTTAGCTTGAATTTCAGGTTTTAATGCTTCTTCAGGCAATTCAAGTTCAGGTTTATCTAAAATTTCGGGTTCACCTTTTTCTGATTTTACTTCATCATAAATATATTTTGTTATACCATCTACAGTTTCAGTTCTTCCTGTATATATATATTTGCCATTCATTATAAAATTAGGAACTTCTTTATTGTTACTTTCTTCTAATATATTTCCATTTAAATCAACATAAACAACAATATTTTTTTGTTCTTTTTCAGGTTGAATTTCAGGTTTCAATGCTTCTTCAGGCAATTCAAGTTCAGGTTTATCTGTAGTTTCAGGTTTACCTTTTTCTGATTTCACTTCATCATAAATATGTTTTGTTATACCATCTAAAGTTTCAGTTCTTCCTGTATATACATATTTTTCATTTTGTATAAATTTAGGTGCATTTTCAGGTAATTCTTTATTACTATTATCATCTAAAACATTTCCATTTAAATCAACATAAACAGTAATATTTTTCTGTTCTTTTTCAGGTTGAATTTCAGGTTTTATTTCACTTTCATTTAAATTAAATTCTGGCTTATCTATAATCTCAGGTTTACCTTTTTCTGATTTCACTTCATCATAAATATGTTTTGTTATACCATCTTCAGTTTCAGATTTTCCTGTATATATATATTTTTCATTTTGTATAAATTCAGGTGCATTTTCAGGTAATTCTTTATCATTGTTATCATCTAAAACATTTCCATTTAAATCAACATAAACAACAATATTTTTTTGTTTTTTCTCAGCTTGAATTTCAGGTTTTAATGCTTCTTCAGGTAATTCAAGTTCAGGTTTATCTATAGTAAGATTTTTCACTTCTTCTTCAAGCTTTTTGTAAGTATATTTCAAAATGTTATCTTCTTCTTTAAATAATCCTGTATATATATATTTATTATTTTCTAAATATTTTGGTATTTTAAAATCATTTTCATTATAAATACTATCTATAATATTATCATCTTCATCAACTAAAAGAACTACTCTTTTTGATTCTTTTATGTTTATTTCAGGATCTATTTTTTCAGATAATGTTTTTTTGAGTTTTGAGTAAATATATTTTGTTATACCATCTTCAATTTCAGATTTTCCTGTATATTCATATTCATCATTCTTTATGAATTTAGGAGGTGTATCAGGTAAATTTTCAGTTGTATTGTCCATTAAGTTATTACCATCTAAATCCATATAAACAACAATATTTTTCTGCTCTTTTTCAGGTTGAATTTCAGGCTTTAATGCTTCTTTAGGTAATTCAAGTTCAGGTTTTTCTAGAGTTAAATTTTCTTTTGGCTTAGAACTTACAACAGGTTTATTTTTTCTATAATAATACTTAATGATTCCGTCTCTTATCTCTTCTTTTTTAGTGTAAGTATATTCCCTGTTATTTAAAAATACTGGTGGTTTTTTAGGTAATTCAAATTCGGAGTTTGTACTATCCACAAGAATTTCATTAGTGCTTTCATCTACATATAAAATAACATTTTTAACTTGTTTATTTATTATTTCAGGTGAACCTTTTAATATTTTTTTAGTTCCTTTTTTAATTTTATCTTTTATAGGATTTTTAATAATATCTCCATTTGGTTTCTTTAATCCATCTGCACCTCTAGTTATAAGTTCCTCATAACCTTCATCTAAAGAATTGTCAAATTCAATTTCAGGTTTACCTTTTGGTATTGTTATTGGTTTGCCTATACCTCTTTTAATAACTCTTCTTTTAGCAGGTTTGATAATGTCTTTACCATTTGGATGTAATAGTCCTTTTTCTCCTTCTTCAATAACCACATCTGGGTCACCTTCAAGAATATCTTCTGAATCTTTATATATAGTATCAAAATCAATTTCTTTTGGTTTTCCTGTTCCTTTACGAATGATTCTTCTTACCATTTCTGTTATTGTTTTTCCATTTGGATGCCTAGTTCCATCAGATCCATTTTTCTCTATAACTTCTTCATTTTCTAAAAGTTTATCATCATGGATATATGATGTTTCCATAGGTATTTTTATTGGGTCAGCAGTACCTTTTAAAACTATTTCTGATGTTGCTTTAACTATAGTTCGTTTTTCTTGATTTGTGTCTTCACCTGTTTTATTGTCATGAGTTGTAATAATTAATTCTTTACCTGGATGTCCTTTTAATTGAGTTAAAGTTTCACCTTTTAGTAATTTATCTGAATTTAAATAAACAATTTCAGGTTCTATCTCTTTTGTTTTTTCAGATTTAGTATATCTTTTTTCAAAAATTAATGTTACTGTATTGGAATTAGTAGAAATTTTTCCAGATGTATCTTTATCACTTGTAACAATTGAATTTAATGGGTTTAATGAGGATTTATAATAGTATTCTTCACCATCATTATCTGTAACATTTATTTTTTCAGGGTCTATATTGTAATGTTGCCCCTCTGGAATATTTGTCCAACCAAGGTTATCAATTTCTGAAACATTTAAAGTTTTACCATTAGTGTCCTGAGCAATAATTTTTATATTTCTTTTAATTTGTTTATAGATTAATCTGATTCCAAAGTTACCCATTTTGACTTTACCAGATAATGGTTCACTTTCTTTACTTGTTCCGACATATTCATATCCAGGTATTTCTATAGGTTTAAAGTTGTATTCAGTACCTTCAATTACATTACTTAATAATTTAGATGTAGGTTTTATCGTATTACCTTCTGTATCTAAATAATTAACATACAAATTTGCTTCTGCTGGTTTTCCTAAATCCTTAATCATTAAACCATTTTCGTCAAATAAATAATAATTACCGTTAATTAATTTCTTTTGATTTTTTACTAACCTTTGATTTTCGTCAAAAAAGTATCTATTCCTTTTATATTCGTACCAACCAATAGTTTTATCAGAGAACTTTTCAATATTTTTAATTAGGTTCTTGTTTAACATTGTTGCCATATTCCAATCAAATTGTCCATATTCTCCAACAGATCCAGTTAATACACCTATAACTTTACCTTCTGAATTGAATACTCCAGCTCCACTATATCCACCAGATGTATCTTGATTTAAATATAAATGAGACCATTGATGAGATTTCGTTGTCCAACTATCAATCCATCTTGCAACACCACCTTGTACATCAATTGGGTAAAGCTTTCTGTCTCCATCAGTTATACCTTTTACTTTACCAGAGCTTTCATAAAGAACACCTCTTATTGGTTGTTTTAAAATTCTTTCTTTTTTTTCTCTACTATCAGGTGCAGGATAACCAACTATTGATGTTGTATCTCCAACTTTAAGAGTTTCCATTCCACCAATTTCTGCAAAATCAGCACCTTTATAAAGTAATTGTATTGGGGTTGGAACTTTTAACATTGCAATATCTTTTATTACTGCTGAATATTCTGTTTCCCCTTTTTCATTTGTAGTTAAATCAGGTAAAATTTCATTGATGTTTTCAGGTACAGTTACAGAATATTCTACGCCTGTTGTTGGAATGTCCCATCCATCATTTTCTGATGAACTATCGAAAGTATAATAAATTTTATCTCCAGGTTTAATTTTCCATGTACCATCATTATTTCTGAAAACATGCCCAGCAGATAAAATAGATTTACTTCCAACAAAAACACCACTACCTGCACTTATCCATTTGCCTTCTTTATTCATAATTCTAATTTTAACAACACTTGGATAATTACTCCATTTTGTTTCTTTCAAATCTAATCCCCCATGAACAAATTGTCTCATGTTATCGTCAAAATCATTATTTCCTACTATTTCAATAGGATTAATTTTGTTTTTTTGACCGTAATCTTTAAATTTGACCTCATCAATTATTTTAGCTTCAGATGGAACAATAGTATTTAAGTCTTGTTCTTCCATTTCTAAAATCTCATTGTCTGATTGTTTTAGGTTGTCTGTATTTACTTCATCTGCTAAAATTTCATTGCTTTTGGCCATTAAAATAGAAGCCCCTAAAACTAACCCAGTAGCTCCTATTGTTGCTATTTCTTTCGTCCTTTTTCTTTTTTTATCACTCATACATTAAAGGCCTCCATATACATATAATAATATTATTTTCTTTATGAATATCAAGAAAAAAAGAACTATTTTAGTCCTTTTTAATTGATTTATATAAAATAATAACACCCAAACTGAAAGATACAAACAAAATTATATATTGATAATTATTCTTATGTTTAATTGCTTCTTCGTTATTTTTAACTGGTTGTGGTTGTTCTTTTATCTCTTTCTCAGATATTTCATTTTTAGTTTCTTGTTTTTTAGTATTTTTAGTTTTGGATTTATTTATAAATGAATTAATCCAATTTATTTGGACATCATTAAATTTTAGACCACCTGAATAAACAACATTTGAATCTTTAACATTAGCAAAAAATAAATGCAATCCTATTAATTCATTATTTTTATTGAATATACCAGCACCTGACATCCCTCCAATACTTGATGTATTATATAGTAATATTGAAGGGTCCTGTTTGTTTTCAATCACCGAGCCTGAAACTTTATATATTTTACCAGTTAGAATTTGAGGTATTGGGTTTGAATTGTCTTCTAAAGATTCAAGCTTAAAAGTATTTATACCTGGAAAGCCTAGAAAATAAATTGAATCATTTTTTGTTAATGGATTTGATTCTTCTGTTAATTTGGGTTTTTCATTTTTATCTAAAAGTAAAGTGTCTTCTTTAACTTCAATTAAAGCTAAATCATATTTTCTACTTTCTATTGTTTTAGATTTAATTAGGTCATTATAATTTTCCAGGTCAAAGAAATAAATTGTTCTGTTTTTTAAAGATGTATTTTTTAAAGAATGATTTCTAGCATTTGGAACTTCTAATTCATTGTTATAAATTACGGGTTCTATATTATTATTTGTCTCTGTTATAAAACCTAAATCTTCAATATCATCAAAATTATTGTAACCTGAATCTCCAACAAGGTTATGTGCTGCTGTTAATATAAAATGGTTATTTAAAAATATACCAGTACCAAACCCATAGTCATTTTCATTTTTCATTTTTGAATAAATCTTAACAACTGAATTTGTTTGTGGTAAATTATATGGTATTTCAATGTCTTCACCATTATTTTTCAAATGATAATCATCAGCTGAAACAAATACTGGAAATAACATATTAATTATTATTGTAAAAACAATAAAAGTTTTTTTCATATTTTATCCTTTTTATTTCTATTTTAAAATTAATAAAAAAGCCTAAATTTTAAATTTAGGCTCAATTATTATAAATGAAGAACTCTACCTTCATAATCTCCTAAACGTCCATCATTTACACCTTTTCCAACAGATCCTAAATATCCACATACTCTTCTTACTAAATACATTCTATCAATATCGTCATTTCCACAATTAGGACATTGCCAATTAAAATGTTCATTTGAATCTTTGAATAATTTGATTTCTCCATCATATCCACAATCCATACAATAATCACATTTTGTATTTAATTCAGCATACATAATATTATTATAAATATGTTCTATTATTGTTAAAACTGCAGGTATATTATCAGTCATATCAGGGACTTCAACATAAGAAATAGAGCCACCTGTTGAATATTCTTGGAAAGCACCTTCTAAACTTAATTTTGAAAATGCGTCAATTTCTTCTCTTACGTTAATGTGATAACTATTTGTAACATAATTAAATTCTGTTATTTCAGGTATAATTCCAAAATCTCTTCTATTAGCTTTAGCAAATTTTTCTGTTGTTGATTCTAAAGGTGTTCCATATACAGAGAAGAAATATCCAGTTTCTTTATACCAATCATCACAATATGAATTTAATTTTTTAAGAATAGCTATAGCAAGTTCTTTACCTTCTTCAGATGTGTGAGTTTTATGTATTAAAGCTTGAACAGTTTCATAAACACCAGCATAACCTAAACTTACAGTCATATATCCATTTTTTAAGACTTTTCCTAATTTTTCTTTTGGTTTTAATCTTGTTAATGCACCATGTTGCCATAGAATTGGAGCAACATCAGATGGAGCATTTTCAAGTCTTGAAATTCTTGTCATGTGAGCTTTAAATACTTTTTTAGCATAGAAATCAAGTAAATCCCAAAACTTATCTAAATCTTCATTTGCTTCTAAAGCTATATGTGGAAGGTTTAAAGTAACAACACCTAAATTACCTCTACCATAGAATATAGGTTCATTGTTTTTGTTGATGTAAGGTTGTAAGAAAGATCTACATCCCATAGGAGGGAAACAATAACCATTTCCATTACTATCTTTTTTAATTTCTTTTATTTTCTTTTCAGATAAATAATCAGGCACCATACGTTTAGCAGTACATTCAGCAGCTAATTTAGTTAAATAATAATATTTACTATCTGGATGAATATTATCTTCTTCTAAAGCATATACTAATTTAGGGAATACTGGAGCAACAAAAATTCCTTGTTCATTAGGTATTCCTTTTATTCTTTGTTTCAAGATTTCTTCAATTAAAATAGCTAAATCTGATTTTGTTTGTTCGTCTTCAACTTCACCTAAATACATAAATAAAGTTATAAAAGGACTTTGACCATTAGTGGATGTCATTGTTATAATTTGATGTTGTAATGTTTGAACACCATCTGTAATCTCTTTTCTTAGTCTAGATTCAACAATATTATCAATTTGTTCAACAGTCATAGGTATTTTATTTTTTGAGCATTCATCAATAATTTGGTGTCTTATTTTTTGTCTTGAAACATCAATGAAAGGTGCTAAATGACTTAAAGAAATACTTTGACCACCGTATTGGCTTGCTGCAACAGACATAATAATTTGAGATGCAATAGTACAAGCAACACTAAATGATTTTGGTGTGAAAATTCTTGTACCTGTCATTACAGTGCCTTCTTCAAACATATTTTTCAAATTAACTAGACAACAATTAGTCATAAAGTTAGCAGCGTAATCTAAATCATGAATATGAATAATTCCACTATCATGTAATTTTACAATATCTTCATCAAAAATATATTTTCTTGATAAATTTTTTGAAACTTCACCTGCCATATAGTCTCTTTGAGTTGATACTATTCTAGCATCTTTATTGGAGTTTTCTTTTGTTAATTCTTCATTTGTACCTTCTAAAAGATTTAAAATTGAGGTTTCTAAATTATTAGGATTTCTTATTTGTTTCTTTAAAAATCTATAATTAGAATATGCTTGTGATAATTTAAATGAAGCTTTTTTAAATAGTTGTTCTTCTACTTTGTCTTGAATTTCTTCAACAGATACAATTGTATTTTCATTTAATAAATTAGCTTTAATTTGATTTGCAATAAACAAGATTTCAGGGTCAGATAATCTATCTTTTTCTTCAATATTATTATTTGCATTTTTTATAGCTTGAATAATTTTTTCTTCTTTGAATGGGACTCTTTGTCCATTTCTTTTTTTTACTTCCATTTCCTTTACCTCAATTTTTATATTTTAAAAACCTCTAAAGAATTTTTTGTTAATCCTTTAGAGGTGTAGATGCAATTTTCAACCATAATACGTACTATCTATTGAGTATGAAAAATACTGATTTTTTAATTTCTGTATAATTCATCATTAATACAGGTTTTTACGTCTACGTTGAATCTATTTGTTTAATAGCATTGTTAATAACATGGGCCAAATCATAATTAAAAACATAACTATGAAATTATATGTTGAATGAGACAATATAATTAAAGATAAATTATAATTACTCTTTTTATATATTAAACATTGAAAAACGGCTAAACAACTTGTACCAATAAGAGGATAAATAGATGAATAAAAATCATTAGATATTTGTAGATGAATTAACCCAAATAAGAAAGAGGATAATACAACAAATAAAATAAAATTATCTTTGATAACTTCTCTTATTATGTACCTGAAAATAATTTCTTCAAAAAATGGTGCAATAATAACAGCAATTAAAAATGCTGACAACATTCCATTATCATTTAATAATTCTGCAGTTCTTTGGCCTTCATTAGGGTTTCCAAATATTGCAATTATTAAAAACATAACAAAATAAGTTGAAAATATTACAAGTGGTATTAAAAACAAATCATTTAATTTAACTTTATGAAATTCAGGTTTTTTCAATTCAATTTTAGTGAAATAAAACAACAAATAAATTATAAGTAAAAATAATGAATCATTTAATAACACTCGGAAAACAAGATTAGAAAAATTAAATTTCTCTAATAAGGTTGTAACATTTAAAGTTATTGCACTAGACACAATAAAACTTAAAATGAAGATGCAAAAAGTTAAAATGATGGGTTTAATTTTATTTAACATCGTTCTTAACCTCTTGCTTTTTGTAAGCCATTAACATTTTAATAAAACATACCTCATATAATATCCTATAATCAATAACTTTATTTTTTACTTGTGATAATGTTTTGCTTATAATATCTATCATAACAGGTACAGTTTTAATATTTAATTTATTAGAAATATCAATTAATGCCTGATTTTCAAGTTCTATTCCATTTAAATTTCTAAATAAATCTACTAAAGATTTATATATTTGTTCAGCAGTTTTATTGTAATCAATACCATCTTGAGACATTTGAGTAGTTATTTGATAAACATTTAATGGGTCACCACTTACAATGGCATCTAATACTTTGGTTGAGTATTCAGTTGGCAAAGAACCTGATGAAATTAATGCTTCTAAATTACCTATTGCATTTCTAACTGAACCGCCTGCCATCATTGCACATTGAATTAGAGATTCTTTTGAAAGTTCTTTTGATTTAAATTTTTCTAAAATATCAGGTTCTTGTTTAACAATATGTAATAAATGATTAAATAATTCTTTAACTGATGGCTCTCTTAATTGTCTTGTTTGAGCTCTACTTAATACTGCAGGTTTAATTTTTTGAGGGTCAGTAGAGCAGAAAATAAATAATGTTTTTTGTTTTTTATCTTCTAAACCAATAAGCATGGCGTCTTGAGCAGCAGAAGATAAGTTTTGAGTTTCATCAAGAATAAAAACTTTTTTCTTTATTGGTTGTGATAACCTAGATTCTTCCATAATTTTTCTTATGGAATCGGCAGATCCATTCTCAGCCATTGTAATATATTTAACACCTAATAAAGCATTGTTATCTATTGCCTTACAAGTTGCACATTCATTACAAGGATTACCGTCAGACCGTCTATTTTCACAATTTAATGCTTTTGCAACAATAAGTGCTAAAGTTGTTTTACCAGTACCTGCAGTCCCAGCAAATAAATATGCTGTAGGTAAAGTGTCTTCAACAATTGCATTTTTAAGAGATTTTACTATTGAATCTTGACCTATAACTTTATCAAAATTATCTGGTCTATATTTCTTATAAAGTTCTAAATATGCCATATTACCCCCGGTACTATTATTTTTTTATTAACATGATTATAATCTTTTAAAGGCGCTATTTGATAATAATTATTACTTACAAGATAAAATAATATAGGAATTAATATTATAAATGCTATAATAATTAAAATTAAATATTTTTTATTCATTTACATATCCACCAATTCATCAAATTTAGCTTCATTTACTTTAGGGTGTCTTGCATTTCCTATCCCGCAACAATAACTTGCCCATCCATTCCATTTACCTTTAATAAATGGAAATTTAAAACCATTTTCAATACATTCATCCACAATTTTATCAGCTTTTTCAAAATCATCAATAACCATTTGTCTTACTTTAGGGTCATTAAATGGTACATCAACAATTTGTGGAATGTCAGGCATTGGGAAAATTAAACCTGTAGATTCTACTTTTAATCCATATTGTTCTAATAACATTGCATAAGCAGTTTGTTGCCTCCAATAGCCAAAAGGATTATCAGCAGAAGGTTTTTTAGTTGGGTCAAAATTATGAATTTGAGCTCCTGTTTTCCAGTCTAAAATGATTAAACCAGTTTCACCTTCAATAATTTTATCAATAAATCCAAGTGTATTATGATTTGTATTTCCTATTTTACCTTGAACAAAAAGCTCTATTCCTTTTTGATTTTTACCCATAATGAAAATGTTTGCTATTTTTTCATTTTTAGCGTTAGGCAACCAAACTTTTTTATAATTTCCAATTGCTTTTCTTAACCAGTCTTTATTATCTTCTCTTTCTAATAGAATTTTATAATCATCTTGGTCGCTTACTTCTTTTATTGATTTTTTTAATTCTTCATAGTCTCTAGTTTCAGCAGGTTTTGCAAAAAAGTTTTCCATAATTGCATGAAACCAACTTCCTCTTAATAAAGCATCTGTATATGTATCAATACAATCCTGTTCTATAAATTTACCCATTATCCAATCACCGGGTGAACTTAAAATTGCATCTACAGTACTAGGTGATAACCTTAATGATTGTATTTTCTTTTGAATACTTTTATCGAGAACTATAACGTGTCCATCTTCAATTTTTACTTTTTTAGGTGTTTCTATACCTAAATCACCAAATAAACTATTCATGAGACCTCCATTATTTTTATAATTATATTTTACCTTAAAAAAAAGGGATAAGACCCTTTATTTTTATAAATCTGCAATATCTTTTATAATACCACAAACATTATATTTTTTCAATGGATAAATTTCCACTTGAATATTTTTTTCTTTTGCTAATTGTAATAAATGTTTTACATATTTATCATTAGCATTTTCTTTAATTAAAATTCTGTCAGGTAATCTCCTTAATAGAACTCTTGTTGTTTCCCCAACACCAGGTTTTATTTTATTTATATCATTAATAGAAAACTTAGATGCAATTTCATTTACTTCATCTATTCCTTTAAAATCTTCATTCTTCTCTTCAATAGATGGGTTAAAATGATTTAAATCAACATTATCAAATTCATCTTCAACTTTTTGAATGAATTGTTCTGAATAGTCAAAATTCTCATTTTCTTTATAATAAACAGCTCCATGAAATTCATTATCTGTCATGTTCTTTAATTTAACTGTTCTACTAATTAATCCACTTACAGTTGAGTTTAAACAGGCACTAGGGATTAAGAAATCCTGTCTTGTTCCATATAAATCAGTAACAGATGCAGGGTCACTTAGAACAGCTAAAGTAGAATCAAGTTTAGCAATATCATTAGAAATTTTTCTCTCTTTTAAATCTTTTACTGCTTCATTTAAAACATTATTAATGGCACCTTTTCCTACCCATCCATCTAGAAAAACAATTTCTTCAGCACTATGTTTAGATAAAATATATTTCATAGCTGCAACATCAATTCCTTTTCCACGGATAATAGAAATACTATAATGAGGTACTTCAATTCTATATTTTTTCCAAATATATCTTTTTACTAAAATTCCAATTGGTGTACCTGCTCTTGCTAAAGAAACAATAACTGGTTTAAAGTTTTTTCTTTTCATGATTTTCTCTGATAATATTGCAACAGCATTTGCAGTATCAATTGATAATTCTTTTAGAGATTCATTGTAAAGTTCCATATATTTTTCTGTTGGAACATATTCTAAAGGTAACATTTCAGAGTAATGTGTTCCTTTTTGATTGAGTTCTTCTCTCTCTTTAGTATCAAGGATTGGAACTTTACCTTCTAAATTTTGCAATAATATGATAACATCTTTTTTACTATAACTTGTTTTTACTAATTCAGTTAGCATTAATTCCTCCATTTGTTCTTAAAACTCTAATATTTTTTGAAAAAGGTAAAAGTAGATCTCTAATATTTTTTTCAAATTCTTTATTTATGAAATCACCAATAATAATAATTTCATCATATTTATTTAGATTATAAATATAATTTGTTCTTAAACTGTCATAAGCACTAGGAATAATAAATCCATTTTTAATAGGATAATCTTTATCATTAGAACAAACAATAGGACTTCTTGTTGTAGATTGAGTGAACCCATTTAATAAATTGGATAAATATATAGCATGAAACATATATTCCTCTGTACCAATTATAAGTTTTTTGTTTCCCTTACTATTTGATTCATTCTCTATGTTTAATAGAAAATTATTATGTCTTTTTCTGTAGTTCTCAATATTTATTCCAAGTCTTGGCTCAAATTTAGTTTCAGGTAAAATAATTTTTTCATTTTCTAAAACTTTATCCTTAATGTTAAATTTGTCAATTGTTTTATTTAATTGTATTTCAGAAAGATTATTCTTTATTTTCCCATTAATTAATGAAACAGTTTGAATACCTTTATTTTTAAATTTATTTTTATTCTCTTCATTTTGCCAATTCAATAAAGATCCAACAATATAATTTAAATTAGGTTTGATTTTAGAAAATTCATTAATAAAATTCAATATAGTATTTCCAGTAGTGATTTCATCTTCAATAAATAGGATAGTGTCATATTCGGGTATATCAGATTCATTATAATATAATTTCTGATTAGTAGCATGAGAATGTTCTTCCTCAAATGAAACTAATGGAATATTGGTGTTAAATTCTTCTCTTGTTGTTTGAATATAATACACAAAATTCAAGTGATTTTCCATTTTTTGTGAAGCTTTAAAAAATAAATATTCAGAAATTGCGGTTGCAGTTTCAGCAAATCCAATTAAAAGAATTTTTTGATTTGGATTAATATATTTTTTTAATTCATTTTCTAGATTATTAAATTGATTAAATACATTCTTTCCTAATACTGGATAATGTTTTCCTAGTTCTTTATTTAGAAATAAGTAATCTCTTTTTTTATTATTTTCCCTTTTCACAACACTAATATGATTAATATTTTTATTTTCTAAATTTACAAAATCATTTAATTTCATTTCTTACTCCATAAATTTCTGAAAGACCTACAATTTTTTTTGCCCAGTTTGAATGAGTTTTTACTTCATTCATTTTATTATTTCCATAACCTTTTGCTACTCCAATTAATCCATCACTCATACCTAATATATTCAAAGCGTCTTGATAATCTTCATAATCAATTAAATTAGATTCTGTAATATATTTTAATTGAGCCGGATGAATACAAGTTTTACCAATAAATCCATTTAATTTGTCTAATTCTAATTCTCTTTGGAGACCTAGAGACCATTTGCCAGGTTCACCAGTAGAATCAAAATATTCCCATACAGGACCTGCAACAATATAATTGTTTCCAAAAATATTTAAAATGTCTGTAAAACAATCTGAAACAACTTTTACATCATATATTGTTTGTGTCATTTTTCTTCTTAGTCCATATAAATGAGAGAAATCAGTAGATCCAACCCTAATATTTAAAATATAATTAGAGTAAGCAGATAAAGTTTTTTGCAGTTTAATTAACTCATTTAACCTTGTTTCTTTACTCATAATAATTTTACTTTCAAGAATTGGCATAATATATAAAGGAGTTTCAGATATTTCTACAAATTTCCTAAAGGTTGTTAAATAATCTTTTGCATTTGTTGTATCAAATTTTGGAAAATTAAAACCTGTAATAATTGAAAGTAATTCTTTATTCAATAACTTTTCTTCAAAAAATTTCTTAAATTGTTTTGTGTCTCTAACTCTTATAAAAATTAAAGGTAATTCATTAATATTAATTTCTTGATTCAATACAGCTTCATATATTTTATTTAAAGTAATAAATAAATAATTTTCTGCTTCTGCAAGAGTTTCATCTCCAATTGAATCTTCTAAATCAATACAAATACTTTTAAATTCTGGATTAGTTTTATTGATAATATTACCTGAAATTTTTATCATTGTTGCAGGCATATAAAGAAGACCTGAAATTGCATATTGTAAAAGTTCTTTTTTGGTATTTTTATTAAATTCCATTGGTTCTTTTTTTAAGTTTATATTATTATATGTATATCTCATTTTGTTTTGACCTCGAGTTTTAATAAAAATATTATAACATAAAATTTAAATATTGTAAATAAAAAAGATGAGATATTTAAATCTCATCTTTTAATTATTTTTTTTATATTTTGTAGTAAATCATTATTTTCTACTGTATTAATTTTAATATTAAAGTCAGGATAAGATTGAATTTCTATTTCAGATGGATGATTAAGTAATTCTTTTTTAGGTGTAATGCCATCTCTTAATTCAATCCTTTTAATTCTTTCTCTTTCAGGTGCTTCTAAATATACTAAAACACCACCTAAATCCCTGATTAAATTACATTCATTACTAAATCTTGCATCTGTAATATAAACTAAATCTCCAATGAAAATTTTATTTTCTAAAAAGATTCTTGCTTTCTTTACCCAATAATTAATATCTTGTGTTCTTCTTACTGTTGTTCCCCAGTATTGTAAAGCCTTACGAATATTAATAGACCTATCAGTAAAGAAATTTAAATCAGGATTAGTATTTAATTCTTCGGATAATATAATAATTAATTCTTGTAATTCCTTTTTAGAAGTGTTTAATTTTTTAGATTGTTTAGATAATTTTTCATCTGAATCTAATTTATTTTTTTTGATTAATTTAACAATTTGATTTAATTCTTCTTTTAATGGCGTTGCAAAAGAATAGTGAATTAGATTTTTTGAATTGATGAAATTTTTATAAGTTGTTCCATAAGAATCTTTACCAGACCCCATTGGTCCACAAAATGCAATAATATTAGGTATAGACATATTAATACTCTTCCATTAGCTCTGTATAATCACTAGATTGATTAGTTGTATCACCTTTAATTGAATTTTTAATAATTTCTTGTTGAATATCCAAGATAAATGAATCATCAATATCAATAATGTCTTCAATCAAGAAATAACAAGCAGTACCTTCTTCATTGTAACTATGAACAAATGGTCTCAATAGGATATTATTTGCAAAATCAGATGTTCTATTTGTGATTTTTTCAGATGCCCAATATTTCTCTAATGTTTCATCACCTTCTACATTTAAAGTAGAGACATAAGGTTTACCTGGATTATCATCAGAAAATACAATTTTAGTTGTGTCAAAATCATATTCTTCTTCAATCATTAAACTAGCAATTCTTTTTAGTTTAATTAGTGTTTTCCAATTAGTTAAAAGTTGAATTGTGTCTTCAATTGCAGTTTCAGTTTCTGATTTTAGAATGAATTTACCATTTAATCTAGTTAAATTACTAAAATTATCAATAAGTGCTTGAGCAGCAGTAGCTACAGCACTGTTTGAACCACTAAGAAGGTTCATATTATACATTGTAATGAATTGGTCAATATCAGTAAACATTACAGTTTTCTTTAATACTTCTTGGGCCCTTGTTACGGCTTGATTGTCAATAGGAATTAGTGTTGCTGATTTCATTATTATCTCCTTAATTAGATTTTATAAAATATGTTTGTTGTAATTTTGCGTTTATTAAATTATCAGACCCTTGACATGATAATTCAACTGTTTTAGCTTTTCCTTTTTCGTAAGAATTTTCAACAGTAGAACACATAACAAGTTTATCTCCATCTTTATATAATAAATACATTGAGCCTTGTAAATTCTCTTTTTTAGCAGTTATTTCAATGTTAGGATAACTAATTGCATAATCTACAGGAACTTCTGTATCTTTTACAGATTTATTAACAGGTTCAGATGTTTCTGCTGATGTGTTTGCTTGTTTAGCAGTAGGACTTTCAACAGTGGCACGTTGGGGTAAAACTTTTTGAGCAATAAAGAAAATTAAAATACCTACAATTAATGTAGCACCAATAGCAATAGGAATTAATAATTTAGGTTTTTTCTTAATTGCTTGATTTGTATTATTTTTTGCTTTCTTAGAGAATTTACTTAATAATTGTGTACCTAAACCTTTAACTTGTTTGATTGGTGACCCTTGAGTTTCCAATTCATTCATTTCATCCTCATAAGAGCCTTCTTCATTACCTCCATAGTAATTATCATAAGAATTATTATAATTATCTTGTTTGTTATAATTTTGATAATTTGGGTCATTGTATTCTTGATAATTAGGTTGGATAAAAGGATTTGGTTGAGGATTGAAATTTTGATTAGGTTGTTGGTTATAATTTGGTTGATTAAAATCCTGTTGATTATAGTTTTGTTGACCATAATTAGGATTATTATATTGCTGTTGTTGATTGTATAAAGGAATACTTTCTTTATTTAAATCGACAGTTGAGTTTCCACCAAAATTAAAACCTTCATCCGGTGTATTGTTGAAATTATAGCCCTGATTAGGATTATAATTATTAGAATACCCTTGATTATGGTCATCTTCAAAATCCTCATCTGTAAGATCTTTAATTTCTAAATCTTCATAATTATCTTCAAAGTCTTCAAATTTAGGTAGCGACCCTTTCTTAGGCGGCATTGGCATTTATAAAGTACCTCACTTTCTTATTCTTGAATTATTTTATTGTTAATCATATTTAAGAAATTATCTGAAACTGTACTTAAAGCAAGATTAGGAATTTTTAAATATGTTTTATTGTCTAAAATAATAATATAATTTCTATTAATATCAAATTTATCTTTTAAAATTGATACATCTAATAATAAATCAGATAATTCAGATTCAGTGATTACTTTATTTCTTAATAAATCATTTGTTTCTTTTTTAATTTTTCTTAAATTGTTTTCTAAAACAGGGTAAGTAATATCTTTAAGTAAAGTCAATTCTTTATAAACTCTATCATTTTTAGATATTTTCACATTTTCAACATCTTCAACAGATATCCCTCTTTTAGTAATAGCAATAGTTACTTTATAAATAGTAAAAGGTTCTAATGGCTTTAATGGCTCTAAATTTCTATCTTCATCTTCATTAAAACCTAAAACATTTAAAGCTAAATCTTTATTCCCACCATTTTTTTCCATAGCACCATATAAACTAATTCTTTTTACAATTGAACCTGTAATTCTAACTTTTTCTTGTGAAGATCCATTATTCATTTCAGATTCTATAAACCTATGACCAGATTTAGTTTTTTTGTAATTTATTGTTGTGAAAGTAACATATTGAGTTGTAGTAGTTCTATAATTTCTATCTAATAATTCATATAGTAAACCTAGTGGTTTTTGTTGCATTAAATCTTCATTTTTATTTACAGATAAATATTCTAATGGGTTACCTGATAAATACATATTTGTTGCTAATGCTTCTTGTTTAATTTTCTCAATGTTGCCCCATTCATTTTTAGGGTTTACTTTTACTTGTGTTAATTCACTTTGGAATCCAGTAGAAAATAAAGAATTAGATGTTTCAAATTTGCTTGATTTATCAATAAATTTAATAAAATCATTAGCTTTTTCAAAAACCTCTTTTCTAGGTATATTAAAACAATCAAAACCGCCTGCTAAAGCTAATTGTTTGATAGTTCCAGCTTTAGCACAATCTTTATTTCTTTTTAGAAAGTCAGTAAAATCTTTATATTTACCATTTCTTTCCCTTTCTTCAATAATATTTTTTACAATTTCATTTGATAATTGTTTAATACATGATAGACCATAAACAATATAAGTACCTGTTGGGTCTGGAGAAATAGTAAAAGTTGAATCATTTATATTAGGAGATTTTACTTCAATACCCATTTTCTTTGCTTCAGCTAAATAAGATGAAATTTTATCCGCAGCTCCGAATCTTTGTTGTAATGAAGCAGCCATAAATTCTACAGGGTAATGAACTTTTAAATATGCAGCTTGATAACTATTTAAAGCATAAGAAATAGAGTGAGATTTATTGAAGGCATAAGCAGCGAATCCGACCATACCATCCCATAAAATATTGATAGGTGTTTCATCAATTTTTCCTGTATTCTTATTTAAAGCATAACCGTTTTTCTTCATGCCTTCTTTAAATTGTTTTTCATATTTTAATAGAACTTCTAATTTCTTTTTACCCATAGCTTTTCTCAATCCGTCTGCATCTTTTGATGAAAATCCAGCACATTTTTGAGCAATAAGCATAATTTCTTCTTGATAAATAATAGCACCTAAAGTTTCTTCAAGAATTTTTTCTAATTCTGTTCCTATAAATTGAGGGTGAACAGGTATTCTTTGTTTCGGGTCATTTTTTCGTACAGCATAATCTTCATGCAGACCCATTCCCATAGGGCCTGGTCTATAAAGTGCTGTTACAGCGGCTAATTCTTCAAATTTGGTAGGTTTAACATCTCGTAATAATTTTCTTACTCCCGCTTCACCAAATTGAAAAATCCCAAATGTTTCCCCTTTTTGAAACAATTCTAAAGTCTTTTGGTCAGATAAATCACCATTTATGATTTCTTCTGGGTCAATTGTTATACCTTTTGTTTTCTTTATATTTTTAATTGTATTTTCAATTAGGTCAATAGTATCAAGACCTAAAAAGTCCATTTTAATGAGACCTAATTCTTCACATTCTTGGTAAGTCCATTGAGTTATAGGTGCTCCATCATCTTGTCTTTTTTGCATTGGAATTGTATTAGTTAAAGGTTGACTTGAAATAATAATCCCACAAGCATGAACACCTGTTTCTTTTCCTCTTCCATTAAGTAAATCAGAATCTAATGCAGTTTTCTCTAATAAATCTGATTCACTTAAAGCAACTCTTAAATCAGCACCATCGGGATTACCAGGTTCTAATAATGCTTTAATCGTGCCAGGTCCACCAGCTTCAGGTAAAAATTTACTAATATTATTTGCTTTTGATGGTGCAACTTCATTTAAAGTACACATTGCTTTCCATGAATTTTTAACTTTAAATGGGCCTGGAGTAATTAAAGATGCCACATTATCAAATCCATATTTAGATTGAACATATTGAAATGCGGGACCTCTTGCTGTTGTTTGAAAGTCGGTATCCACGTCGGGGGATGAACCTGGATCTACAATTTTTATATTTTTAATTTTCTTCATGAATTTCATCTCCAATGTTTAATTGATAAATATATTTCTCCCCATTAGATGTTTTCTTTTTATTAGTGACATTTAAAGTCTCTTTAGTTCCATCTTCATATTCAATTTCATATATGGCACCACGGCCTGGAGAAATAAAACGTTCAAACATTAAATTAAATCTAATCGGGTCAGTTCTTGAAATGTCTAATAAGTAAGCAATTTCACTTCCTCCAACACTACCCCGTCCTACTCCAACACCATAACCTTGATTCCTTGTCCAATCAATATAATCTTTTACAGTTATAAAATAATCTACAAAGTCATTAGATAATAAAACTTCTAACTCTTCTTTTTGTTTCTGTAATGAAATTTCTTGAACCTCTTTAGGGGAATTAGATCTCTTCTTTTTAAATCCTTCATCAACCAAGAATTTAAGGTAATCAAAAGTTGTATTAAACCCTTCAGGTAATTCTACAACAGGTCTTAAATGAGAATTATATTCAATGTTTAAGTCCTCAATTTTATTTGCAATTTTAAAAGTATTTTGCAAAGAATCAATTAACATTTTATTAATAATATCTATTTTAAGAGTTGACATATTATGATTGTTTATTAAATCTTCAAGAATCTTTGGAGCATAATCTTTATAAGCTTTTATCATTTCCTTGGATGATTTTAAATAATGTTCTTCATCTGGGAACTTAAAACGTAAACCTCCAAGTGTAGATGGAGTTTCACTCATTTTATTCTTGTTCCCCATTGCTAATAATTTTTCATGAATTTCTGCATTTTCTTTTTTGCAATAATGAACATCGTTAGTTATAACCATTTCAACATTACAATCTCTAGCAAGTTTCATTAAATTAGCTAAAGAATAATCAGTAGGACCTTCTAAAAGCATTAATTCCACATATAAATCATCTTTAAATATATCTTTAAGTCTTTCTAATTCAGATTTTGCTTTTTCATATTCTCCCAATCTTAATCTAATATTGATTTCAGATCTTGGACATCCTGTTAAACAAATAATACCTTCTGAGTATTGAGCTAAATCCTCTAAACCAATTCTTGGTACAATTAAATATCTATTTTGTTCATAAGATAATTTATTAAGAAAAAAAAGATTTTTTAAACCTTTATCATTTTTTGCAAGTAAAGTTAAATGAGTTGCAACACCTTTTACAATATAGGGTTTTGATTTATTATATTGAATTATTTCTTTTGTAAAAACCCCATCAATATTTTTTGGCGCTAAATTCATTTCAACACCGGCTATAGGTTTAATACCTTCTTTTTTACAATTTTTAATAAATTGATAAATTCCAGTCATAGTATTATGGTCAGTAAGTGCTAATGCTTTCTGTCCATCCTCTTTTGCAGCTTGAATATATTCTTTTATTGTTCCATATCCATCTTGTAATGAATAATCTGAATGAATGTGTAAGTGTGTAAATGTTTTTATTTCCAAAATGCACCTCTTAATAACTTCTTTATTTTATTTTACCCTGAAAAATTGTCTTTTTCTTTTTAATTTCAATTTTATTTATTGTTTACATATAACGCTGTAGATTCAACGTAGACGTTAGATTTCGTATTTATGATGAATTATACAGAAAATACAAAAATGGTATTTTTCATGGTTAATAGATAGTACGTATTATGGTTGAAATTTGCATCTACGTAAAATATTTTTGTTAGATTATAAAAAAAGAGAGTTATTATACTCTCTTAATTTTTTATGCTTTAAGTGCTGATAAAATTTGTGTCCTAATATCATCAAAACCTTGAGGGTTAGAAGGTAAAAATACAGTGCTATTACCTTTAGAAGCAAATACATTCATAGTGTCAAGATATTGGTTTGTTAATAGAATAGACATAAGTTGTTCTTCTGTTAATGAAATATTTGAATCTTTTAATTCTTTAATGGAATCAGCTAATCCATCAACAATAGCTTTTCTTTGTTCCGCAATACCAATACCACGTAATCTATCTTTTTCTGCTTCTGCTTCTGCTGATGTAACAATTTTAATTTTATCTGCTTCAGCAAGTTCTTTTGCAGCAGCTCTTTTTCTTTGAGCCGCATTAATTTCATTCATTGATTGTTTAACTTCTTCATCAGGTTCAACACCAGTTAAAAGAGTTTTTACAACTTTATAACCATACCCAGCCATTTCTTCTGCAACTTGTCTTTGAACATCTAATGCAATTTCATCTTTTCTTTCAAAAACTTCATCAAGTGTTAGTTTAGGCACTGCTGACCTTAACGCATCTTCAATATAAGCAGAAATTTGAGCTTCAGGATTACTTAAAGAGTAATAAGCATCTTTTACTTTGTCTTCAGATACTCTATATTGAGTTGCAACAGCAAGTTTAATAAATACATTGTCTTTAGTTTTTGTTTCTACAATAATATTTTTTTGTAAAATTCTTAATTGAACAACTGCAGCAATACTATCAATACCAAAAGGTAATCTGAAATGAAAACCACTATTTGAAATTACATGAAATTTACCAAGTCTTTCAATGATTGCTACAGATTGTTGTCTAACTGTATAAGCACTTGAAAACATTAGCCATAAAACAATAATTGCAATAAATACTAATAAGATTGTGAAAACCATAATTTTAATCCTCTTTTAATCTCTCTTTTACATTTTCTTTTATTTCTTCTTTTTTATCTTTTTTACTAAACATTAAAATAATAGCCCATTCAATAAATAAAATTAAAATTTCAACAGATATATAAATAATTGGGTTATTAGTTTTTAAGAATAAAACTATTAATGCGGACCCTAGGAAAAAGAATAATCCAGGTAATAATGATAATGTAAATTTTAATTTTTTAACATCAGTAGTTAAAATAATAAACCAACTTCCGAAATAAGAAGCAAGAATACTAGGCATGAAAATAGCTGCCATGTCTAATTTGTAAGTATGCCATGTATAAGTTGTTAATAATGCTCCTATTATCAATAAGAATACAAATGCAAATGAATGGATTAAAAGTGTTTTAACTTTTCCAAACAAGAAACCAAAGGCATAAAGTAAATACATACCAATACCTGAGATTCTAATAGTTGTATCTACTTGAGGTGAAAATAGGAATACTGCGGTGATAAAAGTAATCATACAAAAAGTAGCAATACTTTTTATATCTTTATCAACAATATTTGTTAAAAGTTTTTTCAATAGGATTACCTCCTTTTAGATAGTTCCTGTTGAACCAAACCCATTTGTTCCTCTATCTGTTTCATCTAATTTTTCTACTTGAACATAATCAAAATTAGCAAGAGGTAAAATTACTAATTGAGCAACCCTTTCTCCAGGTTCAACAATTTTAGTTTCTTTTCCTAAATTTGTAATAGAAACTCCAATATCACCACGATAATCAGAATCAATTACACCTACACCATTAGTTAAAGTGCATTGGAATTTAAAACCTAAACTTGAACGAGCAAAAACAAGTCCAACATATCCATTAGGGATTGCAACTGATAAACCTGTTGTAATTTTTTTTGTATTACCTGGGTTAATTACTAATGGGTATTCTAAAGTGCTAAATAAATCAAGACCAGCAGCTTCTTTAGAATGTTTTTTAGGCGCTTCTTGTCCTTCTAATCCATTAAAAACAAAAGGTATTTTTCCATTAATTAAATTTTCCATTTATATCTCCTAATTTATTTATTTTTTAATTCTAATATTTTTTCTTGACCTTGTCTTAACAATTTATTACTAATTTCCTTAATATCTTCTTTCATTTCTTCTGGACAAGTTTTTTGAGCTTGTTCCCAATATTCTCTAAAAGCAGATAATAAATCAAAAGAGAAAACTTCTCCATTTATTTGGGCTCTTGCCTCTTCTTTTGTTAATAGTTTAGTAATAAAAGTTAAACATTGAGATGTATATTCTTCAAATCTTTTCCAGTTTATTTGTTGTTTGGATGTTTTTGATAGATCCATTAAAGTAATTCTTAAAATTGGTTGTTGTGATAAATCAATAGATTTAAAAAACATTTCTAATTCATTTTCAATCATAGGAACAGTTTTATGTTCACATTCAAACATCATGTCAATTTGTAATCTTTGACTTGTATTAAAAAATGTTGGGGTCATTTCTTTAGTTTCCATATTAAGGTCCCATAATGTCCAACCTCTTTCTAATTTACAAACTGAATCTGAGAAACCTCTTCTAAATAATGAGCCGGCATAAAATACTTTTTTATTGAGAGTATCAGTCATTCCGTCAGAAGAACCAACCCATCCTCTTGTGTGAATATGCCCTAATAAAGTATAATCCCAATTTCTATTTAATAAATCTTCAGAAATTACAATCTCTCTAGGTTCTGCTTCTGTATGTAATATCATTCCTAGATGTTCATCATATACACTTCCATGAGTACATAATAAATTAATTTTATCTTCAACAGGTAAAACTTTCTTCATTGTGTTTTTTTGCTCTACATATCCATGGTGACTAACTAAATGTAGCAATAAACCTTCAACAGGTTCAACAATTTTATAAGGTTCAGTATATGAAAATGAATTAATTTCAGGTATATGTAAACATTTACTAGACGGGATATCTTTTACTGCATCTGTAGAATCGTGATTACCTGCTAAACAATAAAAAGGAAGACCTGCATGAGTTAAAATTCTAAGTAATTCTAATCCTTTTGTTATTGTTCTAATACTAGGTGTAGGAGAATGGAAAAAATCTCCAGTACATAAAACAAAATCAAGTTCATCAGCGTGGCTAGCAATATCTTTAAAACATTCCTCTAATGCTAAATATCCATCTTGTTCTCTTATGTTAATTTTTGTTTCAGGGTCAATTTTTTTACCAGACATATAACCTAAATGAATGTCTGACACATGAGCAAATTTAACCATTTATTCTCCTTTTAAAATTCTAATAATATTTAATATAAATTCTTCCATTTTAAATTCTAAATCATAAATATCTCCACCACCTTTAACTTCATCTTCTATATCTAACAAATAAGTAATTGCTTTAGATATATTATTTAATGAAGATTTATTTTTTTTGTAATCAGTTAAAGCGTAAGAATTTTTAATATTTAGAATTTTAATAATGTCACTTTCAGATTTTCTTAAACCTATAAGACTTTTATAAACTAATAAATTTCTCAATTTTGTTTTTATTAAAGATAAAATAACTAAAGGATAAGTATTTTCTGTTGTTCTTCTATATTCTAATATTGCATTTTTACCATTTAAATTCATTATAGCATTTAAACAATCCCAAGGTGGGACAGAACCTTTTTTAAATGGTAAATAAGTATAAAGTTCAGCTTCAGTTAAGTTTTTTGTATCAATGTTATTTAAAGATTTTTTAATAAGAATTAGATCTTGATAATCTTCACCTACAAACGAGGAAACAATATCTTCTAAATGTTTAGGTAATTTAAGTTCTTTTAATAAGTCATTTTTAGCTTTATTTTTATCTATTTTCTTTTCAAAATATCCATTAAATTCTTCTGTAAATTTTTGTAACCATGTTCCTCTATTATCTTTGGTTATGATAATAACTCCATCTCCAAACCAATTATTGTCGAACATTTGACGTTTTTTATCATTAGCAATAAGGTTTTTAAATTTTGTTAATTTATTAGAGTCCATTAAATCCAAAAGAACGAAGGTTTTTGTCCCGAATAAAGATGTAATGCTTGCAGAACCTTTTACCCATTCATCTAATCTTTTCATATTATCTAAAGAATAACCCCAATTTTCATAGGTTTCTTTTATTTTTTTATCGAGGTATATTTGATTATCATTAATAAATGTTGCTAATTTAATCAATTGATAAGGCCTCCTACTTTTTCTTTTGAAAATGTATATTTAATATTTTCTCCTGAAATCAAATAATCTTTTTTACCTTCAATAACTCTACTTAATGAATCATAACTATTACCCATATTGTCTCCAATGAAAAAGTATTGATTGTCTTTCAATGTTTCTTCTATTTCATATTTATTAGTTTCTCTATAAGATGTAAATCTTCTTACTATTTTGTCATTTACATAAACTTCTCCGGATGTAATTTTGATTTTATCTCCAGGTCCAGCAACAATTCTTTTAATCAATTCATAAGATTTATTGTTACTATCTGTTCTATGCCAAGATTCTGGTGGTGTAAACACTGCAATTTCATTAACCTTTAAATTTTTAGTGTTTTTACTTACTATCAAGAAATCTCTATCATTTAATGTTGGGTACATAGATTGACCTGAAACAATTAAAATTTTAAAATTTGATAATGATAATAAGAGTGTTACAATTAATGAGATAAAAATCAAAAAGCTTATAACTTTCATTGATTTTAATTTTTTTATCATTGTATTTTCATTTCCTGTCTTAAATTAAATGCGATAACTTTTAATGTGTCCAATTGAGTTCTTTTATCAGCTGCAATTCTATTTAGTTCTTTTATAATTTCATCTAAAACAGCAATTTTATATTCTTCTTCTTCACAGGCTTTTTCCGCCATTTGTTTTTTTAATGTTTCTGTTTTAGCTTCAAGACTAATCATTAAAGACCTGTATTTTCTTTTATATTCTAAATCAGCAATAGTTTTTTGTCTACTATATTCAGTAATTTGCCTATTTATTTCTTTTAATGATAACACAGTCATAATTAGGGTACTATTCATATTCGTTAAATCTTGAGAGTCCCAAAAAGAACCACGTGATTCAATATTTTCAAGTCCTGCCAAATCTGGAAATTCAGGCATTTTAATTACTTGTTTAACCATTACTAATCCTTTACCTCTTCTCTTATTATTTGTGTTGAATGGTCTCCAATAGATGAATTATTATAGACTTCTTCTGTTACTTCATCTGTAAAATTTACCCATTCTCCCCTATCATTTATATAACCATAAGTTATTTCATATTTATTACTGCTTTTTAATGGACTTTTGTTTTCAATTACATCTTTATCAATGACTGAAAGATTTCTTTCAACTTCTTTATATTTTATTTCTTTTTTAGTTGTAAAATAAGATGGTATATAAAGAATAAAAATTCCAACAATTGAAAACAAAAAACAAAAGAATAATATTTTTATATTTTTAATATTAGTCATTTTATTCACCTAATAATTTTTATATTATTATTTTACCTTATTTTAAAAGAAACAACCCTAAAAGGTTAAATTCCTTATAGGGTTTTTTTGTTTTCTTTTTCTTCTTTAGCTTTTTCTTTCTTTTCTTTCTCTTTTCTTTTTCTTTCTTCTTTTTCTAAGTATTTCTCTTTTTTCTCTTTTAAGTTAATTATATCTCTAATATCTTCCATCCCTGCTTCTCTTAATTGTAACTCTTCAATAGTAGGTCTTATATAGAGAGCTAAAACTAACCAGATAGTTAAAAGAAAACTTGCAGATGTTGTATATGTTGATGTTTCAGGATAAAAACCAATCATAAATATAATAGCACTAATAGAATATCCAAGTAAACATAAATTTAATCTTTGTTTAAATGAATATTTCATAAGAAAACTATTTTCAATTTTTATTCCAAAAACAAAGAATAAAGAATAAGTTAAAGTAAAAGTAATAACAGCACCTATAATTGCCATTGTTGCCCTCAATAGATTAACAACATAATTCCAAGGTAACAATTTATCAGCAAAATAATTTAATGAAACTGAAAGGACAAATAATGCTGTCAATTGGGCAATAAATAAATATTTATCTTTACTATTTAATTTTCTTTTAATTCCTACTAAACTTTCAATAAGAATTTTCATTTATTCGTCCTCTCTATCTTGTTTTAAGAATGATAAAGCATCTTTTATTGCTAAGTCTTTATCTTTAGATTTATATATATGTTTTGCTTCAGCTCTAGCCATGTCAATTAGATGTGTATGGTCAGACAAATCACAAAACATTAATGTGCTAGAACCTGATTGTTTAGTTCCTAAAACATCTCCCTCTTTTCTTGTGGATAAGTCAGCTAATGCAATTTCAAATCCATCATTTGAATTTACTAAAGACAATAATCTTTCTTTAGTAGATGCTTTTTTAGGGTCTTGTAATGAAAATGCTATATCAGGTACTAAATAACAATAGCTTTGCAAATCAGATCTTCCAACACGTCCTCTAATTTGGTGTAATGATGAAGCCCCAAATCTATCTGCACCAACAACAATTACAACTGTTGAATTAGGTACATCAATACCCACTTCAACAATAGAGGATGCAATTAAAACATTAAATTCATTGTTTTTAAAAGATGTTAAAGTTTTATTCTGTTTTTCTTTTGAATCTTTACCTGATAATGTTTTAATTTTCATTTCATTTTTATACCTTGATAACATTTTTTCAATTTTGTTTACAGATATAATTTTTGAATCTTCTTCAACTGCTGGTGCAACAATATACATTTGATGGCCCTTACTTAATTCATATAAAATTTGTTCCCAAATATCATTAGGGCCTTCTTTTAGAAATTCTTCACTATTAGAATTGTTTATTAATTTAGTTATAATAGGTTTTCTATTAGCAGGTTTTTCTTTAATTGTCACAAGATCTATTTCTCCATAAAATGCTAATGCAGTAGTTTGAGGAATAGGTGTTGCAGTTTGAGATATTTCATCTGGAACAATATCATCATTTCTAAGGTGTAAAAATTTATTCCTAGTTTCAGCACCGAATTTTTGTTGTTCATCTATCACAACTAATCCCAGGTTCGGCACATTATTTAGTGTTGCAACAGCATGAGTTCCAACAATAATATCTGTTTCACCACATTCAATACTTTCAACAATTTTCTTTCTTTCTTTTGTTTTTGTTTTACCAGATAAATAAACAATATTAGGTTTATTTTTTAATGGTGCAACAAGTTTTTCAAAAGTGGCAAATAATTGTTGTGCTAAAATTTCGGTTGGTGCAACTAGAATTGCTTGAGTACCTGAATCAACTGCATATAAACAAGCCATTTGAGCACACAATGTTTTACCAGCACCAACGTCTGCAGACAATAACATTTTTTCAGGTTTAGGTGTTCTCATTCTAGATTTAAATTCATTAATAGCATTTGTTTGGTCTTTAGTTAATGGGAAGGGTAAAGAGTTTAAAGCTTCGTTTAAATAGTCTGTTTTCCCTTTTGGACTTTTAGCTAAACCTTTACTTAAAATTTCATTATTTTTTTCTTCTAAGAATAATAATTGTAAATATAATAATTCAATATAAGCTAATTGGTCTACAGTTTCTTGATACTCTTGGACATTCTTTGGGAAATGTAAATCCAATAATAAAGACCATAAATTTTTCTTAGTTGATTTAATATAAGGAGCAAGATTATGCCCATTTTTAAATCTAGTAAAAATTTCTTCTACACATTGAGTTAAAACTTTAGTAGTAATTTTATTTGTTGCAGATTGTCTATAAACTGGTAGAATTGGCATTGTGTCAACTTCATCTGGATTATAAATTGAACCCCCGTTAGCTTGGTTCTTTTTATATTTAGTTACTTGAATAATAACAATGTCACTTATTTTATAAACACCTGATAAATAAGCCCCACCAAAGAAATTAATTTCAACTTCTTTTTGAGATATTTCTTCTAATAAAGTTATAGTTAAACGCCCATTCATTGAGGCACCAATATTTACAATTGTTCCTTTTATATAATTTGTCTCTCCAAATAATATAGAGTTCCAAGACACACTATTTTGCCTATCTATGTATCTTGAAGGCCTTTTAAATAAAATGTCACCTGCAGTTTCATATTTTAATTTTTTGAAACCTTCCATTTTAATTTGATAGCCATAAATAACAGAATTTAAATCTTCTAATTTGGCATTCATCAAATCACTCATTTCTCTACCAGTTGTAAGAGGAGCATGAATTATTCCAGTTAATTCTTCTGATACAGTAAAAGAAGGCAAATATGGATGTTTCCAATTACGAATTATTCTATATGCTTCATATAGTCTGCTAAAAGGTATTTTCCAAGTATTTCTCATAGCCGCAGAAGCGCCACAAGCTTTCATTAATGAGATATAAGATTCAACAGATGGTATTTTAATGGATAAATGTCTTCCACCCATAACTTCTAATGTTGGTCTGGGGTTTTTAACTGCAACATTTTTAATACCTTCTAAAACTTCATCTGAAACATTAAAAGTTTTAGGAGACTTAACAAATAAACAATATAAAACGAAACAATTATTTGGATAAGGTGGAATTGAGTAAGAGATAGTAGAATCTTCTTTTTCTTCACTTGTATAACCAACTAAATTTCTTAAAATTATTTGTGAGAAATCTTTTTGTGTTTCTAAAATAATTAATTCATTTTTTCTATCTAATACTACATTTACAGGCATTTATTCTCCCCTAACTATTGATAATAATCTGTCAATTGGTCTTAAATGTTTTAGAACTACAACATCAAGAGATTCAATTCCAGTTTCTAATTCTCTACAAAACATAATTCTATTTTCATCTAAACTAGTTCTTGGGTTATAATTTTGATTGAAAAGTAATGTTAAATTATGTAAATGTGCAAGTCTACTGTCAGATAATGAAATTAAAGTGAAAGCTCTAGATGTTCTTTCTTCTTCTTTTAATGATACAAGGTCATTCATACCTTCTTGTTCTGCTTGTGATACATTCATTAATCCATTTATAATTAAACCTAAATCATTAGCATTTGATGTTAAGTTTTTATCTACTTTAATAAATTGTTTAATTGTATTTTGAATGTTTGGTTCAAGTTGTCTATAAGCATCTGAAACTTTAACAATAAGAGTAATTGTTTCAATTTCTGTCCTAGAAGGATTTGGACTAGAATATGTACTTACTGGTGAACCAAAAGGTCCTGATGTTACAACTTCAGGTGCCCTATATACAGGTTTTTCCCTTAATGATTCAGGTGCTGAGTACACTTTAGTTGATGGATCTACAATAGTTAGAGATTCAATTCTATCTCTGTCATTGTAGTTTTGTGTAGAGTTTCTAGTAGCAGCTAAACGTTCTTCTTCTTTACGTTTTTCTTCAGCAATACGTTCTTCTTCTAAACGTGCTTTTTCTTGTTCTTTTCTTAAACGTTCTTCTTCTTGACGTCTTTCTTCAGCAATACGAGCTTCTTCTTCCTTACGTTCTTTTTCTTCTTGCTCTTTTCTTAAACGTTCTTCTTCTTGTTTTTTAGCAGCATTTTGTTTATCACTTTCAGTTTGAATGAATGATTTATAATTTCCACCACCTTTAGGTGCGGCTCCAGCAGCTGCAACTCTTAATTGTTCTTCAATGGATAACTTATTTTTTGCCTCCATGTGTATCTCCTTTAAATAACTAATTTATTAAAATATCAACTTTATTAATTATATTTTACCTAAAAACAAATAAATAGCACCTATTTTCCAATAAAGTGCTATTATTTTTTAATCTTCATAATATTCCTTATCTTCAAAATTATAAATATCTACATATTCTTTATTTCTATGAAATCTATAAATAAGATAAGAAATTCCACCAGCAATAGCAGCACCTGCAGTAACTGCTCCAATCATAGCATATTTATTACTTTTAACAAGATTAATCATTTCTTCTATTTGTCCTTTATCATTTTTTTGTTCTTCTGTTTTTACATCATTTGTTTTAGATGTATCTTCAGAATTATTTTTTTCTTCTTTATTTTCTTTTTTAGCTTCAATATTATTAGTATTTTCAGTTTTATTTACTTTTTCATTTTTTGAGTTGTCAGTTGATTCTGTTTTAGTTTCTTCTGTCTTTTTCTCTGGAGTTATATCTTTTAATTCTATTTTATATTCAGATATATCTTTTAAACTTCTTGATTCATATACAGCTTTAGATTTATCATTTTTAGAATCTTTAGAAACATTATATAAATTCCATTTTAATGAATTTGTAGCACTTTCAAAAAGTTGAGAATTATCAATTAATTTTTGAGTGTTTTTATCTTTACCTGTATTTATACCAAATGAATAGCTAAATGATTTTTCATCTTTATTTGAAAAAGTGTAGATTAAATTCATTGGATCTTTTTTATAAATATTAGGTTTAACTACAATAACGGACATACCATCTTTATTGTAAAATGAAGAAGAATCTTCATCTTCCCTATTTTTACTAAGGTTAAATGTTGTTTTGTGAGCCAATCCGGATGATTTGATGAATAAAGTTATTTCTTTATCAGTTTTATTCCATATTTCTAAATGAAAAGCATTATTATCTATAAATTTAGGTGAATCAATAGCACTTGCCCTAATTGTAATTTCAGAATTTGCAGATGAATCATCAGCAAATATAGTTAAAAAAGGAAATAAAAACATTAAAGCTAAAATAATACAGATAATACTGATTACAATTTTTCTAATAGTTGAAAAATTTATTTTGTTTTTTATTTTTTTCATATTTTAACCTTCCTTTACAATTAATATCAAATATATAATTGTGTAACAATATTAAAAGTATAATATAAAAGGTTAACAATAATAATAACATGACCTATAGGTACAGACATTTTACTGTCTCCATGTTTTTTCTGAATGATAAATTGATAAACTGCAGCACATACCAAAGAAAGTACAACAGGGATAAAGAACTCAAACCTCATTGTAATCATAGATAAAGGAGTTACAATTGCTAATATTCTAAAGTCAGCTGAACCTACAGATGTAAAAACAAAGAACATTATTAAAATAAGTAATTCAGCAACAAACAACATTATCAATAAGGGATAAGTTAAAAATTCTAAATTTCTACTTAAAACAAAATTAATTGTTGTAATAATAGCAAAAATATATCCTAACCTATTAATCCATTTATCAACTCTATGAATTGTAGGGTCTGTTAATACAGTATGAGATGTTTGGGTTGCTAAAATAGAAAATCCTAAAAGAGCATGGAAAACAAAATTGTCATTTATCCATTTGTTTTGAATGTTACCTGAAATATAATAAGAAATAATTCCTATGAAAAATATTACAAGATTTATTATTAATAAGGATGAAAAAGTGCCCACTTTAACACCCCATTTTTCTGATTTCTCAAGTTCTTTTAATGGGTCACTTCTTTTAGACAACCAAAGAAAAATTAAGAGATAAGAAATTAATAATAAGATAGTTATTAAAGTAGGCATAATTTACTCCTATTATTTATCATTAGTTGTAATACAGATAAATGTATTTTCATCAACTTCATTATCAGAATTTAGTAATTGTAATTGAAGCATTCTTGCTCCTGAATTACCAGTCCAATTCATATAAAATTTATTTTGTAAAACAGAAGAGCAAAGAATTGAAAGAGTTTCTTTAATCATACTCATTTTAGTGTTTGCAACTTGACCTAATGCTGGAACTTCAATTTGGTCATTATTAAGGTTTTCAATAACAACTTTACCATTGTTGTTGAAAATTAAATTTAACTCAGTTGATTCAGTTGAAAGTTTAGCAGAAGCGTCAATAGCATATTTAAATTGAGCTGTATCAATCATAACTTGTTCTTCTGAACCTACAATATTTTTCAAATGTTCATAAGCAATTGGTTCATTATTAGGTTTATTAACAAGACATAATGTACCTAATGGGTCAATATATCCAAATGTAGTTTCAGATCCATATAAAGAAACAATATCGTCTGCATTAAAATGATTACTATGTAAAAGTGCAGCTTGTGGAGCTTTAATTAAGACAGTAAAGTCATTTTCAACATCTTCAATATTAAATTTCTTTTCTACTAAAGCAACTGTATTAGTAGACATCATTGTTAGATTATTCTTAGTACCAAAAATATGGAGACAAGAAATACCGTGGTCTGCAGCCACTTCATCAGTTACAGTTAATTTAATTAAGTTTTGTAGATTGCTTAAAAATTCATGTGCAGATACAGTACCTAAAACTGATACATTTTCATTATAAATATTTTCAGTTGTTTCAAATACAGGTAATTTTAATTTACTGTTTGATAGTTTGATAATAAACAATTTATTGTCTTCAGATGTTTCAATTTCAATATTTTCTTCATCTTTTGGAATGACAGATAAAATAACTTTTAATTGAGCACCATCAACACTCCATTGTCTAACATCAGAATTGTCTGTTTCAAAGTCTGAAATAGGAACACTACCTTTAAAGAAAGATGTAGACCCTCTATGTTGAATAATTAATTTATTTGAATTTTCATCAATTTTAATTAGAGTTTGTGAAATTGTATCTTTAGGAGCAATTGATTTTGCTACAACATTAGCTACTGACAAGAAACGTTTACAAGGTAAAGTTAATTTCATTAAAATAAATCCTTTCTTAAATAAAATATTCTGGATGAATATTATAATCTTTATTAATTGTGTCTAAATCTTTTTGTGTGTCAACTGCAATCCAATATCCATTATGAATATGAGCAGAAATTTTATTCACTAATTCATCAGATTCTAAAGTGTCTTTTGAAAAGTCTTCATGCTCAGGTTTAATAATTGAGAAAATTTCAGGTTTAATACACATATATCCACCATTAATAAAATGAGTTGTAGATTCTGATTTTTCTTTAAATTCAGATACATCTCCATTTTTTTCTACTTTCATTAAACCAAATCTTTCAGTATAAGGAATACCACAAATAGAAATAATTTTATTTTCTGTTAATAAATCTTCTACGTTAGTAACATTAATATTAGAGTATGAATCTCCATAAGTCATAATAAAAGGTTCATCTCCAATATACTTTTCAACTTTTTTAATTCTTTCTGCTGTACCTGAGTTCTCTCCAGTATTAATTAAATATACTTTTGCATTAGGTAAAATTTCTTTTTTGAGATTTAAACCTAAAACATCTTGAGAGAATGGGTTTGGAAAAGTATCTGGTTGAATATTTTTTAATAGGTAAGCCCAAATTTCTTCATTCAAATAACCTCCTAAAATATAGAACTCTTTAACACCTGCTGATTGCAAACGTCTCATAATATGAATGATAATAGGGTATGGACCTACTTTAACAAGTGGTTTTGGAATTTGTTTTGTTTGTTCAGATAGTCTTGTACCTTTACCACCTGCCAAAATTACTGCTTTAGAAATATTTTTTAACATGAAATAGCCTTTCTTTCTTATTAAATTTCATTAATTATATTTTACCTTATTTTTTATAAAAAGTAAAAATAAATTATAACATTTCAAAACCTAAATCTTTATGAGGGCTTTTTTCAGACCTTCTGGGGTACCAATCAGAACCAGCTCTTCCATAGGTTTCTCTGAATTTTGTTAATGCTTCTGACATTTTATGAGTATCATCTTTATATTTCTTTCTTATTTTTGTTTCTTTCTCAAATTTAAGATCCCAGTTTTCTTTTTCTTCTTTTGTTACTTGATAATCAAATAAAAGTAAAACATTTAATTTTTTATTTTTGGCACAATAAGCCCAAAATTCATCCCAAAAAGAAGATACATTATCTTTTATATCTGTCATTCTCATTTCTCTTAGACCTTCAATAATAATAAGTTCATTATCATTTGCAAATATTTTATCCTTTATTTTTGCCATATCACCAAAACCCCTAACAGACAAATAACAATCCTCTAAGTTGGTAATGCAAACTTTAGATGGTGCAACCCCTATATTTATCAAATGTTTTGCTATAACATAACCCCAATACTCATTTTTCTCTGGTGTTCTACTCATAATATAATATCTAGAAGGTTTATGTTCTCTTATTTTTTTTGCTACATTGGGCATATATTTAATATTATTATATTTAATATTGTAATTCATTTCCCAATCTAACAAATTATCTTTAATACGGGATGCTCTAATTTCATTGTCTAACAAATCTTCTTTTTTGTAATCAGATAATGCCATTAAATGTCCTCCCAATCAAAATTTCCCAAATCCTTTTTCAAGTTTTCATATTCTTGATTTCTTCTTTTTTCTTCTTCAAAATATTTAAAGTCAGCTTCTAAATCAATTAAATAATCCCTATAAAATCCCATTGAAATATATTTTACAGTTTCTAATAAATTCTGTTCTGATAAAATTAAATATTCTTTTACCATTACAGCAACTGCTTCTCTTAATTCTTTTTCTGTTAATTCTCCTGATTCAACATATTTTTTATAAAAACCTTTTATTCTATGATTAAATATAGCTAATGATTTATCGGGGTTTATAGCTTCAGTTGTAATTACACAAGAAGATAAATAAGGTAAATTATACCAGATTGTGGGTAATTTCAAAAAGTCTTTTAGCCATTCTGAGCTATTCTCTTTTTCTGGTGCCTTTATTAAACTATTATTAATTTCTTTCTTTTTCTTCATTACATATCTCCAAATAAATCATCATCATCATATTCATCTAATGAAAAATCATCATTAGAAGATATATCTTGTTCTTGTGCCCATCCACCATTTTCTATTTGTTCAACAGATGGAATTTCGTTTCCATTATCGTCATTAATAAGATCTTGAAAAATATTTCTTTCTAACATACATCTCATATTGAACATTTTACCCGCTTGACCTGCTCTGTTTTTATCAAGAATGAATAATGCTCTAGGGTCAGAAGAATCATCACGAGGTTTTCTATGTAGGATTAAAACAATATCTGAATCGGCAGCAATAGCACCTGATTCACGAATGTCCGCCATAGAAGGTAATTTATTTTCATCTTCACCTTTTGTTTCTCTATTAACTTGAACTAAAATCATAACTGGTGCATTTAATTGTCTTGCCAGATTTTTACATGACCTGGAAATTTCAGCTACTGCTTCTTGTCTATTTTTTGTGTATAAACCTTTAGTAGAAATTAATTGTAAATAATCAATTATAACTAAATCAACTCCACCAGTCATTTCCTTTTGTTGAGCAACTGCTCGGATAAATTCCATAGAAATATCTGAATCATCTCTTATGTCTATATCCCATTTGGACATATCTTCTTTTACTTGTTGGATTCTTGCTCTTATTTCAGCATTTTTTTCTTGAGCAGTGAAATATTTCAATTGTAAATTTCCATGACAAGCAGCTAAACGTTTCATCATTTCTTTTTTACTCATTTCTAAAGAGAATAATAAAACTTTTTTACCTTCAGCACAAGCTTGAGCAGCACAGTTTGTTGCTACAACAGTTTTACCAACACCAGGCCTGGCACCAATAGTAATTAATTGCCCAGGCTTAAACCCTCCATTAATATATTGATTTAATGATTTATATGGAGTTGGTAATAAGTTTGGATCTTCATCCTCATTAATTACTTCACATTCTTCAAAAAATTCATCTAGTTCTTCTTCCCAAGTTTTTTCATTATTAACAACTAACCTAGAAGAATATTTTTCCAAATCATTTTTTAATGAACCAATAACAGATAGAGTATTAGGGTCATTTTTTAATAAATTATTAACATTATTTATTGATTTAATGAAATCATCTTCTACACTCATTTTACGAAGAGTATCAGCTAAAACAATAGGTGAATCTAATGGAGGTTCCTCATTAAAAATTAATACATCATTAGGGGTAAAATTTGTACCCATTGAATTTAATTTTGAAAATAATTCTATTGCTGAAATAGGTTTAGGATCTTCTAATTGATGTCCATCTTTATTGATTGTTACAATTTCACCTATTGCTTTAAATAAATCTTTATATAAAGGATTTGAAAAGTCTTCAGAGCTTAAATTTTGAGATATAACAGAATGAACGTTAGGCTGAATAACTAGAGACTTTAATAAATCTCTTTCAATTTCGTTTCTATTATAAGATAAAACCATTTATACCTCTTCTAAAATATTTCTTGCAGCAATTAATGCTTTATCCATGTCATAATATTTGTATTGACCTAACCTTCCAACCATTTTGAGACCCTCAATTTTATTTGCCTCTTCTAAATATTTAGCATAAATTTCTTTGTCTTCAACAGTTGAAATAGGGTAAAATCTGTCTGTTTGATTATCATTTTTTGAGAATTTAGATGAATATTCATATCCAATAAGGTCAAATGCCAAATCATTTTGAATTGGTAATTGTCCATAATTTGCAACTCTTGTAAATGGGTATTTTTCCTCTGGGAATACAGTAACACATGGATCTCCAATTTCAGTATGATTATGAGGTTGTTTAGAAAATTCAAATGATAAACTTCTATATCCCAAATCTCCAAATTTATAGTTAAATAGTTCATCAATAGCACCAGAGAAGAAAAGCCTAACTTGTTTACCTTCATAGAATACTTTATTATCTTTAATTTCCAAATAATCTAAGGCATTTTTATTTAATTCAATTGTAATGTTAGAATGATTTAACATATTTTCAATGAATTTTGTATATCCACCTTTAGGTAAACCTTGGTATTTATCTGTAAAAGTAAATTCTTGTTCATATAAAAAGAATGGAACTCTTTTTAATACACTTGGGTCTACAGTATCAACAGGAATACCCCATTGTTTTGCAGTATATAATTTATAGTCATTTTCCCAAAGAATTTCAGCAAACTCTTTGATTAGGGGTTCATCACTATTTAGCATTTCAGGAATATTAACTCGTAATTGATTTGGATATTTTTTCTCAAATAAATCAATTAATTTTTTAGCATTTTCCTTGTTATAAAAATAATTAATAGTTTTATAATTAAATGGGAAATCTACAAATCTTTTAATATTTTTAAAGTAAATTCTATTTTTTAGTAAGAATGGAATGAATGTGGCATACTTATTAACAAAATCCCATACCCATTGTTCATCTGTATGGAAAATATGAGGTCCATATACATGATATAAAGTACCAGTTTCTTTATCTATCTTGTCATATAAATTCCCGGCAATATGAGAACGTTTTTCGATAATTCTAACTTTTTCGCCTTTTTCTGCAAGCTGGGATGCAATGTAACTACCAGTTAAACCAGCTCCTACAATAATATTTTCCATTTTAAAACCTCTTCTATTTTTGTTATTTATATTTTACCTAAAAAAATTACAGATTTTTTATTTCTGTAATTTTTTTTATTAATTTTTAAGAAGCACTTTTATCTGATTTAGTTTCTTCTTTTTTAGATTCATCTTTCTTTTCATCACTTGAAGATGGTACAGATTCATCTTTCTTTTCAGTTTCTTTTTTAACTTTTTCTAAGTATTTATCAACACTATCCATGAAATGAGATTCAGCATCTGTTGCTTCTGTAAAGTCAATTGCTTTTTCTGATTTACCAATAATTACAAGTGGTACAGATAGTCTACCATTAACAGTTTTATCAGCAAGTTCTTTACTGTTAAATGCTTCAGCAGTTGATTTACGAACCATTTCCATTAAATCATCTTTAATTGTAAGCATTTCATTCCATTGTTCTTCTGTTCCTTTTACAGACAAGAATAATGCTTTAATTTGTTCATCTGATTTCTTAGCAACACTCTTATCTTCACCTTCTTTAGCAACATGAGGTCTGAAATCATCATTCATTAATTTCTTAATAAATTCTAATGTTACTTCTGGAGCTTTTTCAGCAGAAGCAAGTAAGAAAGCAGATGCTCTAGTTGAATAATCATCTACTGATTGAGGAGACAAGAAATTCATAGTATGATAACGAATAGTCATTTTACTTGAAAGTTCCTCTAGTTTAGGTGACATAATAGTTTCTAATTTAGTACATGATGGGCAATAAGGGTCAATATACCAATCAATAATATTAGTGTTGTCTGATGTGTCTTTATTTTCAACAACTTTTCCATCTTTAATCAAGAATGTACTATTTTTAACATTTGAATATTTACCAACTTCTGCAATTGATTTATTCTGTTCTGTTTTTGGGTCTCCTGTTGTTGTTTTTGTGTTGTTATTAGTAGCACATCCAACAAGTAACAAGGCCGTCGCAGCAGTTAAAGCAATACCTTTGATTTTATTAATTTTCATTTATTTTAATTCTCCAATTCTTGTGTTTGTTCTGAATCAAGTGAATTTTCTGTATCACTATCATCTAAAAATCCGTTTTTAGAATTTAATGATTCAATAATCAAATTAGCAAGATAATTGTATAAATTCTTATTTTCTTCAATTTCTTTAAGGACAGGTTTAGGGTTTACACCAATTTTAATTTCGCCCTCAACTCTTGACAAATTACCTGTCATATCTAACATATCAGAATCAGGACAATAATAAGTTCTACCTTTTTTAGTAATAATACCCAATTGTTCTCCTAATACTAACAATTCAGCAGCTTTATTAATACCTTTTTTGTAAGTTAAAACTGTCAAACCTTCACCAAAAGGAGGTGCAATTTTATTTTTAATTACTTTTAAGAAGACTTCATTTCCAATAACATCTCCATCTTCTTCTACTTTACCTTTTCTTTTAACTTCAATTCTTTGTGAAGCATAGAATTTCAAAGCATTACCACCTGATGTTGTTGTTGAAGGCCCATACATTACCCCGACATTTGCCCTTGTTTGGTTTAAGAAAACAACAGTACATTGATTTTTATGAGCATTTGCAGCAATTTGTTTCAATGCCTTACTCATTAATCTTGCGACTAACCCAATTGTTGCTTTTTCAAAATCATCTTGTTCATATTCAGCACGAGGTACCATTGAAGCAACTGAATCCACAACAATCATGTCAACTGTACCTGAAGCACATAAATCATTTACAATTTTTAAACATTGTTCTGCAATGATAGGTTGAGAAATTGCTAAATTATCAGTATCAACACCTAAACGTCTAGCATATCTAGGGTCAAATGCTTGTTCAACATCTAGGAATACAACATTCCCACCTTCTTTTTGAATATTACCAGCCATTGTTAAAGCAATAGAGGTTTTACCAGATGCTTCAGATCCATAAATTTCAATGATACGTCCTTTTGCAACACCACCACCTAGAATATTATCAAGAATTAGAGATCCTGTACTTACTGTTTGAACATCTACTTCTTTCAAATCAGGTAATAGTCCAATATTAATTGATTTAATATTTTTATTAAGTTCTGCTAAAGCATCCTTAAAAGCTTCTTTTCTGTTGATAGCCATTTAGATATAACTCCTTTTGTTTTTTATATTACTATTTTACCTTATTTTTTAAAAAAGCAAAATATTTTTTATTTTTTTATTTTTTTTGTTTGATTTTATTTTTCGTAGATACAATTTTCAACCATAATACGTACTATCTATTGAGTATGAAAAATACCATTTTTCTAATTTCTGTATAATTCATCATAAATACAGATTTTCACGTCTACGTTAAATCTACAGACAAAAAAAGAATAACTTAATTAAAAGTTATTCTTTAGTTTTTTATTGTTCAGCAGATGCTTTAACAAAGTTTACTTCAAGATAAGAATTTTCAGTATCATCAAAATCAGTTTGAGGTTGAGAATAATCCAAATTCTTAGGTTGATTAACAATTGTAGGATTATAAGTATCTTCTGTATTGAATTTAGTTGGACAAATTATATCCAATGTAAATGTATTATTACCATCAGATCCGCCATTTCTATCGAATGCAGTTTTAATTGCTGCAGTTACTTGAGGTTTATAAGCATATCTAATGTTCATTCTATGAGGTTTATTAGAATCAGAAGCCCAACTTGCTCTCCAGTTAAATACATTTTCTTGTGATTTAAATGATTTGTACCATTTTGTTGGTAAATCATTTCCACTAATAAGTGTTGATTTTTGAGAGTCTTCAAAATTAAATAAATCTTTATTCGGTGTACCTTCTTTATCAAGTATTACATAAGTTCCAGATGCAGGTTGTCTAGAATCTAGTTTTGCTTCGGGTGTAGTATTGATTAATTTTGGCCATGAAACATCATTTCTAATTGTTCTTGAAATATTATCTCTAAACATAACAAATCTAGAACCAGTTTTACCATCTGATTGAGCACCAAATGAATTATTCAATAGATCTCCCCTTTTAGCTTTATTGTTTGCACTATCATTATTAGCACCAGTGTTAGGCTCTATAGTACAACCCCATATATCATCACAAGTTTTACCTGTATAGTAGAAATCTATACCTAAATCATTATAGAAAGTAGCAACTCCCCCATTAACAACTTGTGATTTAGCTGATGAAGAGGCTTTACCATTTTGTATTACACTAGAACCAGTTGAAGAAACAAGTGTATTAAATCCATCTTGATTACATCTTACTGAAATAAATTGCCAAGATGAACTAGGTTTATAATCATGTCCTTCTATTGCAACAATACCAGTTTGAGTGTAATTTCCATCTATCATTTTATTTGATTGAATTTTCTCATATTTTGATTTTGTATATGTATATGTTTCTGTTCCAATAACTTTACCTTTGTTATCATATTTATAAGTGCTTCCAGTAAACTCATGATTAACACATCCATATTCATCATAATAATCTTGAGAATGTTCAATAGATCCGCTTGTTGCTGTTACAGTAGCATCTTTTACCATTTCAGTATAAGTAAATGCCCCACCTTTATTCATACCTTCTTGATTTGCATCAGATGTTGAAATTTTAACTTCAGGTAAAGGTTGAGCAGCGGCAGCTTTAGCACCAGCAGCAAAACTTTCCCATGCTTTTCTATAATTTGAATCAGCACCAATACCACCAGACTTGCCATAAGCTTGTAATTCTGCTAATTCACTTCTATGTTTATCTAAATATTCTCCAAATGCTGTTTTTACAGGAGCTGTTCTTTGAGGTTGATGAGTTCTTTCCCATTCTGCTTGTTGTTCTGCTGACAATTGAGAGAAATTTTTAGGTTTAACAGGCGTAAGAGTTGCATATACTGAATAAGCACCAGATATTGAGCCGACACTTTCTTTTCCTGTATGGGTTTTAGTTAATTTTGGACCTATACCAATATCACAACCTATAAAACCAGGTGGTAATGGTGGTGGATTACCTTCTATATCATCATCATCTCCACCTTGACCAGCATACATATAAGTTGTTTTTCCATTAATAATACTTACACCTTTTTTAATCAATGAATCATATAATTTTCCAACTTTTTCAATTTGTTCTTGAGACAATCCACCTGCTTTTGCTGCATTGACCCATGTGTCTCTATCTTTAGGGAATCCATCTCTTATATAAGAAGCTCCTCCATTTTCAAGGTCAGTAAACATAACAAAAAATTTAGATTGTGACATTCTTTCAAAACTTGCGCTTGAATCTAAACCTGCCAATTTTGATAAATAATCTCTTACTGTTATAGGGGATATTTGTCTAACTCCATCTTCAACTCCACTTACATAATTAATTACTTTGTCCATGTCTGTAGTTGGATTAATTACTCTCATACCAGCAGGGAAATCATAACGGTCTGCTCCAGTGTAACCTGAACCCCCACCGTCATCTGCATATACCACACTAAAAAAAGGTTGAAGAATTGTTATTAAACCAATTAGTAATGTTAATGGTATGCAAAATAAATACTTTTTATAAGTCATTCTGACTACCTCCATCAATCCTTAATAAACCATCAATGTTTTTTAAGGTTAAATGTAATTTTTTAGACATAACTGTTTTATTGTTGTCTGTTTTATAATCAATTACAACATCTAAATTAATTTTATCATATCCGTCATAAGTAACTTCACCACTATTTCCTCTTATGACACCGATAAGCCTTGCTTGATAAACAACATAACCACCACCTTTAGTGATTGATTTTACATTTTTAACTCCTGTTAATAATCCATTATAATCATCGTCTTTATAATCAAATAAAAACGGAGTGGTATTTTCATTTATTAAAGAGTTAAAATATTCAGGAGTAGTAATATCTGCCAATAAATTATGAATAATTTCAGGTTTGTTGTCTGTTGCGTTCCATACTGTAGGATATTGATAAAGACTCCAACCACCAAATACAGGATTAATAATTCTATTTACAATCATAGCCATTTGTTCTCTAGCTGATTCTTTTGTTATTGAATTGTAATACATATTAGGTATTCCATCTTTATCATAAGCTTTTGTTTTATCTGATGTAAAACCGTCAGCTTCAGATGGATAAGGGTCAGTAGCATAACCTATAAAATTATCAGATTGAAATTCTTTAAGGTTTTTCTTATCTTCATCACTAAGCTCATAATAACGTTTTCTAGCCCAATCTGGCAATTCTACAGGTGTTTTTTCTAAATCTTCACTAGTTTGACTTGTTGCTTGTGCTTCTACTTTAGGTGTATTATCCACTTTTTGGTCTGTATGAGGTAAAGCTTTAAAAATCATAAAACCTCCAGCACCTAATAAAAGTAAAGAAATAAGTGCTATACTAGAATACTTAATTAATTTATTATTAGATTTTTTTGAAGATTGATTTTCTTTTATTTTGTGCAACATATCATTTGGATTAATATGTTGTTTATTATTCATATTATGATTTTGTAAATTGTTATTTAGTCTATTATTAGGAATAGGCTGATTAGGGTTTTGTCTATTATTTGGAATAGATTGATTAACATTTGGTCTATTACTCAAATTAGGATTTTGCCTCGGAATATTATTTTCAGGTATTTGAGGCAATTTTTTTCTGTTATTAGGTTCCATTTAATACTCCTTTAAAATATTAATTAACTTGTTAAATCATCAAAAACATCTGAAAAATCATTTTCTGAATAATGTTTTTTATTTTGTTCTACAGGTAATTCAGGTAAACCTTGATTTTTAGGTTTAATATTTGGTAAAATCTGTTTCTTTACAGATTTTTCTGTTGGCAATTCAGGTAAAGGTTGATTTTTAAATCTTAAATCAGGTATATTTAGATTTAAATCTTCTTTATTTAAATTAGAAATAGATTTTTTCAATTGATTAATATCTTTTTCTAAGGTTTTATTTCTTTCCCTCAATTCTTGATTTTCAAGTCTCAAATCAACAAGTTCTTCTTTTAACTGTTCTTCGGATGTTTTACTTTGAATAATAAAGTTTGCTAATTCATTTTCTTGTTGTTGTTCAATTAATTTCTCTTCAAGTGATACAATTTCATCTAACAACATAATAAAATGTTTTTGTTTTAATTGTAATAATCTTCTATATTCTTTGATGTCATTTTGAACGCTGTCACAAAAAGTTTCAACTTCATCTGGGTCAATACCAGTTGGAGCAGTTAATGTAAAACCAACATTATCAATATCGTCTTCTGAAATTAAATTATTCCATTCTAAATTTAAAGGAATCCCTAACAATTGTAAAACAGGATAATTTTGTTCTTTTTTGAGAACATTATTTCTTAAATGATTACTAGGTACCTGAGGTAATGAATTATTATTAGCAGGTATAAATTTAGGAACAATTTTATTATGATTGTTTTTTGAATTGTTATCTAAATTTTGTGCATTTATATAATCTTTTTTATTTAATGGAACATTAGGAGAGGCATTATTCATGCCATCTCCTTTAGATGCTCCTTTCATTTTATTAAAAACATTCTTCATTATTTTTCCTTTTCAAGTTCTTTTATTCTGATTTATTTTCTTGTTTAAGAATATCTTCTCCAATTTCATCTAAATCTCTATTTAAATCTTCATTAGAGAGTTTACCATATCTTTGAGCTTGAGTTGTGTACCATTTTCTCCAACCTTCTGTCATTATAGACTTATATGAGTCATGATTTTTACTTATAATAGCATTTTGTAAATCAGCAGGGTTTACAAATCCATATAATGTATTAGGTATAAATGCTTCTGATAATGGTATATCTTCTTCTTTTGCATTATTAATATCATTTTGAACAAGAGCTAAACTTTCTTTAATTCTTTGTATAATAGCTTCTCTATTACCTTCAAAATCACCAGGTAAATCCATTGAATAAGTAACATTTTTTTGGTCAAAATGAGTAACTTTTTGAGTTGTATATTCCCCATTTTGATTTTTATAAGTAATTACTTTACCTTCTTTACCAGTCATTTTATGTTTTTTATTAGGTACATAGTTATCAGATTCCTGATGGACAAAACTATCAAGGTCAGTAAAGTTATCTTGTAGAGTAGCACAAACTGAACAATAAGTATTACCAAATTCATCCATGTAATATTGTTCACCTGGACCTATTTCAGTTCCACAGGTCATACAAATATGTTTCTCTTGTGGAGGAATATTATTTTCATTAATTCCTGAACCATTTTCAATTTCATCACCTCTACCAGTTGCTCTTTTCCATTCATTATCAAGATGTTCTCTATGTAATTTTTCTCTTTCTTTTGCCTGCATAGATTTAACTGTTCTATCACCTAATCTTCCATATTTGGATCTCAATAAATCATTTTTAAGTGTATTCTTCATTGCAGCTTTAGCACCCTCTTTAAATGAACCTTTATTCTTTTTAGCGCCAATACCACCTGCAATAGCAGATGCACTAAGTTTACCTGTATATTTTGTTGCACCAGTTCCCATTTGAACTGCTTTTTTACCAACTTCAGCTGCTGGGGCAGTGTTTAATTGAGGTAAATTAATTTGAGATATTTTTTCTAAAACTTTATCTTTATTTTTATATAGTGCAAAAGTACAAATTGTCATGAATAATAAAGCTTTCATAAATCCAACTTCATTTAACATCTGAATTGTTGCAGTGGAAATAATTATAGAAAGAACTAATAGAACAGAACAAACAATTTTCTTCATAAACGTTGCCACAATAGAACCTAAATATTGCATAAGAATACTATTGCCTTTTCCACCCCATGCTCCAAATATTAAAAATGCAGGTGCAAGCATACATAATATAGTTAACCCTAAGCTATAAACAGATGTCAACAATGCAAATGCAAGAGGTCCTATTGAACCTAAAATTGTCATAAATATTAAGATTAAAGAATATCCTAATCTATGTCCTTGATGGTTTCCAACCCAATAATCCCATTGTTTTAAAGGAGGATAATATTTTTGCTTAAATATATATCTTGTTTTACCATCTGATGAACCTGAAGAGCCACTCGAACCAGATCCGCCACCACCTGAACCACCAGACCCTCCTTTCCATTCTATAGGATATTTTGATGGGTTTTTAGGCTCTTTATTTTTAGTGTCAAATCTTGTTAAATCATATTGATTAATAATATCCATTATTTGGCTTACATAAGTTGGAGAAGTAGCATATCCAGCGTTTCTAATTGCTGTAATGGCAGCTTCAGGTGAGCTTGCGTTTTTCTTCATTGAACCTGTATAATCTGCGCCAGCACCTCTACCTAATATAAAGTGTGCATAACCCTCAAATCCATCTTCTGCAGATTTAAAATTTTTGAAACTGTCTTTTATTGTTGTAGGCCCACCGCCACCATAAAATTCCTGAGTAGTTAAAGGTCCACTACAATCACTTCCAAAACATTTTATTCCAAAATAATTATAAGTTCCAGATAAAGATGCACCCCAACCAGACTCTAATGCTGCTTGAGCAAGTATTATTGAAGCATAAAGTCCAGATTCATCCCCAATTTTTTTAGCAGCTTCACCAAATTGTTTAATAAATTCTTCTGCATTAGGAGATGTTCCTGCTTTACCTCCACCTGAGCCTGAGCCAGATCCTCCACCTTCTATTTTATTTTCTACTTCATCATCATAATTTGATAAAGCATCTACAATTCTATACCAATCTTTACTTACCCCATTTACATTAGCAGTAAATAACCCATCAATAGGTGTATGATTACCACTCATAGAAGAAACTTGTAATAATCCCCAGTTTTTAATGGTTTTCTTTCCTAATTTAACCTCTGGTTCTTTTACCCATTCAGAATTTTTATTGTCAAGTTTTTCTAATTTGTCATAAGCTTCGCCGAATTGACCAATGACAAATGGTTTAAATAAGTATTCAGCCCAAATGCGGCATCCAATAGCTTGTTTCATTAAGTCACTTTGATTAGTTAATTCTGCTTGGTCTTCATCTATACCTTTTACAGTGTCAGTTGCCCCAGTTTTCCGTGTTTTTTTATTTGCTTCTACAGTTTTACTTCTTGAGACTTCACATAAACTTGTTGAACCATCACCAGAAATATGTTCAGTCATAGCTCCAACAACAACAGCTTGAATCATAACAGAAAGTCTAGATGGTAATTGTGCTAATTCTGGTCTAACACCAATAACAATTCCTAAAATTGTTGCTAATAAAGGTTTAACAATACCCCCAATTAAAGATTGTCTATATTGTCTCTTAATAATACCAAAATATAATATATAAATACCAGATGCAGTCCAAGCTATTGTTAAGAATGGTAAAAATAGTCCCTTATAAAGTCTACTAACCATATTTATTTGCACATCTTTACCTATTCCTAAAGTATTTGCCAAATCTGACATAGCAATACTTACCAGACTTAATAATAATGCTACAATCACTTTAGATAAAGTTAAAAATATATTTGAAATATTGTCCCATATAGCTTTATGAATTGCAACAAACCTAATATATCCACCATCACGGTTAAATTCTATTGTTCTTATATCTGTTGCAGCATGTCTTTCAGCAAATGTTGTTAATGGGTCTTTACGGCCCTCATAAAATTCACCAAAGTTAGTGGATGTAGGTGTTTGATTTTCATCTTTTTCACAAGGGTCAACTTTATAATATTTCCATTCCCCTGTATAGGATGTAAATTTCAATCCCGCCAATCCAAACTTAGTGAATGGATCGGAAGCTGATTTGCTTCCAATCTCATACCCACTAAATTTTAACAATTGATTAAGCCAATTAGTTGAGGCATGGTCTGATTCATTTGTTGAAGATTTTGAAAGTGTAACGTGTCTCCAATAATCAGTAAAAATAACTTTCGCTACTTTTTTACCTTCTTCACCTAACCAGTTACAAGAAACGTAAGTTGCAACATCCCATGCTTTAGCCTCTTCTATGTTATAAGCTGTTTTTATTGGTTGGAACAATGTAAAACTTGTAAATAAAACAGTTAAAGATAAAGTTATTATTTTATACAGTTTTTTCAATTTTATTTGTCCTCCCCATTTATATCTCCAAATAAATCATCAAAAAGATTTTCTGTTTTTGTTTGTTTGTATCTATTCTCTATATCTTTTTCTAGAGATTTAGATTTACGTTTATCAACATAAGATGTAAAGTTGTCATGTTCTTTCAAGAAATTATCAAACTCTTCCATTCTATTATCAAAAGTTCTTTGAATTTGGAAAGCTTCGTCTTTCTTCTTAGGTTTTTTACGTTTTCCACCTATTGTTAAAGGACCCATTCCAAAGCCAAAATCATCATCTTTCTCTTGTTTATTATTCATCATCAAGCCAGCGAATTTATCAAGGTCAGAATCAGTATGAATTACTCTGTTTTCTTTTTCTGTTTTCTTTAATTCTTTCTTAATTGATTTTTTATAGACTTTTTCATCTTTTATTTTCTTTTTGATTTCTTTAGCTATTTCCTTGTTAGTTTTATCTTGTTTAAGAATTTTTCTAGATTCTTTTAATTCTTTTATTTCGTCTTTAGTTTTATTAAATACTTCTACTAATTCGTCTATTTCATCTTTATGAGTTTCTTCTCGGTTATTATCTTCAGAATAGTCTAATATTTTATCAAAATCTGGGTCATAATCCTCAGGCTCTTCTAATTGATTTTTAGGTTTTTCTTTATGATTTTGTTTATGTAATTCTAAATCATCTTCTGAAACATCATCAGCTTGTTCATACTTCCAATGCTCTTTCGCTTCTACTTCTGTAACAACACCTCTATTTTCAGCAAATAAAGAAGGTCTTTCATCAGTATATAATTTACTACTTGCAGCAATAGCAGTTAAATCTGTAATCATACTTTTAGCAGTATCAACAGTATCATTATAAGCTTTATCTGTAGATACACCTGGAACATCTTCTTTAGGTTTATCTACTTTTATTTCATCAAATGTTTTATTCACATAATTAGTTACCTGTTCACCTTTTAGCCTATAGAATTGATGTTTCTTAACAGGTGTATCAATAGTAGATTTAGCTTCGTTTTGTTGATTTTGAGATTCTGTAGACATTTTACCTGTTTGAATATCTAAATATTCTTTATTCTCAACATGAGCTATACTGTCTCTTGCATCTTTCATATTTTTGCCCATGATTTTGTCTCTATTTTCATTTGAAACTTCTTTTTCGTTTTCATATAAACCTCTTAGTTTAGGTTTATTTGTATCAGAAATTTCTGCTAGAGGATCTGAAATTTTATTAAGTTTATTAATTCTTTCATTTGAAGCACTAATTTTTTCTAAAACTTCTTCATGTTTATTTTTAAATGCAGTATCTATATGAGTTGATTTTTCTTTAGCTTCAGATTTAGATTTAACTCCTAGTAAAGCACCAATACCTTGAGCAATTTCTTCTGTAGGTGATTTCTTAGTTTGAATTGTTTTTTCTGAGATTAATCCAGTAGGTAAGTTACTTCTATCAATTTCTTTTATTGGAATTTGAGTTGATTGAGATGTAACATCTTTAATAATTCTATTATCATGAGCTGTAGATTCTTTAATAAATTTATTTTCTGATTTATTATTTTCAGAAGTGACATCTTTAATGATTTTATCTTCATTTTTAGTTCTAAATAATGATTTTTCATCATTCTTAGATGGTTCTATTATTATACTATCTGAATTAATAATTGGTTTATCATTAAATATTCGTTTATTTAATTTATCTGCAAATGAAGGTTTATAAATTTCTTCAATTGGTTTATGAATTTTAAAGCCTTGAGACTTATCATCAATAATTTTATCTTCAACAGGAAGAACTACTCCAGGTATTTGACCTTTCTTAGGTTTAATAATATTAGAACGTTCTTCTTTAGCTTTTTCTTCTTGTTCATATAAACCTCTTAATTTGTTTTCTTTAGATTTAATTCCACCTAATTTGTCAGAAAGTGCCTCAACTTTATTAATTCTTTCAGATGATTCTGATAATCTAGATAAAGTTGCAGTCGGGTCTTCAAATAAGTTTGCTTTTGTGAATTTCTTAGGATCTTTAGGTGCATTAGGGTCTGGTTTTTGTTCAAAGAAAGCACCCATTAAGAATCCTCCAACTTCTGAAATAGCTGATTTCTTATTAGCAGCATTTTCAAGTTCGATAACTTCTTTTGGTTTATTAAATTCTAATTTCTCATTTTTCTTATAAATTTCAGCTACAGCATAAGCAGAAGCAGCTTTAATTCCACCTTTACCCATTAAAATTTCATTATAAACTTTAGCGTCAACACCAAATTTTTGTAATTGAGAGACTGTTAATACTGATTGTTTATTAGGCCCATTATAAGTAATTTCATTTATTGTTTGACCAGGTTCAGGTAGACTATTAAAGTAATATTCTGCGATAGTTGATTCATCCATAGGATTACCTGTTTTAGGGTCATAATATTGGCCATCTCTCATAGGAAATTCTTTTCCAGTTACAGGGTTAATAAGGAAAGCAGGTATTGCTTCTCCTGTTTCTCCATCTATAGCCAAATGTGTTCCAAATAAATCTTTAGGGTTTGTAGTTTCAAGCATAAATTGATTTGCTAATTCACCTAAAGCTTCTAATTGTTTTTTGTCTGTATCTGTACCATTGTAAATTCTCATGAATTCAGCATATTTAGAAAGTTCTTTGCCATTTTTAGAATTATTTCTTCTTTCAAATAATTTAATTAATGTTTCTTGTGCTTCTAATTTTTTAGCTAATATATTATATTTAAGACGATTTACTTTATGCCTCATTAAAGCTTTATCTTTTCTAAAGCTTCCAATCATAATATTATGTACTTTTCCATAGAATGTCCTATCAAAATTAAGCTCTTTATCAGCTGCATCTCTTAAATGAGAATTTATAAGATTAGCAAAGTTTAATGCTGCAACTGTTTTATCATCTGTGTTTGGATTTTCGTTGAAATTATCAAAATCACCTTTAAATAAATCTCTAAGGTTATTATCAATATTAGATTGATTTAACCCATTACCTTTACCTAATTTATCCATGTTCAAATTCATAAATAATTGATTTATGGTTTTCAATTCATGAGGTTTAAATCCAGATGTTGCACCTGCTATTCCGGCTTTATGGTCAGTCATATTATCTATAACCCCAACTGCTCTTTCTAAATTACCAAGATTTATATGGAGATTTTGAAGAATAGAATCATTTTTAATTGCATTTTCAATTTCTTTTTCACTTGCTGGTCTGTAAGTATCTCCTAATGATAACCTTAATTCATTTTCTCTTTTTTTCGCTTGTTCTTTTATTTCATAAATTTTATTCTTTAATATACCTCTAATTGAGAATAGGTCAGCCATTTTTTCAGGATTAGATTGGCCCATAACATTTGCAATCCCACCTTCTGTTTTACCAATATTATAAGATTGTAATAAAGTTTCACCTAAACCAAATCCTTGCCTTCTATTTCTATTGTAAGCTAATAAAGCTCCTCTTCCAGCACCCATTTGCCATCCATGTTTCATTCCCTCTACAAATCCGCTACCTTTAACTTCAAGTCCTTCTTTTTTAAGTTTTCTATTAATCATAACTCCACTTATTGCTCCTCCAAGAGCCATTGAAGAACCAGAATAAAGGCTATTTTTGATTTGTGAATAACGTTGTTTAACACTTCTTGGCATAGCGCTTGAAGCTCCATTCATTATAGTATCTCTAGCTTGATTAATATTTACTTCAGTTTCATTAATTAACCTTACAATTTCTTTCCAATACATTTTTATTGCAATTAATATACCAATACTAAACATTGCAGTAACAACATAATTTGAGTCTGAAGCTGCAATAGCATTAAGGATATTTAAACTTACAATTAAAATTAGAACTACAAATATTCTTTTCATGATTAATCCAAGAATATCTCCCAAATATTGCCATGTTTTTTGTGTTCCTCCAGGTAATAGGCCTACAACAAATACGAATGGCAAGAAAAATATTCTTATAGCCATTTGGAATGTCATATCTAATTTTGCAATTGCTAAACCTCCAATGACAATTAAAGTTAATACACCTATACCACCTGAAAGGAACATAATAGAACCACGTTCACTATTATGGCCAGCCCAAGAGTGTAAGTATTTGGCATCCCTACCTTCTCCGTTTTTAGGTCCTGCTTGCAAATCAACTATTTTATATATATTTTTTGCTTTAAACCCTGTAGGATGGCTTTTATCTTGTGATGTGATAGATCCTGTTTTTGTTCTATCTAATTGATATAAAGCCCAATTTTTAATGGTTTTTGCCCCAAGGTCCGTTTCAGCTTCACCTACTAATGTTTTTGTTTCATCTGATATTGAGAAATTATCAGCATTTAAATTGAAATAACTTGTACCCCATTGAGCGTGTACCCAAGGTTGGAAAATAGTTACATCCCAAATAGTACATTGAATATTCCTGACTTTATCTTGACCTCCAGAGCTTTGACAATAAGGTGTTGTTTCATCTGTAATTAAAGCTTCAGCCAACATTTTATCAAATTCTGTAGGTACAACTTCCACTAATTTTAATAAATTACCTGCTTGGAATAATGTAAATGTTGCAATAACAAAAACTAATAACATTTCTAACAACATTTTTAAAAAACCATAACCTTTTACAGATTGGTATTTTACAATTGACCATGTTGCCCATATAGCTATTGCTATTGTTGCGAGAGGGAAGAAAACACTATCTCTAAATGTTTCAATTGAACTAGTAATTATTTTGTCTATACTTAATGCTTCTATAACATTTGAAAATGCAAAAGAAATTAATGTATTTGTAATTTTTGTTGTTAATTGTGCAAGCCATTTACCAAGACCTCCCCAAAATCCAACAGAAGCAATAGATTCTTTGTTGACATACTCTTTATATCTTGTATCTGTACTTACTCCATCTCCAGTACCATATTGGGCACCCTCTATTGATGGCCGAACAGGTTTACAACTTGCATCTTTATTTAAAAACTCTTCAGTTCTTGTATTTTCTTTTTCATAAAGCCATTTCCAAGTAGCCATTGATTTTGAACCGTCAGAAATTTTACCTTCTTCATCTCCACACATATAGTGAGATAAACCTCTATTAACATCATAATGAGGATTATTAGTAAAATATTCATCCATTATTTTCTGAACAGCATTTTTAAATACAGATTTATCTCCTGCAAAAATATCTTTTCCATAATCAGTATATTTAGGTTTATAACAATCCAATAATTGATTGTAATTTTTAGATTCATCAAAACAATCTATACCAACATCTTTTGCATCTTTATCAAATTGAACTTGATAATCTTCATTCTTCCATTCTTCAAATTGCTCTTCTTCTGTCATGTAAACAGGTGTAGGTTCAGATCCACATTTATTTTCTTTATCATCACTACTTTTACTAGCATTACAACTTTTCCATGTTTCAATGGCAGCAGCTGATTCTTTTGTTAATTTATTTGGGTTATAAGTAAATTTGGGAAAATCAGATTCTTCTGGCATTAAATGAATAGCTTTTTTAGCATTAACATCTTCTTCTATTTTATCTTTTAATTCCGCTTTTACTTTTTGCATTACATCAGCATTCTGTTTTTCAATTATTTCCTTATCTGTTGCATAATATACATTATAAAGGGTGTCTACAAAATCTGGTCTTTTCCATCCATGGGTAGCAGCAACATTTAAATTTGATGTGTCTACAACTGTTTGAGCTGCAGCAACACCTCCAGCGACTTTTGCTTCAGCTAATTTTTTACCCCATTTAAGTGGATTCCATTCAAAATTATTAACTAAATTTTTCCACATTCCACCTAAACCATTTAATATTGCTGTGCCTCCAAGTTTTAATTTACCCCAAAATCCAATATTTGCTAATAATCTCGCAGGAGTAGATGTGGATATTTCATCATATTCTCCAGCATAACTTGTCAATTCCAAATTATAGCCGAATCTTTCCAATGCTGTATAATTATAACCTGAAGCAATTCTTTCTTCTTTTGTTGCTGGTACTGTGTTATTTGGGATTCCAGCTGGCATTCCAAGTGTTAAACCTGTTATCATAGATGAAGTCATTTGATAATTTTGGACACCTTTTGTACTTGCAGGTCCCAAGAATGATTGAAAAAACTCAGTACCTAATTGAGGTAAATCACAATTATGATTTAATAAGTTTTGAGGTTCATCTGGAAAATCACATATTTCTTTTCCATTATCAGCTTCTTTAAAAACTGTATTATCTGCATTCTCTTTTTCACTATAAGTAACTGCTTTCCAGACCTCGTTTATATATGAACCGGGCACAAAAATTTGCTCTGCTAAATAATAAATACTATCATCATTTTTAGGTCGTTTAAAAATATATCCTTTTTTTGTGAAATGGCGTTCCCACCCATCTATTGTATGAGAGCCTTGAGACTTTTTATCAGAGCCTTCAGATTCTTTTTTATCATCTTTTTTCTCGTCTTCTGAACCAAATTCCTCTTCTAAAGCATTATCTAATGTTGTTTTATTGTCTGCTTCATTTTGTTCCGCTTCTTTACCATCATTTTTAGGGTCAGCATTAACAATCATATAAATTGGTTGTATAGCCATTGGAGCAACCATTAAAGCTATCCCAAAAAAAGCAAATAATGCAGTAAGTATTACTCTACTTTTTCTAATCATTTAATTTTAAAGCAAAAAAATTCATTATTCTATTGGAATATTGAACAATTGCTCTATACCTCCTAAATATATTATATTAGTAAAAATATCAAAAAAAGAGAGTTTAATTAACTCTCTTTACTGTTTTTTCTTGTAATCTCCATCACAATAAACATAAGGCTCCCACCAATTTTCAGGTGTTGTTCCATTCTCTTCATTACTTTGAGCTCTAAACATTTCCCTATGTAATTTCTTAACAGGTTCTGAAACTTTAGCACTTAGATAACAAGTTTCAGGGTAAAGTAAAGTTTTATCAATATCCTCTTGATAACGTAGGAAACCTTTTCTAACTTGTCTTGTTACAGTCGGTAAACCTTTCCAATCAAAAACTCCATTAACTATCATTTCTCTTTGTGCTAAATCTGTAAAAGCATTTAATACATCTTTTACAACTCCTTGTGTTTGACCTGTAATTTGAGCAACCTCTCTAATTACTGCATTCTTTTTAATAGATTGATTTGCTTTAACAGGTTCAATTGGTATTTTCTTACTCATTAATTATTATTCCTCCTTATAAAGACAGTATAGAACAAATACTAGCAGTTCTTAATAGTCTCAATATATTATTATTGAATATTTCGTCTAATTTTTCTAAAAGTACAGATTCTTGTAACATTGCTTCTCTTTGAAAGTGTACTTTTTTATCTTTAATAACATTATTTTGTGATAGAATGATTTCTTTTGTATTTAAATCAAAATTACCAGATAATGTTATTAGTGAAATTTGATGGCATAAAGAATCTAAAATGAATTTCTTTGAATTTGAAATTATTTCTGGGTCAGATGTTTTATGACATCTTGAAGAAAGCCTAATATATTCTTCTTCAAAAATTAGATTTAATTCTTCTTCTAGATTTATATTAATTGTAATTTTTATTCCATTTTTATATGTTAATTCATCTGGCACATTAAATAATGTTTTCATTTAAAACTCTTTCTATAATTTTGGTAAATCAACAATTTTAATCTTTTTCTTAGATGTGTTATATTGATTTTCTAATTCTTCTTCTAAATCTATATCCTCAGTTGAAGATAAAGAAATAGTTTTATCTTTTGAATATTTCTTTTTATTAATTGTAGGAACTTTAGAATAAGGTTTAGAAGGCATTAAATCAGGTTCTTTTTCTTCTTCTAATTTAGGGAGTTTAAAATCAACTTTATTTTTTCTTTCTTTGTATGCCCTGTAAATTCTATATATTACAATACCTTCTATAATAAAGAAGACCACTGCTAAAATTCCAATTGCAATTAAATTAAGTGTTGATTTATCCATTATTACCTCCCAAATAATCTTCTTCTATTAGAATTTATATTATTTTTATCTTCTTCATCTACATTTTGTTCGGTTGAAAAAGATCTATGTTTTGTAAAGTTTTGGCATTCATAACCATGACTTTCAAATGCTTTTCTTAAATTATCTGAAATTAAGAAAGAATCAGACCATGATTTAGAATGTGAGTCCCATACTGATAATGGTGTTGTTGCAATTTCAGCGGATTCATCTCTACCTAATATTCTAGATACTTCTTCTATTGATGTCATTTTATATTCTCCATTAGGAAATTTTTCTAATTGAACAATTAAATCAATAGTTGTTGCAATATTTTTATTAATAATTCTAATTGGTTGTTCTTTTGCAAGCATGACAAATTGAGTCATTTTTTGTAATGCTAATTTAGGTGAATTTGCGTGTAATGTTGTCATTGAGCCATTCATACCTGAGTTTGCACAAATTAAAAACTCTGCAAATTCAGCGCCTCTACTTTCACCAATTATTAATTTATCCGTTCTCATTCTGTTTATTTGTTTCGTACACCAATTTAAAGTAACTTCATTATTAGGGTCCATACCTGGTTGCCAAGGTTTAGAATGTAAATAAACTGTATTAGGTTGAGTTAAAAGTAATTCAGGAGCATCTTCAACAACACCTATTCTTACATCTTCAGGTATAAATTTAGTCATTGCTTCTAAAATTGTTGTTTTACCCGCACCAGTTGAACCTGAAAATACAATAGTTTGACCTATTTCAACGGAAGCTTTCAAAAAATTATACATTTTATTTGACATACTTCCAGACCTATAAATATCTTCTAAAGTTGTTAAAGAAACAGATTTCTTAGCAATTGTAACTAAGGGATAATCCGAAGCTGGAGGTAATACAATATGACACCTTGCAGAACCAGCAACTCCTAAATCCAATTTACCCTCAGCTAAGAATTTTCTTCCTCCTTCTGGTTCTTCATCAGGAGAAACAAGGTTTGCTAATTTTCTTGTTTCTTCTATATATTCTTTTTCTGATGTAAAAATATTTGGAATTTCAATTCTTATTCCTTTTTGTCTAACGAAAACAGAAGATGTCCCATTTGTTTCTAATTCACTTATAGCGTCATTATCAATCAAATAAGCTTGAATTATTTGTTCCCATTTACTCATTCTTTAATCTCTCCATATCATATTTTATTTACTTTAAATATCAAATTTATAAATCTATAACTTTATCTGCAAAAGAATTAGCAACTTGAGAGTGGGCAATTAAAATAATTTGAGATGAAGATAAAGATGAAATGGTCTCTAAAATTTGTTGTTGTCTATCTTCTGACATGGAAACTAAAACTTCGTCAAGAATTAACAATGATTGAGTACCATCTTGCAAAAATAAGGCAATAGCTAATCTTAATGCAATAGCAGCTGCTGATAATTCACCTCCAGATAAGACAGAAACTGACCTTTCTTTACCTGTTGATGTAACAACACTTGCTTCAAATTGTTCATTTAATTTTAATTCAATAAAATCTCCATTTGTAAATTTATTTAAAATTTCAGAAGCAATAGATGATAATGAGGGTATAGCAGTTTTGATTCTTAAATCTTTAAATTCAGACAATGTTTTCATTGAATAATTAATAAGTTCTAATTGTTTAGATAAATTGTTATAATCTTCTGCAGCTTTAAGACAATTTTTCCAGTTTGCATATAAAATTTTACCTTCACTTTCGGCTACAACTAAATTCTTATCCAATTCAAATTTGTCATATTGTAATTTATTGAATTTATTATTTAAATCTTCATGTTTTTTTGTTAATTCTTTATATTCTTTAGGTGTTAAAGCTCCAATTAGAGATAATTCTATTTGTTTATTTAATTTTTCTTGAGCTATTTCTTCTAATCTTTCAGTTAAATATTTAATAGAGTTTCTAGCATTAATTAAATCTTCTGCTCGATTTTTAACTTCATTTAAATCATTTAACCTATTAATAATTAAATTCAAAGATGTTTTATTCGTTTGTTCAGCAGTTTCTAGTTTTATCAATTCAGTTTTAAGGTTAGAATATTCATCTCTTTTTTTCTCTTGTTGATTTAACTTGTCTATGTCATTCTGTAAATTCACAATAGAATTTAATGTTATTGTAGATTCTGATTTTAACTGATTTAATTTATTTGTTTTATCATTTAAATCATCTTTTAAATTATTAAATTCTAAAGTATGAGATTTTAATTCTTCATCTATATTTTCAATTGGAGATTTACAATAAGGACATTCTGCTACACCTTCTTTTAAGGCTTTTAAGAATGATTGAATTTTCTTCCCTTGATTCTTTATATAATTAATTTCAAATTCAATGTTAGCTATTTCAGATTTAATTTCATTTTGTTTTTCAATTAAATTATTGTAATCAGTTAATATAGAAGGGTTTATTTTGTTTTTAAATAAATTATCAAGTTTTTCAAGTTCTAATTTTACAGATAATAAATTCTCTAGAGATTTTTTATATTTTTTCTCTTCTTCATTTTTATTTTCTGTTAATTCTTTTAATAATTCTTCTGAATAAGTTAAATTATCAGGATATTTTTTAACTATGTCTAAAAATAAATCAATTTTTTCTGAAATATGTTTACTGTTATTTTCAATAATCATTATTTCTTGATGTAGATTATTATATTTTTCCTGTTTGGCCACTTCATCTTTAAATTGAATATTAATTAAATCTACTTCTTCTTTTAATTCATCTATTTCTTTATTAATATCTTTTATATTGTTTCTAATATTAACAACAACATTCTTTTGATTTTGAAATTTTAATTCTTCATCCTCAATTGAACCTGTTTGAATTACAGATAATGCTTTTTGAAGACCTCTAAATTCTTCTCTTGCCATATCTAAAGATGCTGTTATTGTGTTTACACCTATCATTTGTTCAATTATAGCACCACGTTCTCTTGGGCCGGCAGAAATAATTAAATCAACTTGTTTTTGTTGTACGAATGCTGAAGAATAAAATCCTTTTTCATCATAACCTAATAATCTCCTTAGAAATTTCTCTGAATGAGTTACACCAGGACCACAATCCAAAACATAAGCCTCTTCTGAATTTAGTGGTCTAGAATAAATACTACAAGTTGAATTTCCATTTGGTGATACAATTTTTCTATCTACTTTATATTCTCTATTTCCTAATGCGAAATAAGACTCAACCCCAACATGAGTTTCTTTTGGATTTACACCTTCTCGAATAAAATCTTTAGCTTTTAATGATTGTGCTTTAGATCCAAATAATGACCAAGCAAAAGAATTTACAATTGTTGATTTACCTGCTCCATTAGTGCCTGAAATTGCAGTTGTACCTTCTAAAACAGGTATAAATTCATAATGAGAGTGAGACCTTATATTGTCTAAAACAATTTTTAATATTCTCAATTGTTATTTTCTCCCTTTTCTTTTAATTCAGCTTGTTTTTGTTGCAAAATATTATTTTGAGCAGTAATCATTAAACTATGAGGTAACAATTTCCATTCCCCATCTATAAATACCATTTGTAATGTTATACCTGTAAATCTTCCCACAAAAATATCTAATGGGACAAAAACAGTATTTGTTTTTTCATCAATAACTAAACTTGCCATATCTAATATTTTGACTTCAATAGAACCAGTATTTTCTTCCAATAAAGCAGCTAAAGCTAATAATGCTGCCGCTGTGTTTTGATAAACATTATCATTATTCATTGTGTCTGGCAAATAAATTTTTGCTAAAACATTTTGAGGAAAATATGTATTATCTTTATAAGCGTTATCATCTGAATCTAATTTAGAAAGTCTTTCTTTTAATTTGTCTTTATTATCTGAACCTTTAATTTCAGTAAGCATTTCTTTTACGGAATCAATTGCAGATTGTTTTGTAAATTCTTGTTTTATTTCAGATTTTGGTTTATCTGGATTATATACTTTATCCGGGTATTCTGATTTAATCCTCTTTTCAACTTCTTCAAATATTTTATTTGCATCCAATGATTTATTTCTATCTTCAAATAGAATAGGATTAAATGACAAAATAAATACAGATAAAATTTGCAGAACAATTATTATCAATGAGGTTAATTGAACTTTATTTTGATGTTTAATTAAACTAGGTAGTTTTCCCTGATAAACAAGAATACTCACTAATACACTAATAAAAGCAATTAAACTTAATACAACAATAATACTAATTTTTATCATAAGAACTCCTTTTGATTATATATTTTTATTTTACCCTCATTTCACAAAAAAAGAGGATAAAATTCCTCTAATTTATTATTTTTTTATTTTTATTTTTAAAAATAGAAATGATAATATCAGAAAAAGGACAGATAGAACAATAGAAATTAGTCCTAATATTTCAGTGTTGTTTATTGCAAAACTTAAATAATCATAATAAGGTATAATATCTTTAATTGATGAATTGAAATTTCCATTTGTGCTTCTTTGGAAAAATGTATTGGTTACATTTTCCATTTCTTCAAAATTTTCTAAAGATACAGTTTGTTTAAATGCAGATATTACTACAATACTCATGAATGAAACAATTGACAAAAATAAGAATAATAAGAAAAATCCCCATTTAACCCATATTTTTATATTATTTTTAGCTTGATTCTTTGCTCTATCTCTAATTTCTTCTAAAAATAATCTATTATTCATCATTATTCCTCATTATTAAAATTCTTCCATAAACTATTTTTAAATTCTTCATTTAAATCTATTTTTGGAATACTAGAATCACCTTTAAAATTCTGAATTACTTTAAACAAAGATTTATAATCATTAGTTTCTATTGCAGTTTTAAATAATGAAACACTTAATTTATTTGCAAGATTAATTTTAATTTTTTCACTTTCTTTATTATCAAAAATATTCACACCAGATTTCTCATTCCCTTTTTCATCCCAAGTTATAGATGAAGCTGTTCTTATATTATTCCATCTGTCATGTTCTGATAATAATCGATAATAATCTTCTTTTGTGTAAGGAAGCATAATTTGAATCTCTTCTTCTGTATAATCTTCACTTTCACGTTCTTGAATGATTTTATTTATAGCTTTAGTCCTAACTCTTTGGAATTTTGCCAATTCTAAACCTAGTTCCATATTAGGTAAATCATAAGGCCATCTCTGTAAAACATTTGCTAAATACCCCGAAAAAGGTACACATTGTTTTTCATCAAACTTACCAGCTGCTCTTAAGATCCATTCTTGAATTTTTAGTTCTCTATCTTGATAATTTGGAATGAAAATTTCAATTGTTTTATTATGATTCTTTAATAACCCCTTTGCATAATCTAAATAAAAATCTAAAAATTCAACAATAAATTCTTCTGAAAAATCAGTTATATTTCTCCATAATACTGATTGTCTGGATCTAAAATTAATATTTTTAAGAATATCTTCAGGTAAATGTTGTTTAAGGTAATTTATTGTAAAATCATTAGATATGGAATAAACCCTCAAAGTTGAAACACTTAAAGTGGATGAACCTTCATCTTGAGTGAAAAATACTTTCCCTTTTAAAACTTTTTTAATTTCTTCCAATTCTTTACTTGTATTATAATAAACCAAAAGAACATTCACTAAATATTTTGGAGTATTTAAAAATGTTTCAGTTTCAGTTTTTCCATCCCATATTTTAGGTACAAAATTATTTGGAACCAAAGGTTCGGTTATATCCAAATTGTTTTCATTGTACCATTTTTCAATTTCATCTTTATTTACTCTATAACTACCCTTATCAGTTATTAAGTAATCAGTAATTTTAATGAAATTCAATACATCTTCCAATGAACATTTAGCAACTTTTGCCCATTTTTCAGGTGTGTACCATTGTCCATCATGAATAACTGATTCAACTCTGAAATTAACTGGTTTCTTTTTGAATGATTTTAAAAATTCACTATCTTTTTTAAGTCTAATCTTCATCATGCTCTCCTAAAGGTATAATTCTTGGCTTTAATGAAGAAAAATGTTCAAAGAAATCTAATAAATTTCTAATTTGCTTTTCTTCTTGTTTTTTATTAATAAAAATAATATATGAAATAAACATTGTAGCAAAAGAACCTTCTATATCTTTATCTTTAGCCATGAAAGTTAAATTTCTTTTATTTAAATCAAATTCTATTTTGTTTATATCTTCTTTAGTTTTGATTGTTAATTCTATTGCTAAACTATTCAAATTTCTTTTTCTCCTTTTGCATAATTTTTTTAATTTTATTTAATGAATTTTTTGTGTTTTTTAAATAATAAGATTTAGTTATATTATGTTTCTTTAAAAATTCATCTTCATTTTTATATCCAGGTAATAAATCCCATTTCATTTTTAATAGTAATTTTTCTTTTTCAGTTAAAATACTAAAACATTTTTCTAATAAATCAGATTGTACTATTACTTCTTCTGGGTTTACATTTTCAGCTGGAATAATTTCTGCAAGTGTTACATTATCATTAGAGAAAGAATTTGCTTTAACAGTAGAATCAATTGATTTTACACCTTTTCTCATATTTAGAATAGCATGAATACTTTTACTTGGAACATCAGTTGTATTCTCCAAATAGTCAATTAAAGAATTATATTCTTGATTGTCAAATTCATAATCTTTAATTTTTTTACTAATTAAATTATACCTATAATCTTCAGTAGGAGTAAGAGGTATATCTCTATATTTTCCTGAATTAACTTGTAATGCTTTAATTATATGCCAAGTAGCACCAGTTAAAACTTTTGTTCCTCTGTCAGGATTATGTTTCAACCAAATATATGAAGCTAAAGCAGTTAAAGCATCTTGTATTGCCTCCTCATAAGGATAATAATAAGCTGCGTAATAACTGAAATAATTAGATACAATTTTATAAGCACCTCTCATATTACTTTTAAATAACTTTTCGTATGCTTCATTAACATCTTCTTTTGAATAAATAGTATCTTTGTTATTCTTATAATCTTGAATAATTCTAGCTAATTCTATTTCTTCTTCTTTTGTTAGAAATTTAGATTCTTCCATTAATTCCTCCTAAAGATTAATATATTTGTTTTCAAAATTATAACATATATTTCATTAAAATGCAAATAAAAAGATTACTCAAAATGAAGAGTAATCTTAATATCCTCTATTCTTCAATTCATTTAATGCCATTCTTTGAATAGATCTTCTTTCACTTAATGGGGCTAATTGTCTACTATATAAATCTAATTTATCTTCTAATTCAATTCTTTTTAATTTTATTTGTTCTCTATCTCTTTTTAATTTTGCAATTGAATTATTAACTGAATTTTCCTCTAATTTTAATAACTCTGCTCTTTTTTTCCAGTTTTCATCCATATAAGGTTTAACATCTGGTCTACTAAAAAATCCTTTTTCTAATTCTTCCAAATCAACTGCTATTTCTTTGTTTTTTGAATTGTAACTATATTCCCAATTTAAATCTCTAGTCAAACTTATCTTAATATCTGTATCAATTGTACCTTTATTAGTTTTAATTGTAACATTCTTAATTTCTAAAGGATATCCATCAGGTTTAAATTTATTGAATAAATAAGTTTTATAATTATCTTCATATTCAACCCTTGCTTTATCAGAATTTAAATAATATTCTTTTTGAAGATGTTCGGTTAATAATGTTTCTGTTTCATTTAACCCTTTTATTAAATTCTCACTTTCTTGTTCTAAATTCAAATCAGGTTTAGATAAAACATATAAATCTGCAATTTCTAATTTTTTTATTTGATTCTCTGATAAATAAGTAGTATCTTCATCTTTGTCTAAATTATTATTGGAATTTAACCTTACTTTTTCATACATATTTAAAGACTTTATTTCATTCATTCTATCAGCAAAGTCTTGTGCTTCTTCTAAAGTATGTGTGTGAATAGATGAATTACTTAAAGGGCAATTACCAGGTTGAGCAGAACATACCCCAGGTGTTCCGTCATTTTTCATGTGATACAATGTCATACATAAGAACCTCCTACTGTTGGATAAATTTGACCTGATGAATTATAATTATATTCTGGGTCAGGAGTTAAATTAAAAACCCTTAATTTAGTATTTTTGTCTAAAATAACATCAGAAGCAGAATAATCAAATGAAGATAAAATATTGCTAATACTATAATCTTTTTCTTTAAATCTATTAAAAAGTTTATTCTTGTCTAGATTATTAGTTGTTTCTAAATTTAATCCAACTGAATCAAAAGCTTTGAATAATTTTCTTTTTGAAAATGTATTATTATCTATATTATCAGAAATATAATTTAAAATTCTTGCTTTATTATTATTTTTTGTTATAAGTAAAATTATTGAATTATCATTTAAATCAACTGTTTTTAATAATTCTTTATTTTTGAAATCTTTACCTTCTATCATTAATTCATTTTCAGGTTTTAAAATATCTTCATCTCTTAATTTTGGGTATGTTTCTTTATTACCTTCCCAATCATCCATATATTCTTGTCCGGAAGAAAAAGAATTAAAATGCTGAGCGTAAGGGCAATTTTTAAATACGGCTAAACAAATTGAAACCTCCCCTTTTTTATTAATATGGTACCTCATTTAATCACCTATTTTACCTAATATATTTGATTTATCTACTTCAATCAATTTACCTGAACAAATATTTGATTCACATTTTAAAACATATTTGTCTTTAGCTAATTGTTTACCAGTTTCTTTACTTATACCAGCAGGTAAAGTTATTACTGAATATTTATATGTCTCATAGAATCCACTTGAAATTAATAATTGTTCTAAATAATCATTTTTTTGAGAATAAATAACATTATCATTAATAGATAAATTAGTAATATCTTTTTGTAGAGAATAACTTTTACCATCTACTATTACTGTTGGATTTAATACTTTATACCCTATAAATGCTACAATTAAAAATATAAAAACAACAATAAAATTCGCTAAGAATTTCATAATTCTTTTCTTTAATACAAATGATTTAGTTAAAACAAGATCTCCATTTACATATTTATTGTGTTTATATAAATAATCCTTTTTTGGTTCTACATTCATTTTATTTAAACCTCCTAATATTTTTATGCAAAAAAGAAAGATAATATTAAAATTAAGAATAAAATAATACCGAACCAAATATATGGAATAGGGTGATATTTAATATCTTTTGGTAAATTTTTTATTTTTTCTTTAAAACTTAATCTGTCATATTTATATCCGTAAAAACCTTTTTCTATAACTTTTAAATCATCTATTAAAATTTTTACTGTTTCTAAATCTAAATTTAAACTCATTGAATTATTTTCATCTTCAATTAATGTTAATACAGGTGGGTTTTTATGCAAATCTTTTACAGATCTATATTCAGTCGTATCATCTTCTTTAAATAAATTATTAATTACGAAACCAGATATTTTTTCTTCTGTTTCTTCTAAGTATATTTTTTCATTATCTTTAATTTCTATATTTTTTTCTTCTTCTAAATTGTCCATTAGACCTCCTGTTTTTATCATTTTACTATTTATTTATAAAAAAATCAATATAAAATATTAAATTTTTTATTTATAACATATTAATTTATAATGAAAATATCAAAAAAAAGAAAATCAACCAAATGATTTTCTTTTTAAATTAAACTTATTTTGCAACTTGCCAGTCTAAATTAAGATAACTTTTACCATCCCATAATACAGTTGCATTTTTCATAGATTCATCAATATTTGTTTTAAAAATTTTATTATTTTTAACATCTACATATACATCATTAAATTCTTCTGTTGCAGTTGCTTTTATTGTTCCTCCATCAGAACCTTCACCATGATTTTTTAATTGTTCTAAATCAAATTTAATTTTAACATAATAAGTAAATCTAAAAGTCTCTTCGTCCAGCTTAACTTTTGATTTTACTTTTATTTCTTCAATTTTAGAAGTTATTAAGGTTGATGAATAAGTAGGGTCATTTGCAATATTAGGTAATTTTTCACAATTGTATTTTTCAGCCATGTTATCAGAAAGATAATCTCTAAGAATGTTACATTGTCCAATTCTAGATTGTTTATAAAATTCCTCTTTATTATTATAATCAGGTTTAATAAAACCATTGCCATCTAAAGTAGATATAACATTTATAAAATCAGTAGATAATTTTTCATAATCTGATTCTGAAGCTGTTGTTTTTAATTTTCCTTGAGTTTGCGATTCAGTATTTTTTGAGTTTTCCTCTGAATTATTTACAGTATTAGAAATTTGATTTTCAGTCACTTTTACTTTTTTATTTGGTGAAAATAAACCCATTAAATAAACACTTATTAAAATTACTGCAATAATAGAGACAAAAGCAATTATATAACTTTTTATATTGTTTTTTTCTATGTTTTTATTATTTTTATTCATTTGTTAACCTTTCTTACCTACAAATCTCCAATATGTCATAGTTGCACCAACCATAAAGTCAGGGTCATAATTTCTATCTGATGTTTCAGCTTTATGTGGTAAGTAATCTTGGAAACTAGCTTGATAAACCATTTTTTTACCAGCTTTATTTACACCATAAATAGCAGTATGTTCTACTCCACCACCAAGCCAAACAATTACATCACCTGATTTTCTGTCTTCTGGTCTTACTTGTTTCCATTTTTCAGGATGGCTTCTTAAATATTGGTCTTGAGCAACAACTCCTCCCCATGGGTATGAAGTGTCTATTTTTGTTGCTTTTAATGCAGCAGCAACTAGCCTATCACAAGAAGAATATAATCCTGTATAAGGGTCAGTACCGCCAGCCGCTTCTGCCTTACGTTTTCCTGCTTTCATTTTATCAGTAGCTTGTGACTCACCTGTAGATCCAGGAGTTGAAATTTTATCTGATACAGCATATTCCTCTAAAAATTCAATTAAGTCAGAAGAATCTATAGAACCACCATTACCATCATCCAAACCAGAACAATTCTCATCTTCTATTGCTTTTCCACCTTCAGTTCTTCCCAAACAATTTCCTTGACCAATTCTTTTAACTTTTTCAACTTTATCTTCTATTGATTTGGCTGATGATTTTACTTCTTCATTCATTTGTTCAACTTCAGCATCTGTCATTGAAATATTTAATAAATTATTAACAGCTTTAATTGAATCTGAAACCTCACCATCTACATTAGTAAGAGTTTTATCTTTTGATTTATTTATTGCTGAAATAATACCTTCCATTTGAGTTTCACTTTTATTCCAATTTGTTTTTGATTTTATTGAAGCTTCTAATACCCTTTTAGCATTATCACCTTTCAATTTCCAAGCTCCTAATTCAATATCTGCCCATTCTCCACTATTAACTTTATCTAAAATACATTTTGAATCACAACCTTCAGGTATAGTTTTATTTATATAAGCCAATTTATCTTTATTTTTTTCAAATAATTTTCCTAAATAAGCAGATACATTATTATTTATTTTAGTGTGTTGTGAGAATGTTAAACTGGCAATTTCTGCTTTTTTATCATCTTCTATTTCTTCTAAAGATGTTAATGCTTCATTACCAGGGTCATATTTAAAAGATGTAGGACCATAAACTTGAAAAATAGCAACAACAATAAGTAATATTGCGGCTCCTAATAAAAACCACCATGTTATAGGGTTAAATAAAAGATGTATGACAGTAACTATAAAATCAAATATCATCCTTATAATTTGCCATGCTATTTGAGCTAATTTTTTTACTAATTTAATTGCTTGTTGTGTTTTTGAAACCGCACCGCCAGTTGCTTTATCAGCACCATTTATTGCTGCATTTTTTGCTCCTGTTATAGCATTATCTTTAACTTTACTAGCTCCTTCTGTTACGGCTTGTTTTGCTTTATTGGCTCCTGCCATTAAAGCATCTTTAGCTTTATTATTTAAAGCCATCTACATCACCTCTTTTATTTTGTAAATTATTTTTTAATATTAATTATATAAATAATTTTCATATCAAAATAAAAGAAAAAGAATAAACAACATTTAAATTGTTTATTCTTCTACTTTATAAATTATCCGAAAATATCATCTTCATCAAAATCATCTGAACCACCAAAATCGAATGAATTACTATTTTGTACTGGTTGAGTTTGTGTTTGTTGAACAGGTGCTTGATATGAAGATTGTTGTGTTGTTTGAGCTTGAGCTGTAGTTCCTGATACATTCTTAGTTAAAACAACATTAGCAGATCTACCTTTACCAATTAATGCACCAATATTTGTAACTTGAATTTGATTTGCAATTTCTTTAGGATGAACAATACCATTTCTATCTGTGTACTCTGGGACCTCTCTAAGAGTTAATTCACCTTGAATAAGTAATGGAGCTCCTTTAGGAATGCTAGATTTTTCTAAAGAACGAGCGACACTATCAAAAACAGTAATATTCCAAAACTTAGGTGGAAGTTCATCATAAGAATTGGTTTCTTTATTGAATACACTTTGATTTTGTGCTACTGAAAAACTAGCTCTAAATCCTTCACCATTATCTCTTTTGTAAGTTGCATATTTAATATCTCCAACTAAAGAAGCAACTAAAGTAATATGATTTGCCATTATATAAATACCTCATTATTTTTTCTTATTTATTATATTTTACCTTATTTTTCAAGGTTTTATTATATTTTACCTTATTTTTCAAAAAAAATTAATATTTTTTTTATTTTTTAAAATTTTTTAAATTGCTAAATCAAACTTTAATTGAGGTTTCATAGGATTATAATTTAACAATTCAAAATCTTCAAATTTAACGTCATAAAAATTAGTTTTATCAGGGCAATTTAATTTTAAAACAGGTAGAGCAGACGAATTATTACGATTTAACAATTCATTAGCTTGTTCAAATTGATTATCATAAATATGTAGGTTATTTACAAAATGAGTAAATTTACCAACTTTCCAACCAAAATGTTTAGCAATCATCATTTGTAAAGCAACATATTGAATTTGATTAATATGTAAAGCAACAAGCATATCAGAGCTTCTTTGAATTAAGCTACAATCAAGATAAATTTCATCATTAATATTTCTAACATCAAATAAACATTGATAAGCACAAGGAGCTAAACCTTCTGTTTTTTCAAATGCTTCATAATCCCACAATGAAATAATATTTCTTCTATTATATGGATTAGTTTCTAAACCTTTTAATAATTTATCTATTATTTTATGTTTCTTTACTATTGCTCCATATCTTTCCCCAATTGTTCTTGTTTTTCCAACTTCCCAACTATTCCAATATGATACATTATATTTATTTTCTAATAAATCTAATGAATTACTTTGGTCTTGATAAATCCATAGTATTTCTTTAATTGCGGATTTCCAAGCAATAGGCCTTAATTGTGTTAAAGGAAATTCATTTTTATTTAAATCATACTGGAAAATTTGTTGAGTTAGATATTTAGAATTTGCAGTTTTCCCATTTAAATATTTAGGTCTAGCTTGTTTACTATATACGCCATCAATTAAAATCTCATTAATTTTTTCTTTAAAAATATTATCTATTTTATTTGCCATTTAAAACCTCTTTTTCTTTCATTAAAAATATCTGTAGATGTAATTTTTAACCATAATACGTACTATCTATTAACCCTGAAAAATATCATTTTTTTAATTTATGTATAATTCATCATAAATACAAATTTTTACGTCTACGTTAAATCTACAGATATTATATTTCTATTTTACCTAATAAAAAGAAACCAGTTAAGGTTTCTTTTTTATTTATTCTTCTTTTTCATCTTTTCTATTTAAAGACTCTTCAATTAAACGATTAACATCAATTCCATTTATAGATTCTTTAATATCATCTTTAATTTCTTTAATTGCATTTAAATCAACACTTTCAACTTTAGATCTTAAAACATGACCTTTATCATTCTTAATTGTTTGAAGCTTAAATTGAGATTTAAGATTGTCAATATTTTCAGTTAATTTTTCATTAGATTTATTTCTATAATCTTGAATAACTTTTTCAATTTCTTCAGGTGAATGATTAGCTTTTGTCATAGTTTCTTTGATTTCTTCAACTTTATTTTCAATATCTACTTGACCTTTGCGTTCCTCATCTTTAGCCCATTTATCAATTCCTATGTGTTGTTTATTACTATAATTTGTTAAATCTTTATCTATGTCTTTAGCAATTTCCAATTTAGCTTGAACTTCACCTTCAACTTTATGAATTGTCTCTGGTTTAGCATTTATTACATCAGATTTAAGTGTTTCTAATACATCTTTTATAGGTTCACTAGAAACATTTTCAGCCTTATCATCAATTTTATCAATTAATCTAGTTTGGTCAAATGCTACTTTTTGATTTTGTAATTGTTCAGTCATTCTTTCTGATAATGCTCCTACTGAATCAATCATATCTTGATGTCTAGCTGATTCAATTTCTTGGCGTTTAATATCATCAATTGCTTTTTGGCTCTTATTATTTAATTGACTACCAGTTCTAGCTGCATTAGCAATAACACCATTACCTCTTTTAGCATTAATCATTGCAGCATGAGCCATACCTCTTGCTCCACCTGTTATACCGTCAGTAACAACTCTCTTAAATAGACCACGTTTTTTGTATTCTTTACCTTCTGATTGAGCCTTCATCATTCGTTCTTTTTCGCCATTCTTAATTTTCTCAATAGCTCCACCAATTTGTCCACCAACTAAAACATCTCTACCTTCTTTAACTTTATCAATTGCTGAATCTTTCATTTTATCCATTGCTTGTCCCATTTTATTAGCAACTTTAACACCACCCATATTAGTAGCACCAATTAAATTTGTGACTTCTTTTCTATACATTGAGAAAGTGAATGCTAAAATAATTGTTGTTACCATTATCATAACTCCACCTCTAATATTAGCGAATACAGCTTGATAAATAGTAAGCATAATAAGTATCAGCATACCAATTGCAAAGAATTTAAGAATTGTACTAACCACTGTTTCCAACCAGCCTAAGAAGATTTTTCTTCCTCTACCTGGATGAATAGCAAACAGACAGAATATAGGTGCTAAAGCCATTAAAACTGTTGCAGTTAAATTATATGCCATACCCATTAATGAAACTGGAATAAATGAAATAGCAGCAGCCAATGCGGCAATAATACCACCTAAACCAAAAACATCTCTATTATAGCCCATCATAGCAGTCCACATTTTTTCATCTTTAGCAGCAGTTGCAACAACTAATAATCTTTTAGTTACTGGATTCTTTGCATCTTTTGATTCTGTAGCTTTTGTAAACCAATTACCAGATATACTATCTGCCATATAAGCTAATCCAATATGACATACAGGAACAGAATTAGTTGAAGCATTATTTTTTAATTGATTCGCTGATGATGGAGATTTAAGATTAACACAATAATCATCTGGACTTCCTTGTAATTTGTCCGCAGGATAAACATTTGCACCTTCAGGTGGATTTTTAGTGTATAAATCATTCCAATCATATCCAAATTGTTGTGTTGCCCACCTGTCAATTGTGAATCCTTTTACAATTCCACAAGAAGCACCTGATAATGCTAATTGAGATGCTTGAGTAGGGTCAATTTTTCCGTCTGCATAAGCGATACAAGATTGGTCAGTGCCATCACTTTTAAGTCCTGTAGGGTCACCATCACAACTTCCACCACTTAAAACATTAATCACACAACCAGTTATAATTTGATTAACATAAAATGGCGCTCTAGCAACCCACCAGGGTTTAACGGCAGTTGCAATACCAAGGAACAAGGCAAAGAAAGACCAAATTATTCCTTGTAAAGAAGCCCTAAATTCTCTTTTTATAATACCTTTATAAAGCAACCAAACTCCAACAGTTGTAAAAGCCATTGCTAATAATGGGAAATAAATACCTTTTGTGAGTCTTCCAATTATTCCTCCATTAGCACTGCCAGAAGATTTACCTCCAATTGCACCTAACAAATCTAAACAACCTTTAAGGTCCCCTTTATCGGTTTTTTCTGGGTCACAAATAAAGTGACTATCAAAATAGAATGATGTAACCCAATTGATAAAATCAGCAATTGTTCCAATTATATTTTCTGTTATTTTTTGGAAGAATAAAGGTATTTCACCAATTTTACAATGTTCTTTTGCAGCAAGTTCTAGATTTTTTTTCTGAGTTTCATCTAATTCACTTATTGCACTACTAACTGTTTTATTTTCTGACCTGAAGGTGTCACCATCAAATTCGCCATAAGGAATTGAATAATCATTCCCATCTCTAAATAATTCTATAATTGTGTATTTTCGATTTTCAACATTACCTAAACTACTTGCATCTGATTTAGTTACAGTTGGAGGTACTTTCTTTGTTAGTCCGCTAGTCCCTAATCCATAACATCCAAAACCTGCATGAACAACAAAAAATCCCATTGTCATTCCCACTATACCGAAACTAGATAATAATGCCAAAATTGGTATAAATATATTCTTTAACTTTCCATTCATTTTCTCTCCTATACCTAATTTTTAAGGTTTCTTATTTAATTTAGTAGAAATTTCATCTTCATCATGAGATGATACTGAAATAGCAGATGCGTCAATATGTAATTCACTACAAGCTTTAGATGTTCCTAAAATACCTAAAAAGTCATTATCAACAACATCAATTAAATCAACTTCAATTGTATCATATTGATGTCTAAAGAAATTTTTAGAATCAGGTATTTGAGGAATACTTCCATTAACAGAATTATAAACAACACTTGTAGATCCCTTTTTTCTACCTTTATCAAAAGTAATTTTAATTTGAGGGTATTTACCTAAAGCCTCACAATAACTTTTATGAACAACAGTATCAGCAGTGTTTTGTGCTTGACCATTTCTTTGTTTCATATATTCATTAATTAATGTTTCAACGGCTTCAGGTTTTAAACCTCCAATAGCATCTTGTTTTTTTACTGCTGTTTGAGCTGCTTTTAATGCAAAGGATGAATATAAATTTTTAATGTAAACTGCTTTTGAAAAATCTACAATAAAAATACCCATTAAAAGAACTAATACAATTAAAGATATTCCCATAATAGTTATAGCTTTACCATCTTCACTTTGGATTCTTCTTTTAATCATTTGACCTCCTTTTACTTATGAACAACTTCAGATTCAGCAGTCATTTTAACTGTATTTTTACCAGAGAAATTAGCTAATCCAATTGCACTACCTGGAATACTTCTATAATTGTAATCAATTTCACAATATGTTCTATCTCCTACTTTATTAGTTTTCCCAGGTCCACAATCAACTCTTAAAACTTGTCCACTTACAGATTGTTTTTGTTCTTTTAATTCATCAACAACACTACAAGCAACAACAGATGAAGCAATTGATTGGTCACAATTTGCAGGTATAGCTGTTACCCCATATTTTTTAGAAATAGCATTAGGGTCAACCCCTCCAAATACTGCAGCAGTTCTTGCTCCATTTTGAGCAGCATTTGTCATAACATATCTCGTGTTAAAATACATACCAGCATCTATAACAGTAATCATAACCATAATTAATAGTAACATAATAAAAATCATTTCAATGGTATTTGATTCACCATTATCATTTTTAATTCTGTTATTTAATCTATTATATATATTATTCATTATTACCCCCTACGAGCTTGTTCTAGAGCCTTATAACGTTCTAATTGTTCCCTTAATACTTCAATATCATGTAGGTGTCTAGCACAATTACTGCATTCATTAACTGTAGGTGGATTTCCCCATCCATTTTTACATACATCCATTATAGACACATAAAATCTCTTTCTTGCATCTAAACTTAAATGTGTATCAAATTCTGAAAATGGTTCATAATCAAAAACTAAAAATCTTATATAATCAGCAACAGATAATGAAAGTCTTGCAGCTCTCCATCTTATTGCATTTGCTTCATTAAAAGTTACACGACCAGCAACTCTAAATTGTCTTTTTGGTTTTGATTTTTTAGTTCTTGCAATTTTCATTTCAACTTCTTTTAATTTTCTATCTAATAATTGCAAACTTTCTTCAGATGTACCCAAATCATTATCAGTTGAAACATCACTCAATTTATCAATTTGTCTAATATATTCAGCACGTTCCTTTTTCAATTTACTTTCATCATAATCATCAGAAGATAACGCTTTAAGACCTCTTAATGCTATTTCATTCCATTTATTAATATCTGGAATAGATAATGATTTATTTCTAATATAATTTGAAATAGAAGTTTTTGGCCCTGCACTTTGAATTGCTAATAATTCATTTTTCAAAATTCCTTTTTCTTCCCTAGAAATAGTTAAAGCACATTGTTGGTCTAAACTAGCTTTTTTAGCTTCAGCAGGTTTAAAAGAAGACCTTGAAGCTTTATTTTTAAAAAGTTCAATTAATTTTTCTTCTTTTAATTCCTGTAAAAGTTTTGTTTTATTTTCCAAAGAAAGAACATCCATTTCTGTAATTCTTCTCATTGCACTCATTTTATTTTAACTCCTTCTATGCAGGACAAGATGAAATTGCATTTGCTAATACATCTTTATCTGCTTGTGTAATATTCAATTTGTATTTATCTAATGTATATGTATAAATCTTAGCATAATCACAATGAGAACTTTCTTTAGGTGGCATCCATTCTGAAGGTGTTTTTGCACCCTTAGTTCTATTTTGTGTAGCTGACGTTATTACTAAATGGTCTAAATCATTTGCAAATTCTTCTTTTTGTTTTCTGTCCCAATTTTGTCCACCAGCTCTTGCAGCAGCTTTTAATGGAACTGTATGGTCTAAATCAGCTTTTGAAATTTTATCTATTTTTTCATCAGAATAAGGATCTTCCCATGTTCCATCTATTGAACAAGCACTACCTTCATCTGTTGTTTCTGATTTATCTTTATCATATAATGTTTTTGTTAATGATTGATTCTTTAATGCTTCTTCTCTCGTATTCCAACAACCTTTTATTGATTTCCAATGAGGCCATTCTGTACGCCTATAATTCACATCATCATAAGCCTTTACAACATTTAGATTATTAAGTTTTTCTAATATTGAATTTTTAGATTCTTGTGTAGGTTTTAATTTACTTAATGGGCCTTCTGATTTGATAGAATTATTAGAAGAATTATCATTATTAGAAGATGAATTTTGATTATTTTTATTTTCTTCTTTTTTGAGTTCTTCCCATGATTTCTTCCAATTGGCACCAAGTAAATTTCCACTAGATTTTCTGTCTAAGTCAATACCATTTTGTTCTTTAAATTTAAGTCTTTGTTCAGGTGTTTTAGCATATTCACCTACTTTTAATGAGAAAGAACAATTAATACTTGATTCCTCAATATTCAAATGTTTTCCAAGGCATTCTTTTAATTCTAGTGATTTCACTTTAGAATAAGGCCAAATAAGACCAGCATTATCAATTTCATTAACTTGGAAAAAAGCAAAAACTAAAGCAGCAACAATTATAAGCCAAATTAAATTTATAATATATTTATAAAATGTTTTCATTCATTAATCACCTCTGTTGCGGAGTGAAGTTCTATTTTTGACTTTTACAGGATCTCCTACTGCACCTCCATAATTAATTCCAGCTAAACCAAGTAAAGCTAAATTAGTTGTTTGTGCGAAATCTTTCATTTTTAAAACACCGCCAGGCATTTCTTCTTGTAGTAAATCTAATTGGTCACCAGATGTCCATGTTAAAGTGAAATCATGCTCAGAGTAATCTTGTTTTAAGTTTTCAACCATAGAGCGGATGTCTTCTTCTGTTGGAGCTTCAACTGTTATTCTATAATTACCAGATATCCAAGGTAAGTTTTCTTCTTCTAAATCTTTTTCCAAAATAGCTTGGTCTTTAACTGTTGCCTTTAATGATTCTGTAGCTTTTTGACCAGATTCTAACAAGTTATTAATTTCATCATCTGTATCTAATTGTTTCTTATATAAATCTTTTTTCATATTTTCTGTCGGAATTAATGAGAACCTACAATTAGCAGTAAATGGTAGCATTATTGATTTATGCAAAAATGGAGGTATATTACTTGGAAACATTAACTCTTTTGGAAATTTAGAAAATGATAATGTGGCTCTATATCCTGACAATTCATAACTATTTGAAATTTGAGTTATTTTAACATACCTTGCTTTTTCTTCAATTTCAGAACCAGTTTCTAATGTGATATCTGATAATCCAACCCTATTTTCATAGTCAGTTTCTAAAAATGGAGTTGGCATTGCAGGGTATAATCTACGTTTAATAAGTAATAGTAAATCTTCTGAAGATGGTCTTCTTGCTTGTAATCCAGAAGAAGATAAAGCATTATATAATGTTTCTTCTAATTGGCGCATTTTCTTTTCTTCTTCAGATGTAATTTCAAATTCATTAAATACAAATAAAGCATTTACAGCTTTTTTAAATGAATCATAAGCCTCTTTAAATCCAAATTCTAATGGATTAATTAACCCATTCTCAACAGCACCACGTTGAGCTATTTTAATTCCTATATAAGCAACTCTTTTTTGATACTCACTTTCATATAAGGAATCTGCTTGGTCTTTAATAAAATCCAAAAATGCCTGATGATTAGTATGAACATCCGCACCTGAATAAGCATAATGTTTTCTTAATAAATCATCTTCCCAAGCTGAAGGGTCAAATGGAATTGTAGATATTAATAGATGGCAATCAACTTTTTTATTTGCTGATTGACAAATACCTCCTAATGAACTAATTGTACTATTAGCTAATTGCACTTTAGCAGGTGTAGATAAAAATAAATAAGGTTTCTCTGAAATTTGAAAATAAGCCCATGCCTCTTTTCTTGTGAGAATAATATTATCTATAATCCCAACTGCAGGTATTTCAAAAGCTTTTCTTGCCCTTTTATGTTTTTCTTCATGTTGTTTTTTATTATTCTTTTTTGCCATATTGGCTTACTCCTATTCATTTATTTTTTTATAATATATATATCATTACAGTGATTTCACAAAAAAAAACTCACATTTAAGTGAGTTTTTATTTTTCTATTAAAGTGCGCCTTCAGCTGCACTTTTAACAGCAGTTGTAATTTTACCTTCTTTACTGAAGAATGTTTTAGTAAAGAAGATTAGAATAGCAACAATTGTAGCAATAGCAATAAAGCTAAATAATTCTCTAAATTTCCTGTCTTTAAGGAATACAACAGAGAAAATTGCAACAGTAATTAAGTAAATTGGACCTAACCAATTGTCCACAAATTTTTCATAAAGGGTCATTAAGCCCTCAGCAAAAAATAAATTCATATTTTATAACCTCTTATCATTTTATTTCTTTTCGTTTGTTTTTGTATTTGCATTTTTATTGTCTTCTTTGCTTGAATCATTAGCTTGTTCATCTTTAATAATAGGATAAGGAATAAAATCTGTAACAAGATAAACATTGTCTTCAGTTTTTTGAATTGTCATTAAATAATGTGATTGATATTTAACGCCCTCAGAATTATTAGATGATTGCAAGTCCAACCAAGAAACTGTTAAATCAACTTTCCATTCATTTTCTTTTTTGGATGTATAGATTTTATAATTAACAGTATTTGGTTCTAATTTAACAGTATTATTAAATCCGTTAATTAATTTTATAGGTTTATCATGGGGAATATACTGATCTAAAGCGGAGTGTTCTTTAAATGAAGATTTAGAATAAGCTTCTAAAAACCCTAAAATTGTAGATTTTAATGTTTCTCCCATTTTTGAATCAGTTTGTTCTCCAGTACCAGGTTTTTTATAATAGAAAGTATTTGTAGTTTTATTTATATTATAATTAGGTATTAATGTAGGAGATTCAACAATAGACAAGGAGTCTGTTTTTTCATCATAGGTAACAGAAACTTGGAATGATATCCAAGACCCATTCAAATTTCCATCTCTGTCTACTAATTCACCATTTGAATTTGTCATGAATACAGAAAATTTATAAACTGCGGAGTTTAAACTGTAAACTTTTTCAGATAATAAAGACGGATAATAAAATGGTTTTTGTAAAAAAGTTGTAGCATTAGTTATAGATTTACCAGATAAAGAAGTCTCTGCAGATTCATTATAGTTTTTGTCTATATTATTTTGTAATTTAGACAATAAATCTTTTGATAATTTGCTTTGAGTAGAATTTAAATAAGTATTTAAATATTCTTGAGCATAAGCTCTTCCTCTATCTTTTGGAAAACCTGTTTCACCCATTGAAGTTTTAACAATATTTTCAATATCCTCATTAGTGTATATCTGAGCAGGGAAGAAAGTATTTTTAATTCCTAATCCAAATAAACCAAATATAACTAATAATAAAACAAATCTAATAGCTTTTAAAAACACTAAAGTATTTTTTCTATCATCTAGATTTTTATCATTTACTTTAGCTCTTTCTCCACCTGTAGGAATAATTTTTTTCTTTTTATGGTCAATTCTATCAGGTGTTCTTGTTTTTAAAGAGTCAAGTGCTCTATCTTGAGTACCTTCATAATAATCAGTTTGAGGTACATAATTTTGTTGTTGATACATATTGTAATCAGGTTGTTGATTCTGATTGTTATATTGAATATTAGATTGCAAATCAGAATCATCTAAATAATTACCATCATCAACGTTTGAAAAGAAATCATCTTGAGTAGGTAATTTCTTTTGATTGTTCGTATTAGGATTAGATTTTCTTTTTCCAGGTAATGCCATAATTTATTCACCCCTTAAAAATTCTTTAAGGGATTTTAAAGCATTTTGATTGAATCCAGAAAATGGTGCAAATCCTTCAGTTTCAACAACAGGTAAACTTTTGAAGTTTAACGTGTCTTTTATATAATTAAAGGCTTCTAAATCATCTTCCACATTGATTTCAACAAAGGGAAGTTCATTTTCCAATAGCCATTTTTTAACAAATTTACATTGCATACAATTGTTTTTACTATAAACTTTAATTGGCATGAATCTTTTCTTTAACTCCTTCTATTTAATCTATTTGTGGAAGTTGACCGTTTTTCTTCTTAGTAACTCCCTTACTTGATGATAACTTATCAAATGTAGTTTTCTTCTTATTTGAATTTTCTAACTTTTTAGGTTTTGGTGTGTGTGATGATAAATTTATAGGTTTGTTAGAAGTTTCAATTTGAGAATACAACTGTTTACTTTGACCCGCTATAGATTGTTTTTGCAAATCAACCTTCATATTAACTTTACTATGATTAAACTGGTTCAAAGTATTATTAGATATATCATTATTTTGAATTTCATTAGAATATTCATTTTTTGTTATATCTAATAAATTATTATTCATTTGATTAATATTTATATCAATATTTTCGCCTACAGGTTTTTGAACTATAGGTCTTCTTTGAATATTTTTTCTATATGGAATTGTATTACTAATATTTCTAGCAAATTCATCAGGCACAGGATCTAAAATACTATCATTAGGTATTAATAATACTTTTCTAGCAATAACTAATTCAGCATCTTCTTTTTTTAGAATTTTTTGAATTGAAGGTTGAGATGTAGCTTTAGTAATATAATAAGCTTGAGCTCTATAGCCATTTGATTTAGATGGTGCTGATAACTCTTGAAAACTATAAGGAGGTAATTTATAAACCTCTTCTTCACCAGTAGAAACAACACTTTCTCTTGAATTTCCCCAGTTACTAGAAATAAGACCTGAATTTCTTTTACCGCTTGTTCTAGCTTTAACTTTAGTAGTTTTACCAATAATTTGAGATAAGAATTGGGCAGAAGTTTCAGTCATACCATTATGAACAATAAATGTATTAATCGTATCCATCAAGGCATTTAAAGTGGCTTCAGCATTATTAGATGTTCTACTTACGATTTGGTTTGTAGTTTGTAAAGATAAAGTTGTATTGAAATTGGCAGATCTACCTTTTTCAGTTAAACCTGCAACTTTTCTAACATCTAAAGTTTGAAATTCATCCATATAAACACCAAACGGTAAACTTTTTTGTGCTGAGTTATTTTTAATTTGTGATACCCTAGTTAAATCATTTACAACCATTGTTCCCATATATTTAGCAAATTCAGGCTCTTCATTTTCAGAGAATTGGAATAATACAATAGGAGGATGTCCTGAATCATCTTTAGCTATTTGTTCTAAATTAATATGATTAGGTGTTTGACCTTTTAATAACCAATCTGAATAACCTGACATGATGAATGTTCTACAAATAATAGATAATCCATCAACTTGTTCTCTTAATGCTGACCTTGTATTAGTGGATAAATCTCTATAAAAATCTTCAATTGCATTAAGCCTTTGTTTTTCTGCATGAGATATAATTTCATGATTAATTTCTTCTCTATATTGAAGATCTTTTTTAAGCCATAAAATCATAGAATGTAAATTTTCTACTTTTAATGCTTCTAATAATAATACAAAGTAACCTTGTCCCCAAGGCATATTAGGTAATTCAGCTTTATCTACTTTTGTTAATATATAGAAAACAGCTTGAAGAATATTTTGAGTTCTAGTTTTATAGACTTCAGATGCTCCATCCCATTCTCTAATATTAAGAACAGTATCAGCTTTAGCTTGATAATCACCTGTTTCTAAAGGGTCATAGGATGCTTGTTCAGCACAAAAAGGATTTTTATATGAGCCTACAGCACCACTTTTAAAATGATAAAATCTTCTTCCATTTTCTTTAGCCATTCTAGATAAATGATAAGCAATATCAGGAGCCTTTTTAAAATCAATAAAACAAACTGGATAACCTGCTAATATATCATTTCTAATAAGGTTAAGCATTGTAATAGTTTTACCAGACCCTGTAGCACCTGTAATAAGCCTTGATTTATTTGCTTCTTCATAATATGATAATACAGGTTCAACTGCTTCATATTGTTTACCATTAGATAATTCAACAGGAGCATCTAAAACACCTAATGAAGCAGCTTCAACAGAATCAAAACCTCCAGTTTTACATTGGTGAATAATATGTTTTCTTTTATAAATATCCCAAGGAGATGGTTTATATTTAAAATTATAAGCCCATCCTTTTGTTACTTTAAGTTCAGGGTATTGTTTTAATTGCCATGCCCTACTAAGAATGAATCCATTACCAACAATTAAACCTAAAATAACACAAACAACAATATATAAATTTATTAAATTTTGACCCCATAAAGGGAAAGATAAATAAGCTATAAGGGCGAATAAAGAAGACAATATTAATAATAATGTTGTATTAAAAGAAGGTCTCCATTTGCATATTTTAAATAAAACTAAATATACAAGTCCACTTACAATTAAAGTAGGTAAAAAAAATAAACCTAATAAAACAGCACCAAGAAAAGTACCAGATTTAGATTCTGATTCTTGTTTATTTTTTTGGAACTCTTGATAATCTTTAAATTCCTCATTTTCTTGGTTAAACATAATTAACCTCCTCTTTTTTCAAGAATATCAAACTAAAAGAAAAAAGCCTAATTAAAGGCTTTGTGCTTCAATTTTACTTAAAGCATTAAGAAATTCAGCTCCAGATAAACCATTAAGAACATTTAAAATTTCAACTTGTTTTTCTTTTCTTTTAATATCTTCAGTTTCTTTTTTAGCTAAAGATAATAAAACTTTATAATGTGAATTTATCAATTCGGGTTTATCTAATTTTTCAACATAAATTTCAGATATAATAGAAGCAATTTTTGATTGTTCATAATCTTCAGGTATAAAAACATTTTTAAATTTTGTTTTTATTTCAGATATAATTTTTGAATATTTTTTAGGGTAATCTTTTGCAAGTAGATTTAATTCAATTTTATTTTTATGAACAATATAAAAAGATAAGGCTGTCAAATATAATTTATCTTCTTTAGATAATTTATCAAAAGGTGTTATAACTTTTTCTTTATCTTCTTTTTTAGTGTAAGTATTAGCAGTTTTTATTTCTAATGATTGATAAGATACACCTGCTAAATTACAAGCTTCTTTTAAATAAGTTTCTTTTAGTGATTTATTTTTAATATATTGTGTAATATGATTTTGAACTTGATTTACAAATTCAGTTCTATTTTCTAATACATTTAAAGGATATTTAGCTTTAAGTTTGTCAAATAATAATTTAATTGTTAAAGTGTATTCAGGTAATTTAGAACCTTTGTAATTTAAAAAGTAATCACAAGGGTCCATACCTTTAGGTAAATATAAACAATATAATCTATCTTGTATTGATGGGTTATTTTGGAAAATTTTCAACATGGCTTTTAAACCAGCTGAATCTCCATCTAAACATAAAATTATTTTACCTTCATCAGTGATACATTTATTAATTACAGATATATGTTTATCTCCAAAAGCAGTACCAGATATAGCAACAGTATTTTCATACCCATTTTGATACATAGCAATAACATCAAATTGACCCTCAACTAAATAAATATATTTTTCTGAAAATGCTTTCTTTTTAGCTCTTTCAATTCCATATAAAGATAATTGTTTATCAAAAATTATTGAAGATTTAGAGTTTACATATTTAAAACCTTCTACATTTTTTTCTAATATTCTACCAGAGAATCCAGTAGTAACACCCATATAATTTTTAATAAAGAAAATTAATCTATTTCTTTGTTGAATATTTCCTTTTTCATTTAATATACCTACTTCTTTCATTTCATCTTCAGTATATTTTTTAGAAATAAGATAATTATAAATAGATGTATTATCATTTGGAGCAAAACCAAACATATTATCTTCTATTTGTAGATTTCTAGATGTTATTTCTAATTTAGCAGGGTGATTATTTGGTAATTCATTAAATTTAGAAATGAAAAACTTTTCTAAATCAGCTACTAAATCTAATAATCTTTTCTGTCTATCATAATTATCAGCTTTAGACTTATCAACTTCAATACCAAGTTTTTCTGCTAAAATGAGCATTGCTGCTTTATAATCAAGAGCATTTTGTTTAGCATAATAAGCAATAGTATCTCCAGATTCACCACAACCAAAACATTTAAAATTTTGGAATGATTCATCTACTTTAAATGAAGGTGTTTTTTCATTATGGAAAGGACATTTAGCAGACCATCTCCCAACACCTTCAGGTTTGAGTTGAATACCATCTTCTCTTACCATGTCAACAATATTTAGTTTTGATTTAATTTCAGATGATAAACTCAAAGCAAACTCCTTTAATCTAATTCTTTAGTTAAAAATTCCTCTATTTCTTCTAAAGAGAATTTTTCAGAAACTTTTGGGATATAAATTCTTAATACTCTTTCTCTAAAAGTTTTATTTTTCATTTCTAAATCTTTAATTCTTAAATTTGTATTAGCTATATCCCTAGAAATTATTTCTTTGATTGATTCAATTAATAAAAACCTTAATACTTTATCCTTATTTATTTTTTTATGTTTACTCATTATTAAGAACCTCTATTAATTGTTTTATAAACAATAGGATATTTCTCTTTAAAAGCATTATATGGTTTTTGTAGTCCAGTAATAGCTTTTGCAATTAAATCCACATCAATATAGAGATCTTCATCAGGTAATTTATTTTCATCAAAATAGAATTTATCTAAAAATTTAATAAGGTCTAATTGATTAACCAATTTCCATCCTGGCATCCACCAATTTCTATCTCTTATAACTGTACTTTTTTCATTTGAAATACAGACAAATGCTTGAATGTCTAATGTTCTTGGAATGTCAGAATAAAATTTCTTCCACAATTGTTTAGAAGCATTCACATGAGGTTTATTACCTGGGAAAGGTTTATTTTGTCTTTTTACTTCACCAGTCTCCGATACACTATATGAAGCTCTTTCTTTCCAGTTTTTAGAATCAATAAGAATAATATGAGGTCCTATAATCAATAAATGGTCTGTATCTCCTAAGACATTTACTGATTTTTCTTCTTCGTCAAATTCTTTTTGATTTTCTTCTCCCAATGGTAAATGAATAGAATCCACTAATACAACATTAGGTTTATCATAAATCCATTTTCTTAAAGCATTTGATGTAGCAATTTCTCCTGAAATACCTGCTTGTACTAATTTTTTATCAATTTCAAATTCTTTATACGCTGGGTCATTTAATTGATTTTTTAGTCCAATTGCCCCCTCTCCGAAATAACGTCTACCACCTTCTAAAAATTTCTTTGTAATATTTAAAAGTTCAGGTTTAGTTAAAGATGCTTCAGGCATTTTAATTAATAATTGACTTTCTCGTACTTTCTTTTCTTCGTCCATATTATACCTCCGATTTTACTAATACAAGACTATTAGGAAAAGTTTTAAGGTATAATAATAAAGTTTCCCAATCTTCTCCACTTTCTTTAGCACCTATAAATTCAGGTACATATAAAACTCTTTTCATTTTTTTAGCTTCTGAATGAGCTTTTTTAATATTTCTTTTTAGAGTTTTTAAATCAGTATATACATAACCAGTTTTAGTAGAATCGCCATAATAATCTTGAGAGTAACTGTTAAAAACAATCATATTATTATTTGAATGAGACAATGTTAAAGTTCCTAATGGAATATTATATCTGAACTGGCTGTCTTCAGATAAATTAACAAAATCTTTTTTACTTTCTGGGAATGTGTTAAAAATTTTAGTGTTAATAGAATGAGAACCTACAATACCATGACAATTAACTTGATGAATTATAGTACCGTTTTTTAATTTATCAAATGAGGTTTTAATAATTTTCATATTATGCCTCCTTTGGTACTGATTTTTTAGCAATATTTTTTATTGCCTTTTTAATAGATTCTTTTTTAGGTATATGTTGGACAACTTTTAAATATCCATGCCATCTACCTGCAAAATTTCTTATTGTTAAATAAGTTTCATTATTTTTTATGATTAAATCTTTAGATGAAACATAAGATGTAAATTCGTCGATTTTCTCAACAAATTCTTTTCCGTCCTTTTTAACTATTGCTAAATAAGAACCATCTTCTAAGGGGATTAATCTAAATTCATTTTCAAAATAATTTCTTTCTAATTCCTCAGTGTGTCCTTTCATGCTTAATCTCCTTTAATTTTTTGGTGTATTGATTATTATTATTTTGCAATTAAGCCTTAGTTGAATTGTTAGGTTGTTAGGTTAGGTTGTTCAGCTTATTGCAACAAAAATTAACAATAAATCAAAAAATATAAGAACTTAAATTAAGTGATTGCTTGAGCTTGGGATGTGAATCACTTGATTTTTTGTTATTTATATTTTACCTTATTTTTTTTAGAAATATCAAATTTTAATATTTTTTTTTATTATTTTTTAAGATCTTAAATATATTTAATTAATTCTTTATTAATATTGTTCAAAACTGCTAAGATTCTTATATATAAATTCTTATTTTTTAGGTTTATATAAATATCTAATTTTTTATATAGTTCATTTTTAAAAATTCAAATATATAAGTTTTTATTAAATACTTATTATTAAAAATAATTTTTCTATTATTTTTTCTTAATAGTTCAGACCTAAAATCTAAAAATAAAATCTTACAAATAGATATTATTGTAAAATTTAATATAAATTTAAGGTTGAAAATTAAATTTTGTAAGTATATATACACTACGGGCAAATTTTTCGAGATAAAAGGTTAATCTATCAACGTTTTACCTTAAAAAACATGACAAAAAAATTTCATCATAAATTCAGGTATATCTCAAAATTTAATATAAAAAATAAAAACCCTATTTAATAAAATAGAGTTTTTTATTTTGGATTCAATTAAATTTAATTCGTATAGAATCTGCTTTATCATTATATTTTGAATATTCTTCATAAAGACCATTATCTTTTAATTTCTTAGTATCGACAATTGTTCTTGTATGTTCAGGCACATATTCCAAACTTGCAGTTCCAACTTTTATTTCATTTACATTAGCATCTTTCATAGATTCCATTAATTCAGCTCTTAATTGTTTTTCAAGTTCTTTAGTTTGTTTAATAGTATCTTCAAATTCTTTTAATTTTCTAAGAGCATTTTTTGTCTCATCATCAATATGAGCTACTCCATCTTCATCAACAGATAAATTAAAGTTTATAGATTCTCCAGATGGCATCGTCATTTTTTCTTCAAATTTTGCAACTTTATCAGTTCTTTCAACTTTTAATTGTAAATGTTCTTGTACTGGATTTGTTTCTTTTGAGTAATCTTCATATAAGCCAGATTCTTTTAATTTTTCTGTATCAACGCCTAAAGTTGGTTTGCCCTCAACAAAAGATAAGGTTGCAGTTTCATCTTTGATAGATTTCACTTGTAAATCTTTCATTGAATCAAGAATTTGTTTTCTAGCATTATTTTTAATATTATCTAATCTATTCATAGTAATTCTTAAATTATTAAGTTTTACTACAGCAAATTCTGTTTCTTTATCCAACTGAACCCAATTACCACTTTTAGCAATTCCAAAAGATTTAGCATTTTGTAATTGTTCATTTAAATCATCTGCAATTGCTTGTCCTTCTTCTACTGTGTTAAAATGGTCTGAAATAGAACCATAAGGGCAAGCCTTTGTTGCCCTACATCTTTTTGGAGTTCCATCCTTTCCTATATGGTATTTCATAATTATTCCTCCTCAGATAAATCAATTGTAATTCCATCTGCTTCAAGTTTAGTAAGATTATTAGCCTTCATAAAAAAAATCAATTTTTCTTTTAATTGAATGAAAGCTTCTGCTTCTTTATTAATTTTTTCTTCATTTTCAGCCAATTGATTTAATTTTGAATTAATCTCAAATTTATCCATTATCCATCACCTTTTTATTTAAAATATCAACCAAAACAAAAAAAGAACTTATATAAAATAAGTTCTTTTACCAAATATAATCTTCTTTAATAGCATTAGTGAAAAGATTAACAGATGTTTTTCTTTTATCTTTTTCTAAAGTAACAAAATCTTCATTTGTAAGAATTTCCATATTGAAAGTTTCTAGATTTTCACCAAAATAATTTTCAATTTTTCTTGTGGCATCTGTAAAACTTTCTCCAGTTACAATACCTGATTCTTCGATTTGTTCTCCATCATAATTCCATTTAACTTCTACTTTAAATAACATATTATTTTTTAATCTCCTTTTTACATAAATCTTTTATCATAACTAGATTTTTTCCATTTTAATTGATGATTTTTCTTTCTCTTTAAATGAGTGGGTTGATAAGTCAGATATCCATTTTCATAAATATTTTCACATTCTATAAGTTCAAAATTGTGTAATTCTAAATCAGTAAAATAAGATGTATTAATATCTAAAGAATTACCAACATCCATTTTATTTACAAATGTTATATAGATTTCAGTTAAATCATTATATAAAATTTCAAATAAATCAGCACCTCCTAATACAACAACAGGTCTAGTATCATTAGCATTTTTTCGAGGTAATAAAGTTTTAGATGATGTATGAACTTTTACTTGTTTTGTTCCAATTTCATTATTTCCATTAGGACAATAAACTCTAATTGATGAAATTTTAGATTTATCTAATTTTTGAAACCAATCCGAATAGAAATATTTTTCAGATATAACAACAATAGAGTTATAGGTAATTTGTTCAACTAAAGTATTTTGAATTTTATAATCAAATGGATTATCTTGTTTTCCAATAGAGAAATATTCATCAACAGCCGTTATAAAAGTAATTGTTTCTGATTGTTTTTTCTTCCAATCATATAATCCTTTTTCAATTGCTCTTTCTACTTTATCTCTTCTTGTTTTGCCTTCACTTTGTAAGAATTTTTTATTGTGTTGTAATAACCATAATCTATGAAAAACTGTTTCTTGTGCAGCTCTTCCTAAATCACGTTTAAATTTAGAAATTTCAACAGGTGTAATAATATTTAAATCTTCCCATTCACGGTAAACTTCTACACCTTCATCTAATTCTGAAAATGCAAATGATTTATTTAATACAAAATCTCTACCCTTCCAGTCTTTTCTTACTTCTGTATTCCTTTTTTTAGGTTGACTTTTATTTTTTATCTCTTTCATAGTGTTTAACCTTTCTTTTTATAAAGATAAAATTTATTAAGAAAGTAACTCCTTTATTTTTTTATTTGTTTTTATTTTACCTTTGATTTTATATCAAATCAAATTTATTTTTAAATTTATTTGATTTTATTGTTTTCAGATTAAAAAATTTACTTTTTATTTTTTCGTAGATGCAATTTTCAACCATAATACGTACTATCTATTAACCATGAAAAACACCCATTTTGTATTTTCTGTATAATTCATCATAAATACGAAATTTAACGTCTACGTTGAATCTACAGACAAAATAATAGATATTATTAACAATTAAAAATAAACAAATCCAAGTTAATCTAGAATTTCTAGGTTATATATAAAGTTTACATTAAAACATTTTAAAGATCTTAAATATATTTAATTAATTTCTTTATTAATATTTATTAAAACTGCTAAGATTATTATATATAAATTCTTATTATTTAAGGTTTATATAAATATCTAATTTTATATAAGTTCATTCTTTAAAAATCAAATATATAAGTTATTGTTAAATAGTAATTATTAAAAATAAGATTTATTATTTTTCCTTTATAGTTCAAAAAGAAACCTAAAAAAGAAAATCTTACAAATAGATATTACTGCAAAATTTAGTATAAATTTAAGGTTGAATTTTAAGAATTGTAAGTATATATACACTACGGGCAAATTTTTCAAGATAAAAGGTTAATCTATCAACGTTTCACCTCTAAAAACATGACAAAAAAATTTCATCACAAATTCAGATATATCTCAAAATTTAATATAAATAGATTAAAAATTTAATAAATAAAGATTTAAATATTAAATAAAAAAATAAAAGAATAACTATTAAAAGCTATTCTATTTTTTATTTTTTATTTTGTCTGTAGATTCAACGTAGACGTAAAAATCTGTATTTATGATGAATTATACAGAAATTAGAAAAATGATGTTTTTTATGGTTGATAGATAGTATGTATTATGGTTGAGATTTGTATCTACGAAAAATAAGACAAAGAAAAAAGAATAATCTATATTAACGATTATTCTTTAGAAAATATTTGTATTTTATAATATAAATAAATGGTAATAATAATTGAACTGATACACCAGCTAAAAATAGAGGTAAAAGAGCAATTCCAATTAATGTTTCAGGAATAAATATGAAAGCATAAAATATAGAAATAAATACTATTAATACAAATACCCAAGAAAGGATATAAATAAAATCTAATAATTTTTTATGTTTCTTTTTATCTACAAAATTAGTAAATAAAATAATAATTCCTATAACAATTAATATGGATAATATTAAATAAATATAATTTCCAATACCAGTAGAATTAAAAGTACCATAAAACCAATCAAAAAAAATGTCTAAAAATTTAGGTCTAACTTTAAAAAGAGCTAATTTTGTCCCATTTATATCTGCGTAAGGTGAATTAGATAAAGCATATAATAAATTCATTAATCCAGTCCTATATTATAATCTGAATCTTGAGTAGCTTCAACTTGTCCAATAAGATAACCATTACCAACTTGTGAAAAGAAATCATGATTAGATGTTCCAGTTGAAATGCCATTCATTACAATAGGATTTACATCATTAGCACTTTCAGTAAATAGAGGATCTAATCCCAAATTCATTAAAGCTTTATTAGCATTATATCTTAAGAACACTTTAACTTCTTCTGTCCATCCTATTTCATCATATAATTCTTCCGTATATTTTTCTTCGTTTTGATAGAGTTCAAAAAGCAAATCATAAGCCCAATTTTTAATTTTGTTTTGTTCATATTCAGACAATTCATTATATGCTAACATGAATTTATATCCAATATAAGTCCCATGTACACTTTCATCTCTAATAATCAATTTAATAATTTCTGCAACATTAGAAAGTTTATTGTTTCCTAAATAATATAGTGGTGTAAAGAAACCTGAATAGAACAAGAAGGATTCTAAAAATACAGATGCAATTTTCTTTTCTAAAGCAGTACCATTCTCATAAATATTGTTTACAATTTCCGCTTTTTTCTGTAAATATTTGTTACTATTAGTCCATTCAAAAATTTCTTCTATTTCTGATTTCGTATTTAATGTAGAGAAAATAGATGAATAAGATTTAGCATGAACAGACTCCATGAATTGTATATTGTTTAATACTGCTTCTTCATGAGGTGTTCTAATATCACTTCTTAACACACTAACACCAGTTTCTGATTGCATTGTGTCAAGTAAAGTTAATCCCCCAAAAACCTTACCAATTAAATCTTTTTCGTTTGGTGGTAATTTTCTCCAATCGTCTAAATCATTTGATAAAGGTACTCTAGTATCTAACCAAAATTGTTCAGTTAATTTTTCCCAAGTTGCTTTGTCAACAACATCTTCAATCGCATTCCAGTTAATTGCTTCCAATTTTTAAACCTCCAATAAAATAAGAGGTATTAAAACCTCTTTTATTATTTCTATTTTACCTATTTTTTTAATAATTAATTGTTTTTACTAATTTTCCTATTGCAACTTTTCTTGCAGTACTATTATCCCAATTTATACAAGTAATTAAAAACATATAATTATTGTCTTTTTTAACATCATCAATAGTAGATTGAGATGCCCCATTTTCTTTAAGAGCATTTTTTAATTGTTCTGTATCTCTATTGGTAAATAAGTTATTTGGGTAAATACTTGTTTTAGGTAATACTTCAATATAATCTTGAACTACATAATCATATTCTTTTCCATTTTGATAAACATAAAAATGTCTTTCTTCTGATTTATCACCTAAAATATCAAGACTACTAAATCTTACACCTTCTAGAGTTCCTTTATGTCCAAAAATATAATTGACATAATTTTTACTAATATCAGAATCCAAATCTGATTCAGACAATAATGTACCATAAACATTATAACTATGGTCTGGATTAGATCTTAAATATTCTTCATTGTCCTTGCCCTTAACTACGACTTCATTTACTTTAGCGTCTGGTACATTAATCCACATTTTAGCGTCTGGAATTTCTTTTTTAATACCTTCAACATCTACTTTTTGTTTAACTGTTGAAAGTGCTCCAGTAGATGAAACTTCATAATTTTGAATGTATTTTTCTTTCTGTGTTTCTAAAGATTGTTTTGTGGATTGGTTATTTGTTAATTCATTCATATATTGATAACCATAAAAGAAAGTAAACCCTAAAGACACAAAGAATAATAATCTAATTATAATTTGAGATACAGGTAATTTTTTATTTTTTTTCATTTTTCACCTCTTTACCATCTATTGTTTGCATAAAAATCGTATGATGAATATACATAGAAAGTGTTACCGTTCTTTTCAACTTCAAACATCTCACTTCTATCCTTTTTCAATTTAACCCAAGTTTCCCATACATCTCTTACTGTATATGATTTTTCTCCATTAATACCTTCAACATTTACAGGCTGGTCTAATTCTAAAGTCAATCTTGCATTTCCATATTGAGTATAAGGCAAATAATCATAATAATGATAAGGTTGTCCAATACCTTTATATCTTGAACCAATTGCACCTTTCATCCAAGCATCTTTTAACTCTTGGTCAATTCTAGTTCTTACATGAAAAATAGAAAATGCTTGTTGAATACTTGTATCTGTTTTAGGTGTAACAAATAAAGCTTTATTAAGTTTTAAAGATTGAATTTGGTCTTCTGTTAAACCTAAATATTTTAAAACTTGAGATGTAATTTTATGTCCTTCATAAATACTTTCAGTTGATAATGTAGGAGAAAATGGGAAAGTTTTATCTGTAATGTTTCTCAAAAAGAAATCTCTTTGAAATGAATTTAATTTCGAGTATTCTTCATTTTCTTTGTCTACATAATTATCAATAATATATTTATTATTAGAGTGGAACAAATTTTTATATGGACAAGTTGCTAGAGATTTAGCTCCACATTTTTCCACTTTACCTGTTTTATGTGAATAATGATAAGTATAAGATTCATTTTCGTTTAGATTTTGCATAGTAATACCTTTTAGTCAATTTTTTAAAATATCAAATTTTTACATTTTTATTCTATTTCTTTCAAATCTAAATTCTATCATAAAATTTTTAATCTGTCAATAAAAAAACTTTCTAAATAAATAGAAAGTTTAATTTTTTATTCATTATCTAAAATTTTAAATTTATCTGGGTATAATTCTTCAATAATCGGATTTAAATAACGAACCATCATTAAATAATTTTCATTTAATTCATCTTCATCATTATCATAAAATGAAGGTTTAATTTCATCTAACATATCTTTAAGAGGAGTTCCATTTTGATTTGGATTAATAACAACATATTCATCATTTCTAATTAATAATTTGTTATCACTAAAACAAGCCATTCTATTATAAGAAGCTCCTATAAATCTAATTTCAAGAACTTCATTTTTATCATCATTCTGAGATATATGATAAACATTATACCCTAGGAAAGGGTCCCATCTAATATCATCTAAGTTTAAATTCTTCAATTTACAAACTTTAATATAAGGTGTACTTGAACATTTAGATAATATACTTGTTTCAGCAGCTCTTAATTTACCTAAAAGAAATTCTTTTTTTGCAAGGTATATAATAATGGCATTTTTTACATCATTTTGTCTTACAGTAGGTAAATTTTTATTTTCGTTATGAAATTCTCTATATTTCATTCCATATTCAGAAATCAATGACTCAATAGAATCATTTAATTCTAATTTTTCTTTATGAAAATTACTAGAATAATCATTTAATGTTTTTTCAAATAGCTTTTTAGCTTCTTCTTTTGCTCTTTTATCAGGTGATTGATTACCAAGACCTTTACGCTGGGCAAAATTATATTGAGTTATTTTTTTAGCATTTTTATAGAATAAATCTTTAGCAACAATTTTATTAAAATAATACATTGATAAGTAATATTTATAGGTATTAAATAAAGCTTTTCTAGTTTGCCATTCATCTGAATTTTCAAACTCTTCAAAAGAATATCCGTACTCTTTAAATTCTTCAATGACATATTTAAATTGATTGTCAAGATTTTCTAGTTCTTTGAGAATATCTTCTCTATATTTAAGTCCTACTAAAGGTGGATAATATAAACCATATTCTAAATCAAAAATAGATTTATATCCATATTCAAGATATTCTTTAGCATTTTTAAATTTTTTAATGAATATACCCTTATAAGCATTTTTAACAGAACTCGGGTCAAGAGTTGTATTTAATTTTTCTGTTAATTCATTTAGATAAAAACATTGTTCCATTATCCAATATCCTCTAATTGGGATTTGATAATATCATCTTCTTTTAAATCAGTAAGTGATTTTTGTTTAAAAACTTTTCCAGGCTTGCATAAATTACAACTGCAACCAAATCCTTTTTTATGTAAACGATGAATCTGTTTAGTTTCTTTGCTATCTTCATCATAAACACCTAATGATTTACCAAGTTCAGCAGTTCTTTTTGCTTTAGTAAAAGTGTAATGTCTTTTTTCAGCTTTAGTGTGAGGCATAATTAGTACCTACCTTTCAAAGTATTTTATTTTTAATAACCACCGTAAGAATAAGTTCCCCATTTTGTTAATAATTTATGAATTGACCCGTTAAATCTTTTGTTTAATTGATTAGTTATTAACGCATGATGTCCTTCACTACTATCATACCCAGCATATCCATCACCTGTTTGTCCAAAACCAGCACCTTCAATTTGATGTAAAACCCAAAATGCTTCTTCTGTTGACAATTCGGCAATATCTTTGTCTATACCTTGTTGAATATGATAATATTCTCCATTCATGTGGCCTGGGATAGCTATTAATTTATTAACTACCATTTGAGCACGTCCAGAATATCTCATGTTTAATAAACCATTAGAATCAAAAGTGGCATTTGTTTCAGGAAGAACAATTTTTTCTGAATTTTCATAAAGAACTCTTTTTTCTGCTTCAGCTTTTTCTTCTTCAGCAATTTTACGTTGACGTTCTTCTTCTTGCCTTTGTCTTTCTTCTTCAAGTTTTCTTAAACGTTCTTCTTCTTTTTTACGTGCTTCAATTTCTTCTTTTGATTGTATTTTAGATAAATTTAACTCCTCAAAATTCTCAGTATCATAATTTACAACTGATTGTTGATGATTATCTAAAGCACAAAGGTCTACCTTTTCATCATTGTTATTTTTAATTTTTACTTCTTCATTTGCATTAACTGAAGATGTAGATAATACCATTGATGATAAAAGGCAAAGTGATAAAATTTGTTTTCGCATTTAAACTCCTTTTGAGAGGTTTAGCAAACTCAAATATAATATCAATTTACCTTATTTTTTTTATTTACTTATTATTTTTATCTATATAATTTTTTAAATCATTTTCAATTTCAGTTCCATCCATTTTCTTTATTTTATAAAAAGAGTAATATGGACCATAATCAATGATAATTGTATCATTAATTTTAGAACCTTTAAATTTTCCAACGAATAAACGAACATAATTTGGTTTAAAATTATTTTTTTCCCACCATTTATTAATAGAATTATAAGCATCTTCTACACTATTAAAATTACCATGTTCTTTTAACTCTGAATTAGATTCCCAATAAAGTTTATATAAAGGGATTTCTGATTTTAGATTTTTGCAATAAATATCTTCACCATATTCAACAAAAAGTAAATCATTCTCAATCTTAATTTGAAGAATTGTTCCATCTGGTAATTTATATGTATGATTAAATTCATCAAATTCAAAATTTAAAATATCTTCAATTTTTAGTAATACTTCTTTTGGAGATATTTTTTCTAATTCCATGTCCTTTAAAAGGTTAATAATTTCTTTCATTGTTAAATCCCCATTAGTTAGAAATAATTGTCCCATCAGGTAATACTGTAACATATTGACCTGTTTCTAGTTTAACAACATTAGATAAAGATTTATTTTCTTGATACATACCAGGTGTAATAAAACGTTCTAAATGTTTTTTATATTGAACAACTTCTGATGTTTCTTCTTCACTTTGGAAAAGGTTTTGTAAGATACCTTCATTAACAATAAAAATTTCAATTTTATAATCTTCTCTATTTTTATCAGAAATATTAAATTCGTTTTCTAATTCTTCTGATGTCAATTTTTCAATTTTTACAGGAAGATTAAATTCCTCTCCATTTTTATTTTTAAATGAGAAGATGTTAATTTTATTATTGATAATTAAATTTTTAAATTCTTCTAGATTATCATTATCCTCGTTAATGTATGTGACTTTACCAAGTTCAGAATTTCCGTCAAATCTATTCAAATAAATTGGGAGAGAATAAGATTCTTTATTGTTTGTTTCCAAATATTTTTTAATAAAAACTTCTTTAGACATTATTTTCACCTCTTATTTTTATATAAACCTATTATATCAAAGTATTTTTGATTTGTCAATAGTAAAAATAAAAAAAAGAGAAATAAATCTCTTTTTTATGCCATTTCAATTAAACCTGAATTTCTTCTATTTTGAATTGCAAGAGCGCTAATTGCATCTTTAACTTTCAATGGCTCTTTAATATTTTGTAAAGTAATAACTGGAGTAGTTCTATCTAAGCCAATTAATGTAACTGAACCTGTACCAAAAATTCTTTGAAGCAATGATACAGTACATTTACAGTCCACAATTCTATACAAAATAATTTCTTCGTAATTTGTAACCATTAGACCTTTTTCAATAAATAATTTATCTCTAGTTAATTTGTATTTAGTGAAACTTATAGGCCACCAACCAAATCTCTTTTTATCAGTCCAAATGTACTCTTCATTCATATTCTACTTCTCCTTTGAGTACCTTTTATATAAATATCAAAACTTTAAATATTGAAATAATATTAAAATAAAAGATATAAGTATAGTAAATATATAAGTTAATCTTGTAGTATTTCTTTCACTTTTAGAAATATATCTATTCCCATTGAAGGCATCTCCTAAACTATCAATTTGAGGAGGTTGAATTAAGATAATACTAATTAATAGCCCTGACAAAATAACTAAAGACCATAATAAAAATCTTTCCATTAGAATATCTCCTTATATTGATGTTTTCCAATTAATCCATTTACTTGATGTTTAATTTCTTGAATGACACCAACAATAATTAAAATACTGATACCTGATAAAGCAATTTTAAATGGTAAAAGTAGTTCAACTCCAATTGCTACTGTACCTAAGAAAGTAAGTAGTGGTGCTCCTTTTAATGTAATAAGGAATAATTTTTTATTTAAATGTTTTGCAGTTTGAGTATTAGGTACTCCAATAAAATAAACGCCTGATTCATTAAAGTTTTTAGAAATTTCTTCTCCATCAAATTGAATATAATTATAAATAAATGAGAAGAAGAAAATTGTAATAGAGAACACAATTAAACCTTGGACAGTTGAATAATCAGTCCATTCCCACCAGTAATTTTGATAAGTAGCATAAATGTTAAATACAGTCATAATTGCTGTAGCAAAAATGATAGGCATAACAGATGAAGCTAATAATTTAATAGGGAAATAATGAGCTTTCATAGGGTATTTATTAGTTTTAGATTGAATTGGTAATTTATATTCTTTATTATTTGCAAAAATAGAAATAACAACAATTAAAGTTAATACACCTAATAGAATAGCAACATTTTGGAAATAGTATGGAAGGTTATTAGTATTAGAATAATTCTTATAATCATTAATAACAGAATATGCTTGTTGAGGAATATTAGCTAAAATACCAAAACCAATTAATAAACTAGAACCTTGTCCAATACCATATTTATCAATTTTTTCACTTAGCCAGATTGTAAATAATGAGCCTGCAGTCATAATGAAACATAATAAGAATCTTTGTTTAATAGTTGCTTCAACAATAACTCCCATTGTAACTGCTAAATGAGGATTGAAAATAAATGAAAATGCAGTTAAAAATGCAAACACAATAGAAACAAGTCTAGTATATTGTGCAATTTTACGTTTACCTGTATCTCCTTTTTCAGATATTCTTTTTAATTGAGGAATACCTTTAGTTAAAAGTTGAACAACAATTGAAGCAGTAACATAAGGAGAAATACCTAAAGCAAGAAAACCAAATCTTCCAAGACTTCCACCTGTTGTAATGTTCAATAAGTTTCCTAAACTATTTAAACTTCCTCCACTTACAGTTGAAATGTAAGGTAATGTAATATATGTTCCAAGTTCAAATATTGCTAGAATGATTAAAGTGTAAAAAATTCTATTTCTTACTTCTTTAGTTTTAAACCATTTCATTATTTACCTCCCTTATAAGCATTTTTAAATTCAAATTCATTACCTTTTATTAATCTGTCTAATAATTCATTTAAAGAATTTTTAATATCTCTCAATAAATCATTATATAATTCAGATGCTTCATTTTGGTAAATAATTGTAGGATTATGACCAGATTGAGCTCTCCATCCAATAGCAGATTTAAGTGTATCAAGTGAATCAATATGTTTAACCCAATTTACATCCATTGATAATAAGAAAGCTTGACGAAGAATATTTATTTTTGCTTCTTCTGAATGATTTTCTACAGATTTAATAATTTTATTTTTTGAAATTCCCATTGATTCAGCAAAAGTTTCAAATTCTTTACTTGAGGTAGCATCTAAAACTTTATCTCTAGAATGATAGAATCTTGACCTTTGTTCATTTATAACATCATCATATTTTAAAGCTGATTGTCTAGATGAACTCATTAAACCTTCTAATTCTTCTTGAATACTATAACATAATCTTTGTATTTGTTTTGGATTTGTTAATGGGGATTGGGCAATTAATTTAAATGTCCCAGATGTTTTTGTTTTTAGAAAGATAGAATCATCTCCAGACAAATGAGTTTCAATAATTCCTCTTGCACCTTGCCTTGATGTTCTACCTTTTAATTGGTTATCAATTCTAGATGATTCATTGATTTCTGTAATAAATACAACTAATGGAATTTCAGGGTCTTCTGTTTTAATGTCAGTACCTCTACCTGCCATATTGGTTGCAATTGTTATAGATCCTTTTTTACCAGCTTTTTCAATAATTTCTGCTTCATTTTTATCTTGTTTTGCATTTAATAATTTAAAATTCAATTTCTTTTCTTTTAAATAAGTAGAAAATTCTTCTGAATCTTCAACTGAAACAGTTCCAACAAGAATAGGATATCCAAGTTTATTGTACTCTTCAATTTTATTTGCAACATTTTCCCATTTTGCTTTTTTATTTAAATAAATTACAACAGGTTTTTCTTCTCTACGCATAGGTTTATTTGTTTCAATTTCAATAACATTTAAACCATATACAGACATTAATTCGTCTCTTTCTTCATGACCTGTACCAGTCATTCCAGCTAATTTACTATATAATCTAAAGAATCTTTGTAATGTTATAGTTGCAATTGTTTTAGTTTCTTCTGCAATTTTAACACCTTCTTTAGAGTGTTTAGCTTCTAATGCCTGGTGTAATCCCTGAGTAAATCTCCTGTCTGCTTGTATTCTACCTGTATAAGAATCAATAATTACAACTTTCTTTTGATGATTTGCTTTTATAATTGTGTAATCAACATCTTTAATATAGACAAAATTAGCAATTAATGATTGATAAACTAAATGTAATAGGAATACATTTTCTTCTGAATATAAATTTTTATTAGATAATTTAGCTAATTTCTCTTCACCTTTTTCAGTTAAAGCTACAGATTTATTTTTCATATCTTTAGTAAAATCATCATTTTCTTTTAAATTTTTAACCCAATTATCTACTAACAAGATTTCATGGGTTGAATTTTCAAAAGGAGACCCAATAATTAAAGGTGTTCTTGCTTCATCAATAAGAATTAAATCAGCTTCATCAATAAGAGCAAAATGTCTTGGTTTTTGATTAATTCTATCCTCTGCTCTCATTACCATATTGTCATTAAGGTAGTCAAATCCGAAAGTTGAAGCAGTAGCATAAATAATATCTGCATGATAATTTTTTTGTTTTACTTCTCTTTTATCAGTTTGTTTATTAAATGTAGATTTATAATCAAAGAAACTATAAACAGGTTCATTTAATTTTTGGTCTCTTTCACATAAGTATTCATTGACAGTACAAACATGGACTTGACCTCTTGTTGCTTGTACTAATATTGGTAATACAGATGTTACAGTTTTACCTTCACCAGTTTTCATTTCTGCAATATTACCATAATACAAAGCTAATGAGCCCATTAATTGAACATCATATAAAGCGAGGCCTAATTTACGTTCAATTACAATTGTTCCAATGGCAAATGTTATAATAACAGTTTCTTTATCATAGAATCCATCATTTTCAATTTTTCCATTTTCTATTGCATTTTTAAATAGAATTTTAAGATCTTCATCAGACTTATCTTTTAATTCTAACTGTTTGGATCTTATTTCTAAAACAATATTTCTATAATTGTTTTTAATTCTATTATTATGAATATTTGTTAATTTATTTTTGATACTCACAAATTTAGTCCCTTTCTTTTAAGGTTTTTATTCTATTTTACCTTAAAAATATCAAATTGATTTATTTAATTTTTACTTCTTTTTATTGCCTGCAGGTGCAAATTTTAACCATAATACGTACTATCTATTAACCATGAAAAACAATGGTTTTGTGTTTTCTGTATAAATCATCATAAATACGAAATTTTACGTCTACGTTTAATCTATAGACAAAATGATAGATATTATTAAGAAAGAAAAATAAATGAATCTAGAGCAATCTATTGAGTCTCAGTAATATATTTTTTTAAAATTAATAAAAATAAGGTAAAATAAAATAAATAAAAGAATAAAAAAGGATTTTTAATATGATACCTAAAAAGAAAAATAGAATTAAAAGTTTATTACCTGAATTGGATGAAAATAAAAGTATATTACCAAATTTAGATGATGAAAAAAAAGTTATAGAATTAATTAATGAAAAAGATAAACTTTATTTTCTTTATCCTTCTTTTGGAAATAAATATGTAAAAAATGTAGAGAAATTAATTTATAGAAAATTAGAATTTAAAAAGAGATAGTAATTAAACTATCTCTTTGTTTTTTTATTTTAAATCCAAAATCCTACACCACTTAAACATTTAACAAATATGTTATTGTCTTTTCTGTCTAAAATTTTAACTTCTATGGAAATTTTATCATTTATTTCCAGATTACTTAAAGGTTTATTATTTACTGTATTAATATCTATACTTTTTACTAGGTGGTTTTTATTTGAACTATCTATTTTAATTTCGTAAGGGTAAATATTACTATTGTTTATTTTAATTAATGTTCCATATAATTTCATTTTTGTACCCTCCTTAATAAAAAAAGGGCTTATTTAATAGCCCTTTATTTTAATTGTTTTTTCTTCTTTTCAATGCAATACCAGCTAAACCAGCACTCATTAATGATGTACCAAATAATAAAGCTGAATTATTGTTTCCTACACTTGTATTAGGTGTTTGTCTTGTTGTTTCACTATTTGATGAAGAAGAGTTGTTAGATGTATTTTTATTTGAATTATTATTTACTTTAGAACTTGTATTTGTTCTTTCAGTATTTAAATTAGAATCATTAGAAGATTTTTTATCTTTTTTAGTTTCTTTTTTGATTTCTTCTAAATCTGATTTATTTTCAGGTTTAGTGTTTTCATTAACTTCAACAGGAGAAATAGTTTTATCTTCAATTTCAGTTGGAGAAACTTTTTTGTCTTCTGATTTTAATTTATAAACATTTGTAGTAATTCCATCTTTAGTTTCAGTTGTTTCTAATTCATAAACATTTCCGTCTTTATCTTTAACTTCTTTGCCTTTGTTTTCACCAACTTCTGCTTCTTTGATTTCTTTACCATCCTTAGTTACAAATTTAGTTACTTTTAATTCTTCTTTTTCATTAATTAAAGCTTTTGTTCCGTCTTCTGAAGGTTTGTTCTCTTTTTCATCTACTTTATTGACATCATCAATAATATCTGAAATTTTATCTTCATCAGCTTTTTTGTCAGGTTTAACTGATTGTGATTTATCTTCTAATTTAGTTTCTGATTTAACTGTAGTTTCTTTTTCTGATTTAATTTCTTTAGTTGTTTCAGATTTATTCTCTACTTTTGTTTCTTTAGATGGAGTTTCTGCATTATTAGAATTACTAATTTTAGATGTGTCTAATGTTTCATCTTCTTTAATTGCAGGTAATCCTTTATCTACAACTATTTTCTTGTATTTATGAGTTGTAATACCTTCAATTGTTTCTGTTTTATCAAATTCGTGAGTAGTAAAGCCTTTATCATTTTTAATGTATTTGTCAGCTTTTATTTCACCTTCTACTGGATCTTTTAAATCTTTACCATCTTCATCAATAAATCTTGTTACTTTTAGTTCAGATTTTTCTGTAACTAAATTCATTACTTCTGGTTTATTTACTTCTTCTATTGCTTTTTCTACTAAAGCTTCTTTTTCTTTGATTGCTTTTTCTTTTGCTACTCTTTCTGCTTCAGCTTTCGCTGCTTTTTCTTTTGCAATTCTTTCTTGTTCAGCTTTTGCTGCTTTTTCTTTTGCAATTCTTTCTTGTTCAGCTTTTGCTGTTTTTTCTTTCGCTACTCTTTCCTGTTCGGCTTTTGCAGCTTTCTCTTTCGTTACTCTTTCTGCTTCAGCTTTTGCTGCTTTTTCTTTCGCTACTCTTTCTGCTTCAGCTTTTGCAGCTTTCTCTTTCGCCACTCTTTCTGCTTCAGCTTTTGCAGCTTTTTCTTTCGCTACTCTTTCCTGTTCGGCTTTTGCAGCTTTCTCTTTTGCTACTCTTTCTGCTTCAAATTGTTTAACTTTTTCTTGAGACTCTAAATAGTATTTACTTTGTTTGTCTTTTTCTTCATTTTTATATTCTTTTAAATAAACAACATAATTACCTTTATTTTGTTCATTTGAATTAAGGTTAATAATACCTTCTGCGGTAACGAGTTCATATCTTTTACCATTATATTCAAATTGATTTCTTATATTTAATTTACTTGAAACGCTATTAGCTTCATATAAATTGGAATCATTAATCTTCCATCCATCAGTATATTCTGTAACACCAACATTAATAGTTGTTCCTCCTGAACCAACTGGATGTACTTTATATACATCAGCATTTTCAGTTTGTCCATCATCTAATAAAATTTTATATTGAACTGTTAAGTAACCAGATTGAACTTGTTCACCTGTAGCTTTATTTCTATTTAAAGTAAGGAAATCAACAGTCATTTGTCCATTAGACCTATAAGAATTAATAGGTTGAGAATTTCTTGGATTATTAATAGAATTAGATTCAGTTACAGGTTTAGCATAAGATGTAACCCTTGCAGTTTGAGTTGGTTTTACATAAACGATAAATCTACCTGTATTATTTAAATCATTTGCATTATCAACAACAAGGTCAGTTTTTACAACTTGGAAAGGCTCTTTAGCTTTTCCCCTATAAAACATAGAACCTTTTTTGAAAATATTTCTAGGAGATTCTTTATCCGCATCGGGATTAGCTCTATCATAATCACTATAAGTTAAGAACCAACCTTTAGAATATTCACTAGCACCTACGTGTGTTGTTCTTCTTGCTCCTTCAAATGGTTTATTTTTATATAAATCATGAACCATATCCATTGTGGAGTAACCTTTCAAAGTGGGTTTATTATTTGAATCAACTTCTACGAAAGTAACTTCAAAATTACCAGTTTTAGTTGGTTTATCTCCAGGTAATGAATAAGTCATAGCATAGTTTTCAATTTCATCAGCATGAACAGTTGAAATGAAATTATCAGTTAAAGAACCTAAAACGGGTTCAGCTAATTGATTACCACCAAAAATAATGGTTGCACCTAAAATTGCTCCACATAAACTTTTAGTAACTTTAGACTTTCTAAATCCATAAATATTATTTTTTTCAAAAGATTTCATTTAAGAAACCCTCCTGTATTTAAAAATATATTAATTTGATAGTTTAATTATAATGTTATCAAATTAATATTTATATCAAATTATATTTAAATAATAGTAATCTAAAAAAGAGATAGTTAAATTACTACCTCTTTGTTTATTATTTTCTTCTTTTTGATTTATATCCCAAACCTAAAGTACCAATTACAGATGAAACTAAACTAGAAAGAATTGATGTCGAATTAGTATTTGGTAATTCTTTTTCTTTCTTATCTTCAGCTTTCGTTTCTTCTTTAGGGATTTCCTTAATAGGTTCTTCTTTTGGTTTATCCGGTAATTTATATTCAGGTTTTTCTTCAACTGGCAGCTCAATAGAATTTACTCCCCCATTATATTCAGGTAATTCATCAACAACAGGTGGAAGAATTAGATTACCATCTTCATCAACTGGTGTATTTGTTGAAATAGGCCCTGTATATTCAGGTACTTCTAATACAGGAGAATCAATTGGGTTTACACCTCCTTTAAATTCAGGCAATTCATCAACAACAGGTGGAAGAATCAAATTACCATCTTCATCAACTGGTGTATTTGTTGAAATGGGATCTGTATATTCAGGTTTTTCTTCAATAGGAGGTTCAATTGGATTTACTCCGCCATTAAATTCAGGTAATTCATCAACAACAGGAGGAAGAATTAAATTACCATCTTCATCAATAGGAGTATTTGTTGATAGTGGACCTGTATATTCAGGTACTTCTAATATGGGTGAATCAATAGGATTTACTCCACCATTAAATTCAGGTAATTTCTCAACAGTAGGAGGTTGTAAATAATCCTCTTCTCCAGTTTGTTCTCCATTAGGATTTACATCTAAAGGAATTGTCCCAAGAGGTTCTGTATATTCAGGAACTTCTAATACAGGTGGTTTTTCTGGACTATTATCAGAAACAATTTTTTCTGTTACAGTTTCAGTAATATTTCCATTTTCAGGATTCACATCATAAGTTGTTGTTTTTTCAATTATTTTACTATCATTTTTAATACGTTCAACTTTTGTTTTTGCTGGTACTTTAATAATTGTTTCTGTAGGATTTACAGTTACTGGATCTCCAACATTTTCCGTAATTTCTCCTGTTTTTGGATCTACAGTATAAGTTGTAATTACAGTAGATGTACCAGTTTTACCTTCTATTCTTTCATTTGGTAGTCCTTTTTCTTTTGTATCATCTTTTACGTATTTAATAGGAGAAGGTAATTTAGTGATAACTTCTTTAGGTTTAGTTCCAACTTTAACTAATTTATCAACTTTTTCTTTAGTAACTCTGACTGAACCTGGAATATCTTCACCGTTTAGAGACTTATATTTTTCCTCTCCATTTACACCCTCTCTTACAGTTTCTTTTTCATTTTTATTTTTCGTATTGTCTGCTTCATAAATGGTATTAAAAGGTATTTCTCTTGTTTTTTCAGTGGATTTATATTTAAGTGTTACTGTTCTTTCTCCTGGCATAACTAAATCTTTTAAAGGACTACTTGTTGAAACAAATTCATATCCATCAAATTCTTTTTTAGGAATTTCTATTTTATTATACCAAGGTTGATTTTCTGCAATAGTTTCAGCCGATGCAAATTCTTTATTATTTTCATCTACATAGACAACTTTTACAGTACCAGTTGAACTTTCCCCAAATACATAAGATTTATTAACTCCAACATTAATATTACTACTTGTTATTTTTTTAAATTCTGTTTCATTCGGTTCTTTAATTAACAAAGAACTTTTACCGAATAGAGGCTCTAATTTATTGTTTTTCAAAGCATTTAAATATTTTTCTTTATTTAAATTATCAATATAATTATCTTTTAACTTAAATTCAGATAAAAAACTAGGCAAGTATAAAGCGTAAGATGAAATGTTATCAAAATCAAACGATACATTTTCTAAGATTTCCATTTCATAAATTTTATCATTTATTCTTTTATAAGAAACATTTATTTTTTTATTTTGTGTTTTTGCTTTTTCAAAACTGTAATCTATTAATTGTTTACCTGGAAATATTTCTGTTTCAAGGTATTTAGGTTTTTGACTAGCAATAAAATCAACTTGACCTGTTGTGTCATTTAATGGTGAATTTTCAATAACATCAGATTCTAGCTCCAATCTTATTTTTGTACCTTTTTTAAATGCTTTTTTATTATTTGTATTTGTTAAAATATAGCTTAGATTTGAATCTCTATAAACCCCGTACCAATGAATAGAATTTAAGAACTGTAAATAAATTGGTTTATTTTTTATATCTTGAGATGCACCGTAAGTATAATGAAACTCACTATTTTCATCATAAACTTTATTACTATTATTTGTATCTTGGTATTTTCGATTTGTTATTTTTAAATAATGTTCACCTTTAAAATCATAAATTTCTTTATTATTAAAATATAATTTATTAGGAATTGATTTTGAAAAATTATCCATTTCAAGAGTTGTTGCATCTTTAGGTTCATCCTTCTTGATGAATTGGATAATATATCTGTCTCTATCAGATTTATATACTTCAATATCTACAAACCTATTTTTATCGTATTTTTTAAAATTTTCATTAAAATTAATATTTAATATTGTATTCATTTCAGCTGAATCTTTACCTAAAGAATTTAAATAGTTATTATAGTCCTCAAATGATTTAAAATCATTTGGTTTTTTAATTCTTGTTTCAGTTTCAGGTGGAATTGTACCTACTACTTCATTATTAAAAATTAAATCTTTATATGAACCTGTATTTGAATATAATCCATCTGCAAGTTTTAATTTTATAGAATTTTTAATAGCTAAACCGTCTGCAAAATTAATTCTCAATTTAATTTTTTCGGCAGATTTTTCTATAATTGTAATTTTACTAATTGTATTGTTGCTTGAATTTTCTGTATCAATCTCTTCTGATGGGTTAGGGTTACTATAAATAACCTCTGATAAATTTTCATCCGCTTTTACTACATTTACAAATCTTAATTGAGGCACTAAATCAGTATTATATACTCCAAACAAACCTAAAGATACAGATGCAATCCCAATAGATAATTTTCTTATCCCATATTTTTTATTTAATTCATAATTCTTATATATTTTATTTAACATAAAACCATCCTTAAAAATTTATATTTATTTTTTATTTTATATCAAATTATATAAAAAAAGAATAGTAATTAAACTATTCTTAATTTTTATGGAATTTACCAGTTTTATAATCAATTGTATAACCTTCAGCAGTATTGAAAACTAAAACTTTTTCATCAATTTTACCATCTTCAGATTTAGCATTAACAATTACATAACGAGGTACAATTTCATTATTTTTATATACAGGTTCTGCTTTATAATAAACATTCTTACCAGTTCTTTTAACATAATTAAGAACTTTCATTTCAATATATTGCATACCACCTTTTTTGTTATTGTTACCCACATTTTGCATACGAGTGCCAGTAACTACATTACGTTTAATAGGGTCACCACCAAGTGAATCAGCAATCAAATGAGATCTATTATAGAAATAACCTTTATATGTTTTACCATTTGACAATTTAATTTGTGCTTTTTTATTATTTCCTTTAAAACCAGAAGGGTCAACATCACCTTTCCATGTTTGTCTCCAACCAGCTGATTCTTCTACTTTTTCCAATGTTACTACAGCATAAGCAGTTCCTGTACGTCCAAGATTATCCAATTCAGAATATTTGTATTCACCTTCATTTACAGGAAATTGATTAAAGTCAATATCTGATTTTCCAAGTGATTTCCAATAATCAGGATAATCAACAATATTCCATTCAGTTTCTTCTTGAACATCAGTTGAACTTGCAGATGTTGATTCTTGTTCCAGCTCTTCTTTTACTTTGTTATATTCATCTTTTGCTTTACCTGAGAAATCTTTAACAGTTTGAACAAATTTATTTTTGAAATCCCAAAATGTCATTTTTGCTTCTACTTTAGGAGTAGACAATAGAATAGCAAACATAGCGACTGATACAATAGATAATTTTTTAAAGTTTTTCATTTTTAAATTTTCACTTTCTTTTTTTCTTTATGTTTTAATTATATACCATTATTTTTTATTTGTCAACAGGAAAATCAAAAAAATAATAAATATTTCTTAACCAAATATATCTATTATTTTTGGTTGTAGATTTAACGTAGACGTAAGATTTCGCATTTATGATGAATTATACATGAAATAGAAAATTGGTGCTTTTTACATTTAATAGATAGTACGTATCATGGTTCAAAATTACATCTACATTAATTACTAAATTTTATTTTTATATTCAATAGGCCCATACTTTTCAATTATTTTATTCATAACCTTCTTTTCTCTATATCTATTAATTTTAGTTTTAATAGAATCATTTTCTACTAAAGGTTTAACTAATATAGATTTAATTCCAGCACGTTTGGCAACTCTAATATCTGTCATTAGTTGGTCTCCAACCATAACAATTTCATCTTTTGAATAATTGAATTTTTTAATTGCTTTATTAATTCCAAAAGTAAAAGGTTTTAATGCCCAATAAATATAATCAATTCCAAAATTTTCAACTGCTCTGCTAACTCTTTCTTTATTATTATTTGAAACAACAATTATATTTATATCTTCTTTTTTAAGGTCTGATAACCATTTACGCATTTCAATTGTTCCATTAGGCTTATTCCAGGCAATAAGCGTATTATCTAAATCTACAAGTACCAATTTTATATTATTTCTTTTTAAATCTTCAGATGATAAATTATAAACTTTTTCAATAATAAAATCAGGTAAATAATTCTTTATATTCATTTTAAACCTCAATAAATTAATTTGTTTAAAATATATCAAGCAAAAAAAGATAGTTAAATAAACTATCTTGTTCCAGTTATTAGAAATCTCATATTTTCCATTTCTTGCCATTCAATACCTGGGTTTAAATAATAAGAAACATCAATTCCATCTTCTAAACCTATTCTAATTTGAGACATTTGTAAATAATTAAAATCAGGCGTATTATATAAAGAAACATCAATTCCTTTATTTAGTCCCCATCTTATTTGACGCATTTGGTCAGGCTCTAAATTATTGTTTGCATAATAACTTATATCTACTTTTTCAATTAATCCATATCTTAATTGTTCCATTTGTTCATATTCATATTCCGTACTAGCATATAAAGTAACATCTAAATTTTCTTCTAAACCTAACCTGATTTCACTCATTTGGCCATCATCAAATTCAAGCTTCGCATAAATTGATACATCTATTCCATGTTCTAAACCTAAACGAATTTCTAACATTTGGTCTGAACTAAAATTAATGTCTGAATATAAACTAACATCTATATTATTTTTTAAACCAAACCTAATTTCTTGCATTTGCGTCCATTCATAGTTTATATCTGAATATAAAGAAACATCTAAACCTTGTTCTAAACCTTTACGAATTTCAACCATTTGGTCTTCATTATATTCTGGATTAGTATAAGTAGAAACATCAAGTCCTTCTTCCAAACCTAAATAAATTTCTACCATTTGATTAACATTAAATTCAGGTGAAGCATATAAGGAAACATCAAGATTTTTAATTAAACCTGAATAAACAACTTCCATTTGTTGATAATTAAATTCAGGTTTAGCGTACCATGATACATCTAAACCTCTCTCTAAACCTTTACGAATTTTGTCCATATCGAAAAGATTAAATTCAGGTTTAGCATAAATAGAAACATCAAGTCTCTTCTCTAGACCTTTTCTTATTTCACTCATTTGACCATAAGTAAATTCAGGTTTTGCATAAATAGAAACATCAAGACCAGAATTTATTCCTTTTTTTATTTGGCTTAATTGTTCATTATTAAATTTACCTTTATTTTCTATTATAAATTCATTATATCTTAATTCTTCTATTTTATCCATTTATATTACCTATTACAATATTCAATAAAATTCAAAAATGCTTTTTTACCATTTTCAGTTTGTTTATATACCCCAGCATCTTCTAATACTTGAATAAATTTATCTCCAATAGATTCTCTTACAATATTTAATGCTTCTTCTTTACTTTGAATATTAGTATATTTACTTCTTAATTCATTAGCCCATTCTTTATGATAATCTTTAATTTCTTGATTTTCATCAATTAAATATTGTGCTACATCTTCAGATTCTTGTTTAAGTCTAGGTGGTAAAATTGCAAGACCCATAACTTCAATTAAGCCAATATTTTCTTTCTTAATATGATGAAGATTTTTATGTGGGTGATAAATACCATCTGGATATTCTTCAGACGTTTGATTGTCTCTTAATACTAAATCAATTTGATAAATATTTTCAATTTTTCTAACAATAGGTGTAATAGTATGGTGTTCTTCATTATTAGAAAATGCAATAATTTGATTTTCTTTATCAGAATAAGATTTCCATTTACTTAAAATCAGGTTAGATAATTCAATTAAATCATCTTTAGATTCTGATTTTAATCTTATAACAGATAAGGGCCATTCAAGTAATTCTGCTGAAACATTATCAAAATTGTTAAATTTAATAACTTCTAAAGTATTAGCTTTATCCATAGGAAAAATATGATTTCCACCTTGATAATGATTATGAGTTAAAATAGATCCTCCAACAATAGGTAAATCTGCATTAGAACCTACAAAATAACTTGGAAACTTATCAACAATTGAAAATAAATCTTCAAAAGTTTTTTTATTGATTTTCATAGGTGTATGATTTTTATCTAAGAAAATACAATGTTCATTAAAATAAGAATAAGGTGAATATTGAAATCCCCATGTTTCATTTTCATTTAAATTAAACCTGATAATTCTATGATTTGTTTTTGCTGGATAATCAATACGTCCTTCATAACCTTCATTCTCAAAGCATAATTGACAAATAGGATAATTATTATTATTTTTAATAAGTTTAGCCATTGCAATTTCCTTTGGGTCTTTTTCAGGTTTTGAAAGGTTAATAGTTATTTCTAACTCACCATATTTAGATGGTTTTGAATAATAATGAATATTCTTTTTAATATCTTCTGTTTTAATATGATTATTATTTTGAGATAATTCATAGAAGAATTTTAATGCTTCTTTCTTATCATGACTATAAAGCATATTAAAAATACCATTAACAGCACTTGGAGAAGGTGTAATAAAATCCATTAATTGAGCTTCTAATATATCTTTTTCATATTGAATATTATTAATTTTTTCATTTAATATTGCTTGATTAATTAATTCTTTAACTAATTCAATATTATTTTTTGAATTTGTAGTTTGTTCTGTATTACCAATTAAAAATAGAATTTTATTTCTTAGGTAATTTTTATCTAATTCTTTATATTCAAAATTAAAAATAATAATATTTTCAACAAATTTATCTATAATATTAGTTGCCATTTCTCTCCTCTTTCAATTTCAATCTCATAATTTCCATTTCTTCATAAGGTGTTGATGGATTTAAATAATATTCAACATCTAAACCATCTACTAACCCTAATCTAATTTGTTCCATTTGAAATCTATCAAATTCAGGTGAAGCATATAAGGAAACATCTAATTTAAGCATTAAACCTTTCACAATTTCAACCATTTGACCATGACCTAATTCTGGGTTTGCATAAAAGAATGGATCTAATTTTTCTTCCAAACCTTTTTTAATGACCATCATTTGATTGGTATCTAATTCTGGCTTTGCATACCAACTCACATCAAGTCCTTTTTCTAAACCATAACGAATTTCCCTCATTTTTGAATTACTAAATTTTGATGAAGCATAACTTGAAACATCTAAACAATGTTCTAATGCTAACCTTAATTCTCTCATTTGTAACCAGTTAAAATCAGGTTTGGCGTAAATGGAAACATCAATTTCTCTTTCTAGACCTAACCTAATTTCTTCCATTTGTTGATAAGAAAATTCTGGCTTAGAGTAAATTGATACATCTAAATCTCTATAAATACCTAAATAAATTTCATTCTCTTGTAAATAACTAAATTGATTTTTAGTTATAATTTCTTTGAATAGTTTTTCTTTTTCTTCCATTGTTAATTACCTTTATTTTTTAATAATTTTAATCTAATTTTTTGCATTTCTTTATTTGTAATATTTGAATCTAAATATTCTTTAATGCTAATTCCTTGTTTTAAACCTAGCCTAATTTCTCTCATTTGTAAATCGTTAAATTCAGGTTTTGCATATAAACAAACATTTAAATTAAATAATAAACCTGCATAAATTTCGTACATTTGTTTCCATGTAAATTTAGGGTCTGCATATAATGAAACATCTAATTTATTTTCTAGGCCTCGTTTAATTAAATTCATTTTTAATTCATCATATTCAGGTTTTGCATATATGGAAACATCTAAACCTCGTTCTTTACCTAATTCAATTTCGTACATTTGAATATCTGTAAATTCTTCTCTCATAAAATCTCCTTATATTTATTTTACCTTATTTCAAAAAAACCTAAATATTATTTTAGGTTTTATTTTTTTTATCTTGAAAGTAAGTCCCTGGTTTGGGTTATGTATTATTTGTATGTAATACTCATAAACAACAGTTATCTCTTATTGATAGACTGTTTTCTAACCCGCGGGTATTTTTCAAATTTCTGTAAGGAAATTCAGCAGAAATATTCGCTCAGACATCAATGAGATGAAGAACCATGGATTTCCTAATAGCCCATTCACAATGCCAAATAGTCAAAACATTGTGAGCCGTATAATTATATAAAAATAATACTCCGAGTGACTACCTCATCACATTAAATTCGATTATATA